AGCAACAGCCACGGTAACTCCAACTGAAACCCCAACAGTTACCCCAACCGAAACACCTACTAACACGCCCAGTGTAACTCCCACTGAAACACCAACAGCAACCAGCACGGCTACGCCGACAGTAACTCCTAGTAGTACAAATATCACTATAGATCAAACTCCTACTCCAACACCAACTTCAGGACTGTCTTCTATAGCATATATTGCTAATTTTGATAGTGGAGATATTAGTATTGTGGGAGCATTTACGGCTGAAACTCCAACACCAACCTCCACAGTTACTCCAACAATTACCCCGTCGATCACTTCCACCAGAACACCCACACCAACCAAGACAGCTACGCCAACAGTCACTCCAACAAAAACACTGACTAGAACCCCGACACGAACACCAACAGCTACACGCACCCCAACTCCTACACCTATTGTATTACAAGCTACTTATAATGTTCAACTAAATAATAATAATATTATAATGTCTGTAACCCCAAACAGAAACGATGTAACATATCAATGGTATGCACTATTAGGAGCTTACCCTCCATCATCTACTTTTGTATATAATCCAAGAAACAACTTCTTAGATACTGGTATAGATTTAGTAGCCAACGCGGCTCCATTGTTTGGCTGGGGCTCTAACAGTGTCAATCAACTTGGCGACGGCACTACCACAGACAGAAACGCTCCGGTCCCGATTGGCACTGACATTTGGTCCGCCATTGCGTGTGGTGGCGGACACTCGCTCGGCATCAGCGGTTCGCAAAAACTGTTTTCGTGGGGCGAAGCGTTGTATGGTTGTCTCGGTGACGGCACAACATCCACTCGCTCGTCGCCTGTGCAGGTTGGCACTAGCAACTGGTCTGCTGTGGCCGCAGGCGCGTATTCCAGCTATGCGATCCGCTCTGATGGCAAATTGTTTGCGTGGGGTGACAATTCGGTTGGAGCACCCGGAAAACTTGGTGATGGCACAACCATAAACCGTAGTACTCCCGTTCAAATTGGAACAGACAACTGGATAAAGATATCTGCGAACTATCAACACGTTGCAGCGATCCGCTCTGACGGCAAGTTGTTTGCGTGGGGTTCAAATTCGTCCGGTCAGCTTGGCGACGGCACGACCACAAATCGCAGCACGCCGGTACAGATTGGAACAGACAATTGGATGGCGGTTTCCGTCGGATATTACGGCACGGCTGCTATTCGCTCCGACGGCAAGCTGTTTGTCTGGGGTAGTAATGGAAGTGGTCAGATTGGCGACGGAACAACTACAGGAAGAACTACGCCGGTGCAAATAGGCACTGACAATTGGCTGAGTGTGGATCAAGGAGAGGGTAACACGTACGCGATCCGCTCTGACGGCAAGTTGTTTGCGTGGGGTTCAAATTCGTCCGGTCAGCTTGGCGACGGCACGACCACAAATCGCAGCACACCGGTACAGATTGGGACGGACAGTTACACAGCGGTGGCTGCATCTTTCAGAACAGTTCTAGCAATCCGATCTGATAGTAAACTTTTTGCGTGGGGCGACAATTTTGTTGGCTCTGTTGGCGACAACACAACCACAAATCGCAACGCCCCGGTCCAGATCGGCTCCGGTAACTGGTCCTCAGTGGCTATAGGTAATTATTCATCTTTTGCTATCACAACACCAACATCTACTAGCGCCAGCAGATTAACTGTCTCTGCTACTGGTACCATAAATATTGGATGGCCAGCATACCCCAACTCAAATGGGCCAAATGGAAAAACAGAAGTAGGATACAACGACGCTACAACAGGACTACCGCACGCTGCTTTGATAGGTAAGATAGGAATAAATGGATCTTACTTCTTAATAGGCTCGTCTTACGATCAAATAGTCACAACTTCTGGTCGTTTATATGTGGGTATGTATGATCCAATTAGAGGAGATAACAGTGGTTCATTTACATTGAATATCACATCCCCTACTATAGGTAGTCAGAATCTGATAGCTTCTCCAAGTTACATAGGGAAAGAGGTCTTCATCGATACCTCTGCTTATAGTAATTCATTCAGCTCATTGGTTAATAGCTCTATATATTCTGGCGTATCCACTAACACATTAACAATTTCTAGTTTGGCCACTACCTCTTATAATGGGGTTTATCGATGCATAATGACCTTTAGTAATAAATCGTTAATAATTGATGTTGGCACAAGATACAAATTATAATGGTGTAATAAAATAGCATGAGGCATTATTAAATATGGAACAATATAGAGAAGTAGGAAAAATTAACGTTGGAGGAAATCCAACTTGCTTAGCTGCATATAATAATACATTATATATAACTAATTATAGTCAGAATATGTCTATAGTAGACACTCTTAGTAATTCTATAACAGGAAGTATCAATACGGGACCAGGAACAATATATATTGATATAGATTTAAGTACTAAATATGCTTATGTATTAAATGATTTTACTGGAAATCTAATAATTATAGATATTAATACAAATTCTATAGTAAAACAAATTTCTCTATCAACAGGAGCTATTAAATTAGTAATAGATAAAAATCTTCACAAAATATATATTATTAATGTTATAGAAAAATCCTTAACTGCTGTACAACATCTTAGTCAGACAAAGAATAGTTGGTATATTGACAATATCATAAAATATGATAGATCTCCAGTCGATATAAGCATAGACAATACTAATGGTAAAGTAAGTATAATATATGATCCATACGACAGAGAGATAGACCCTATTTCAAAACAGGTTACTCAACTTAATGACTCTATCACTGAAACTGCAATTAAAAACATATATGGGCCATCGTATGAAGCTTCCGAGATACTTAACACAAAAAATACACGAATAAATATTTTTGATAGCTTTATTATACTAAGTAAAATGGGAACAGAATATGAAGTATTAGATAAAAATTTTAACAGTATACAAAAGTATGACCTATCAGAACAAATTCTTACTACAAATAAAGTAAAATATAATACAGAAAATAACAAATTATTCTTTTTAGAACCAGAGAGTAATGAGATATCAATTTTTGATAATTTAGCAGACGGTCCTGCTTCTAGCGGTATAGTATCTAGAGTTAGTGTTGGTTCTAATCCCATAGACATTATTTTTGCTAAAGGGTTGTTGCCAACACCCACGCCCACAATTACTAATAGTCCCACAGTAACCCTATCAAGGTCCACCACCGTAACACCCACAAAAACACCAACCTCAACCCCAATATTATGCTCTAGTACTATTAGTCTTCCTGCTACGACAAACTTTAGAGGGAATCTTGCTTTTGATACTAATTATTTTTTAAACATAAGAGACAACATATCAATTATCGCTAATGGGTCAATTAGTGTTGGTAGCAGCAATCCCTCATGTGGTCCCGACGGGATCTTGGATCGTATGTTCGTTGAAATATTAAATCCAGACGGCACCATCAGTAGGGTCCAGGTCGGATCTTTGGTGGGCAAAATAGGTATAGACGGTAGTATATTTACAATTGGATCAAAATATTTTAATCAAATAACAAATGCTGGCAGACTATATCTTGGAATTGTTGATGAAAACGGATTTTATTCAGATAATTCTGGAGCTTTTTCTGTTAACATAGCTATTAATAGTATATGTCCTACAAAAACACCGACGCAGACACCGACCCAAACCCAAACCCCTACAAAAACACCAACACAAACACCAACACAAACCCGCCGCGGTTGCATAATAACACAAGGGACTTTCTCTTACGGAAACAAAAACATACAAGGTGCAACATCAGCGTCATTACCAGGCTGGACTGCTTCAAATGTAGATTATTGGCAATTTGGAACATTACCAGAACACTATTGTATAGATCTTAATTCTTGTTCTCCAGGCTATATCTCTCAAACAATTTCAACAATTCCAAACAAAACATATACACTACAATTCAATTACTCAGGGAATAATTATTCTACTAGTAGTAATAATGTACCACATAAAACATTTAGAGTAACTATTACTAACAGCAACTTTATAGCACAAGATTATTCTTTTGATATACGCCCTTACATGCAATACTATTCTAATCTAGTAGGTCCAGATTATAATAAGATGGGTTGGCAATACGGATCAATAACATTCACAGCTTCATCATCCTCCTCTGTTGTAAAATTTGAAAGCACTTGTACGTCTTGCGGATGCTATGGTCCGGTAATTGATAACGTATGCATAGGGTCTAACGATTGTAGTTGTTCAAATGTTATTCCTCCAACACCAACAGCAACTTCCACTAATACTCCGACTATTACTCCTACACGAACAGTAACTCCAACACAGACTAGAAGCCCAACCGCAACTGCCACACCCACAAGATCTAGCACACCAACAAATACACCAACAAAAACATCGACACCAACAACGACACCGACACCCACCGATCCAACAATTTCTAGAGCATATGTAGCAAATTATGGATCAGATAGTATTAGTATAGTACATACTATAACCCAAAAACTATTAAATACGATCACAGGAATATCTAAACCTATAAATCTGATTACAAACAGTAATAAATCTGCAGTATATGTTATTTCAGAAAATTCATCAACATTATCAGTTATAAATACCTCTACATACGCAAAGACTACCATTAACTTAGCTACTAATGTTATCGATTTTGTTTTTAATACAAATGAGAGTATTGCATTTAGTTTAACTTCAACCTCTGTTTCCATTGTAAATATTGCTAACCAAAATGTTATCACCACAATACCTATTGGATCAAATAATCAAAAAATTTCTTATGGGTATGATGGAATATCCGAAAAAATATATGTATTTGATGTAAATAGCGTAGCTATAATAACACTACCCTCCAACTCGACACAATATGCCTCAGCTAACTGGACAGCCCTGACCTATAATTTAAATTTGTCATCTAATTATGTTTGCGGTATTTTAAATATTGAAGATCGTAGTTTATATTTAGGTTTACAAAATAATAGTATCAGGATATATGACATAGCAGGATCTGTCCCAGTCCTCATGGCTACAGTCAACAATAATTCTGATATTACGGATATTGCAATTAATAGACAAAATGGAGATGCATATGCATTGTCATCACAGTCTGGTTTTGTTAATGTCATAGACACCGGAACAAACAATATTAAAAATACAGTCTATTTACCATCGACACTAACCACAAAAATAGCTGTTACAGATAGTGGTTTATATTTTTATGTAATAGATACAGATTCTTCTTGTGTTTATAGTTATTCTGTAAACACAGGATCATTAATCAATACTATCTCTGTTGGTAATAGTCCCAATAAAATTCTTTTATTAAACAGTATTAACGTAACGCCAACACCTACACCAACAGCAACAAAAACTTCCACGCCCACACCAACTAAAAGCGCAACACCCACACCAACAATAACTCCAACTCTTACCAGAACACCCACATCAACGCCCACTCAGTCCCCCTTACCTCCCTTCATCACAACGGGACCGTCCAACATAACCATTGTCCAGCAACCAGAAGGGGATGGAGTAGCCATATTTGATGTAGTCGGTGGGCCATCAAACGTGATATATTCATGGCAAAAATCTACAAACCAAGTAGATTGGAATACTATTGTCAACTCTAATAATTCTTATTTAATTTTAAGTGATTTAACAACACTAGATAATAATGTATATTATAGAGTAAATCTTACGAGTCCACAAGGTTCTGTAACCAGCAATCCAGCAAGACTAAGTGTTTTGGGGTCTTCTCTAGTGATCGTAAACCAACCAACAGACCAAATTATAAGTAATAATAATACAGCAACTTTTTCTATAGGTCTTGACATAGTATTTCCAACGCCAACACCCACTGCTACGACCACGGCTACACCAACCCCGACCAGAACAGCTATACCAACAAGAACTCCAACACCAACTCGCACATCAGGCTAAATTTTAGTGTATTACATTGTAACTCTCCTTTCCGGTTATCCAAAATAATCTAAAAATATGATTAATTATAAATGGCAAGTATCAACAGACAGAGGAACAACATTCAAGGACCTTACTGGAGCTCCCAGTAATCCGTCTTTATCATTAACAAATATAGACGCTTCTCAGCATTCATATAGATATAGAGTTATAGCAACCTCTGGTTCGGCATCAGTAACGTCGCTTTCGGCCGAATTAATAGTTTTTCCAACAGTCAATATTACACAACATCCATATGATCAAACAATAGACACCGATACTAGCAATACAGCTAATTTTTCTATCATAGCAGACATTAGCACTGGAGCAAATACTGCTTATCAATGGGAAGTCGCAAATAGAGCATCTCCTCAAACTTTTATTCCCATTTCTGGAGCAACAAATACTTCTCTAGTTATAAATAATATAAATGACGACAATAATGGGGATCAGTATCGTATTAAAATTGTATCATTTTTTAATAACAGATTACCCATAACAGTATACAGCAATATGGCTACGTTGAATGTAAACATTAATCCTATTAATATTATACTACAGCCAATCAATGCCCACATAAGTATAGGCTCGGAACAAGTAGAGGTTTTTAAAGTAATTACAGATTCTAATAGCTTATTATCTTATCAGTGGCAAGAATCTGCAGATGGATATAATTTTAAAAATATTTCATCAATTGACAATAATATTTTATATACAACAGACATTAATGATTTTGAATCTAAAAACTTATTTAAATATAGAGTTGTGATATCGTCAGCTACATCTAGTACAACAAGCAATAGTGCCACCCTATACACATCAGTAGAACTACCGTACTTTAATGAACTAAATAAAAACACTTATTTATGGGGAGATCCTCATTTAAAATTAGCATCTAGTAAAGGTTCACTCGCTAGTTTGGATGACAATAAAAATATAGAACCCATAGTATATTTTTATATGCAATACAAAGCTGGAGACTCATATAAAGCGATCTATAAAAATAGATTTCAAACACCAACATCCAGTAGCGGACCAGCAGCAGTTGATGATGTATGGGTTATGAAAAATAACGAAGAAAAACTACTTAGTTCTACTATATTTGAGGCACCGTCAACCCCTGTACCATCAACAGCATTATCTTTAGGAAATTGCACAGTAGCCGGTGTAACAGGATGGAATTATATCAATGGTAGATGTATTTCTATGTCCACTCCTATTGATGCTAAAAATTTAACCAATATAAACTATAGTAAGATCATTAAAAACAGCATCAAATGGCTGTGTAAAAATAAAACTAATCCTGATATTTTAATTATAAGTTGTGGGAGTAGCAATAACGATAATCAAATTAAAAATACACTATCTTCTATTACAAATAAAACTATTAATATAGTAAATGGAGCAAATCTTACAACATTACCATCTACAGACGTTATTGTATTACAAAGTGACTCAAAAATGCGCAGCACTATAGATATTTCTATTAAGATGGAAAATTCTATTAAAAATTTTGTACAACAAGGAGGAGGACTACTTACTGCGGAACCAATTGTTCGTAAGATAGCTTCGGGCAAATTTAAGACACTTTCTGACGTACTGCCGGTTGTTGCCGTGTCCATACAAACCAGAAATTCTCCAACAAGATATGTTAAAAATATTAACGATGAAACTATAAATGCTGGAGTAGAATCAGATTTTATATTTGTGTCAAATAGAGAATCGTATGAAACACGTATCAGAACAGCAAAGCCAGGATCCATCATTTTCTATCATAGCGAACAATGTGTAAAAACATCATTTAGAAATATAAATGTTGGAAATATGCTAGATATAATATATGGAATAAGCACATGGCGAAACAACCCCTATAGAAACGTATATACTAAATGGACAAACAGCGTACAATATCCAGGAACAATTAGAATAGGTGGTGCTCTTTATTGGATACTAAAATCCTTAATAGAAAATAAAAAAAATCCATCTAATCTAAAATACGCCGTATGGAAAGGATTAACAGGATCACAAAAAGACGGATTTGGTTTAGTAATGAAACCTTTTGGAATTACTAGACAAATGCTAACTGATGCTGTAACGGCAGCAGATAGTTCTTCTCAAATACTAAATATTACAGAAGAGATTTCTATGAACGACCCGTTCTGGAAAAATCTTTCTAAATTATTGAGAGGATTAAAACCAGATGATAAATACTATAATTCTAATATTCTTTATTTTGTGACCAATCCAGGAAACAGATCAACAACACCGAATGTTGCAGTATCTATGGATGGTTCTGCTAGAAGCTCCATCAATTCTCCTGTTACATATAGATGGCAATATAGTATTTCTAATAATGCATTTCAAAATTTAAGCGACGGCAACAAATATTCTGGTACGTCTACAAATACTTTGACCATCAAAACTCCAGCACTTGCAGATAATAATACTTTATTCAGACTCTCGGCGGAATCAAAAGACGCTACAACAAAATACAGCAAAACATGCTCTTTAACTGTAGTTCCTAGTATAATTGTTTCAAGTTATCCAATAGAGCAAATTGCTAATAACAAAAAAGCTATTTTCTCTATACAGGCAACTTCTAATAATGGAATTTTAAAATATCAGTGGCAAAAATCGAACAAAAAAAATGGGATATACACAAATATCCCACAAGCCACAGCTAATACATTAGAATTGAATATTTCATCATATGTTGACGACCAAACCTATTACAGAGTGGTTTTGAGAGATAACGGCTCTAGCATAACCACTAATGGAGTTAAATTAACTGTTTTATCAACTATCTCCATATTATCTCAGCCCTTATCTGTATCCACAGACACTACATCAGCAGTTTTTGATGTTCAAGCCACAGCTACAGATCCTCTTTCAGCAAATCCAGTAATAAATTACCAATGGCAAAAATCAGCAAATAATAAAACTTATACAAACATACCGAATGCTAATAGTAGAGCTTTGTTTTTAAGTAATTTAACTTCAGCTTCAAAAAATTACTATTATAGAGTTATATTAACCGTTAATAAAGTACGATTAGCCAGCGAACCTGCGCAACTAAAATTTTTACCATCTATACGAGCGTTTCCTATTAGCTCCCTTGTTAGTTATACAAAAATTGGAACCACAGAATATGCTAATATTGATCTATCAATTAATGCAAGCTCATCAGCTGGTAATCTATCATATCAATGGAAACAATCAAAAGATGGAGGAAAAACATATACTAATATAGCAACAAATACCAGCTCTATAAAAGTTAACAATATAATTAAAAACTTTTATCCTAATTATAAATATCAAGTATTAATCACTGATTCCATATCCACAATTACGGTTTATCAATAAAATGAGTAATTTCATATTTGACAATGACATAATAGTATCTATTACACAAAATCCTGAGCTGCCCATAGAGGGAGACAATGTTGTTTTTAAAGCTCAAGTTAATATGCAAAATCTTACAGCAGAGTATAGTAATGCATCTACTTATTTTTTTAGTTATACTTGGTATGAGTCTCGTGATGGAGGACAAACATATTACCAAATAGGACAAGATTTGGATACTCTGGAAATTTCAAATATTAGTAAGAATTTTTTTAATAATACGTATAAAGTAAAAGTAGCTCTTATAGATTTAGAAAATATATTACTAACAGAAGCAGGAGATAATATAACAACACAGTTTGGTGAAATTTTAATCTCGTCTAATCAAGCAGTATCAATGTCAATACAAAACGATATAAGCAATAGTAAAATTGATGAAAAAACTATATTGGCCAATAATGATGTTGCTGCCATAGACATAGAAAATTTAGATAGTATTGTTAATGAAGCTTCAAAGTATGACGACACCATAGACGACAACAGTGCAGCAGAAGTTCTTAGTGGACAATCAATAAATGCATTAGAAGATACTAGCGATAGTATTAATGGACAAAGCATAATACTAAGTCCATCAGAAAGTATTCCAGAACCAACCATTAATTCTGAAATAAATACCCAAAGTTTTATATTAACAGAATCAGAACCAAAATATACTAAAAAAATAATAAAACATATGGCACCATGTGCTCAATTTAGATATGAAAGATGTGTAACAAACAATAACGGAAATTATACCATAGATAACTGTGGCTGCGCTCAGTCTACAATTGGTTTTCTGGAGACAGTTCCAAAAGAAAATAGAAAAACATTAGGATGGAACTATACATACATTATAGAAAACGGTAAAAATAATGGTCCAGATTTACCTGAAGGTATTTTGGTTCGTAAAGAAAAGTGTGAGTGGTGTTGTGAGGGTGGTGATGTAATGTGTGACGCTAAGCCTAATCAAACAAATATATTCCCAAACAGCCCAACAGAATGCTGTGATTTAAATTGGACCAGGCCGACCAACAAGATTAAAACGGTTGTAGACGAGGGACCTTTTATTTCAACAACAACAGGAAGAGGTAATGCTGGAGGACCAACTGTTACTTTTAAAAAGGGTATCACTACCGTATTTAGTACTAGAAGAGAAGGCATACCAATTGATGTAGAACCAACACCAGAAGGACTAACAATGATTTGGAGCCAGTCTCAGGATGCATGTTATCAAAACGTAAGTAATGGCATTATAAGTGCTAAAGGAGTATCTGTAGTGAGTACGCCTGGGACATATTATCCATGGGTATATACAACATATAAAACCGGGCTAGAATTAAAATATAGAATACAAGAATTTAAACCAATAGTAAAATGTCATGATGGAAACAATAATAGTCTTGAATACTATAAACTTGATGAAAAACATAATATTCAAGAAATAAAGTATACACCCGAGTATGATTGTACATGTACCTCTACTGGTGGAGCACTAACAGCTGGAAATATAGGAGTATATTTAGATCACAGCGAACAAGGAGTATTTTGGAAAGTCTTTGAACATTATGGACCTCCTGGCGCTAATTGTGAATGCACATTACAAAATCCTCCACCAAAACTTTACCCTCAGCCTCTTGTTCAGATAGACAATGGGATAATAGCAACAAAATATTCATATACCATGTCAGACAAATCAGATTTTGATATTAAACCAATAGAAGGACCTTATGGTATTTGTTTTGATTTTGCTGATTCTGTAACAGGCTCATGTCTAGACGGAGCAAACGAGCTATCAAAGCCATCAGACGGTAATTGGAAAAAAGAGCCCAGTAATGTAAAAATGTGCGGTCATGAGGAAACTATAATTTATGAGCTGTCCACACCCAAACAAAGAGATATTAGATGTGATATTGGTGGCAGAGCATTTAATGATTTTGACTCCCCAGACACATTAATAAAAGTATGTAATCTTGAGTCGGACAAGACTTACTCTATACTGGAATGCTCACTAACAGAAAAACTTCGCCCATGCAACACAATAATAAACGGAATAAGCACGTTTTTAAAACCCGAAGATGCTTTTGCTTATGTTCAAACTTTAGTAGGATCTCCAAAAGAAGGTAAGTCTATAGTTGCATATATAAAAAGAATAAAAATAGAAAAAAATGAACAAACATATAAAGAACTATCTGATAGTAAGACTTTATTAAATGGATTTCCTCATGAATATTGGAAAAACTCAACAGATTACACAATTGAAATAATTAAAAAAGATGATCCTTGTAATTTTTGTATTCCTGTTTATAGGTCGGTGTGTAATGACGACACCTATCCCTGTAATGATCAAACCGTAAATATATGTGGACAATCAGCTAATTGTGCGGGTAAAGAAGGAAATATTAATATAATAACGTGTGTAATTAGCCTAATACCTGATCCAGATGAAAATGAAATTGAAAATGCTATTAATAAAAAAAATGGCTATGGATTAGTATTAGATGAAGTAATAGGTATGGCCGAAAAAGAGATCAAAGAATCAGAAGATCAAATAGGAATTATAAAAGCAGACACTTGTTAGGAGTATTAAGATTAAGGTGTATGATTTGTTATCTACCAACATTTTAGAGATATAATTATTATGGCCAATTTAAGAATTAGTCAACTAGATCAGGCTCCAATAGTTTCTGGAACCTATGTTTTTCCTGCTAGTAGCACTGATTCGACCTATAAGATTAGTTTTGATCAGTTATCTTCATGGATATCTAGTAAAGAAGTTAAAAATAGTATTGGAAATTATAATGTAAATTCTTTTGATACTAAAACTATTGTTACCTTTAATAATAGTCAGCCTGTAGTTTTTACTATTCCTAATGAAACTATTCAATATCTGCCCATTGGAACAACTATAGAATTGATACGATTAGGAACGGGAATTGTTAACATTACGGGCGGCTCTAATATTACTGTTAACTCTAGTGTGGGATGGACACTAAGAGGAGTTTATAGTAAGGCTACTGTTAGTAAAATTAATGGTAATACTTGGATTGTGAGTGGAGACTTGGCTTTGAGTCCGACACCTACACCAACTACAACGCCAACAAGAACTCCAACACCAACTACCACTCCCACAAGTAGTCCAACGCCAACCACAACCCCCACAAATACTCCAACAACAACAGCCACAGCCACTGTTACTCCAACAAAGTCCCCAACACCAACAGTAACTCCTACCGCCACAGTTACTCCGTCTCCATCTATGTTTGGAGCACCAAGCTCTCCACAAAATCTGTCTGCTTATGGAGGTAATCAAGAAATCGTCTTATCTTGGGATGCTCCAGCTAGTAATGGCCGTTTAGATATTAGTCAATATATAATAGAATACCAACCAGAACCTACTCCTTCGACTACTCCCGGTTTAAGTCCGACTCCTACGACTACGACTACACTTAGTCCAACACCCACAGTTACCACATCAAGAACACCGAGCGCAACGCCTCCAGCAAATCAAAATCCCGCTTTTACCAACACAATATTATATCCACAAGGTTCGTGGAGTGGTTCTGGAGAATCTAACGATCCACTTATTCCGAGTCATCGTTTTGGAAACAATACCGCTTCTAGGACTAGTCTAACCGTTGGAAGAAGTGGAATATTACGAATTACTGGAACCGTTTTGTATTCTGACTGGTTCTATATTTTTAAAGGTTCAACTGACATTATAATGGACTCTTCTCATAACTCACTTAATGTTTCTGTAAATGTTGCAGTTGGAGACGTAATCGGTTTTGTAGCAGATAGTGTGTCTTACGATACTAATATTCGTGTTTGGATAGAATAATTATGAAATAAATTGAGGTGTATATAAAAATATATAGATCGGAATTAAAATGACAACAATTAATACTAATAGTCCCAACAGAAGTTATACAATAACTGGCCTAAATAACGACGTAACATACAAAGTTAGAGTCGCGGCAGTAAACTCTATCGGAGCCGGTCCATTTACCGAGTATGTATTTGCTACTCCATCCCTATTTGCTGTTGATAATGATTATTATAATGTTGAACTATTATTAAATATGGATCAGACAAGTAATAGTGATAACTATTTTGGAAACTCTTCATTAATTTTAGGTACTCCTGGACTAGACCAAAACGACGATCAGTATTCAGTACAAACTAAACTACTATTACATGGCGATGGAATAGCCATAGTAGATTCATCTCTTAATCCTAAATCTATAAGTAGAGTTAATAACCCATATACTGTATCAGATAGTCGATTTGGTACAGGATCCATAAGATTTACTGGAAACAATTATTTATCAATGGGGTCTTCTAACGATTTTAATGTTGGTACCGGTGACTTTACTGTTGAACTATTTATTAAATTCAAATCCTTCAACACTCATAATCCTATTTGTAATAGTACTAATGATGTAAACGGTGCAGATAGTAGTAAGTGGTATATTAATTATGCTCCTGGAACCGGACTATATATCGGACAACATAGTTCATCAAACTCTGCTGTAGCTGCGTGGTCTGCTAGCATAGACACTTGGTATCATTTGGCTATCACAAGAACTTCCGGAACCATAAAAATATTTATAGATGGAGTAGAACAAAACGTAAATAATTCTACAGTTTTAAACAATATTAGTTTCAATCAGAGCGGATTTTTGATTGGTAGAGTAACATCATTGAGTGGTCTTGATGCTCAAATAGATGAATTTAGATTTACCAAGGGGATTGCTCGAACCATAACTGTTCCAACGGTCGCTTATCCCAACCCAACTAGTCCATTCAAAGACTTGTCTAGTAATAGTAAAAATGTTATTGTTATTGGACAGCCTTTAGTTTCATCATATAACGATACTCCATCAGCAGCTCCCACAAATATAGTTGCTTCTCAACAATCGGGTGGACCGCTCAGATTAGATTGGGATTTTGCTTTTCCGTTACTTGTTGATTATGTAGTTCAATATAGTGATGATGGTGGAATAAATTGGACTACTGTTAATGATGGAGTGTCTACTAATAATAATGTTACTATTAATCTAGCTGATGGTTTTTATATTTTTAGAATAGCAGCAACCAATAGTCTTGGACAAGGACCATGGTCTGATACTGTAGACGTAACATTGCCTATTCCAACAGCTGTTGAGTATTTAGTTGTGGCGGGCGGTGGCGGTGGAGGTAATGATATGGGCGGCGGTGGTGGCTCTGGTGGATTAATCACAAATGTTTCTGGAGCAACATCAGGAGGAGGTTCAACAGCAGAACCTGTACTATATTTACAAAATACTAGCACATTTAATATTGTTGTCGGTGCTGGTGGATCTGGGGCTGCTTCTGGTAGTGGTGGAGCAGGAACCAATGGAGGTAATAGTACTATTGTAGTAGAAGGAAATAGTCTTGTTACAGCAATCGGTGGCGGCTACGGAGCCAGTCAACATAATGGTAACTCATGGAACGCAAGCGATGGAGGTAGTGGTGGAGGAGGATCGGGTGGTCGTCAAAGCAGTAGTAGCTATGGTGGTTTGCCAGGAAACGGTACAACAAAGCAAGGATTTAATGGCGCTGGTAGTGGACCAACGTGGTATCCTGGTGGTGGTGGTGGAGCCGGAGGTGCAGGTATTGGCAACGGAAGTGTAAGAGGTCACGGCGGTCCCGGAGTGCTAAGTAGCATATTAGGAACTCTTTATTATTGGGCTGGTGGTGGTGGAGGTTCAGGATTTAGCACTACCGGTGGAGACGGTGGCATTGGAGGAGGTGGTGGTGGCGCTGTAGGAACCACAACTGGTGGAGCTGGTATAAATAATGGAGCTTCTGGAGGTGGAGGGGGTACCCAAAACCAAACTAACACTCCTGGAGGAAATGGTGGAAATAATACTGGTGGTGGTGGCGGTGGTGGCTCTCATTTTAACTCTAATAACTATGGAGGGTCTGGCGGTTCTGGAGCTGTTATTTTAAGATCATTAACATCAGCAACTTCTACTACCGGTAGTCCAACAGTATCAACAAATGGATCATATAATATTTATATGTTTACTGGAACAGGATCAATAACTTTCCCGTCAACGCCAAAAGCTCCACCTCCTCCAAGAAACATAATGAATATTCAAAATAGTCAAGGAGATCTAATATTATCATGGGATGCTGTAGCATCTTCATATAATGTTACAGATTATGTTGTTGAGTATAGAAGCGCTAGTGGTAGTAGTTGGACAACAGTAAGTGACGGAGTATCATCTAGTACAGGAGCTACTATTAGTGGATTAGCTGATGGCGACTATATTTTTAGAGTGGCTGCTGTCAATAGCGTAGGACAAGGAGCATATAGAGCCAAATTTGTTACATTACCCATACCCATTTCCACTATTGAATATTTAGTAGTGGCTGGTGGTGGTGGTGGTGGACATCATTATGATGGTGGTGGCGGCGGAGGAGCTGGAGGTATGTTATCTGGCACCATGAATAAATCGGCGGGAGATATTGTAAATATTGTTGTTGGAGCCGGTGGCGCCGTTGGTACAAATGGACAAAATTCTATATTTGATACTATTACGGCTATTGGTGGTGGTACTGGAGGAAATAATAATGATTCTAATGGTTCAGATGGCGGTAGCGGAGGAGGACAAGGAAGAGATGGGTGCGGAACTGCCGGTAATGGAACATCAGGACAAGGTAATAGAGGAGGTAATACAGGATGCGGCGGTTGTCAATCGGGTGGCGGTGGCGGAGGAGCAGGTGAAGTTGGTTATGATGGAGGATATGATTGTGGTGGGAGTTTTCCAAACGGTAATCAAAGTAGAGGAGGTAATGGTTTACAGTCATCTATAACTGGCGCAGCAACCTATTATGCTGGTGGAGGAGGAGCAAGCTTTGCTGCGAGCGGCTATACTCCTGGAGGATTAGGTGGAGGAGGAAACGGGAATAATGATATTATTGTCCAGACCAATCACGGTCAAGCTAATACTGGGGGTGGAGGTGGAGGAGGAAGAAATAGTGGATCTGGTAATGGTGGTAGCGGAATAGTAATTATTGCCTACCAAGGCTCCCAACTATTCAACATACCACAAGGTTTAACCTATAGCCTTGACACAACATCTAGACCAGGATATCAGATATATAGCTTTACTGGCGGAAGCGGAAACGTAATCTTATAAAGGAGAAAATAATGGCTCATTTTGCTGAATTAGATTCTAATAATGTAGTAACTCAAGTAGTAGTAGTTAATAATAATGAACTATTAGATAATGGAGTTGAGAACGAAAATAAAGGTGTAGAGTTTTTGAACTCTTTGTTTGGCCACAATAGATGGAAACAAACATCATATAGTGGTAAAATTAGGAAAAATTATGCTGGTATAGGGTATAGTTATAATGAGACCTTGGACGCTTTTATTTCACCACAGCCTTTTGCTTCATGGACTTTGGACGAAAATACCTGTCAATGGAAAGCCCCAGTAGATTATCCTAATGATGATAAATTTTATACTTGGAATGAAGAGTCAAAGTCATGGGTTGTTATTGAAGTTCCACAACAGCCACAACAATAAAAGGAAATATTAAATGTCTTCTTTGTTAACTAATCTAAAAGTAAATAGTGATGGATACTTATATATTCCTTATAGTGAAGATTTTAATTTTGGATCTGGGGATTTTACTATAGAGTTTTGGGTAAAATTTAATAGCTGGTCTGATGCTAAATCGGTATTGACAAAAGGATGGCCAGCATCTGGTTCAGACTCTTTTTTGATCTATACTCAAGACGGATCAAAAGTAACATTTTATGCTTCTAGCAATGGTAGCGGTTGGCAAGTATCATCAGGTCAGAATATCATTAACAATGTCTCTTTAAACAAATGGTATCATATTGCGGTCACACGTTCTGGTTCCACATTTAGAACATTCTCTAATGGGGTTCAAACAGCATCATGGAGTAATGGAGATGCTATATTTAATAATGTTAGTCATGGTATCGCTATTGGTAATAGTGAGACCGGAAGCCATCCGGTTGACTGTAATATAGATGGACTAAGAATTACTAAAGGAATTTGTAGGTACACTTCTAATTTTAGTCTTCCTTTTAATGATGCTAGTTTAGTTACCGAAGGAGCCTTTAAAGACCTTTCAAGATCCCCTAAAAGAGTAGTCAATAATAATTACGTAAGTACAAATCAAAATATTAAACAATTTGGTGATTCTAGTGCTTACTTTAATGGTAGCTCTTATTTGAGCGTTCCAGGAGATAAAGCATGGCAACTTGGTACTGATGACTTTACAGTAGAAGCTTGGATTAATCCTGATACTGTTAGTAATACTAGAAGTATTGTTGGTAATTATGATGGAGCTGATGGTGGATGGAGATTAATGGTTGGGTCTCCTGTTGGAGGAACTCCTTCTTATGGACCAGAAGTTAGTTTTACAGCAACCAATTATGGAACCGAAGTAGATCCTATTATTCCTGGAGTGTTGGAACTCACAAGAGCTAATCAGAATGGTATATATAATAGTGCTTCGGAAGGATCTTATGTCAGATATTCTTCTCCAGCTAATACTTCTTGGAACGGTGAAGGATGGTCTAATATATGTAATTACGCAACCAGATCATATTATGATTGGTTAACTGCTTTAAATAATGCTGGTAGAAATCCTAATAATATTGTTGGTCTTGAGATGGTGATGAAACATGTTCCCACCAATCGTAATTGGCTGATTAAATTTACTAATTGGCAGGGTGGCGCTCAGGGTGGAGCATTTGCTTATACTAGAAAAGAAATTCTTGGTTGTACAGTAGATAATTCAGTGATACAATTTCGTAATGGTAATAGTACAGTAATAGAAAAAAGTGTAACTCCACCGCTAGCTTCTGGCACATGGTATCACTTAGCTGCAACCAGAAATAACAATAACTTAAAACTATTTTTAGACGGAAATGAAATAGGATCATCGACTGCTATTAACGACAACATTAGCAGAGTAAACTCTAATGGAATAACAATAGGAGCAAGTCGATCATCGTCTGGTTCTGTAACCAATACTTATCAGGGGTACATAGACGATCTTAGAATAACCAAAGGAACAGCAAGATATCCAGCTAGCTTCACCAAACCAGCTGCTCCTGCACCCAATTTAGGATTAGGTCCTATTGCTCCGAGTAGTCCATCTGGTTTAGCAGTTACTGAAAGAGATAATGTCTTCAAAGTGTCGCTAACTCCTCCAACATTCGACGGTCGTTCACCAATCACAGCCTATAACTTCCAGTATTCTGAAGACGGATCAACATGGAACAATACTAGTGTAGTATCAGATCCATACTATGACAAGGTGTCATTATTGCTACCAATGACAGGATCAAATAATAGTACTATTATTGTTGATGATTCTAAACATAATCATAATGTAAGCTTGGTTGGTAATGTTAAAGTAGTATCGTCTGAAAGCTGGTTTGGTAATGGTAGTGTAGTATTCGATGGAACCAGCGATAATCTTGTAATACAAAATAATTCAGTTTTTGATTTGACCAATCAAGATTGGACGATAGAAGCTTGGATAAAACCTACTGGAGATTGGAGTAAATATAATACTATTATTAGTAAGAGAGGGAACGGGGGAGGAGAAGGAACAGATGGAGACTGGCAATTATATCTAAGGCAAAATAGTGGTGTTTTATGTTTCTATCCAGGAACAATAGGCGGACAAGAGAGCGGATCAGTACCGTTAGTTAACATTTGGAACCATGTTGCTGCTGTGCGTAATGGAAAAATAATAACATTATACTTAAATGGAATTTCAGTATTAAGCTTTGTTGCTGATACTCTTTATACTGCTAACCGCAAAATTTATGTGGGTGGTTGGCCTGCTGGTAATGAATATTTTAATGGAAACATGAATGATGTTAGAGTAACTAAGGGAGTAGCAAGATATACATCCAATTTTGATCCACGAACGCTACCCCAAGCTCCTGCTAATAGGGTTACAGGATTATCAACTCTAGGTACTCCATACTCTTTCAGAGCAAGATCAGTTAATTCTATCGGATCAAGCGACTATAGTTCATCAACAACGTCAGTCATATCAACCTTGGGCGCCCCATCTAATCTTAATGTTATTACAGACGACAATAGAGCTTATGTCAACTGGACAGCACCAACAGCTAATAATTCAGCTATCAAAGATTATGCTGTTCAGTATAAGTCTGATGGTGAAAGTACATGGACAAACTATGCTCATACTCCTAGTATAGATACATCTATTATGGTTAGCGGATTACTAGTTGGTACTAGCTATTCTTTCCAGGTAGCAGCAATAAATATAGCTGGCACAGGAAGTTATGTTTCAACAACATCGTCAGTCCTAACAGCTCTTAGACAAGATAATACATACAATAAGACAAGACTACTACTGCATTTAGATTCAAACTAATAGGGTAATAATAAAATGAGTATAATAGATTCGTCACCAAAACCTAAAACTGTAACATTAAATAATGGAGCATCAGTTAGCACTCTCAAAAGCCGTTTCGGTGGAGCTTCATTATTATTGAATGGATTAAATCAATATGCTAGTATTCCTGAGCATACGGATTTTGGTTTTGGCACAGGCGATTTTACTATAGAGATGTGGGTTTATCCACTAGACAACAACGACTATAGAACCTTGATCTCCATTGGAACACACATGGACGGACTATTATGGAGAATGTGTACCGAAGGAAATCAATTATGGTTTAATGGAACTCCTTGGAACTGGGGATCTAGTAGTGTTCCATTACATACATGGAGTCATTTAGCTTTAGTTAGAAATAGTGGAGCGATTAAAGTTTATATTAACGGAACTGAATCTTTATCAATTTCTGGCTCTGCTGCCGCTAGTAATCTAGGCTCATCCAGAGCGGTAAATATTGGAGCATATAATCCAGGAAGTGAAACATTTAATGGATATATAGACGAAGTTAGAATAACTAAAGGAATAGGATCTGCAAAATACAATAGTAATTTTGATGTTAAAACACTATATGCTCCATTCCCATCATCAGGAACTCCTGTAACTCCACCCAATGCTCCTACCGATCTAGTAGCTGGACCACTAGATCGCACTATTAATATGATATGGAATACTCCAGCAGAGGATAACGGAGGTATTATTACCGATTATTCTATTCAGCATTCAACAAATGGTTTTGACTGGATTGATTTTCCTCACTCTCCTAGTGTTGTTACAGCTATTAGTGTAACAGGACTAGATAATGGAACTAACTATAGTGTTAGGGTTGGAGCCATTAATTATACCGGCGTACAAAATTATGTATCTCAATCTGATCTTATGCCGTCAGTACCTCCAGTTGATACTAATCCAGATCCATATTTTTATAGTACCTCGTTATTACTTCATTTTAATGGAGCACATAATAGCACAACCATCACCGATACGTCATATCTTCCAAAAACTGGGACTGTTCAAGGAGATGCTAAACTCAGTATCGCTAAGAATAAGTTTGGTGGTAGTAGTATTTATTTTGATGGTAGTGGAGACTATTTAACAGTACCAGATCATCCAGGATTTGATTTTGGTGATGAAGATTTTACAATAGAATATTGGGAATATCGTTTAGGTTCGGGTACTGGGTCTGTTATGTGTAGGGTACGCACAGGACAGGGTTATAATCCTTGGTTGCTTGGACATAATGAATCTGGCACTCTTAAACTTTATATGAGTGTTGATTATGCTAACTGGGCTGTTAGTAGCTTAAGTATGGGTTCCATGATCCAGAATGCTTGGACTCATTATGCTGTTGTTAGACAAGGTAGTACTGTTAGAACATACCAAAATGGATCACAAGTTAGTACAGCTAGCTTTACCGGGACATTACCAATAGGTGGCGGTTCGCTATCAATTGGGCGATATGCTGATAATAGCACTGATTATTTTAATGGTTATCTTGATGATGTTCGCATAACTCGTGGAGTTTGTAGATATCCAGATGGAACGACCTTTTCCGTACCAGCACTACCTTATTCCGATGTCGCACCAACAATTACTGCTCCAGAAGCTCCCTCTAGCATAACCGTTTATGGTGGAGATGCCTCTGCAGAAGTTGTTTTTGTTTCTCCAGCAAGCGATAAGTCCGTATTAGTATCATATGACTTACAATACTCAGAAGATTTAGCTGAACCATCATGGACACCGGTTTCATCATCTCCTACCAGACTATTATTACATTTTAATAAGGGAGACATTCGAGGCAACGCCAAACTTAAAGATTATTCATTGTATAATCGTAATGTTCTTTGGAATACTACTAATAATCCTGCTTTTATAGGTGGAGATAACTCATCTAACTATCAAAAGTTTGGAGATGGATGCTTAGACATACAATATAATCGAACAAACTATACTTCTCCTTATATTGTTAAGGTGGATGAATCGTCTGATCTGAATCCTGGAACTGGTGATTATACTCTGGAAATGTTTTTAATGCTAGACGATCCCTATACTTCAACAAGTATAGGCAGACTATTTGGATCATATAATGCTTCTTCTGGTTCTTATTTTGGTATAAATAAAATGGATTACTATACCGTTAGATTAACTAAGATGGTTAATGGATCAGCAGCTTATTATGTTGATATAGGTAGTTCTATTTTAAGAGGAAATACAGACCAAAATGGTCCAGGAAATTATAGTAAAAAACCCATACATCTAGCATTTTGTCGTCAAAATGGAACTATAAGAATTTATGTTAATGGAAATAAAGTAGTAGATAGAGCAGATACTAATAATGATAATTTTTCTGCTGGTGGATTAGTAGTTATGGGTGGAGACTCTGGATCTCATTATGCTAATAATTACGTATTGGGTCGAATGGACGAACTAAGATATACCATCGGAGAAGCACTATATACAGGAGCCAGTATTGATGTATTACCAAGCTCAGAATTTAAAAATGTCAAAGTTACAGGAATACCCAATAATAAAAATTATGTATTCCGCATTCGTGGACAAAATAGTGGTGGATATGGAGACTATAGTAGTGAAAGCTCACCAGTAACAGTAGCTCCTCCTCCAGTACTAACAATAACTTCAGAACCAAAGAATGATAGAGTACTAGCACTCAACGAAAACGCCACGTTCTCTGTGTCTGCAACAATGTCCGATAGTTCTGCTCTATCATATCAGTGGCAAAAATATGATACCGACGCCAATGATTGGAATGGAGAGAACGGAAGAAATTGGCAAAATATTAGTGGCGCAACAGGATCGACCTTAACTATTAATAGTCAAGGATTTAATGCGGTAAACAATTGGACATGGCAAAGTCCTCCAGGAAAAGATGCTGTACGATGCATAATAACTTCAGCATATTCAACTGTAGTTACCAAGTCTGTTAGATTAGTAAATATGAGCTTTATTTACTACTCTATGGAAGTACATCCAGATGGGAACAGAAATAACAACTCTGAAGTTGTAAATGGTATTAACTATAGAGGATATTATGCTAATGCAAATGAAACATTTAACCTTTATCCATACTCAGGCTGGGGTATGGGTCCACCACCAGACGATAGCTGGTACTCCGGTAATGACACTGCCATAAGATTTCAATATTCTCTCAATCCGTCTGAAGGAATATGGACAGACGCAAATTCATCAAGCAATATAGGTTTTAGATACAGCGCAGCCTCTAATCTGAATTCTGTTACTTATCTAACACCAACAGTAGATTTGAGTGGAAGAGTGTATTTTCGCACATTAGTACAAGATTTATGGCCATATAATACCAGTAATGGATCTTCTTCTTCTACAGAATCATCATACTCTGTTGTCCAAACAAACGGAGAGTATGGTTATTTCTATATTGATTTCACAGCCACAGCCCCCACACTTATGACTAATTTTAGTGCTGATCCGGGAGATAGATTGGTTGCTCTGTCGTGGACTAAGGGACTTAGTGGAGGTTTACCATCTGGTACAACATACTCTATAGAATATAGTACAGATGAAACTAATTGGGAAACTTTTACTAACACTCTAGCATTTTCTAATAGTAGTATTTATGTTACTGGATCAAACGGATTAACTAATGGTACAACATACTACTTTAGAATGAAAGCAGTTAATAGTGTTGGTTCAACAAGTTATACCAGCACAATATCAGCTACTCCTAATGTTTCAGAGGCTACTGCCCCATCAGCAATCAATAATCTAACAGCGGTTGCTGGAGACGGCAGAGCATATTTAACTTGGGATAGTCCAGCTAGTGACGGTCAATCATTACCATTATCGTATGCTGTAAGATACTCCAGAGACGGAGGATCTACTTGGACAAATTATCCTTGATCTATAACTCTCTAATAGGAAATAAATAACATAATATGGCTAAAATTACTCAAATGATTACTGGATTAATCAATGACGAACCAAATCAATCATATTCTTTTCAAGTAGCAGCAGTTAATCCCATAGGAACAGGAACCTATTCAACACCAGCTACCGGCATAGTTCCTTATACTGGGGGTTTTATTGATGCTGTTCCCATAGAATATTTAATTGTAGCTGGTGGTGGTAGTGGAGCAAATACAGGGAGTGGAGGAGGAGCCGGAGGAGTTTTGACCGGTCAAATGAATCTTTTTTCTCCAAACACTTATAATATTGTGATAGGAGCAGGTGGTACTATTTTAGATTATGGAGCTGCTCCCGGCACCAACGGAGAAAATACAACAGCTTTTGGATTAACAGCAATTGGTGGTGGTGGCGGAGTATCTCACGGCGCAGGCAATGGAGTATCTGGAGGTAGCGGTAGTGGAGGCGCCGTAACCGAATCCAACAGCGGTATTCCTCTTAGATTTGGAGGATCAGGAACTGTTGGTCAAGGAAATAGTGGAGGTAATGGTTTTGTGGCGTGGAGTTGGAGTGGCTGTTCCGGTGGTGGTGGTGGTGCTGGACAAGCAGGTTCGGATGGCGGCAATAGTCCCGGTAGCGGTAAGGGTGGTAATGGAATACTATGGTATGGAAATTACTATGGTGGTGGAGGTGGAGGTGGAGAAGTTAATGGTAGCTATGTTGGAGCAGGCGGTTTAGGTGGAGGAGGCAATGCAGTTATTAATAGTACTGGTCAAGATGGGGTAAATAATACTGGCGGTGGTGGCGGTGGAGGAAGTTATACCGGAGCGTACTATAACGGAGGAGCAGGAGGTTCCGGAGTTGTTATCATTCGCTCTTTAGTTCTTGCCTCATCAACCACGGGCTCTCCAATCATAACAACAGACGGATCTTATAACGTATACAAATTTACAGCAACAGGCTCTATCACATTTTAATAGGTAATAAATTATGAAATTAGATAATACAGTAACAATCGACTTAGGCTCTGGTGATCCTTTAGTACTAAACGAATTAGATGTTGTTCTTATGGATCATGAATCTAGAAAATTAGTTTTAGCAAAAGTTCATCCATTAGCAGGCCCTCTCTCACTATGGAGAGGTTCAGAGTATGACGAGGCTGGGGACTATACTCAAGCTCAAGTTGAAGCTAGAATAAAAGAACTATTAGGAGAGAATCTAGAAAGACTACCAAGCTTATTCCACAGAGAAATAGTATAAATGGCTACACAAACTCTTAATCTATTACCATCTGCTCCATCTCAGGTGGATCCTTTTTATGTATTGCCAGCAAGCGATAGCGGTAAGACATATAAAGTTTCCATATCTTCTTTGTCTGATTGGTTATCGTCTAAAGATATGGTTACCAAAAATTCTAACTATACTTTATCTTACTCTGATGGTAAAGCTGTTATAAATTATGTTGGTAATGGTGCGTCTAATTTAATCGTACCAAGTCATAATGAGCCAATTTCAATTGGTACCACCATTAATATAGCAAATAATTCTCTAATGGGCTCTCTCAATATTGTGTCATCTAGTGGTGTTGTTGTTAATAGTGCTTTAGGATCATATGTCAAAAATTATGGACTAGCTTCATTAACTAAAGTCGATACTAACTCTTGGATTCTGGGTGGTAATCTATCTGTTTATCAAGACCCATATTTTGAACAAACTAAACTTTTATTAAGAATGACAGGAACCGATAACAGTACAACATTCCTAGATAGTAGCTTATCTCCTAAGACCATAACGCCTAACGGCGGAACTAAAATTGTAACATCTAATAGCAAATTTAACGACAGTAGTGCTCAATTTTCTAATAGTACTCTATCAATACCAAGCAGTTTGGACTTTAATTTTGGTACGGGAGATTTCACAATAGAATGTTGGGTATATTTAAATAATCATGGAGGTAACGGATATAATCACTTTTTCTCCATTGATCAACAAAATACTTTCGCTTTTAAATCATATAATGAATCATATTATTTATACGCTAATAGCACAACAGCAGTATCAACAACCATCTCTCCGATTTTAAACTCTTGGCATCATCTGGCATTAGTTAGATATGGTCAAAGATTATTCATATTTGTAAATGGAGAATTAAAAGGGGAATCAATAATACCTCAATCAAATACTTACGGTAGTACCTCTGGAGTTTTGATAGGTTCTGCTAATGGTACTACTGGAGAATATTTAGACGGATTTTTGAATGATCTTAGAGTAACAAAAGGACAAGCCCGATATACTGTTAATTTTACTCCACCAACTGAATATCTTTATAAAAACCAAAATGTCATTACTAATCCAAGTAGCATTCTTGGGTTACAGCTATGGTTAGATGCTAGCGATAGTAGTACCCTATATGACGCAGTAGACGGGGGGTCGTTGGTGTCAGCAGATAGTTCCGTATTAAAATGGACAGATAAAAGTACCAACAACTATACTGCAACACAAACAAATTCTTCATATGCTCCAATAAGAAAAACTTCAGTCATTAATAATAAAGATGCTTTATTGTTTGATGGAACTAATGATTATATAGATATTAATAGTGTATCAATGTCTCAAAGAATTACTGCTTTTGTTGTATGGAGACCGAATAATGACTCTTCTTATGCTTTTGATTCTACAACAAGCACAGATGGGACTTCCAATAGAGTAACCTTTTTAAATGTTCAAGGACCATATGTTTATGCCGGAGCAGATTTAAGGAATACAGATAATCAACTCACTAATAATTGGACTGTTTGTTCTATGGTATTTGATAAAACATCTTCTAAGTCTTATATTAATTCAGCATTATCCGCAAGCGGAAACTCAGGTTCAAACAATATGACCTCCCTTAGGATTGGTTCTAGATACTCTTTGGAGAATTATTTAAATGGGTATATTGGAGAAATACTATTATACGATTCTGCAATAACAGACAGCGAAAGAATAGCTATTGAGGCTGGATTAAAGCTCAAATGGGGAATTAGCTCATAATTGGTGTATTAATAGATATCCTCTAATATTAGGAGCTTTATAATGCCTGATAATGAAAAGCTAAAAGCCATCGCTATTAAAATTCTAGAAAAGTCAAGAGTACCCAAAGAAGATAACTATGGATTTGCTGTAGTCACCATTCTGATGATCATAAGCATAGTTCTAACATGTGTTAGAATTCTACAAGAATGCAACAAGAACAAACTATCTGATCAATCTACTGCAGAGGATAAATGCTCAATGTATGGTGAACAACTTAAAGAGTTCAGCTCAAGAAAAGGCTGGTTCACTAAAATGAGAATCAAAAAGATTTTGAGAAGAGAGATGAGTAGGGAAGATTATGAAAAATATTCTCTAACCATACTGAACGCTTTGTTAGAAACAGGAGAAATTCTCACGGATGATGAGGTAGTAACTTTAGTGGAGGCAGCAAATGTTTAATATAATGGTGTGGTGTGTTTATGGCTTGTTTGTTGGATCAATAGCAAAGAGCATAGTACCGGGAGAAGAAAATTTTGGTTTTTGGAAAACTGTAGCTCTAGGGGTTGCAGGATCGTACTGCGGAGGTATAATAACCTATCTCTTGGGCATGACGCCCTTACAACCCGCAGGGATAATCATGGGAGTTGCAGGAGCAATTGCTTCCTTGGTATTTTACAAAAAGCTATTAGAAAAATAATCGACTCTACAAAATGAGACCAATCTGGACGGACTACTTCTTGGGATTAGCGAAAGTTATTTCTCAAAGAAGTCATGACATACATACGCAACATGGATGCGTAATAACTGATCAAAATAATAGGATTCTAGGGGTTGGATATAATGGATATCCACGAGGATTAGACGATAGCAAGCTACCCAAAAATCGTCCGGATAAATATCCGTGGATGGTTCACTCTGAAAGAAACGCACTATCCAATTGTGTTGTACGACCAGACAATGGAATAGCATATGTTACAGGTCAGTGCTGCAATGATTGTATTATGGCTTTGTGGCAAGAAGGAGTTCAGACAGTTTATATGATTGATGACCACGGGACTCATTTATTTGATGATAACGCTAAAAAAATATTTGACACTTTTGTAGAAATGAGTGGAATAAAAATTTCTAGAGTAACACCAGATCTCTCTTGGCTCAAGAGCTTGTGTGGTGTACTATGAATACATCAGTATTTTGTTTTTTATTATCGTTATCCGTATCAATTTATTCTTTTTACAAGGGCGATCAGCCAAATATGGTTTTAGGCAATTTTTTGATCACTCTCGCCCTAGGTTTCACAGCACTATTAAGTAGGAGATAATATGTCAGCACTTCAAGAACTACAGAATTATACATTTGTTAGCAAGTATGCTCGTTGGTTAGAAGACAAGAACCGTAGAGAAACCTGGAAAGAGGCGGTTGATAGAGTAAGAAGTATGATGCATACTAAGTATGATGAGTTCGGTATCTCAGAGGATATCGATTGGGCTTATGATATGATGTATAAGAAAAAGGTTCTTGGTAGCCAAAGAGCTTTACAGTTCGGTGGAGACCCTATTCTAAAGCGTCACGCTAAAATTTATAATTGCACAGCAAGCTACTGTGATCGCCCAAGATTTTTTCAAGAATGCTTTTGGTTATTATTGTGTGGTTCTGGCACAGGCTTTAGCGTTCAAAAGCACCACGTTGCAAAACTACCATCATTAGAACACGACGTAGAAGAAGGTCAAGCCGTCAAGCACGTTATTGATGACAGTATCGAAGGATGGGCCAATGCTCTAGGGGTTCTATTGAGTTCCTACTTTAGTAAGCCTGTTGATGAATTCAAGCAATACAAAAATTCTCATGTGGTATTTGACTACTCAAATATTAGGCCAAAGGGCGCTGCTTTAGCTTCTGGTGTGGGCAAGGCTCCTGGATATGAGCCATTAGCTAATGGTCTAGAAAAAATTCGTGCTCTATTAGATACTTGTATCGCTAATGGACAAAAGAAGCTTCGTCCTATTGATGCTTACGATATTGTTATGCATAGTAGTGATGCGGTATTATCTGGTGGTGTTCGACGAAGTGCTTCATTAGCGTTATTTAGTCATGATGACGAAGAAATGGCTAAAGCTAAAACAGGCAACTGGTATATCGACAACCCCCAAAGAGCACGAAGCAACAACTCAGCACTCCTGCTCAAGAACGAAACAACTTATGAAGAATTTACTACTCTAATGGAGAGTGTAAAAGAATTTGGAGAACCAGGATTCATATGGAGCGATTCAACAGAGATGGTTTTTAATCCCTGTGTAGAAATCTCTCTTTATCCTGTGAACGAACAAAACGGCAAATCTGGCTTTCAAGGTTGTAATCTATCTACCATTAATTGTTCGTCAATTGTTGATGAAGAAGATTTTTACGAACGCTGTAAGGCAGCAGCCCTAATAGGAACTTTACAGGCTGGTTTTACTAAGCTAGAGTATCTCGGTAAAGACAGTGAAGCAATCTTTGAAAGAGAAGCTTTGCTTGGAGTATCTATGACCGGCATTATGGAAAAGCATGACCTAATTCTTTCTGAAGAAGTCTTAAAGAAAGGGGCCAAGATTGCTGTTGATACTAATAAGAAAATGGCCCAAAAGATTAATATCAATCAGGCTGCAAGAGTAACCTGTTTAAAGCCCGAAGGAACATCTTCAAGCATGTTGGGCACAAGCTCCGGCATCCATCCACATCATGCTAAACGATACATAAGGCATGTACAAGCCAACGTTTTAGAAGCACCCTTCCAGCACTTCAAGAAACTAAACCCGCAAGCCTGTGAAAAGTCTTCGTGGTCGGCCAATAATACCGATGAGGTTATTAAATTTCCAATAGAGGTTCCAGACGGGGCCAAATTAAAGAACCAGCTTCCAGCAGTAGAAATGCTTGGCATTGTTAAAGACACTCAAAAAAATTGGGTACAATCTGGTAAAAACAGATCATTATGTACTCAAGAATATTTAAGTCATAATGTGAGTAATACTGTCACAGTTAAACCAGACGAGTGGCATGCTGTAACCCAGTATATTTATGATAATCGAAAATATTTTGCAGGAATATCTTTGATTCCACAAAGCGGAGATAAAGATTATCCACAGGCCCCATTTACCACAGTTTATACTAGCAGAGAGATTGTTAAAGAATACGGTGATGCTGCTTTATGGTGTTCTGGTTTAATTGAGCTTGGACTAAATGCTTTCAATAATAATCTATGGGCAGCTTGTGATTATGTTTCAATGAATCAAGCCAAAGATGGAGATAATGAGAATAAGCTTGTGTTCACTACCAAGATGAAAAATTTTGCTGGTAAATACTTTGATGGAGACACTAGGAGACTAACGTACTGCATGAAGGATGTTTATAATTGGAAAATCTACTGTGATCTATTTGATAGCTTTAAAAAGGTAGACTACACACAACTTTCTGAAACAGAAGACAATACTGCTGGTATTGAAGAAATTAGTTGTGCAGGAGGGGCTTGCTTACTATAATGCCAGTATATTTTAAAAAACTAGATCCTAAAGCTACTCTACCATCTAGAAATAATGTTTCAGATGCTGGAGCTGATTTGAGATCTATAGAGAATGTTATTATTCCTCCGTTGTCTCGTGCTCTTATTAATACCGGATTGTCTTTAGAGATTCCTTATGGCTTTTATGGAAGGATAGCTCCAAGATCTGGTTTGGCAGTTAAAAACGGAATAGATGTTTTAGCTGGTGTGGTGGATAGTTCTTATCGAGGGCCGCTAGGTATCGTTCTGTATAATACAGACAAAGAGAAAGAGTTTGTTGTCAATATTGGAGATAGGATTGCACAGATCATATTTGAACAACACTGGAATTTTAAAATGGAAGAAGTATCAGACCTTTCAGATACCAGTAGGTCAAATAATGGGTTTGGCTCTAGTGGTATAAAATAACATAACTACAGATAGCGGTGTATATTAATAGTAAATTGGCACACATTTCTCCTCTGTAGTAAAAGGGTATAAATTGAGAAATAGAAAAAACGCTAAGAAGAAGAAGGTTCTAGATGCGACAAAAGATCTCACCCCAACAATAGGAAGTGCTTACAGAAATAGATTAAAGCCCAGAACAGAAAACCAAAAAGAATACATTAGAACAGCGGCCGAAAATGTTATTACTTTTTGCCAGGGTGTTGCCGGAAGCGGCAAAACTCACATCGCCATTGGTATGGCTTTAGAATATCTACTAGACGAAAAAATCAAGAAGATTATTATTACTAGACCAGTAGTAGAATCCGGAGAAAAAATAGGGTATTTACCAGGAACAGCAGAAGAAAAAATACATCCATATCTTTTACCTCTGTTAGATGAAGTAAATCACTTTATACCAACCGCTCAATATATTAGTCTAAAAACCAATAATAAGATAGAAATAGTGCCACTAGGCTTGATGAGAGGTCGTAATTTTCATAATGCTTTTATTGTTGCTGATGAATGCCAAAATGCTTCTTATGATCAGCTTAAGATGCTATTAACAAGAATTGGAAACAATAGTAAAATGATACTAACTGGAGACGTTAGTCAGTCAGACCTACATAGACATATGCAGGGAGGATTTTATGATATGATTACCGCTCTCAATGGTGTTGAAGGCATAGGTGTTTCTAGATTAGACAGTTCAGATATTGTTAGACACCCAATTATAGGAAAAATAATAGGCCGTTTGGATAGCTACGAAAATGAAAGTTCAAAATAGTAGATGTCTTGTATTAAATGCTGATTATACTCCACTTGGAATTATATGTTGGCAGAGAGCATTGGTGTGGTCTGTTCGTTATGAACATAGCTCATCCATGTCCATAGAAATTATTGACTTTTATAAAGACGATTGGATAGTAGGAACCAACAATAAGAAACACCCAATCCCAGCAGTAGTAAAAACTAACAGATATTTAAAGCTACATAATCAGTCTGTAAATTTTTCTCGTAAAAATCTTTTTATTAGAGATGATTATACCTGTCAATATTGTCATCAGAAAAAAGAAACAAATCAATTAACTTATGATCATGTTATTCCTAAATCTAAATGGCAAAATAAAAATACTAGCCCAACATGCTGGACTAATATTGTAACAGCATGTGTGGAGTGTAATAGGAAAAAGGCGAACAGAACACCAACTCAAGCCAATATGGCGCTTAAAACTTTGCCGTACCAGCCTTCCAAAAATTTTAAGTACTTGCCTGTGGTCGGACTACTGTTTAATATAAGATCGGATATTCCTAATGAATGGCAACCGTTTTTACCAGAAGCATACTTTTATAACTAGGATTCACTAAGATGAAATCAGGAGCTTTTCATATAAGTCCCAGTGCAGAACAACAAGAAAACAATACAAAATACTACGGACTAATCGACGAACATGACTTTTTAGACGATCAGGGCGATCCTAGAATCACAAAAGAAAATGATGGAAAAATTATGGCTAAGGCCATGCCGAATAAGCCATCTAAGCATATGACAAATACTCAAATGCAATATAGATTTTATGTCAGAACCGAACAAAATAATACTATTTATAATCCTGTGCCGATAGCTTCGTCTGTTAAGGACAAGAAACCTTTTCAGTTCATTAATAATGTGTGTAAAAACAATATGAACTTTAAAGAAGTTTCACAGTCCGTGTTTGATAAGTATCTAACTTTCTTAAAAACCAAAAATAATAGATGGTTAAATGCGGCACAAAGAGAAATAAAATAAAATGCCAACATACTCATATTCGTGTAATAAGTGCAATAGCTCTTTTGAGTTGTTTTTTTACATTAAAGACTACATTGAACAACCAAAGTGTCCGTCATGTAATTCGAAACAAACAAATAGGTGTTATATCGAAGACGTTTCAACCATAAATGCTTCTGTAAAAAAAGCAGACAGTGAACTTACTAGCCTAGGAGATTTAGCAAATAGGAATAGAGACAGAATGAGTGATGACCACAAACAGTTTTTATTCCAAAAGCACAACGAATATAGGGAGGATGCATCTAGTACTGATCTTCCTACCGGCATGTCAAGAATGAAGAAACACCCTAAGACAAAATGGACAGACAATGGAAAAACAACCACTAACAGACGAAGAACTCGATAAGCTAAAAAGTCTTTTATCAGATGACTCATACAATTTTTATGAAAGACAATTCAGAAATCAGTTAGATTTGTTTCCAGAACAGACTAAGTTGATCGATTGTCCTTTAGAGTTAACTCTAAATTTAAGTATTAATGTATTAGAGCAAGATGAAGAAGGCAAAAACGTAGGCTCTGCAGGGCTGAGTAATTATACTTATCATATACCAGTACCTAGTGGACAAGATCATCAAAAGTATATAGATGCTTTTATATCTCACTTTGAAAAAGCAATAGTAACAGCATCAGAACAAACAGAAGAAACATTAACACAAGAAAAGAACGATACCAATGGATAGCTTTATATTTCAACAAAAACCAGCGACCAATGTCGATTCTACGAATGAATTCTATACCTTACAGGGGATGGAAGATGTTGTAGACTCGGAACAAAACTGTAGACTAAACGACGAAACACCAAACAAAGTATTCGCCAAAAAGATATATCGTGCTGATAATACACATAGATTTTATATTAGGGTTAGCAATAACGGTAAACTCTATAATCCAGTATCTATCTATGGAGAAGAAAAAATTAATACATTTTTAGACAGAGTATGTAAAGACAGTATAAAGTTCAAAGAAGTAAATGAAAAAACCTTTAATCTTTATGTTGGTTTTTTAAACACTAAGAATATCGCATGGCTCAATAACGCCGAAAGAGAGGTTTCATAATGTCTGCTAGAATCACTAAAACACAAAAATATGCAATAATGTGGCTACATAGTCAAGGACAAGAGTCCGCATCAATAGCCAAAGAACTAGACGTAGATACCAAGTCGGTGGATCGTATTTTAGAAAAAACTACCAACACTAAGGGATCAGACAAAATTAAGACCACTTCAGAGGTAGTAGGTAAGACTTCTTCGAAAGAGTTAATGATCAGACACACATCATCAAAGAAAAATAATAGTGTAGCTATCATGACTAAAGAAGCATCAGAAGTAAATGATCATGCACGACCAACTAATACAGCTAATCCCAGAAATCAAAAACACATCTTTAAACCAAATGGGTGAACATGAGCAATAAGTACCCTTCGAAATACTCGAACGGTAAGCTCGTATCTGCTGCTCAATATATTACAGAGATAATATGCGAGAATAAAGCCAAGCTTACTGGTCAAGATTTGCATTATAGATTTTGGGCAAATAAAACATGGTCAGCATATTACAGGAATCAAATAGGCACGGCCAACAAGCTTCTGGAAAAGTATTCTGAAACAGCAATCGTTAGAGCTTTGAATACCAAGGAAGCTTCAAAAATTTATTCCTTACGTGCTCCTCACCTGAACCCTATTATAGAACAACAGGAGAAAATACTAGAATCTCAGAATAAGTCATTAACTCTTGAGTTTGACAGAAAAGAAGACAAGACTTATAAGACTAGCGATAATATTAAAAAGGGCATACTTTCTAAATTAAAGGATCTAGACGATGGCGCTTAAAGAAGATGTTAAAAAGAATTTTGGAGATAATGTGATGCTAACGGCAAATGCCGTTATTGATAAGTCCTTGATTACCATCCCAGTTAGTCCGGCATTAGACGTTGTACTAAATGGCGGCATCCCAGAAGGATCGTTTGTTATTTTTACAGGACAACCCAAATGTGGAAAAACAACGACCTCTTTAGATTTCTGTGCAACCGCACAAAAGAAAGAGTACGCTCACGGATCATTCAAAGAAGGTAGAGAAGTTTACTACCTCAATATAGAAGGTCGCTTAAAGAAAAGAGACTTAGAAGGAATACCCGGATTAAATCTAGAAAAATTCAACATTATTGGATCTCAAGAAGGTAAAATCTTACACGCAGAAGAATATCTTCAAATTGGAGAAAGAATCATTAATGAAATTCCGGGATCAGTAGTTATTATCGACTCATACTCTGCTCTGTGTACAGAAGCTGAAATTACTAGCGATATGGACAAGATGCAAAGAGCAGACGGAGCTAAGTTATTGGCTAAGTTTTGCAGGAAAGTCTCAAATGTTATTCCCGTTAATAGGAACGTAGTTATAGGCATTACTCACCAAATGGGTAATCCAGGAATGGGTCATAGTGAGTGGAAAGAAAAGAGTGGTCAAGCTATCGCCTATCAAACAGACATTAAAATTAAAGCCAACTATTTTAGTCCTTGGAACTTAAGTACCGACAGTCCTCAGATTGGTCAAGAAGTACATTGGCAAGTTATGTGTTCTGCTCTAGGTGCTCCTGGTGGTAAAATCACAAGCTATCTTAGATATGGTCAGGGAATTGATAAGCAGATGGAATTACTGACACTTGCTGTAGATTTGGGTCTTGTGTCAAAGGGTGGTGCATGGTATACTATGTCATCTGTTGAGGATAAGCCCAAATTTCAAGGTCTTGAGAAAACAAGACAGTATTTGGTTGATCATCCCGAAGTTTATGATGATTTATGGACAAAGGTCAAGGATACTATGGGAATCAAATGCAAGTAAAAGATCTAGACGGGAATTCTTGTAATTGGCAATTAATTGGTAATATTGCACATGGATCAGTTCAAAATAAGTCTAGTCTGCATTTACAGGCTAGAGAATTAATCCATACGTGTTTTCCTACTTTACAAGTTTTGGAAGAAATACCAGTTAATATCAGAAGATCAGAAACCCTTTATCTAGACTTTTATTTGCCACTAATTAAAAAATGCATAGAGGTTCATGGTGAACAACATTATAAGTTTAGTAGGTTTTTTCATAATAGTCCACTAGGATTTATCAGACATAAGAAAAGAGATCAGGAGAAGAAAGATTGGTGTGAATTAAATGGAATTGAATATATAGAATTACCATTTGATCAAATAGACCAATGGGAATCAAGGATAAAAAATGAATACTAAAGAACAAGTTAATGAATGGGATAGGATTCTTGACGAATATGAAAAAGGCCTTGGTCTGGGAACATATAGAGCAGATACTTTTCCAGAAGAAGAGCTTAACAGCTATTTTCAAATGAGTAGGGATGAGCTTGAAAAAACAACGCCAGAAGTTTGCGGAGAGATAGCTTATAGATTGGGACAATTTGCATTTCATGTTCAGAGATCTATAAATAGAGAACTATCCCGATTGAATTGGGCAGACGAGACCATAAAAGAGACAATAGCTGAAGACATTAATAATTATAAGGGATATGGTTATATTGAAAAGTCTTTTCAGGCCATTAAAAATAATGAGAAAGCATCAGCATTAAATAAGATTAAAAAGTACGCTAAACAAAGAAGCGATAGACTTCAATATTTGGCAAACAGTATTAAACATCTATCAGACATTATGTTATCTATCCAAAGGGCAAAGGTGAAAAATGGATCTTAATGATTTAGCTAAAAATCCAGAACAGCTTAAAAATTTAATTACTCTTCTTCAACAAATGCTGCCTACAACAGCAGAGGAGAATAATGAAGAACAGGGGTCCGAAGAGGAGTTTACAGCACCACTAAGGACCAAGGGTTCTAGACGTAAGACTAAACAAGCAAAGAATAAATTCGTTGATATGCCAGAGCGAGATATGCATAAAGACGATACTATTATTGATCAAAAATTAGCTAGATTTCCACCAGTTAGTAGAGCAAGACCATTTCAATTGGTGGAAGTTCGTTGTCGTGTTTGTGGCAAAACTGAGAAGGTAAGCCCCTCATTAGTTTTTGAGGGAGTAGATCGATATAAGTGTAATAACTGTTCAACGTCGTCGGGGTGAAAGGACATAAAATGATATTGTGTGATCCGTCAGCCGAAAGGGCTGTATTGGCCGGTATATGTAGGTTTGGTGAAGATGCTTATTTGGATATTGCAGACATTGTCCAGCCATCTACTTTTACCATAGATAGTAATGGCATTATATACTCTTGTTTAAAAACTTTGTGTGAACGGGACCATAAACCCACGATAGACATCCCATCCATTTTTTCTGTTGCACAAGAATTAAACTTTGGTCAAATATTAACAAAAAAAGAAGAAGCCCAGCATCTGAAGGCTATTCTTGATTTTCCTGTTAATCTGGAGAATGTTCGCAAGTTTGCGGCTAAAATTCGTAAGCTAGAAATTGCTAGACTATTAAGACAACAACTTGAAGCAGCACAAGACAAGATATTAGATATTAATGGTAGCGAACCAATAGCTTCTATATTAGGCATAGCAGAAGATGCTGTGTTTAATTTTTCTTCACTCCTTAGTGACACAGACAATCATCCTGTTTGTTTCGGCAATAACATAGATGAGTATCTGGTCGAATTAGAGGAAAAGAAGGTTGATCAAGTAGGTATATCCACAGGCTTTCCAATATACGATCAGTCCATTGGCGGAGGATTGCGAAAAGGCACGGTTAATGTAATCGCCGCTCGACCTAAGACTGGTAAAACTCTGTTGTCTGATAATATGGGGCAATATATAGCTAATACGGTAGGCATACCAGTATTAAATATGGATACGGAAATGAACAAAGAAGACCATATCCATCGAATTCTAGCAATGATGACGGAAACAGAAATTAACGATATAGAAACTGGCAGGTTTGCTGACTCCCCAGATAAGAAATCTAAGATAGTACAAGCCGCTAGTTGCCTAAAGAAAAGTAGATGGTTTCATAAGTCTATAGCAGGTAAAGCATTTGAAGAACAGCTAGCAGTTATGCGTAGATGGCTTTTGAAAGAGGTTGGACTCAATGATGACGGCACAGCTAAGGAGTGTGTGATATTCTATGATTATCTAAAGCTTATGGATAGCGCAGGCATGAGTCAAGACCTTAAAGAATATCAGGTCTTAGGTTTTATGATGACAGCACTACATAATTTTGCTGTTAGATATAAAGTTCCAATAGTGGCCTTTATTCAATTAAACAGAGATGGCATCACAAAAGAAAGCACCGACACCGCATCTGGGTCAGATCGTATTATATGGTTATGTAGTAATTTTTCAATTTTCAAACGCAAGTCTGACGAAGAAATTGCAGAGGATGGCCCAACAAATGGGAATAGGAAATTAGTACCGTTAATTAGTCGTCACGGCGGAGGCTTAGACGATAATGACTACATTAACTGTCATATGAAAGGTTGGTGTGCTAAAATTAGCGAAGGCCAGACCAGACTAGAACTAATGCATAACAATAAAGGCAATAACAAAGACGGATTTATTATAGATGACGAATCTAACAATGAAACAGCACAAATTCCATTTGAATGATCAAGCCAAATTAAAGATTGTCTGTGACGATTTATGTGATCGTATAGACGAGCTAATGGACCATTTTGGTTTAGAGTACACCTACAGTGGAAAACTTTTAACTATGAGTTGTCCCATTCATGGTGGAGACAATAAGTCTGCACTTAACTTATATCCTCAAGGTGATGTATATAGAGGTAATTGGAAATGTAGAACGCATGGGTGCGATAAATATTTCAAATCTTCCATCATAGGTTTAATTAGAGGTATTATATCTCACCAAAAATACAACTGGATCAAAGATGGAGACGATCACTGCTCGTTTCAAGAGGCCCTATCCTTTTGTCTTGCGTTCTTAAATAAAGACCTATCTGATATCAAGGTCTCAAAAATAGAAAGAGATAAAAAAGCATTTACTAGCACTATTAGATATATCAATCCAGAAAATACAATTAACCATGAAGGAATAACCCGTCAGCAAATCCGTAAAAATCTTGCCATACCAGCACAATACTATATAGATAGAAGTTATTCATCAGATATTTTGAGCAAATATGATGTAGGGCTATGTAATAGGGTCGGTAAGGAAATGTATAACCGCGTTGTTGTTCCTATCTATGATCATAAGCATCAATATATGGTTGGTTGCTCTGGTAGAAGTATTTTTGAAAAATGTAAAATTTGTTCATCTTTTCATAATCCAGAGGAAAAATGTCCATCAGAAGATAAAACAAGATTTTATTCAAAATGGAAGCACAGTGCAACATTCCAATCCCAGAATCACCTATACAATATATGGTTTGCAAAAAAGACTATTTTAGAAACTCATACGGTCATACTTGTAGAAAGTCCAGGCAATGTGTGGAGACTAGAAGAAGCTGGGATACACAATAGCGTAGCTATCTTTGGTTCTTCATTGAGCGATAGACAAAAAATGATCCTTGATGCATCCGGGGCGATGACTATCATAACTATGATGGACAATGACGAGGCTGGCAAGAAAGCTTCAGAAATAATTCGTCAAAAATGCTATAAAACATACAACGTTAAAAATATAGAATTTCCAACACAAGATGTTGGTGAGTTATCGGTAAATTACATTCAACAGAATATAGTCCCCTTACTAAAGTGAAATATGATTTTAGGAATTTCTGGCCGCAAACAGTCTGGCAAAAGCACAACAGGAAACTTTATTGTTTCTTCAAAACTAGCTGAATTAGGAATATCTCATAAGATAGATATAGACGCTGAAGGAAGAATAGTTGTTTCAGATTTGTTTGGAGATAGTAATTATGCTGGTATTTTAGATGTTTTTGTGAAGAGCAATGACTATATGATTCAGAAACTACATGAGGTTTTGGATCCCCATGTCAAAATTTATAGTTTTGCGGACCCTTTAAAACAAGATATTTGCATGAATATTCTGGGTTTAACCTATGAACAATGTTATGGGTCTGACGATGAGAAAAATGCATTAACAGATTTGACTTGGCCCGACTCAACTAATAGAATGTCGGCTAGAGACATTATGCAATATGTCGGCACCGATATTTTTCGTAAAATGAAATCAGATGTCTGGGTTTCTGCGACTATTAATAGAATTCAAAAAGAAAAACCTCAAATAGCCCTAATTACTGACTGTAGATTCCCTAACGAAGTATCTAGCATTAAAGATGCTGGGGGTTTAGTCATGAGGCTGACTCGCAATCCGTTTCGTTCCGATCATCTAAGCGAAACAATATTAGATGAATCTAATTATGATTGGTCTAATTTTGATTATGTATGCAATAATGACGAAATGAGCATATATGATCAGTGTACGGATATTCAAAAATTTTTACAGGAGACTCTACCATTATAAATATGTGCCGATAAAATACCTGGTGTATATTAATTAGTACACATAAGGAGTTTTATCGATGAAAAAAATATATGATATATCTAAGGAATATCTAGAAGAACACTATGTAAAACAACAAAAAAGTGCTGATGACATTTGTAAAGAATTAAATATTAAATCCAAGACAATAATATTTAGATTACTTAAAAAGTACAACATAAAACCCAATTCTAGAGAAGGCAAACCTTGTAAAAAAACAAAGAAATTTGGAGAAATACATCAATCGTATCTTTATTTACTAAAAGAGAGAGCAAATAGGAAAAATTTAAAATTCAATTTAAACGGTAAATATTTATGGAGGTTGTTTTTAAAACAGAATAGAAAATGCGCACTGTCTGGAATTGAGATAGTTTTTCCAAAAGCATGGGGAGCTAGATCTAAAACCCAAATTACCGCATCGTTGGACAGAGTAGATTCCAATAAGGGTTATATTGTTGGCAATGTACAATGGGTACACAAACAAATAAATACTATGAAAATGAATATGTCTGATGACGAATTTATCAACTTATGTAGAATGGTGACCAAAAATTATGATAGTGACCTACTTTAGAAGTTCTTCTTACAACACCCACAGTCTCTGCGAGCAGCAATATTTTCTTGAATACGTTTTAGGTTATCGTGGTCCATCAGGACAAAAAGCCGATAAAGGAACAATTGTTCATAAGGTTCTAGAAATTCTGGCCGTTATTAAAAAGGCGGAACAGGACGGTATTAATACCATAGATGATGATGTTATTGGAAAGCTAGATATATCTACATATAGTCTAAATACAATAATTGAAAAAGTCTATAAGTATTATACAGAAGCTAACTCCCATCACAAGTGGGCTTTAAAGGACTACAAAGACTGTCATGCATGGGTATATAAAGCTATTGAATTTAATGGTGGTATGTTCGACCCAAGAAACAGACACATTCTATGTCCAGAGCAGCACTTTGACATAGAAATTAAAAAACCCTGGTCAGCATACTCATATGACACTCCAGACGGCAAGCTGGAGGGCAACCTAGCCATCAAAGGAACGATAGATCTTATAACTCTGGTTGGCGATAATACAATAGAAATTGTAGACTGGAAAACAGGAAGAAGATTAGACTGGGCCACAGGCAAAGAAAAAACCCAAGAAAAACTAGAGCAAGATCCGCAGCTTAGAATTTATCATTATGCTATTAGTCATTTATATCCTAATATAGATCATATTATTTTTTCTATCTACTTCATCAATGACGGTGGTCCATTTTCTATATGTTTTGATAAGTCTGATTTACCAAAGACAGAAGAAATGCTTCGTCAAAAATTTGAGATAGTAAAGAACACAAGAAAGCCCAGATTAAATAAAAGCTGGATGTGTACAAAATTATGTCATTTTGGAAAAACAACATTTGATAATACCCACATAACGCCACAGATAGAATATAGAGAAAACCATACATGCAGTATGGGCTCAACTATGACCAAATGCGAACAAGTCAAACATGATATCGACTTGCACGGAATGAATGTTGTGGTAGAACAGTACAAAAACCAGAATCACTCCTTTGGAAAATATAAGGCGCCAGGAAGCACAGAATGAAAAACTACGTTCCACTTCATGCACACTCTCACTACAGTCTATTGGATGGCCTCAGCAAGCCTGTTAAAATGGCTGAAAGATGTTCAAAAATCGGTGTTAAATCTTGTGCTTTAACGGACCATGGCACAATAGCTGGTTCTGTTCAATTCTTTCAGGCAATGAAGTCTAAAGGAATAAAGCCTATTTTGGGCTGCGAGATTTATGTAAGTGAACAAGATTCTCATATTAAGACTAAAGAAAATAGTTCCTTAAGTCATTTCATATTATTGGCTAAAAACCTAAGTGGATGGAATGATCTTATAGCCATTATTTCTGAGTGTAATAAACCAGACAATTTTTATCATAAGCCGAGAATTAGCTTTGACAAATTAAGAGGCTTATTGAAAGGCAATATTCTTGGCTTTTCTGGACATTTGGGTTCTTGTTTAGCTGATGCCATAACAAAAGACAGAGACGATGCCATTAAAATAGGTACAGAACACATCGGCTTGATGAAGGATGTTTTTGGTGCTGAAAATTATTTTCTGGAAGCACAACTAATGGACAGAGAATTCACACCAGAACAAATTGAATTAACGGAAACTATACGCAGACTAGGCAAATTAACCAACACTAGAGTTATTTGTACTCCAGATGCTCATTATTGCGAGAAAGAAGATTCTGTAGACCAAAGAATATTGTTGTGTAGTAATCTAAAAATAACACTAACAGATATTAATAAGAAAATCTTAAATGGACAAGATGTTCCCATGGGTTGTTTCTTTAGGTCTGACAACTTTCATATCTTGTCTCCAGAAGAAATAGCAGAGCTACACACAGAAGAAGAAATAGAAAATACACTATATGTAGACGGCTTATGTGATAATTATGACATACTACACAAACCCATGTTACCTCCTTTTGAGTGTCCTGGTGGTATGAACCCAGACGCATATTTGAGAGAGCTATGCAGAAAAGGATGGAAAGAAAAAATAGCAAATAATATAGATAAAGAACTACAACAGTCTTATGTAGATAGAATTAAGTATGAACTAGAAATATTACAGGGTGCTGGATTATCTAGCTACTTTTTAATAGTGGGGGATATTGTAAATAAGGTTAGACATGAGCATTGGCTACCCGGCCCTGGCAGAGGATCCGCTGCCGGATGCTTGGTGTCGTTTTTAATAGGTATTACGTCTATTGATCCAATGAAATATAATTTGATTTTTGAAAGATTTTATAATGCTGGTAGAAATACCCAAGATCGCATCTCCATGCCAGATATTGACGTAGACGTTCCTATTGATAAAAGAGAAGAGATTATCAGCTATATTAAAAACAAGTATGGTTCAAGCAAGGTGTCTCAAATGATTACTTTCAATACCATGAAAGGAAGAGGAGCACTTAAGGAAGTATTAAGGGTCTATGGCAATGTTACATTCGACGAAATGAATCGTATTACAAAATTTATTCCAGACGAAGCTAAGATAGCAGACGAACTACAGGAAATGAAAGAAGATACGGGAGAAGCATCGATTATTCGCTGGGCACTAGAAAACAATGTTGACAACCTCAAGGAATGGTGTTATATTGATGAGGATGGTGCTTTGTCTGGTCCGCTGGCAAAAAGATTTGAACAGGCTATACGCTTAGAGGGAACTAAAGCTAATCAATCTAAACACGCTGCTGGCGTTGTCATCAGTAGCCAGGAATTGAGTGCCGTTTGTCCTATGGTTTACGATTCAAAAAACAAACAATGTATCGCTGGAATGGAAATGCAAGACTTAGAAGCCATCGGAGTTATTAAGTTCGATATTTTAGGCATAGCGTTATTGGATAAAATTATGCTTATTTCTGACCTAATGAAAGCCGGTGTATAATCTTCTGTGTAGAAACAGAAACCTTTATATCAAACCTTCTTTAAAAGGAGAATTATTATGGAAAAGAAATTCGGAGAAATAGCTGTAGGCGATAGATTTATATTAAATGGTGTCGAGTATGTCAAAACCCCCGACGTCAGAATTAGTTGCTGTCGTAGCGTCAATTGTCAGAGCGTGGGTAATCCAGACCAAAAAGAATTTATATCTGTAGAAACGGTGGTTAATATAAATGGCTAATTATCAAAAACTTTGTGTGTTCGATCTTGAAACCGATGGGGCTAATCCTGAAAAATGTAGTCCTGTCCAAATTGCGGCTGTAATGGTTGATCCATATAAATTAGAAATTATACCGGATTCAGAATTCAACATCTGTTTAAAACCAGAAGCATTGCAGCAAAATACAGAGTACGATTACAACGACAGTGATGTGCTAGACTTTCATGCCAAGGTTAAAGGAACATCAAAAGCCGAAGTGTTGAAAGAATGGCACGGTTATCAGCCTCAAGATCAGGGATGGAAGTTATTTGTTTCCTACTTAGAGCTATATCATACTCGATCAGAGAAAAAATCGTGTTTTACAGCACCTATTGCTGCTGGTTATAATATCAATAGATTTGATATGAAAATCATAGAAAGATTAAGTACGAAATATAATAACATAAACAAAGAGGGCAAGACCTCTCTTTTCTATCCTAGGGATGTTGCGGACATGATGAATGTCATGTTCTATTGGTTCGAAGGAAATAACGAGCTTAAAAACTATACCTTGGATCATGTTCGAGAATATTTTGGCATGTCTAAGGACGGGGCACACGACGCATTAAAAGATACCAAAGATACGGCCCAACTATTAATTAGATTTATGAGACTACATCGCAACCTATCTAACAAGATTAAGTTCAAAGGATCTTTTGTTTAATAATGTCAGAATATTTAACTTTCGAGTGTGGATGTAAATTCCCAGTACAGAAAACTTCTGATGGAGCAATTTCTGTATCTTTCTCTCCAAAAATCGAAGATATAGACCTTAACTGTTCTAAAACCTGGGATTTAATATCTGAGGGTAATACTAAAGGCTGTTTTCAGTTGGAGTCTAGATTGGGTCAATCTATGGCCAAGAAACTCAAGCCAGAAAATATAGAACAGCTTTCTGCTCTAATCAGTATCTTGAGACCGGGATGTTTGGAAGCTATTAGAGAAGGAAAGAGCGTTTCAAATCACTATATCGATAAAAAAAATGGACAGGAAAGTGTAGATTACTTTCATCCTAGTTTAGAGTCTGTACTCAGAACAACTTACGGTGAGATGATCTATCAAGAACAGGCTATGGAAATTGCTCAAACAATAGCTGGTTTTGATTTAAAAGAAGCAGACATGCTTAGAAAAGCCATTGGAAAAAAGAAGCCAGAAGAAATGGCTAAGGTTAAATCTAAGTTCCTAGAAGGAACAAAAAACAAGCAAATAGTTTCAGAAAATCAGGCAGAAGAGATTTTTAGTTGGATCGAAAAAAGCCAAAGATATAGCTTCAACAAGTCACATGCCGTATCATATGCCATTAATGGCTACTTATCAGCATATGCTAAAGCTCATTTTCCTAGAGTATTTTTTGCGTCATATTTAAGATTTGCTAAAGATAAAATTGATCCTCAGCAAGAGATAAAAGAACTAATAAGAAACGCTAATGAGATGGATATAAATATTTATATTCCTGATTTTAGAAATCTTAATGAGTTTTTTACAATCAAAGACAAGAACATATACTTTGGATTAACTGATATTAAAGGTGTTGGAGCTTCTGTCTATAAAAAGATTCTGGAGATTACAGAACCTCTTGATGTGACCTCTTTGTCTTGGTTGGAAACAACAACTAAGATTTTAATGAAGATTAATTCTACGGCAGCAAAAGCTCTTATATCTGCTGGGGCATTCGACTTCTTTAAGAAAAACAGAACCCAAATGTTATTTGAATATGAACTATTAAGTAATTTAACACAAAAAGAGCTAGAGCAATTTGACAAGATTATGGTTCCTCAAGAGACGCTCAAAAACAATATTATAAGACTAACAGAAATCGGTAAACTAAATAAAAACAGGAAAGACATTGTAATCAATTTAATTAAGTCAATAGACAATCCACCATATTCTCTAATAGATAAGATAGAATGGTTATCTGATACAGAGAGTGGTTTGCTGGGAACATCTATAACCTGTTCTAAGCTAGACACATACGACATCAGTATGACCAACATGGATTGTAAGGCATATAAGAATACCTATATAGACAAAAATATTATTCTGGCTGGTGAAATTACCAATATTAATATCGTAAAAACTAAAAAAGGTAAAAATCCTGGACAGGAAATGGCATTTGTTAGTGTCGAAGACAATAGTGGCATGTTAGACTCTGTTGTCTTTTTTCCAGAAAAGTGGACCGAATACAAGCACTATTTATTCGAAAGGAATATATTGATATTCGTCGGCAACAAAACCAAAAACAAAGATGCCTTTGTGGTAGAAAAATGTTTTATTCCAAAATCTTGACTTTCTGCCACCCCTCTAGTATTATACTGTGTTGTGTCTGATTACTTTTTGAACTGAACTAAGGAGAACATTGAATGAATATTACAATTCTAAGAGGAAACCTTGCTCGTGATCCAGAACTTCGCGTAGTCAATACTGGAGGAAAGCAAACTTCGGTAGTAAATTTTACTGTTGCAGTTTCTCGCGAATACACAAAGGCAAATGGAGAAAAGGACAAGGTTGCATCTTTCATTAATTGTGAAGCATGGGACACTGGAGCAGAGATCATCGGGTCGTCTTTCCAGAAGGGCGATTTGGTATTAGTGGAAGGATCACTTAGGAATGACACCTGGGAGAAAGACGGCGTTAAGCATAGTAGTCTAAAAGTAAGAGTAAACAACTTCTCAAAGATTACTAAGCTAAGTAAGGCAGCCAAGTCTCAGGCAGAAGAGAGTGAAGTAGTCAACTTCTAATCAAAAGAACTGTCAAAAATAGGGTGGGGGCTGGGTTATCTCGGCCCCCATTTTATTATCTTTACCAATATGAATAAAAATAAACTAAAAGTATTAATGTGTTCAGAAGCCAGTTTTTTAAGTTCTGGTTTTGCTGTTTATGCCAGAGAGCTTCTCTCTCGTCTTCATGCAACCCAAAAATATGAAATAGCTGAGTTTGCTTCTTATGGAACTGTCAACGATCCCAGAGACGGCTCCATCAAATGGAAATATTACGCTAATGCTGTAGGTCCAAATGATCCTAGGAGTTCTGATTATAACTCCAGAATAGATAATCAATTTGGCAGGTGGAGGTTTGAAAAGGTTTTGTTGGATTTTAAGCCTGATGTGGTAATTGACGTTAGAGATTATTGGATGAGCGCCTATCAAGCAATGTCCCCGTTAAGAAAATACTTTCATTGGATTCTTATGCCCACAGTCGATTCTGAACCACAGCAAGAGGCATGGCTAGACACGTATTTGTCTGCTGATGCCGTGTTTACTTATTCTGACTGGGGTGCCGAGGTATTAAAAAAACAAACCTCTGGAAAGATCAATTACATCGACACAGCCGCTCCAGGCGTTGATCTATCTATTTTTAAGCCACAGACCAAGGACTATAAGCTTGGACTTAAAAATAAACTTAATATACCATCAGATTCTATTATTTTAGGGTCTGTAATGAGAAACCAAAAAAGGAAACTAATCCCTGATCTCTTTTTATCTTTTAGAAATTTACTGGACATATTTGAAAAAGAATCTCCAGACATTGGTTCTAAATTATATCTATATCTGCACACCAGCTATCCAGACGCAGGGTGGGATATACCCGAACTCTTAAAGGAATATCGTATATCTAATAAGGTTCTATTAACTTACATTTGCAAACAATGTAAAAATTTCTATAGTAGAACATTTGCTGGCCCTGTAATCGGTTGTCCTCGTTGTGGGGAAATATCTTGCCAATTTACATCGGTTACTCAGGGTATCACATCCGAACAGCTATCAGACATATATAATCTATTTGATTGTTATATACAATACGCTATATGTGAAGGTGCTGGAATGCCACAAGTTGAGGCAGGGGCGTGTGGGCTTCCCATTTTTACTGTTGACTATAGTGCTATGATTGATATCATAGAAAAACTTAAAGCAACACCTATTAAGGTTAAGTCTAGATTTAAAGAACTAGAAACAAAAGCCATAAGAGTATACCCAGACAATGAAGATTTAGTAAAGAAACTTTATAAGTTCTTAAATTCTTCTAAGAAAGACAATCAACAACAATCTAATAATATTAGGAAGTTAACAACAAAATATTTTGATTGGGATATTTGTTTTAAAAAATGGGAATCTTATTTAGATACTTTAGATAAGAATGGATATAGGTCCAATTGGGATAGTCCCATGATCCATATGTCAAATGTAAAAACCCCAACCAAACACAATCCGCAAGATAATTTTGATTTGCTGATGTATATTTGTAATAACGTATTTCATAATCATAACATGATGTCTTCTATGATTTTATTGGGTATGCTTAAAGATATAGATTATGGTTTTATCCAATCTGGGTTGAATATTCAGCCATCGAACCTAGAAGATACTATGGAAACAATAAATACAATGATACATAATAATAACGCAACAGAGTCAGTTAGATTGAGTGGTCAAGTCTTTGATGATGACTATATCAGATATGCAAACATGAAAGGTTCCTCCATATGAATATCCTATATGTCGGACCATATCGTGTAGAAAATGACATTGGTATTGAGTCCCAGTCTCATATTCAAAATTTATTAGCCTCCAAACATACTGTTACAACCAGACCAATTTATACCAGTATTAATGACCCAACAATAAAACTAGATATTCTACCTTGTGAATCACGAATATGTGACTCTTATGATGTTCTAATACAGCATGCTCCTGTTGATTGGCTTCAACCTCATCAGGGCTTTGTTACAAATATCGCAATACCGATATTGGGTCCAGCTCTGATTCTCAGAGAATGCCAAGTATCTTCATTGAAGCGATTTAATAAAATCCTCGTAGCTAACACACAAGATGAAGTAAGACTTGTTAGATCTGGTTTAGGCGACTCTATTACTAGAATATCCTACCCCATTCTTCCTTCATCGGTAAGCGATATTAAAGATCAGAAAATTGATTTTGGGGTTCATAATAAGTCACTTAAATTCTATTTTTTTGGCAATATGCATACAGATGCAGATATTATTCAAAAAATACTTGTTAGTTTTTATACCGCATTTAGGGGAAACTTCGGGAGAAGCCTAATACTGTTATTGGATAATGTAACAAATAAAGACAAACAACAATTTATGGAAATAATTAATTCTATTAAACAACAGCTGAAAATACACAAATATCCTAAAAGCACAACAGAGTATGTTATGTTTAAGTCGTTATCTTTTCAAGAAAAATTAATGATCCACAATACATGTGATGTTTTTCTAAGTCTTAATTCGACTACTAAGTCAACCATCCAAGAAGAACATGCAAAATACCTAAATAATGTTATTATTAATACAGAAAACCTAGAGACAGTCTCTGTACCAAGAATTACAAATGAGGATTTTGAGCCAAATGAACGAGTTGATTCTATTATTACAGAATCCCTTGTTGAACAAATAAAACTGGCTTCCATGATTGACCCAAAATCTCAGAAATATACCACCCCCAATACAAACTATCTAGCCAACATAATATGAGCGTTTATCCTAATCATAATATCATTGACAGTGTTTATAGAAATTATAAGAAACTAAAGCCTAGTGTTGTTATAAATGCTCAGAATAGTATCTTTGCATCTACATTAATAAATCACACTAATGACTATTCTTTTGTAGCAATCAAAAATTCAAAAGAAATGTCAAATCTCTGTAATTTATTTAATATAAACGCATATATAACATCCGACTATCTTAGTCATTCACAAGAAAGAGATATATATCAACAGTATCATATCAAAGAAATTCTTTTATTAATAGATAGCCCAATGGTGTTGCTTAAAAAAGAAGATCTGATTTTATTAAGAGACAGACTTAACGACGTTAACAAAATAGTGGTGGGTAGCCAAATAGCATCATCTTGGGACTTCCTTAAAGAAATTGGAACTATTGATCCGGGAATACCAAAATACTCACTAAATACAGAACCTAGAAAATCAGTTATCGTTATTAGCGATAGTTCTAATGTCTCAAAAAGAATATGCAAAATATTATATGAGCACTATCCTGATATGAAAATATGCAAAACTTTTGATGACTATAACGAATCCATGAACGATCTTAATTCTTATAAGGTGTGTGTTAATTTAAATACCCCAATAGATAGTCTATATGGTCTATATGCGGGGTGTCACGTTATATCTAATAAGTCTTTATATGATCATGAAACGATTTATGAGAACATAGAACACATCCCACAACTGATCAAACAAAAAACAGAAACTTTTGATATCCAAGAACAAAAAGATGTTCATTATTCTTTGGAACAAAAGTATGATTTGCAAAAATTTGCTGCTAATATGAGTAATTTAATGTATAAATATATCAAGGAGCCTTTTTATATATGAGTAGAAATATTGCAATATGTATTGACAAGTCGGCATTTAGAGCTATTGATGGATTTAATAGTGTTGACATAAATAATTTAGGTAATATAATAAACTATTCAGTGGGCGCTCTTGTGATTGACCATTTAAATATCATCGATGATGATGATATTCCTATGTTATGGCAGGAGATTAGCAGCAAGATGGCTGTTGGTGGACAAATAGTGATGAGATTTATTGACGCCAAAGTACTAGCTCAAAAATTTGTTGATAATATCATTGGAGATAAGGAATTTATGAACTATATTTCTATCTTAAAATCTGTATTAACAGTAGATAAAATCTATAATCAAATAGGCTCAGATTTCATAGTTACCGATACGGACAGATCAGAGATTTATACAACCATTAAAGTGCTGAGAAATAGTATATCATGATAACGAACACAAACTGCAAAAAGTGCTTATTTGCCAATAAAGCTAGTTCTGATACTCCATGCGAACATAATATTATTGAACACATTAAAGGACATAAGAAAACTAGCATAGTAGATGACTTCTATGTCATAGAAGAATATATGTGTAGGATGGGTTTTAACAAAGACGTATTTGAAAAAAATAAAGATAATGTTTCTATAGACGTTATCAAACAAGAAATAATTAATAAAGCGTGTATGGGATACTATGCAGTGATAGATATAACCACACTAGATCCAGCTGGGGTTTCTCGTCTTTGCGAAACCTTAATAGGACTATCTATCAAGCCTAAATTTGTATCTTTTTTGCTTTTTCCAGATGATAGCAATAAAGAAAAAATTCTAGCACTAAAAAATCAAATAGGCGATCATTTTATGTGGAAAGCACATAGTTTTATAAGTGAAATATCTTTCGATGATGCTTTGAATGTTGCTTTAGATACTAATGTTGGAAAAAATAATACTAGTTTTTTATTAATCTACGATGCTAAAAATATAGCAGAGTTGGACGAGGATATTAATGAGCTTAATAGTCATATAGTCATATTGCAAACATTATTTCATTATGCAAAGAAAAAGAAAGCCGATGGTCTTGGCGGGTTGTTCATGACTTTTAGCAATTACAATATTTGTAGATCTATCAATAAAAATATAGAGCAAGCACTATCCACAATCCCGGAAGCTATTGTATTAGAATATGGCAATCATTGAACCTATTCACGCTCTTATTATAGCGTCCGAAGTAACAAAAGGCATGAAGTCTATAGGATCAAAGTCCTTATTGAGGATTAAGAACTCTGTACTTGTAATAGAACACCAAATACAAGAATTAAAAAGACAACACAAGAACATAGACATTACAGTTGCTACGGGATTTGAATCTGAAAAGATGTTGAAAATACTCGATGAATATAATGTCAAATTCTTACATAATCAAAAATATCAAACCACAAATCAGACAAAATCCATTATTGACTATATTAATACTCATATTCCGAATAAGTTATTAGTAATCAGTAGTGGCATATTATTTAAAAGTCGTTTCTTAACATCAGGTCAAGACTCTTGTATATTTATGTTAGACAAGCCAAAGTCAGACTTCACAATAGGCTGCAACATGAAGGATGATTCAGTTTATTTATTTTATGATCTTCCACAAAGATGGTCTGAATGTGCCATGCTAAACTCTCAAGATCTTAATGTATTAAAGAAAATTGCTAAAGACAAAAATTTAGATCAATTATATTTATTCGAAATCATGAACTTATTATCTGATGTTGGGTCTAAGATCAATAAGATTAATATATCTAAGCAACAAATCATGAAAATTGCCAACATAAAAGATTTATCAAAAGCTAGGAGTTTTGTATAGTGAATATTTTTGTGCAAAAACAGGATAGTAAATTTATTAACAACATTATTTTAACCCTAAGACATATGGGGATTGATGTTATATCAACAGACATAAATAATGATCTATATAAAATATATCATAATCATCAATTTTCAATCGGTATATTTTTAGCTTCAAAATTTAATAACGAAACAGCTCAGTTTGTATCCGAATTTTATTCGAAACAAGTGAAGTCTATTATTTATCATGATATTGATAATACGGATGTTATGAGTGATTTTAGTAGAGCCGCTCATCACCTGTCCCATAATGCTTATGAGAATACTACTACTATTCCTAAGATGATAAACAATCATCTCTATAAAAATTTGGGTTTGGTTCGTAGAAAATCTGCGTATGCATTATTCTTAGATCATAGGAAAAATATTCCAGATAATATAATAGATATTCTATATCCTAATACTAAACTGCATATTAATATGTTTAATAGCGAACATGTGTCTCATCATCAGAACTTAGGCAAAGTGTCTGAGATAGATAAAGCCAATATTCTTAATTCGTATGAATTCTTTATTGATATAAACGGAGACTATTCCGCAGAAGCTGTAGAATGCGGCGCTAAGCTAATTTCTGTAGATCAGATAAAGCTAGGCAAAAAAACAAAAATAACCAATAAAATAGATCCCACAATAACAACATACGAAACCTTTATTAGGTCTAATTTACTATGAATGCAACACAAAAAGATTACGGATTTATATTACTAAAATTAGAAGATGGCCCAACCTTTGATAAGGTAATAGATAATATAGAGACCATAGCTTCACATAAGCCATATAATCAAATATGTATTTTTAATAGCTCAAATGATAGAATACAATCCCATACTGTTCCAGTTCTTCATTTAAATCAATCCAGATTTTTCTTTGGTAATTTGTTTCTATTTGATATACAGTCCGCCATGATTAGTCAATCTTATCCTAATATTCACAAGAGATATTTATATGTCACGAATGTACCTTGGGAACAAAACCTTGAGGGCGATTATAAGGAATGGAAGAATGTATTCGATGTAGAAAATCTAGAAATTATTGCACAAAACCAACACATAGCAGATATTTATGAGATATGTTGGAAAAAACCCATTTTAGTAGCGGAGGATTTTACATATGAGCAAATCAAAAACATCCTGGAATAATTTATCAAAAGGCGATAAGTCCGATATTCTCAACGAGCTATATATTAAACAAAAAAAGAGTTTTGCAGATATAGCCTTGTTGTATGATACATATCCCAACAAAATTAGACGTGAAACAGTGTCATTAAATATTCAGATTAGGAACAAGTCAGAAGCTCAAAAAAACGCTCTGAAAACAGGCAAACATAAGCACCCAACTAAAGGAACCCAAAGACCAGAAGAGACAAAAAACAAAATAGGCACAGGGGTGATGAAGGCTTGGGAGTCCTTGGATGGGCCAGAGCTAGAACAGCGACGAACAAAAGCAAAAGAGGCGTGGCTTAAACTAGACGACGATGAGAAGATCAGACTAACACAATTAGCCAATCAGGCTGTAAGAAAAACTTCTAAGGTTGGGTCTAAGCTAGAAAAATATATGCTTGAATATCTTTTGAAAAAGAATCTCAAAGTAGAATTTCATAAAGAGCAAATCCTATCAAATACCAAGTTGCAGATAGACCTGTTTCTTCCTAACATGGGTATAGCTATAGAAATTGATGGGCCGTCTCACTTCTTGCCAGTATGGGGCGAAGACGCTCTTCAAAAGAACATTAATTATGATCAGAAAAAGCAAGGACTAATATTAGGAAAAGGTCTGACTTTAATTAGGATCAAACAGACCAAAGATTTTTCTAAAACCAGAGCACAAAGAATTTGTGATAATTTATCTTTGCTATTGGACAGCATATCCAAAACTAAGACTCAAACAAAAAACTTTTTAATAGAGGATTGATAATGGTCAAAAACAAGAAAGAAGAAACTAAAGTGGAAGAGATTACAACAGAAGTTAAGAAGACTGTAACACCTAATGATCTCGATTGGACTGATCATGTGCTAAGTTTACTAAGTGATGATGAAAAAATTAGTGGCAATCCCACAACAGATGGACTAAGGCGTATTTTTGAAGTTGCTCTTAATTGTAGGGTAATGTCGTCAACTACCCATATCGCCCAATCCCCTGAGCCAAATAATGAAAAAAGAGCTACTGTAGTCCACTCCCTGACATACTTTTTAAATAATGGCACCACGGACATGCCAGAATTAAATACTGTGACTGTGGATGGTGCTGCTGACGTTTATTGGGGTAATTGTGACAAGGTATATCGTAATCATCCGGTGGCTGTTGCAGAAACCAGGGCTGAAGGTAGGGCTCTTAGACGAGCACTAAAGCTAAGGAAAGTAGTAGCAGCAGAAGAATTATCCAAGGATATTGAGGATCATCCTGATCAGGACTCGGTATCTAAAATTACAAATAATCAGATAAATTTCATTGACGTTATGGCCAAAAGACTTAATATAAACGTAACGAAGCTTCTGGAACAAAACAATCTAGAATCTAAGAATATCTATGTTTTGTCTCATGAAGACGCAGTATCTATAATTAGACTACTGTCTTCGTATCAGCAAAATATGGGTAATATTGCTGATAATATTTTAGGCTATATTAATGAATGGAAATAATTATGAAAGTTGTATATAAAGCTAATGAAAGACTACAATTTGAACTAGAGGGCTCTGGACAAAAAGAAGTATTTAAAGAACTGGCTATGATCCAGGAAATCTTCTCTGAGGAAAAGTGTGGAGTCTGTGGCTGTACTAACATAAAGTTCGTAGTAAGAAATGTAGACGCTAATGATTACTATGAGCTAAGATGCACAGACTCTAAGTGTGGGGCCACGCTTTCTTTTGGTCAACACAAAAAGGGTGGAACATTATTTCCCAAGCGTAAAGATGATGAAAATGCCTATCTACCAAATAAGGGATGGCATAAATATACCGGCAAAAAAGATTAGACTATATCTTAGGTGGTAATTTACTTCCTTGTGTAAATCTGGTAATTCTTTGATTTATTGATTTTGGATCTTTAGTGGTATTTCTTAATATCTCTCCAGCCGATCTAAATTTACTAAGATTATATATCTGTCCTTTTTGTGGTACCATATAATTTAATAATGGATCAGGATTATAATAATCGTTATAGGCATATGTAAGCGAAGGAAGTTCTTCAAACCAAGCTGGTTTATCCATCCTAAAAAAGCCAAAGCCATCCATCAGATCGTTATAGTCTTCTGGCATTGGTGGGATAATTGGTGTTATTTGACCTCCCAAAGCTTCATAAATACCTTTATAGTATAGACCAAAACCTCCTTTCCAATTCCTAACAATTGTATCTATTTCTATATATAAGGTAGTTTTTAACATGTTTTTAGTTTCTGTGTTTAATGTCTCATCAGTATCAATAATGCTTATCTGTTTGTAAATTGGTATCAACGGAGCTTTAGCAGCTTCGTAGATGCCCTTAAAATTAATCGCAACGTCAAAATAATATGTGGTATCATCTGAGTTTAATTCTGGCCCTATGGGTACCCATTGACCACTATAGTATCTAAATATAGCATAAAATCCAGAAGATAATATTGTTATCCTAAAAGGATACTTAATAATCTCTTCGTTTAGATGATTAGTTCTACGATCAGTGAAATATACATGTTCGAACAAGTCTATTATACGATCTTCAGAATAGAATTCACGATCATATCGTTCAAGATCCAAAGGATTGTATTGAACTGGAGCTTTGTGAATATATTCGTATCTAACTTCGGTGGGTAGTCTTGGTAATTGTTCAACAGATTTCTTCACGGCCCATGTTGCTACAAGAGTATTATTTTCTTGATCCAAGATGTTGATAAAATTGGTTTTAAGATTAACGGCTTCCTGTAATTTCAAGAAAGCCTGATCTTCATTATAAGCTACCACAATAGTGCTTGTATTTTTACCTATTTCGTATTTATATTTTGGTTTAAAATTAAATGTTAGCCAATCCCACTCCCTTCCTATATAATATTCGTTATACAAATAATACTCTATTTTAAATCTATATTTAATAGCAAAATATTTTTCATAATTAACTCCATATAAAAGATAGCTCATATCGTCATCGTCATTATTTGACTCAGACATGGTAGAAAAATAATTAGTTCGTGATAGATTAGTATTGATTTGGTTAAGAGATTGTGCAGAGTTTAAGAAATTGATGGTTTCTTGTTCCTCAATGCCTGCACCGGGTTCAGAATAATACTCATACGGAATCCATTCCCAATCCTCTTTAGTATCAAGGAAGAGAGTGTTTTTATTTTCTATGCCATCACTACTACCAAAAAAAGATCTATATCTCATTTCATTTGCTACTTGATAATATGGGGGTAGTCCTGTAAATATTCCGGAAGAATCTACGCAATGCCAACAAGTAAAGTTATTAGCAATTTGACCAACAGAACTTGGGGGTCTGCTAGATTTAACTAAACTACCGTTTCTATTGTAGATATACTTATCAAAGCTATCTGAATCTATGCTCTTTAATTTACGGGGAATATTTCTAAATTTTAAGTATATCGTATTTTGATTATCCAGGTCTATTCTGTCTTTAATTTTCCCAGTTCTAAGGTCAGAAGTCCCACTAGGTCTTATGTAAGTTTCTTCTGTAATAACTAACATATCCTTAGAGCTATCTAGTCTAGAAATCATTAGTTTTTTACTATCTCCACTATCTCCTAAACTGCCATATTTGAAAGTTTCATCTATACCACTCCCCCAAACAATTCCAGTAGACCATTCTTTTTTGGATTCTGATATGGTCGTGTCTCCCATTTTATAACTATATATCAAGCCCTGAGTATCCATATATACTCCGCTCATATTATGAACACCACTGGGGATGCCAAGAAATGATGTTTGTGGCACTATATGAGAAGCAGAATCTGAGGTTATTCCTTCATTAAATACCTCGGATATAGGAACAGCCCTCATTCTAATCTCTTTTAGTACTTTAACAGATAGCTCGTCATTAAGTCTGCATTGTTGTTCCGGATCTATGTGGATCCAATAGCGGTATGGATTAATAGCATAATTAATAGAGGTACTCCCGTCTGTGCCGGATGAAACAATACCAGAAACATATGGTATAAAACCATCCGCTGTTGATGGTAACGACAAGGCTATTTCTATGTTCTTTCTTTCTGCTTCCAGCACCTTTATTTTCTGATAGGTTGATGTTTTTGGACATGTACCCTCACTGTAGTCTGTAAAACAGCTTAAGGGGTCTGGGTCCAAAGAATAGTATTCAGCATATGATCCTGGAATAATGCCAGTAGATAATAAGCTCAAGCGATTCGATAAATTTGTTAAATTACCAGAAGAAAAATATACTGGTATTATTTTATTGAGATCATTTTCTATATGTAGAGAGCCACTGGCAGGGATGCCGGTCCCCTTTAATTTATCTGATTTAATTTCCATAAACTGCTTGTCTGACCAATCATTAGCCAAAAGACTATTTTGAATCCTATATCTTTCATTGTTGTCTACAGTATTGATAACATTACTAGATATTGGCTTGCTCAGAAATTGCTCAAGTGTGTACGAGTATCCTTTTAGTAGATTGACACCAACATCTCCACCACTATAGGCAATGGTGGTGGTCTGTATGCTAGAGCCGCCGTTTGTATCTGGCATGTCTCCTTTTAAAAATACTCGATTGAATTTATACTTATCATTTGATTCATTATTTAATAATTTGTTTGTCTCTAACAATTCGCTATTCTTAAAAGACATCTTATATAATATGTCTGGATCCAGAATATCCGATCCTGAATTCATAGATCCTTCTCCATATGCAGATACAAAATTTAATGGATTAAGATCTTCTGCTTTTTGGTTTTTGGTTTTAGCCAACATCCACTTATTGTTTTCATTAGCATTGGGATATGAAAAATTCTTTTTATAAAGCCACAATACATTGGCATTATTCATGTCTTTTGAAATGGTTCCATCTTGAGCTACTGATATGTTTAATGTTAATACGGTTTTAACCCCTGTTGTTGTTTGTATATAAGACTTTTGAGAAATAGTAGCATTTGAATTGCCGTCCTTGGTATTTAAAGTGATAGACTCGTTTTTATCAAAAAAGTGATAAGCTCTAATACCATCAATCAAAATATGTTTTTGGTCGCTAAGAGAGCTAGCATTAAAACCACTACTAATATTATTATATCTTAAAAAATGAGAAGACGTAATTGATGGAACTTTAATCCAGCTATTTGGGGTAATAACATAATATCCATTATCGGCATTTGTGTTTTGTCCGTTTAGCAGGACCATGTCTCCTTCTACAAATCCATCTTGTTCTCCTGTTAGGGACGAAACATTGCTATTATAGGTGTAGATGACCGGGGCTAAATCTAAATCGGCATAATTTCTAATTAAATCATACTTAAAATTAGATATACCAGGAATAATATTATTATATAGTTTGATATAATCATATTCTTGTTTTTGAACTACAAAAGAGTTAAACATATTAAAAATAGGAACCTCTAGAGTATACCAATAATTCTGATCTTGACTTATGCAAACTATGGCTTTGTCTGGTAATCCAAAAAATTTACTACTATAAACAGGTTTGTAAAATTGAGAATCTTGCGTGTCTGTTTGATCTAATAGTTTTGTTTCGATAAAAAAGTTAATAATAGGATCTGATCTGCCACCTCTTTCGTATAATGCTTGTAAAGCATAAATACCCATCAATGCTCCAACAGCACCAAAACTACCACCTCCCATCACCATAGCACTAGTAAGTACATATTGCATGGCGCCTAAGCTAACGGTCCTCAGATTTTCATCGCCTGTTGGTCTCATATATGACCAGTTTTTCCCAGCAACGACATCATCATAAGAACACTGATTGATGTTAGCTAAATGATAATAAGGAGCATTAGAATGGACTATCGGCATTAAATATGAATTAGGCTGGAAATCTCCAATAAAATTATAGCCACCAATAGCAGAAGATGGTAGTCCATCGTATATGTGGCTAGTATAATTGATTTTACCTAAAACATCAGAATTGGGAAATTGAGGCGCATCAGAAGTATCTATCTTCAACTCCCAACTACATAAGCTATTATTCGTCGTATTGGATTGATTAAAGTTTTCAGTAGTTTTTCCAGTTAATATAAGATTATTAATCAATAAATTATCCATAATCTTATTGGAATATTCCATAGGATTAACGAAGCCAACATTTAAACTAAACACCATATCCTTTAATGGTTTGTCTTTAAACTTTAATAGACATCCGCTTGTATTAATTTGATTATTTTTTATATTAGCTATATAAAGTTCTGAATTTAAATCATCATACCCATTGGCATATAGTGTTGGCTGTATAGATCCGCCATTGCTAATAGGAATAATGCCTCTATATTGAGTGGATATGTTATGATTTTGTGAACTAGTAGAGATCGCCTTATCTGCATTATCAGAAAAAGTTAGACTAAAATTGGGCTCATAATTTGAGATATGCTCTTGATTCAATAAATACACCCTGTCAGTATTAGGAGCAGTGCTAGAATTCATAGTAGTCAGCGCACTGTGATAACTATATAAAGATGAATTACCTGAAAAATCTGATATGGTCTTATGCTGTAATAAATCTATAGAAGGAGACGAGCCAGTAGAACTTGTTATATCGAGCCAAACTATTAGTTCTTTAGGATTTACGTAATTTAAAAAATTCAGTTTAATGTCTATATTTTTGATATACAGATTATTCACTATACCTGTACTTGGAAATGCATACTCTATTTGTGACAATCCTCCACAAGAATTACTATAATCGTACATTGAAGTCCATGAGTCTTCAGAATTATTTATTACAAAATTAGAATCTAGCTTAGGATCATTATAGTTTTTATAACCATAGTTATTAAGATATTGCTGAGAAGAATCAGTAGCATTTTCTAAAATTTTAATGTTACTGGTATAAAAATTTAAAGTATTATCGCTCGAAGGCTTTAAAGAGAAAAAACCGTTTCCCTTAAATACGAAACTTTTTTGTTTATTAAGGTCGCTAGTAGTAACCAAAGACTTTCCTTTTAGATTGGTATCGTCAGTAATTTTAAAGCCATTAACGGGATCAAAAAATCCTTTGTAAAAAATGTTAGCATCGGAATTAGTGGGTTTTACTTCTTTAAGAAAACAATAGATATTCGGAGGATCTACAATATCGTTACGTTTTTGCAGAAGTGGGAGGGGCTTATTTTTGTCGTGCATAGGCATTTTAATGCCAATAGTATCAATTTTTGCTTCATTATATCCGCCATAAGGCAATACCCTAGGAGCTAATGCCGTAGAAACAGAGGAAGGCTGAGATAGTGTTTCTGTTTTAGAAAATATTTCACCATTATTATTAAAGTGAGTTAAATTATACTGAGCCCCATTATCTCTACTAAAATTGCTGGAACCCAAAACTGGTAAAAATGGACTTCTGGGATCTCTATATATTTTTTCTTCATAAAAAGAACAACACTGACTATATTTAGAACCTTTATATCTAGCATGTTCTATATTTATGCCATCAAGCAATAGTTTTGTATCACCGGCCGACATAGAAAATGTTAATTTTAGATCAGCATCTGTTTGAATAGGAGCAAAGTTAGTTGGTTTAGGTATGTCTATTTTTATGTCTGTTAATCTAAATGTATCTAATAAGCCAAAACTACTAGTAGATTTCATAGTGTAATTATCTTTAATGTAGTGGTCAGTATCCACTATCCATGCTAAGCCATGCTTATTAAATCCTAGTTTGCGAGGAATAGAATTGATGATTTTATTATTTGTTGAGGCTGTTCCAGGTAAGGAAACTGGACCAGAAAAGTTCTCATCTGTGGTAACAAATACTTCATCAGACTCTACAATCCCCTCAACATTTCTTGTACATCTTAAGCCATAAGTTCCAGCTTGTCTAACATAAATATCCGGATTATAGTCAGTAGAAGTTTTATATCTTAAAACTCTGAACCGATCTCTATTATAGTCTGTGAATCTTAAGCATTTTGGCCCAGAAATTTGCTCCCAATAATATGTGCCATCTACATCGCCATTAGGATTGATATCTCTAAAATAGATTTCCGGAGCAACAAATTCTTTGTATAAGTTATTATTTAATGCAAATGGGGTGGGATTATATCTTGTTATTCCTATATCTGCTAAGGGTACAATTCCCGTTTGATTAAATCCAGTAACAGATATATTTATAATTGATCCTGTTGTAGAAATATCAGTTGAATATGAAATATTTCCTATGTCTGCTTTAAAATTATTATACAGTATGGTGCTGTTGCTTATAGATTTTGATGCAACCGTCACGCTACTTAGTCCCAGTAGAGCGTGTGGCCCATTTGATAATTTAGACTTATATTTTAGACTTAAATTATTATCTATGTATAGTTGCGCTCCGTACTTAGTTAAAAGTTTTTTTGCCAAGTCTGCATTATTGTTGATATAGTTATTTTTAAGGGTCTGCTTACTAGAATGACTTGACAACAAATTATATGATTTATATTCTGTTGCGATAGTATTTAATACGGCTTTTAGCGCTGTTATTTCTGCTGATGCAGAGGTCTGTGCCGTATTTATGTATGTTTGTACAGCGTCGTGAATTGTTTTACTAGAAAGAATATTGACGGTTGTTCTGTCTATTAATGGAAAAGTACTCAAAAAGTAACAGAGTTTCTGCAGTAGGGTGCTTTTGGCTTTGGTTAATCCTGTACTCAAAGATCTTACTATTCTTAGAGTCAATATATCATATATTTCCCTATAAATAGGCATTAATAATGGAGACAAATATGTTTTAGAAGGTAAAGATTGGGATCTGTACTTATTTTTATTGACCTCGCTATCAAAATAAGAAAAAACCTCTCCGTCGCTAATCCATAAAGAACATTCCGAACCATTAGAAGTAAATGGATTATTATTAATTACTGAGAATGTATTGGTTTTAATGTCAAAACTAGCGCATTTATTTAGATAAAATTTATCATAATCTGCCCAAAAGGTAGTACCTGTACCAGTAATATTATTACTGGATTTATTTAGTATCTTTAAGGTATTATTGTCAATCTTCATAAGCTCTGTTGTTGTGCTTATTAGGGGTGTGGTATCTATTAGAGTTGGAGGAAAAGACTCGCCACTAGGTATAGTGTCAGTATATGTCAAAGAAGATGTTGATTTAATCAGTGTTCCATTGGGAATATCTGTCAAAAGATAAGTGGAACTTGATGGTATATCGTTGGGTTTGTACCAAAATAATAGTCCATATTCTGCATATGCTGTTGGAATAATAGATGTAATATACCAATTTGTCACCATATTAGCAGATGAGGCATTCCCATTTGTATCTAATATGTCCCAGTTTTTAAACGAAGCTGGGAAGGATAGTGCTGACTCAATACCAAGTATAGTATTGGTGATATTTTGTTTATTAAAGAGAGGCTTATTAGATACATAATTTTCATTTGACACTATAGCGGGAGTCCATACTCCAGCAGTAGAGCCACTTTCAATAAAAGAGTTGATATTAGAACTACTAATAGAAATTGTGCTATTACTAGTCGAGCCAACATATCTCATGTATGTAGAAGAGCTATCTTGATCAATAGTATAATCTACTAGGTCATGACACAATAATGAATTATAGATAATGCAATTTTTTTTATTGTTTATGGTATACATTTATATTACTTGCTGGTAGTCAATGTCCATTTACCATTGATATATGTGAATAGTCCTGCTCCTCCGGCTGTTGATAAACCGAAGGGATTTTCGTAGCTAATTACCATAGTCGGATAATTTTCTCCCCTTCTCTTGCCTTGAACATAAGACATTTCTATGCTAGCTTGAGTAGTTCCAGGAACCAAAGTTCCTTTAACTATATATGTTGGTTTACTTATTGGCTCATAAAAACCGAATTCATTATCGTATCGACATAAGATTTTAGCTCCTCTAGGAGCGGTATACCCACAACGATCTTTAACAAAAACCAATCTTCTAGCACCAGAAGGCATGGGTTGTGCCGAAAAATCTAAGTCGTCCAAAAATCCTCTGGCTGGGTAGGTCTCATCTAAATCGTTGTGCTTAGTTAAGTCTTCTTCCAGTGTTATATGCATCATCTTATAGGGGGTTGGGGTATTTGCCGTCCAGACTTTTCTAGATTCGTCCCATCTTAGATCTATTGGACCAACAGGCCATAATTCCGGATGTTCTCCCCAATTCAAATAAAATTCCTTTAGTTTTTGTTTGGGTGTCCATTTACCCCCTATATCCTTTTGTGTTTTACTAACAATCGATCCTTTGTATGTTGCTAGGGGCTCAATACCAGCACGCGTTAAATCGTCTTTATAGACCACCTTTTGAACAGGGGATGTTGCTGTAACAGTACCAGTATTGTATCCGACTGTATTTTGTATATTTAAATTTAAAGCTTTTATCATTTCTGCTGATACATCAGTGTTAGAAGTTAAAACAAATACATCCCCAACAGATAATTTATCCCAAGTTGTAGCGGTTTCTAACGTTCTAGTAACGGCAAATCGTTTAGGCCTACCACGTTCATCAACCTCAAGAGGCTCGTCAGCAGCATTAGGTACGGGATATCCTTCTTGATCATATCCCCAGCCATGTATTACTAATGGTCCCCTTAAACCAATAAATCTTTGGTTCATATCATAGTCTTGGTTCGTTCTATCTAATGTCTTAACGTTATTAATTAAGGCTATGTCTTTATGGAAATAATCAGCTTGATATTTAGATGTTGATCCTGTTGGATAAGTCAATATAAATTTTGAATTATCAAGATTATTATGAATTTCTATTGAATTTTGATGTACTGCAGATCTACCTACTATACTAATACTGTGTCTAGATCTATCAATAAAATTACGTCCCTTGCTATTAAGTGATAGTGCCGAATGAAAACCGTCTGGGTGTTGTCCAGTATAATTCTGTATATTCGGATTTTTAAATTCACTATATGGAACAATCAGTGGCTGTAAACTAATAAGATTAATAGGAATATTTTGACCAATTGTTCCTTTTGTTCTATTTATTTTTTTAGTAAATGAGGTTATGGAGGAAAAATCTGATCCAGAAGTTATTACGTATGGCGGCAGTCTTTCTCCTTGCGAAGACTGTGTTTTAGAGCTGTAATCTAGTGAAGCATTTAATTTCTGGTGATTATCACAGCACGCTTCGCATAAAATATCATAATTGCCAGTAGATCCTACAATGGTTCCAGTAGAAAATTTACGGTATATCAAAGTTCTTCTTCCTGTACCATTACATACCGGACAATTAAGGCGATGGTATTTAGAAAAAGGAAATGTTGATAAGTTATTTGTTGGATAAAAAGACACAGGAGAAAAAATACCATCTAGACTCATTACTGATTTAGTGCCATAGTCCTGAGATATAAAGTCTCCGAGTTCTGTACGCTGATATATTTGGGCTGTTGTACGAATACGTGCTCTGTTAGCCAAGGTTGGAATCTGAGTCATATCATCTGAGAAACCATCAGTAAACATTCCTGTTGTTCCAATATCAGAATCCACAGGTAAGCTAAATGTTGCACTAGTGGCGGCAGTCGAGCTACCGCTAGGCATAGATTGACTATTATATTGTTCAATATATTCTGGTGATCTAGTTGGTTCTTGCAGATAACCTCCAGCAGAGGCAACAATAACTTCCACAGGACTCCAAGCAACCAACTTACTTGACATTTCTCCTTGGCTTATGGTTTTGGCTCTTTGTTCCAGAATAGTTAGGTTGTCTGTGTCTACATTATTAGAAATTTGTTGATCTATTTTAGATAATTCTTTTTGTCTACTAAGATTATCTTTAGTGAATCTCTTGATTTTATCTGAATATTCTTTATTGAATAAAGATAGTTTTCTAGTATATGTTCTAAACATATAGGTACTTTTAATACCATTCTGCCCAACATCAACGCCGATACTACTAACAATTGGTCCCTCTAGAGCATTTGCGTGGTATGGTAATCTAATTGTATTATATGTCAGGGTTCCACTAACGTATGTTAAACGATCAATATAGTTTAATTTATTGCTGTCCGTAATGGCAATACCAGCCACTAATGGATCAGTTGTTCTTTTTGTATCTACAAAAGTAAAAATATCGTAATACACTCCACTAATAGGCAATGTATTATTCAGTGTGACGCTATTGAATGATCCACCCAAATTAAATATGGGTAATCCAGCCATTTCTATTGATGCTGTCTCAATAATTGGCTGATAATTAACTTTGCTTTTGATTTCTCTAATAGCAATATCGTCTAGATATGACATTCCTCCATAATTCCAAGGAACAAATTCTGGATTAACAGTTACTGTTGTTGGATATATCCAATTATCAATAGCTCTTTTTGCCTCTGTGTCGCCGTATCCAACAGTTCCTGTGGTGGGAGTTAAAGGAAATTGTCTGTAATCTAACTTGACAAAAACCCCAGTGGGTAAAATATCATCTTGGCTGGCAGGATAATCAAAATAAGGATAGTTTGTCCATGGACCATAGCTGAAGCGGTTTGATTTGATCGGTATTCCAGCAAAGAAAGGATGTAGCATCTTAGGCTTAAGAGAAACGTTCTGTGCAGTAGTGTTTTTAGATAAACCAGAATATGCTCCAAATAAATAGCCTTTGGGACCGGCCATTTCAACATACGAACTTAACATATCAAGAAAGTCAGTATCCCACGATGAAGGATCATTAGAACGTAAATAAACAGCCGCATCTTCTACAGCTATTGTAGCAAGTACGGTGGTGTTTGGGTCTTTTTGATAAGAACGACTACTGCTATTAATAGGTAATCCAGGGGCACTAATAATAATTCTTGCGTCTTCTAAATTTTCAGGATCTAAAAAGGTAAATTTTTCTTGAACATCAGTAATATAGAACAGTTTTTTTCTATCAAAAGGAACGTCTATGCCAAAAGCGTTGGGTTCTGGTATTCCTGCGCCCAATATACCGCTATTAAATGCTTTGAATGATGATGTCACAGCATCAAAACTGTTAACGGTAGATACCTGAGGCTTTACCACAACATATCTTGTTGGGTCAGATAATGATCCTATGTCTACTGTTGGAAAAGAAAAGTCTTCCTTGTTACAGTTTGTATCTGATTTGTCTACCTTTAGTCTGGACCACTGATTATTTTGAAAGGCTGGACTAAGTTTTTGAGATAATTCTGCATTGCTAATAGTTTGTTGGCATAAGTTATATGATACATGGTCGAACCTGTCGGTAACATTATATCCAACTATGGGTTTTATGAGTCCCTGATCATCACTTAGATTTAACCAAAACTTACTACCAACAGCTATGCAGTCATCTATAATATTGCCATATTCTTCCCAAGCTCCTTGATTAGTGGGTTCATAACTAAATTTTAATTTATTATCGCCTCTAAAAACATAAGCATATCCAGCTTCTGTTGGTAGCTGAATATCTGCAAAGCTTAGATTTCTTCTGGTTCCCAAATAAGGGGCCTGAACCATGTATTTTTTCCCATAATATTGATCAGCAACTTTCTTGATGAATCTTTGCACCAATTCAAAATCTCTACGTACTTCTTCCTGAATATTTTCAGCACCCGGAGACTTATCTGGAGCTACTGCTGTTGGGGATAAATGCTGATTGGCTATATTTGCTTGTTTAAGTCTCCAGTGCCAATTGCAGTCGTCTTTTGCTTTTTCTTGGGCTGCGGCAGCATCTCCTCCATTTGTTCTAGTATATAGATTTTTATAGTGGTTAACATAAGCCTGATTCATCATCAAATAAATATCTGTTTTATATGATTTGGCGCAATTATATATTAAAAATTCATCAGGACCCATCATAGCAGCGCGCATCTCTGACTCTGTTACTATAAAGAGGTATTCTTTTGGTGAGGCTGAGCTTTCGAAATTAACGGTTCCTGTAGGAGCTGGACTTCCTGGTGTTCTTCCCGTACCCGAACTGCCGGTACCTCCTGTCCCGCCAGTCCCACCGCCAGTACCGCCACCGCCAGTACCGCCACCGCCAGTACCGCCACCGCCAGTACCGCCACCGCCAGTACCGCCACCGCCAGTACCGCCACCGCCAGTACCGCCACCACCAGTTCCGCTTCCTGTTGAAGGGCTTGCTGCAGTACTAGTTGTTGAACGAGACATAGGATTAAAAGCATATAAAGAAGCTACTCTTTGTAGGCCAGATGTACCTCCATACAAACCCTCCAAGTCTACTCTAGTAACTGGTAGTTCAGAAGCTCTAAAAATGACACAAATCTGACCAGTCCAAGTATCAAAAAATACTGGTCTTGGACGTCTAAAATCAGCACTATTAGTAGATTTAGTTGTATCAATATCGTATTCATTATCCATTAAATATCCAAAAAACGGACTAATAACATCTTTGTATAGGGGAAAATATCTTTCTTTACGAATTTGTTTAGCTCCTCCGTAAGCAACATCTCTAACAGTTAAACTAAGATAAGATTTGGTTGATGATATGCCCCAATTACCAGTAGTAGGATAGTCTCCTTTTTGAGCTTTCTCATAATTGCCACACTGTTTATTTGCTGCTGCGGTGCCTATAATCTGATGATCTGGCCATACGTCATCTGCGGTAGAGAAATCTATACCATCAACAGCATTACGTATTGTTCCTTCGTCAACTAACAAGCCACTAAATCCTGAACTTACAATATTATTAAGTCTAGTATTTCTAGTGGATAAAAACGAAGGAAATTTAATTTTACCATAACCAAAATTAGGATAACTAGAGTTTTTGGCAGTTCGAGTAAGGGAGCTTGTCCCGACATCAATAGAACCTAAACCTATATAGTCTACAAATTTTTTATTTCTAGCATCATAAATAATATTACATTGAGTATATCCTAATCTATATGATTTAGCTTGTAACAGCCTTTGTTGTTTTCCTCCAACAATAACAGCTCGTGATGGTGATTCGTTTTTTTCTTTACCCATGGTGCTAGAGCTAATATTATATCCACTAGCATATAAGGTTTTAACAGTATTAGAGATTTGATTTGGCGTAGTTTGTTTGCGCCTAGAAATAGTCTTAATTTTGATTACATTATAGATTCTGCCATTACCAACAACGGGCAATAAATCCACAGTATAATCATATCCCAAAGCTTCTGTTGTTTGATTGAGAAAATCGCTTATGGTAACTACTGGACCTTTGATACGAAAATCGTCTGGAGGATTTGGGATATCGGATAAGTCAAGTAAAAATTCACAATATTCTTTGCCATCTTCTAGATTGGTTTGAGGAGGTATAATGCCTAATCTTTTAAAATCTTTGGTGATTTTTGTAAATGTAACATTTTCTTGCAAACATTTTGTGAGAATACGCCCATATGGAGAAAAGGCTGTTTTAGGACCAAATGCACTATTAGTAGTAGCTGCTCTATCTTTGAGCCTTTTTGCTGTGGTAACCGTGGATGGACCCTCTATAGTGGCGGTCATTATTCTTAAAGCGCCTAGTATTTCTTTAGCTGATAGTCCATCTTCAGTATGGTTTGATCCTCCGAAACTTTCTGGGGCTGAAGATTCTAGAAAACCATAAACATTAAAAACATTAGGAATATTACCTTGAGTTATGGTGCCTTCATATTTAAGTTTATTTCCAGTATAGTTTTTGGGTGATCCATATGTGGTGTTAGAGTCGTTAATAGAAAAAATTGATCCTGAATATTCTCCTACTATAATATGGCAATTATTTAAAACCGCCTGCATTCCTTCTACCGTAACTTTGTATTGTCCACCTCCGCTACCAAAATTTTCTTCCCAAGATTGTACTATGCCTCCGAAAGTAAAATTACCCATTTTAAAATAAACAGGAGTACCAATAAGATCATAACCGCTACTTACAACGCCAGTAGTATAACTAAAAACTCCAGCATTACTTAGTCTATTAGGATTACCTAAAAAACCAGGGTCGGGATAATAATAGTATTTAGAAACAAAAGGATCATAAGAAGTAGATGGTACCCCAGCATTAAATTCATAGTATACTTTACCAGGAAGCATTTTATCATCGGCATATATGGTTGAACCATCCTGACGAGTCTTTCCAATATTACCACTAGCCCATGCGCTACCATCTCTATCTACATAGCAAGCATCTCCAGAACAGCTATAATAATAGTTATCATTATCAACACCATTAAGTGCTGTAGTAGGAAACTGTCTATTAAAGTTACAGGGAAAACCAGGATTCAAAGGAAGATCATCAGCTAGTTGAACAGTGAGTTGGGATGGCTGTCCAGACCAACCCATATTACAACTAAAACTGCTAACGCTAGATCCTAAAAACATTGTTTGGGGAATAAGCTTATTGTCTGTTGAGCATGTGTCCATTTTTATGTGTCCAGATAAAGTTTATCGTTATTGCATTGCTGATATACCCATGCGGCTTTTCTTGTGTATCTACCTTCTGTTGGATTCCAACTTTGACTATTTTCTGTTTGATATACTTGTCCGTTAGGTGGTGTACGAGCAGTAAAACCTACAGAAGCATCTCTATTACCAAAAGGTTTTAAACCTTCTAGTATTTTTTCAATAGTATTATAAGCATTTCCTCCAGTAAACATAGGACAGTTGGCGTTGGTCATAAAATACTGATCAATGCCGGTAACTGGCATAACCGTAATATCAATATTAACACTACGTTTAGCAGAGGTTTTAGCAGATAAGGACTGTAGGATAGGGCCAAGTCTGCGACCAATCACAAAAACTTCTGCTACCACGTCGGTCGGGCCGGTATCGTCTATGTTAATACTTTCACTAATTACACCACTGATCATTGTAAATTTATTATTGAATTCATATCCGTATGTAATAATGCCTTTTCTCGGATCGTGAGCTTCACTAGTGGACCATGGTATGACATTTAATAAACTGTCTTTTGAGTAGGTGGGGTTATTGAGTGGGGTAGTTCTACTGTAACTACTAGGCACATATGTATTAGTGTATCTGGGGGCATTAAGTGCCGAACTGGCTCTTCGATATAAAAATGGCTTAACTCCGCTATGCCAGCCCATTAATGCATTTTCATATCTATTAGCTCTATTTGTAGTAGACGTTCCTGAGTCCATACTGTATCCAACAGTGCCAGTCTGACCAAGCTGATTATAGGTAGATAAAGCTAATTTGCCATCTCCGCTTGGCATTAGATTAGCGCTGTCTTTGACTAGTGCTGTTGGGGCAATTCTAAGTCCTTTAATAGTTCCGTTAACTTTAACAGTTTTAACAAATTTTTCATCAGTACTAACATCAATAGTATAGTCCTCTATATGAGTTATTCCTGTTGGCATGGCCAACCAAGTATCATTAACTTCATATGAGCCTTCGGTTACACTAAAACTCGTAGCCCTAATATGATTGTATAGAAATAAGTTGTTGGTAGTCATTGCTGCTGCGGTAAAATCTCCACCAAAATAAATTCCACTAGCATTATTTGCTTGCCAAGGCGTGGCGAGTCTTTCGGCAACCCAATGCTTTGCACTTAAACAAGCATTGTGATAACCTGATCCTGTTCCACAAGTGCTTTCATATAAAACACCTCTTGCACTTAATTTTCTAGATATTTTATATTGAGGAATTTGATTAACCTGCAATGAGCTATGAGTCTGAGGAGAGGTTGCTGAAGGATTTCCTCCGTAAGGATTATGGTATTCTGGCCTAGTACTAATAGCTAATGCAAATGTTTCATAGATATAATCATCTGCTACTGGTTCAATATTCCATGTATCTGATGCTGAAACAACGTGAGCTCCATTATTACTTCCTGATGTTTCCACACTTTCTAAATCAATAGTATATCCTATACTTTTAGTTAAAAAGTCTTGACTATTTTCAGTAGAAATGCTAAGAGCGCGAACTCCGGTAAAAGCTACAACCAATGTTCCATTATTATTTCCTGTGCATCCACATTTTACTTCTAGTGTATTAATAGGACAATTAAAAAATAAGTTTTTGAGATCTTTTTCCTTCCCCAGTACATAATCTATACCTGTTGAGCTACTCTGTCTATCATAAATTTTACCACTAAGGTTTATCTTGTTTGTAACGCTTAATAGCATACCAGCTTCTGTTCTATTGAAGGTATGTCCCAAAGTTATCATGGGAGTTGTGCCGCAAATCTGATGAAGTCCAGTTCCGTTATAAATAATTTGAACACTAGGGGTGTAAGACGATCCTGAGCCAGTTCCGGTAGAAGGTCCCGACAAAATTCCAGCATAAGATGAATCGTCATTTAATATGTTTGAGGTCTGAGACGAAGATTCGTCTAGAGGCATAAAAAAAATCGGATTTATGAACGGTCCTCTATTCATTAGCTATAATCCTAGGATGAGATCAACTGGTTTTCTTAATACCAAACTTGCCGTCATTAATATCCGAGAATGTCCAATCAGCATTAGTAATTGGATTAGTTAAGAGATACTGGTTCTTGTATTCATATTGATTATTTGTTACAGCAAAATTTGAACCAATATTACTCACGTTGTTACCTGTTCCCCACACATTAATGAACGAGGTGTCCTTATTCGACTTTCTTACACTATTAGTAATCTTAATACCTCCAATAGCATAATTAGGATCGCTTGGAATATTTGCCATATCCATAGCAAGAATAGCCCCACTGGTCTCAGTATAAACATAAGACCTATCTCCGTTACTATCCTTAAGATTCTCTTCAATTCCAGTATTAGTATTCCACTGTAAATTAAATGCTTGCCAACTACTATTAGGATTTACTGTAGATCCAGCTATTGGAGTAATATTGAATACTTTGGTAGTAGGACCTAAGAAACATTCTTGATCTGATGTTCCTCCAATCACATAAATATTATCTAAATATGTGTGGTACATATACTGCTGATTGTAGCTACCACTCCAATAGTTGAGCGGGTCAGAACTATCGCTTCTAGGTACTCTAGCTCCATAAAAAGTCATAGAGTCAAAAAACTTGGTTCCAGTATTGAAATTGTCTTTTAAATAGATTTTTTTATCAGTAACGGTGCCGTACTTAGTTAGATGCATACCATTAACCTTAATTTGTATAGCATATGTCTTATTTGAGTCGCCAGGATCTGTTTCTGTTGTAACACAAATCTCAACATATAATCCACCATACTTATAATCATAAGCATTAATAGTTCTTTGGAGTGCTGTTGAAACAGTATTGGGATTTTGTTCAGTATACCATGGAGCGCCCCAAACATTGAATGTAAATGTTCCCATATCCTCATATGAGGAACCGTTATACTGCCATACCTTTATTCCTGTTTCTGGATTGGTAATCGCAGGACTGGTAGGATATCCGTTAGTTGGTAGATGAACAGTCTCAAACTTCAAAACATCCACAGGACTACTACTAACAGTAGTGTGTAATGTTAAAAATTTAGAAGCATAGTTGCTTCCGCTATTTGTGTTTGGTCGATCTTTTGAGTCTGTAGAAAGCTTGTTAATAAAAAAACCTATACCAAAAGCTGTATTGCCAGCAGAAAAGGTTGTTGGGAAATTTTTAGCTTTTAGATATGATAAGTCAGCATCTTGTAGATAACTATTGAGCTTGACAGTAGCTCCGAAGGTATGGCCCATAAAATCCGTACCATTTAGGGTACCATTAACTGTACTATTGGATCTGTCTGTTCGGTATTCGCTCAGACTCACATTAGAACTCTTGTCCCAGAATAATGGATCAATTTCTCCCACATGTTCACCACCCCATGGACCGAAACCGTCGAAAAAAATTGTGGATACCATGCTAGTTAGACTCCTTAAGTGTTCAGATAATTATGGCCTATTTGTCATATCTTAATATAATAAGACTGTTCCTTATAAAATCAATACACCAAGTTATAAGTTGATACTACTAAAAAACGGGTCAATATTTATATTATTGTGAGCTAGGGGTTGGGGTAGGAGTTGGGGTAGATGATAGTGATGGGACTGGTGTAAATTCTATGATATGGTCTATAACTTCTCTTCTTCCATCATATCCTGGAGACCAGAACATTACGATCTGCTCGTCTGCTCCATAGGCCACTAAATACTGTGGAGCATCTGGTACGGATATTCTGCCGGGAGTAGGAGTAAATGATGGGGTGGGAGTAAGAGTTGGTGTTGGTGTTGGAGTTGGGGTCGGGGTTGGGGCATATACTGTTAGTGTGATGAAATTGCTAGTAACATCTGTTGCTCCTTTGGTGGCTCTTATTACAACCCTATATTTATTTCCATTATTATTAAGTTGTATATTTTCTAGCACTAATTGGTTTGTTGTCTCTCCTAAAACAGGTTGGTAGATTCCCGAATTATTAGCTTTTTCCCATTGGTAAGATAATGCAGCATCCAGCGTTACTTCTGCCTGTACGCTTAGGGTTATAGTATTATTTATTCCAACTTCAAGAGTAATGGCTTGATCTGTTGGAGATTGAGTAATAGTAATAACTGGAGTCGGAATAATAACAAATAGTTCGTTATTTTGTGCAGAGCTGATGATGTCGTCTGGTTCTGATACTCGTAGAATCTGCTGACTTAATAAAGACTCTGCTATCTGTTCAGAATCAGATGATATATGAGATATCAAACCAATTGTGTGTTCTGAACTGCTTAGTGGTTCTGTTTTTGATCCTGGGTCATTAATAGCATAGAAAATATTTACGTTCTGGTTGGAGTCAATCAACCCAGAATTTTCTGTCTCTCTATATGACCATATATTATTATTGTTATTACTAAATGCTAGTTTGTCAGAAATAGTTGATTCGTATCGTATAATGTTTTTAAATATGTTTGAATCTATAAGATGATCAAGAACAGTATTTCTTCTATAGATCATATCCTCTCTAATATGATCATCTATTAGGTGATTAAGAATATTAGATCTTTGTTCAAAGTTTTCTACAGTAATAACAGTGTTTATAATAAGACTTGTGATGTTTTCTGGTTCTTTGTATCTTAAGATATCATCTCTAATGTGATCATTTATTAAGGTATAATTATCAGTTACCCTTTCGCGTAAAATATCATTCCCGTGGAAGGAGTGGTTAGAAATATTCTCCGGTACATCTCTTTGCCTCAAGACATCATTATCTTGGAAAGAATGATTAGAAATATTTTCTGGTATACCTCTTATATAGAAATTAGCATGTCTAATCAAGCTATCTATTAAAATTGTGTTATTAACGTGTTCTGATATGGTTTGAGAATTTGCGTGAGAAGAAACTATCGCAACATCGCTTGTTTTAAGATTAAGAAGGTCATTGTTATTGATGCTAGAATATAAGAATTGGTTAATTAGTGTCTTCGTATATAACAGATCTTCATTCATTGATGTGTATCTGAAATATTCATATGGGCCAATATGGGAAGTAATAGCTTCACATCCCATAAGAGGATTAATGATTTTGGATATGGATTCTTGATAAGATAGCGATTCCTCAGATAGGTAGTTTTCTACTAATCTCTTATTTTCGTTCACATATAACACTTGCTCATCAAGCTTATTATGAAGCGTATACATATTACTATCTAGAGATAAAATATCATTAGCTAAATATGATTCTAAAACATTATTAGGTATTCTACTGGTAGACGGAGTAATAGTTGGAGTAGGAGTAACTGTTGGTGTTTCTGTTGGTGTTGGTGTTCTAGTAGGAGTTGCTGTTGATGTCGCGGTATTGGTGGTAGTATTTGTTGGCGTAGGACTATTGGTGGGGGTTGTTGTTGATGTAGCTGTATTTGTAGGAGTGTTAGATGGAGTTAGTCCAGGAGTACGAGTAGATGTAGCGGTATTTGTGGGGCTGTTGGTCACGGCAAATCGAGTGCTGGTAGTCGTTGGTGTTTTGGTTTGTGTTCTTGTTACGGTAGGGGTTGGGGTGCTGGTGGGAGTAGTCGTAGGAGTATTGGTGCTTGTAGGCGTAACAGTCGGGGTTTTGGTTGGGGTTCTTGTTGCTGTACGAGTAAAATTAATAGTTGGGGTCTTAGTGGGAGTTCGTGTTAGTGTTGGACTTAATCCAGGAGTAACTGTAGGAGTAGCTGTGGCAGTATTAGTCGGTGTTGCTGTTGGAGTTGGTTTTTGAGTGCGTGTCTGTGTGGGTGTTTCTGTTGTTGTTGGTGTTGTCTCAAATTCTAAAGTAGGTGTTTGAGTTGGAGTTTCTGGAGGAGTGGGTGTGGGACTACTCCAGTCTATATTGGTTGGTGTGGGTGTGGGAGTTGGTGTTGGGGTAGGTGGAGGACAGAGTAATGGTCTATAAACCATCCTGTCCAATCCCCCCATAAATCCATTAATAGAAGAATAGCTAAAAACAGTAGCTGGAGGATTACCAAGCTCATCAAAAATATAATCATCATCATGGACTATCATTGTCATGTCACCAAAATAGAAGTTATAATTATCTTCTTCTATGTTTCCATTAATGGAATTATTGCCACCATATTCTACGAAATACTCAAATGCTGCCCCACCATTTAGAATAGCTAGAGGATAGTCTGTTGGAATATTCTTAAATACATAAGTTCCAGGACCAAAACCCAATTTTTGATTACTGTCATTGGGATTAAAAACCTGATCAGATCCAACCATAGAGAATAAATAATTTTGTCCGTCATCGTCTACTGAAACATTTATTTCTTCAGTTAGACAAATCACAGTACCCGTAAAATTATCTTCAGACCAAGTTAGCGGTCCTCCCGGTTTATCTCCTCCTCCTGGTCCTGGCCCCGGTCCTGGCCCCGGTCCTGGTCCTGGCCCCGGTCCTGGCCCCGGTCCTGGCCCCGGTCCTGGCCCCGGTCCTGGCCCCGGTCCTGGCCCCGGTCCTGGTCCTGGCCCCGGTCCGCCGCCATTATTATCTCCTACTGTTTCTCTATCGGGATTAACAGTATTACAATCATAGGTAGCAAAATCTTTAATTTTTAAAATACCACGACCATTAGAATTGTCTTCGGTAGAAATATAAAAACCGAAAACATCTCCCGGATAAACCCTAATAGATTGAACAGAGCCTGAGTGGGGTAAGGATTCGTAGGGGTCTCCATTATCCAGCTCTGTATATAAGTCATTAACAAAATATCCACAAGCATCCCATCTAGCGGCATCTGTGGTGATATAAGACCAAGAGAAAAATACATAGGTATCTTTTGGTATAATGATTGATAATTTAGTAATGCCGTATTGATCAAGATAGTTTACGTCGTTACCTCCATAAAGTCTGCACTCCCAAGGTAATGTGTTTTCTTCAAATTCGTCTACAAGACTCAAATATCCGTCTGCATTGGTATTAGATAATGTCCAGTTTGAAGGAGACTTTAGATCATAATAGCAACTAAATTGACAGCAAGGAACTGATGCTGTTGGAGTAACAGTAGGAGTATTGGTTGGAGTTAACGATATCGTTGGAGTTATGCTAGGGGTTATAGACGGCGTTATAGTAGGTGACGGTGTGTTAGTCGGTGTTTCAGTCGGAGTGGCTGTAAGGGTTTCTGTTGGTGTTGATGTTGGGGTGTTTGTTGGGGTTTCTGTAACAGTCGGGGTATTGGTAGGAGTCTCAGTGTTTGTTGGTGTGGGGCTCGGTATAAATCCAAAACTAACAGTAGGAGTATTTGTAGGCGTACTGGTAGGAGTTTCGGTTACTGTAGGAGTATTGGTGGGTGTTTCTGTTGGAGTTATTGATGGAGTAGGACTATTTGTTGGAGATGTTGTGGGTGTGGTAGTCGAGGTTGGCGAATTTGTTGGGGTGATGGTTGGCGTAGCCGTATTTGTCGGAGTTATAGAGGGAGTTACCGTTGGTGTGGGAGTATTTGGTTCTCTCGGAGGGGGAGGTAATTGTTCCCAAGGCCAAACATTGCCTCCTTCTCCTGACCCCGGTCCTGGCCCCGGTCCTGGCCCCGGTCCTGGCCCCGGTCCTGGCCCCGGTCCCGGTCCTGGCCCCGGTCCTGGTCCGCCTCCAGTATTTTCCCAAGGTAACTTCGCTGGACAAATAGGACCATCAATAAAAGAAACATCATTAGACAGAGTAAACTCATCGGATTTAGAGTAGTTTGCTGAGTCTCGATTTTCTAAGTAAAGCTTATATCTTTGTGTTTCGTTTTGAGGATATAAAGTAATAACTATAAAACCTTTAGAGATTATTCTAAAACTAGCTAACCGAAAATAGGTTCCATTATCATAACTAGCTTCAATAACTATATGACTAAAATTATTTGTTGGAACATAATCCCAATGCAATCTTCCTCTTTTTATCTTTTTAGAAGCACTATAAGTATTGGGAATTTCACAAGCATACAATTTGATAGATGGATTGAAAAACTGTTGTCCCGGTGGTGGTGGTGGGGGTGGTGGTCCCGGTGGAGGCCCAGGCGGGCCGGGAGGCCCAGGTGGTCCGGGAGGCCCACCAGGAGGCCCAGGCGGTCCGGGAGGCCCAGGTGGTCCCGGCGGAGGAGGAGGAGGAGGCGGTGGTCCTGGCGGTCCAGGTGGTCCTGGCGGTCCGGGTGGTCCCGGCGGAGGCGGAGGAGGCGGCGGTGGTCCTGGCGGTCCGGGTGGTCCCGGCGGAGGCGGAGGAGGCGGCGGTGGTCCTGGCGGTCCGGGTGGTCCCGGCGGAGGAGGAGGAGGCGGCGGTCCAGGTGGTCCTGGCGGTCCGGGTGGTCCCGGAGGAGGCGGAGGAGGAGGGGGTGGTCCTGGCGGTCCGGGTGGCCCAGGAGGTCCGCCACCTGAGTTTTTAGGAATAAAATTATTAGTATTGCCAGAAAATACTGCGCCGGTCCCGTTGTTCTGATTACCTTTGGTTACCCAAGGTATGGATGTAAAATTGTTACCAGGATTACTAATTTCATAGTCTAGAATTTTCCCGTTATCATCTACTTCTTTAACCCTGATTTCTCCACCAGAACCATTATTATTATCTGTTACATTAAAAGTATCTCCTACTTCATATCCACTTCCTCCATCGACTAAAGATATAGAATTTTTTGAGATACCATAGGTGATTGTGGATGGGGTGGGTGTTCTAGTTGGTGTCCTAGTTGGTGTTAGTGTTGGTACTGCTGTAGCTCTTGGCTGCCCCTCTACAGAACATAAATTACCACAATCTATATGAGCATAATCTGAATATGTTTCTAAATTAGTTTCCAGATCTATCACAGTTAGTTTAATAATACAATTACTAGAATTATCTAAAGTATAATTAGTTCTTATTCTTACAAACGTATGTATATCAATAAATTCTCTAGATGGAGTAATCACCTGATTGCGAGGATTTATAACAACCGTAGTTCTTTTAGGGATTCTTGCGATATCCTCAACAATAATCTGATAGCTTTTTTTTGTATCTACTCTAACTTTAGAAAAAGTAAGAGCAAATCCCTGAAAAGCTACGGCAGAGTCTATGGATTTTTTAAATGGCATAACATATAGTCCTAAGATTGAATAATTATGTTAGCCAAAATATAATAGATAAAGATAATACCATAATATTAATTATTTCAAGGTCCTGTTGTTTCTGGTTCCGGTGTGATGCTAGGGGTCGGCGTGTTAGTTGGTGTTTCTGTGGGTGTTGGCGTATTAGTTGGTGTTTCGGTTGGTGTTTCGGTTGGGGTTGGCGTGTTAGTAGGTGTTTCGGTTGGGGTTGGCGTGTTAGTAGGTGTTTCGGTTGGGGTTGGCGTACTTGTATTAGATAGACTTGGCGTAATGGTCGGAGTAACAGTGATAGTAGGAGTTGGAGTTCTTGTTGGTGTGTTTGTAGGAGTAACGCTAGGCAATCTAGCAAAAAACTCCTGGCTATAGTTTGGTAATCCACTTGGTCCACAAAGATTACCGCACTTAATATGCCTTCTTTCCCGATACAAAGGAATGTCATTAGTAGTGAAAATATTTTGATTATTAGCATCGTAAATAGATAATTCAATAATATTACTAGTGGAATTATCTAAATTATGGTTTGTCAAGAATTGTCCATAAGTAGAAACCGTAACACCTTCTGTCTCCTCATTCATTGGTTTAAGAAAGTAGTATGGAGGATTAAGAATAATATAACCAGAAGGAATTGAATTGATAGGATAAAAAGAAACAAAATACCTATTATTTGGTTTTAATAGTGTTAGTCCAGAAAAAGATATAAGTACTCCACTCTCGCAAAAATTAGGCGGGTATTGTACTTTTAGTGTAGGCATTAAAATAACTCCTTATGATGTACAATTAGCACAACAGACAGCTTTTATATTTTCAGATAATACTATGCCATCTTTTAGAACGCTAAATTTTATAAGAGCATTGTACTGTACACTACTAACACTTATATTGATAGAAACCTGTCTGCTAGAGCTGCTAATAGGCGACATTGTACCATTAAGTACGCTAAAATAAGTAGTAGAATTTACAACCATATCACTAACCTGATATGTATAATTATTATCAACCAATAAATTATCAACAGTTATAGTGATAGTGTCTCCATTGCAACAAAAGCCTGTTGTATCAGAAAATCTAATAATAGGAACAAATGTTAGTAGATCATTACCTGGAGAATTATCGTCTATGGGAATAGATAAAAAGCGTACAATCTTACCGTCTGTTCTTTTGCTATACAAAATACCTGTCTTAGCATTGATTTTTAATTCTCCAATACCTATTTGATTATCTGCTGGAGCATTATTGGTAGTAATATCTCGTTGGAAAAAATAGCTCATTGGTTATCTCCTAAATTCCCGCTAGTGTTGGCGTTGGTGTTGGTGTTGGTGTTGAAGTTGAGGTCGGTGTAGGAGTAACGCTAGCGGTTATGGTGGGTGTCGGACTTATAGTTGCTGTGAGTGTTGGTGTTGTTACTGGACTATTGTCAGATGATAGTCCACTAAAAACTACTATGCCTCCATCAAGATCTAATTCGCTTAATCTAATTGGACCACTAATAATAACTCCAGAAGAAGAAAGGTCAATGGAAGAATTGCCAATAGCGACAGAAAATCTATTCGGACTAATAAGCATAACTTCGTTTTGTTGACCATTATTTTCCAAAGAAACAACTAATTGTCCCTGAGTAGAGTTAATAGTAGAATTTAAAATTTTTGATTTTAATTGAACATAATTAACTTGGTTATTTACAGAATTTTTACCAGAAAGATTAATAACAGCAGCAACTGAATTAGCTAGTGGTACAGTGGAAGGTCTATGAAATAATGTAAGGGTAGCTGGATAGCAACTGTTTTTATTATCTAGTCTTATGCCATCAACACATCCATTATTATTAATGTGTAGGGCAGCAGCTGGTTGTAGTCCTGATGGTATATTGATACCTAGTTTACCAGCAGGGTCGAAATGTAGGTTTTTTGTTGGTAAGCCACGAACAATAAAATTACCAGATCCATTTAGATTGTTAAAAATGGTGTCACTATGATTAGATAATGGAATAATATCTAAGGCAGTATTGACTGTATTTCCTCCAATTAATAAATTGGGTTCAACATAATATGCAGATAATCCATCAAAACCAGATATGGCATTAAATTGTAACGATAATGGATCTCCTCCTGGATAGCCTTGTGGTCCGATACTAAGAGGCATCATTCTTCTGGGTATTGACTTGGAAGATCTAGGTTCTTTATCTTCTTGTATTGTGACCATATTATTAACTAACTCTATCCAGCCATAGCCAGTAGAGGCTAATCTGGTATATGGTTTAGCAGAAGAGAGGAGGAGATGGTCTTGACCGTCGATAGAATCGTTTACCGATGGATAAACAACCACCAAGTTATTGGAGTCTATGGTTTTAAATTCAACAATCAGTCCTTGGTTATCAGCTGCTAAAGGAAGATTAGCAACAACATCATTGAGTGTATTATCAATATAATATGTTGTTTTAATTGTGTCTACATCAAAATCACTGTTTTTTGTTATGATATTATTAAAGCCGGTATGAAAATTATACTGATTAGGTATAACACAAAAGGATGGATCTGATAGATTGGAGAAAGCTACGGTTTCATTCTGGTTAGAAGAGGATAAGACCTTTTCTCTGCGAACAATTAGGAAGCTATCAACTGCAAAAACCTGTCCTATTCCAATTTCCCATTCTGAATCTAAGTTTTTATTGATGTTTCGAGCCAAGTAAGAAATTGTTTTACCAACATCTGATGACGATAAGGAGTTGTATCCCCCTATGCCTGCGCCAATCACAAAATCATTATTAACACAATGAAATTTGCAATATACATTATCAATTATATTAATGGGATTATTTATCATAATATTTTACCTTGGTTAGTTATGCGTCACCTGTTCTATCCATCCATTGTTTCTTTGAGTCTTGTCTTGCTCCTTCTCGACCCATTTGTCCAGCAGACTGGGCTATTGGCATCATACCAGCCAAACTTTGTTCGATAACTTGATTAGCATTGCCAATATTAACATTACCTCCAAGAGTTAGCGTAGGTTGGGCATTTGCGATGTCTTGTCCAGCAGATGATATTGTATTAGCGCCTTCTACCACTCTTGATGCTCCTTGATTAAATACGGCCCCGCTCTGTTCAAGTCTACTAGCAAATTCATCAACCCAGGCCGGTTTAGCCATAACTGGCTGACTCTGATTTGCTGATGTACTGGTTAATACACCGCTCTGAGACGACATATTAGTTATATTATTATTAACCATTCCAGCGTCTTTCAGATACTTAGGTTGAACAATTCCTCCATCGGCCAGATACTTTACTACTCCTCCATGAGCATAATGGCCACTATTAATAGCATTTAATACTGGCATAAATCTCTGGGCTGATTGGCGATTAACAACAAATTCTCCGGGTGTTAGCATTGCTGGAACACTATCGCTACCAAACTGTTTAGCTTCTATTAGGGCTCCATTACTAGCATAAACTATACCTCCAGAAGCTTTGTTTTGTGGTGTTTTTTCTTTGTTTGGGAATGCATAGTTATAGCCAGCTGGTAATCCTGCTCCTGTCGCCAAGGTAGTCAAGCCTTTTTTGGTTCCTAGCACAGAACCAAGAAACCTAGAAACTGGTCGAACTAGTGGTACATTATCTCCAATAAATTGTCCATAACTTGCTACTTTTTCTGCTGTCTCTTTTGATAATTTACCTCCTCCTAACTTAACACCTCCTACTGTAACTTCTCCAGAAGATATGCTATCCAACCAAGCTGCAACTTTTTTACCAGCTACACGAGCATTTGTTTTTGTCTTTGGTGTCTTTGCTGCTGCTGTTGTCACTTTTGGTACTGTTGCCGTCTTTGCTGCTGTTGCCGTTGTTGGGGTTGCTGGAGAAGGGACGGGTATTGTTGTTGCTCCTGTCGTGGAAGTAACAGAAGATGGTACTGGTTGACTAAGAAATGTTGGGGAAAGATCAGCAGGTAATTCTATAGGAGCACCAAATGGCTGGTCATTGCTCATAAGGTTTCTGGTCTGTAATTCATTTAACTGAGTCGTAGTAGGGCCTGATGGTGGCTGTGAAGCACCATTCCATGATGACGGCTTTGTAGGATTATTAAATCCTGTTGGACTTGTACCTACTAGTCTGGTTCCGTTACCTCCTGTTGGAATATCCATCAATGTTGTTGGTTGCTGAACAGCAGATGGTGAGGTTACTGGGGGTTTTGGTGGAAATTCTCCTACTATTGATCGACTAAGTCCTTGGTATTCAGGTTTTCCATTTAATACATTATCAACTCTGCGATTATTATATGCAAATTTATTATTCTCTGTGGTACTAAATTTTCTTACATTAGGCTTGCTAGTGAATAATCCAAAACCAATTTCTTCGAAAGCTGCCATAGTAGCTGCTGTATATGTTGTCTGAGACAAGTTTTCTGCTCTTTCGTAACTTGTTCCTAGGCCAGGAGCTAAATCTTCAGCTTGTTCTTTTTGTTTTTGGAAAGTAGTATCAAATTGTTGTTGTTGAGCTTGTTGTTGAGTAGCATAAAAGGTTGACTGAGGAGAACTTTCTCCATAAGTCATAGCTAGGGCTGGATCTACTATATTTTTACCAACTCCTCTCGCTGCTCCTAGCTGAACTTGAGTAAGTCCTAAATTGGCTGTTTCGAGAGCGGAATCTCCAAAAGCTCGTAACATAGCTTGTCCTTCGGACCCTGGTAGCGTAATCGCTGATGCTCCATGAGCTATGACTCCAACAGTTGTGCCTGCTGCTGCTTTAGCAGTTCCGGTAACAACCTCTCCTGTTCCTATGGCTGTTTCTTTTGCTCTGTCTGCATAAGCACTAGATTCTTTAGTCAAAACTGTTCCTAATGTTGCTCCTTCTTCAAAAGCTCCGGGTAAAGACTCAACATATTGTGAACTACCTAGCAATGGGAGACTCTGATTTCTCATATCCATCATTTTTGCGGCAGTAGAATCGGTCTTTGCCTTGGTAGGTATTTCAACATCTGTCTCATAACCTCTTGGTATAACTTCTCTTTGCTGTACTGGAACACCTAAAGATTTCTGAAAATAATCTAATCTTGCATAATCTTTTGCGCCCATCCCTTTCTGCGCGCGTTTTCTTAATCTTAGATATTCTTTTTGTTCTGTTTCGGGCAGTTCCATGTATGCTACTTGTGCTTTGTCTCCAACATTGCCTCCAAAAATATTCTGATCTGCTCCTATCAATTTTCTTTTTTCGTCTTCGGCTAATCTAGCATCAGCACCTAAGGCTTCTCTGTTTTCTTTTAATTTTTTGTCCATCTCTGGTCCACTACCAGATCTAAGAACAGTAGCAGCTCCAGCGACGGTTTCGGTAATAGGTAATACAACTCCAGTCATTACCTGGTCGGCAGCTTTATCTATTGCTCCAGGCAATCCAGGAGCATATGGTCCTTTTACTTCTCTATCTTTTTCTTTCTTTGCTTGTTTATCTTTATATTCTGGACTTTGAGTATAATGTGTGGAGGGGGCAGCTGCATCCTTCCATTGTCTACGAGAATATGTTGGATCTCTATCCATTAATTCTTTTTCTATAGCTCTTCTAAAATCTTCTGTTTTCCATCTTTCTTTTGTCGGCGTTCCAGATTTCATTAATCTACGATAAGCAGAATCATAAGCATTAACATCCCAAGCTCCTTCTCTAGCTATAGTCTCCAAAAGTTTTTCTTTTCTCATTTCCGCTCTATCTGCGTATGCCAAATCTAATTGGCGTTGTCTTTCTCTCTGTAGACCAGCAGCTGTTGGTGTTGGTCCTCTATAGGTCGTAGAATCTGTGGCTGGTGCGGGTTTTACTTCTTTTTGTTCTGTAGCTTCTTTTTCTTTCTTTGTGTCTGATGCTTCTTGATTAGGCGTGGGTGTTACTGGCACAGGTACTGTGGCACTGGTTCTGGATTCAACTCTTGAGGCATTTTCTGTTTCTTTAGTGGTCTCAGCTTCGTTTTTAGCTGTGGCTGTTGTTGGAGTGGTATTTCTTCCTAGTGCTTTGTCCAATAAATCTTTAACCATAGAACCAGCTTTAGCGATATATGCTTTTCCATTTTGAGCGAGGTGCTTGCCAAGTTCCTGATCTCTGGTTAACATTGCTAGTTGTGCTTTTATGTTTTCCTCAGAAGCTTTAGTTTTTGCTTCATGTCTAGCTAAGAACGCTACGTCTTGTGGAGATAATGAGTCTTCGCCTTTTAATTTTAGTCTATCTTTTAATGTTTCATATTTCTTATTATTTATCTGAGTCATCGCCCGCTCTCTGATAGCATACATATCAGGAGACATTAATTGTTTAGCCATTTCTTCTTTTTTATCAGGATCAGAAATAGTTCCTAAAATTCTTCTGTCTTTCATGGACAAAGATCTAAGACTTCTAGTTACATCTGCTGAATTTCTCTCAGTATCGCTTATTTTACCATCAAGATTAGGATCATAATTAACTCCGTCAATAGTTGAGCTGGCTAAGGCTTCCATACTAGATTGGTATGAATTTGCCATGCTTTGTTGAGCCATCATATTCGCTTCACCAACAGGATATCCTTGTCTTAAAGCATTTTCTCTGGCACGAAAACCCTCTCTACGAGCAGCTGCAATTGCATCTCTCTGCTGTTTCCTTTCTCTATATTCGTCTTGTCTCTGTTCCTTGGCTTGTGCAAGATATTCCTCTCTTGCTGCTTTTCTTTGCTGAAATTGCGCTTGTCTTTCTTCTTTAGTCTGTTGTTGAGCCATACCACCACCAGCTAAATAAACCACACCACCTTCACTAAAACCCTTAATTCCTCCATTGTTAATGGCTTCTAGTAGGGGAAGATGCTCTTGTGTGGCTCGTCTGTTTATAACAAATTCGCCAGGGGTAAGCATTGCAGGAACAGTGTCAGTACCCCTAGGCTCAAAATTAACTAAGGTTCCTTGTGAAGCATAGATCATACCTCCGGTTTGTCTATATAAAGGGGCCTTGTCTTTATAGTAATCAAAGTCTGGTAAATCAGTATTAAATTTTTCTTTTCCTCCAATGTGCTTATATCCTGCGCTAGCATCTTGATATAAAGCATCGTTCTTTACGGCTTCTAGTTCGGTTAATCTGGTATCATAAGATTTTGGTTCGCCAGAAGCGGCGTCAGTAACATCTGCTGTGCCCTGTTCTGTTAAATAGTCAGAACCAAGCCATCCACCGCGTCCTCCACCATACCAGCTCTGCAAATCAGTTAAAGCAGTACCAAACATGGCTCCGGTTTGAGGACCAAATAATAATGAGTTTGTACCAGGATCTCTTGCTGTTGGTACAGCACTAATGAATTCTTGAATTAGCCCTTTTCTAGAATCTCTATTAGGAAATTCATTATATGGATTAATGGCTAGATTAAATAGTTCTTGATAAGTTTTAGGTAACTGTTCTGGACTTATTTCTTTAGTCTCATTGGAGCTAGAACCATCATTATTGATTTTAACTCCCTTTAGCTCGTTTTCTCTTTGTCTTTTTTGGTCTTTGGTAAATTGTTCAGTACCAACACCTGCCATTCTAACACCCATACCCAAAGACTGGAAAAGCTCGATTGCTTTTCTATTCATTGCAGGATCGCCTTGAGGAGTTTGATTTTGGAAATCTGCTTTACCAAAAAGACCCATTAAGGAACTAGTATCTCCATCAGAAATAGCTTTGAATGCGTTAGTTGCTCCATACAGATTAGTTAATCCTGCAACTGCTTGATCTCTATAGGAGTCGGGAATTCTGCTCATTACCTGATTTATTCTTTGTACTTTGCTATCAAACACCTGGGATAAATTACCCATGTATGCTCTTAAAGTACCCAAGTCTACATCATATATGCTCTTATACTGACTATCAAGAGTAGGATGAAACCATCCATTACCAAGAATGTCTGGTAACTCAAATTGACCACCAGAGCTAAATAAGCTTTGAGCACCCAGTATCATAGCCAAAGAAGCACCAGGATATTGTTTATCCTCTAACGATTCTGCATCGTTTGTGCTATTCTTCATTTTCTTCTTGGCTTGATCTTTAGAGTCCTTATTTAATTTACTACTAATTGCTTTAGCAGACGATCTTAGGTAGTCTCCTATTCTCAATGAAATTGTACCGTTATAAGCTTCTCTGAAAGAAGTAAAATCTCCGAACGCTGTGGGCTTAAGGAAATCTGCTCTTATATCTACTGTTTTGTCATTTATTCCTGTTTCCAGTGCCTTTGTTCTAGAGTCTTCTATGCCGTATTGCTTTAATGAGTCAAAATATTTATTAACAGCAGGATCAGCATTCAAAAGATCCCTAACCTGACTAATAGGCTCATTATTTTTCATCCCAGCATCTCTTATAAATAATTTGCTGGCTTTTTCTTTTAGGTTTGCAAAAACAGACAACTCACTCTCCACAGGCTGAACCCAATATACCTTTTCATTTGGAGCAATGCTTGATGAGCCACCAACACCAGCACTATTAGTATATTCTAAGTATGATAAATCGTATGGTAATTTTACATCTGGTTGTTGTAGTAAAATTTTGCCAGTATTTTGTTTACTAGATCCTACTCCACCTAGCTTGTCTTTATTCTGTTCGACCTCTGCGTTCATGGCCTTTTGAGCTGATTCTGCAAATTCAAAATCTCCTCCGCCTATCCAAGCAAATTCTTTAGTTGGTCCAGTTAGTAGTCCATTTTCTTCTGGGGTAATATTAATGGCTCTCTTAGCTGGGTCTTTACCGAAATATTCTAAATCTCTAAATTTGTCGGTATGTTTGGTCATGTCTTCAATATCTTTAATATACTTATTATTCCAATTATCTAAAGAAGTACTATAAACTACTAATGCGTCTTCTGATGTGAAAGGCTCTAAATCTATAGAGTCTCCCTTAAATACTTCTGATACTATTGTTCCTTTGTATATCTTGTCTAGTTTAGCATAGAATGATGCCGCTTCTATATCTTTATCAGACTTACTCTTTGCCTGATCTGTAAGAAGATTCTTTTTGGCCGTTTTTACACGATCAAATATCTGGAAAAGTCTATTTACATAATCTTGTTGATCTGTTATCGGTAAAGCAAATGGGTTTACGCCAAGAGAAGCTCTTATAGAAGACATTTTTGAAGAAGTTTCGCCAACATTAGAAGCAAATAAACTTTTATAAATACCACCCTCTATATAATAGTCTGGAAGACTTTGCTGATTAACGTCCTTATCAATATCTCCATAGAACGGACCAAATTTAGCATCAGATAGCGAATGAGCCAAAGAATCAAATTGAAGCTGAGCTGTATATCCTCCAGCTGTAGTATTAGTAACAGTGACCTTGGGTTTAAAATTACCACTAAGCTGTTTGGCTTTTTGCATGGTCGGATAAAAAATGGGACCATCGCCCATATTGTAGAAATCGTCCTTAACCTCAAAAGAAGAAGGCAAGTTAGATTCCAGCTCCTCTAGTCTCTTCTGGTATGCTTCTATCTTATTCTTTTCTATTTCTTTACTTTGTTGTCTTAATACATCCGCTTCAGCATTATCGGCATCAACAACAGTCATCATACTAACTGGTCTTACAGACCCAGGCGATCCAGAAGACGACGAATAAAGCCTATTATCCGCACCTCCAGAAACTCGAAGTGTTTTAGTAGTAGCAGATATTGGCTGTCCTGCTCCTAACATATAACTATCTGTAGAAAATTCTTTAGAGCTTCCTTTTTTGTATGAGAAAGAATTATTAGCAAGTTCCGAAAGAGGGAATGATTGTTTGGTTTGGAAAAATGGCATAACCTGAACATTATCATATCCAATCATCATTTTGGTGTTATTCCATGTTCCAAGTACCGGGTATTCTTTATCTGTTACTGTTGTACCAGAAGAACCAAAATCAGATTTAGAAATATTGGAGACATACCCACCATCAGCATAATAACTTGTTTTACCACTATTAATACTATGTAATAATCCTAAATTGTTTGCTGTTGCTGTTCTATTAACAACAAATTCGCCAGGAGTTAACATAGCAGGAACGGTATCTGTTCCCTGTGGCTTGAAATCAACCATAGTGCCAGCAGCTGCGTATATTACTCCTCCTAATGCTTTTGGTTCAGCAACTGTTACTGGAGCGCGAACGCCTTTGGCAATATCGTCTAATTGTTCTTTATTAAAATTAAGAGTTACGCCAGTTAAGGCAGTCTTAATCGCATCCGCTGTTGTCTTAGCAATATCATTAGCTAGTTCACTATTAATTTGAGCTAGCATCTCGTTAGCTTGAGTTTGAACATCAATAGCTTGTTGATAAACTTTAATAGCTTGCTGGGTTTCATTATCAGATTCAGGATTGCGCAAGGCGTTGAGTATTTCTTTAAATTGAGTACTGACTCCCACACCACTATCTTTTAACATGGACTCTAATACATTAGCTTTGATATTATTAGCTTGTTTACCGTCTCCTAATAATGGAGTAATATCATTTAGTGTGCTGAGAGTGTCTCTTCTTTCTTCTGCTGTTTGTGGTACAACTTGTCCAGCACTCATTCTTTGCAAACTAGTAAGAGACTTATTAAAGTTAAATAGCTCTTCTGGTCCACTAGTAACTAGTTTTTCAATTAGTCCTACTTTGCCCTGTTGTTTACGTTGAGCCTCTTGAATTGCGTTTAAAGCAGCTGATGCGGCAGATCCCGATTCTGCCAAAACTTTTAGTGCTGCACCAGTTTGTCTTAGTTGAACATTTGTTTGTTTTAGTGCGTTTTCATTATTAATAACGTTTTGAATAGCATTCTTATTTCCGCCAACACTCTCATTTTTAGATAATTTAACTTCTGCTTCTTGTCTTTGTCTCTGACTATTAAGATCATCCATGCGATTACGAATATCTGTTGGACTAGTTAGTCCTCCGGTCATGCCCCCAACTTTCTGGTCCCTTAATTTAGTCCCAATATCTGCTCCATAATTTTTACCCAAAGCTTGTCCTAAGCTCATAGCTCCTTCTATAGCAATATCATTAGCTTTTCTTCTTAAATCAGCAGCTTGCATTTCCATATCAGCTGATCTATTTAATGCTTCAGCATAATTGTTTAGATTATTTTGCCAGTTTTGTAGAGCTGCAACAGAAGCGTTTTGTGCATTTTTAGCAGAGTCGATGGCATTCTTAAGTCCGGGTATTCTGTCTGTTAATTGATCAATATCAATCTTTTTTGTTCCTTCTTTCCTAAGATCTCCAACAGCGGAGGCTATTTCTTTAGTAAGTTGTTTTGATAGATCTTTTGGTAAAGATAATCCACTAACTTGATCTCCTATTGACTTTTCAAGATCCATAACGATTTTAGTATCGCTAGCTCCAGGATTTTTGGATATGGTGGAGTTGATCGAAGACAATAGTGATGTTTCTAATTTTTCTCCTAATCCAGACAAACCGGATACGATTTGAGAATCAAAACCGAAAATGGATCCTGCCTTATTATTGGCTGAATCGACACGCTCTTGAGAATAAGCTTTGGGATTTTTAAGGACTTCGAGTGATTCAAGTTCGGTGTTGGTGCTATTCTTGCCACTTCCTGTCATAGCAGCAACATTAGAATCTAAAGCATTATTAAATTTTGCAAGTTCGGCATTGGTTCTATTTACAGAAGCTTCCATATTCTCAAATAGTCTCTTAAAGCTCATGGTAAAAGATCTAGAGGTTTTTTCTAGATCAGCAGCTGCTCTGGCCCTATCCGATGCTAGCATCATCTTAGATATTTCTTTATCTGCATGAGCTCTTATAATAGCTTCTTTAGCTGCTTCTCTATCTGCAGCTGTTCTGTAGGATGTAGAGTTATCGATAGCTAATATTTGTTCTTGAACAGCAATATTAGATAATGCTATATTTTTAGCGAGGCTCGCGTACTCTGGGGATGCTTTAACGTCAGAAAATGTTTGTCCGGCTCGCCCCTTAACTTCAATTAATTGTTTTGACTGAGTAGCTATTTCTGAGTATTGTTTGGCGTTAGTTTGTGCTTGTTCTGGTATCATAGCAGCAGTATATGCTCTTCTTTGAGAGGTTCCACCAAAAACATCTAAAGAACTCAGATATGCTAATGTTCCTTCTTTTTCTAAAATCTTAGATCTATCGACAGAGTCTTTTCCTCCACCCATAATACCCATACTATCAAGTAAATTAACAAAAAAAGCTTTTGGTACAGTTTGATCTATATTGGTGGATGCTTCGGCTTCTTTACCAGCAGTTACTAATTTTTCTGATACTTGTCTTTGAGCTGCTAAATCTTTGGCATCTCTTCCTAGGGCCTCAAATCCTGAAGCTGTACCTTCTAAAGCTCTTTGTATATTTTGACTTCTTAGATTTTTCTCAAATTCTATAAAAGCGTTTCTTCCATCTTTGAATGCGGTAGCTAAAGCGGCTACAGCAGCACCGGCCGCTACGAAAGGAGCAAAAGGGCCCGTCTTGGCAGCAAGTTGTAGTCCTGCGCCAAGAGTAGATGCTGCTCCTTGAGCGCCAGCATAAGTTGCTGCTCCTTGAGAAGATGTTGGATCTCCCATGGCTTTTTGTACTAATCCAGGAGCTGCTGCAATACCCATATTAAGGGTGGTCATGCCTCCCATTTTAGCAAATGCTTGGCTATATGCTCCTCCCTTGCCACTTATAAAGTCAGAAACATTGCCTCCAAATTTTCCAGCACGGCTTTCTGAAAATCGCTTAGCAAGATCTGGGGCCATTTCCGCCATAACTCCAAATCTTTGACCTTCTCTACTTGCTATAAATTTTTGACGGTCTAGTGTTTTTGCTCCAGCACCACTACCAAACTCTCTTTCTAAAGTGCCAACGTCAACACCAAGCTGATCAGCCATTCTTTGCATTGCTATTTTCATAGCCTCCGCTTCTTCTGGAACATCTCCCAAAGATTCTATCATCTTCTTTTGTGCGGCATCTAGATCTCCAGCAGCAAGAGCGTTAGCTACGGCTCTGGCATTTTCGTCCACGTTTTCTAATGTTGGATTCAAATCCCTCATGCTTTTAGCAATAGCTTCAACTTCTGCATCTAATCTACTTGTAGCATCGGCTAGTCTTGTGTTGGCAGCATCTGCTTCAGGAGTACCGGCTGTGGTAGCAGCTACATCAGCTTTAGCTTGCTCTAGAGTATTACCCAGACCAGATAACTTATTTCTTTTTGTAGATAAATCATAAGCCATTTCCTGCTTTCTACCAGCATATTGATCTTTGTCTTGAATTTGGTATGCTGACTGACCCAATTGTTTAGCCAATCCATACTTATATGAAGCTGTTGTTGTTCCTTCTTTTCTTCCTTTATATTCAAAGAATTTATCGTCTTGTTGTCTTTTATCCTGTAGTTCTGCTGAGGTCAATGATCTATTCTTAACGTCTTGTGTGGTTTTAGCATCTCCAAATTTTGCTGATTTATCTGTCTCAGCCTCTTCTTTAACTCTGGTTGCTGTATCCAGCTTTCCCTGGGCTCTTCTAATGGCTTTATTTTCAGTTTCAAAACGATCCTTACCTGTAGAAGTAGTATAGTCTCCCTTTTGTGCTTTTTCAATAACCTGTTGTTTTTGACTATCATTTAGATCTTCAAATTTTGTACCTCCAAATGAATAGCCTTTTAGCTTATCAACTAAGTTTACTTGAGCGGCATTTAAAGTGTCTTGTCTTTGTTTTTGTGCTTTAGATGCGTCATCTACGGTCTTAGACAAATCGGTAAACTCTTTACTAGCTGTTTCTATCTCTTTATCAAGATCCTCTAATGTTTTTTCTACTGCTTTAATTTTTGATTCTAATAATACTTTAGCTGATCCTGTCTCTGTAGAAGCTTGTTTTTTGAGCGTATCCAGTTCTGCTGTTTTGGTTTCTTTTTCTTCTTTCTTACTAATAATATAGTCTGTAGCAGTTCCTCCTGTGGCAAATTTTTGAATCCCAACAGATCCACCAGAACTAAAGCCCAAAGCTTTTGTTGCAGCTTCGCGGATAATAAAGCTACCAACTGGTAAGGTCACAGGGATGCTATCGCTGGTACCAGTTCCTGGTCCCTTAAATACACTGATTCCTCCATCAGAGAATCTACTCATTCCATTACGATCAGCTTGATTCATGCGATTTAATGTACTGTAACCAATTCTCTTAGCTACTGTTGGTGGAACATAAGCTTCGCCATTACTGACTAAAGCTGGGACAGTGCCTCCGCTAGCAAATTTTGGAGTGCGAGCACTAAAGTAAGATAATGCCATTGCTCTAGAGTCTGGCTTAGTTGAAGGTCTAACAACATCTGGACCATTTATTAAATTAGGACTCTTACTATAGCCAGACTGTAATATCCATGCTGGATCAGTAGCTGGTGGCCATGTCTCTTCTTTGCCATATAATTTGGGATCTATTAAAGAATCATTGCGGGTCCATTCTGATGGTTTTAATGGAGTTTTCTTTACATCTGATCTATTATTAAAATAATATTCCCATACTTTTTTAGCGTCTCCACTTACCATAGATCGATCTGATGTTAGCATTGCTCCTTTTTCAGTAGCAGCTTCCATTAACACATCATATAGTCTGGGTCCATAACCACTAGTAGCACTAGATAAGCCAACATAGTATAGATTATCTCTCATCTTATATGCTGTAGCATAACCTGATCTAGTATTATCCTTAAAGTATCCAGCATTAATCATTGTACCATCTTCGGTGATACTAATTTTACCGTACTTTTTTTCTTTTTTCTGTTCAGGTTCAGCAACTCCGCCAATAGCAAGTCCTCTAGCATTTTTTATATCAGTTCTTGCTTGAGCTATCACTTCTAAAGCAGAGGGTCTATAGCCTATGTCGTTATTTTTATCTCTTAATGAATCAGCTAATGCTCTCAGGTCTGGTCTTAATGGCTTGGTCTGTGGCATTAACTGCTTTGCCATATCAGAAGGATTTGTTTTGATTCGAGCTTTTTGTTCTTCAAGCATTCTTCTTCGAGCTAAATCTTTTTCAAATTCTTCCCTGGTGAAATCCATCATCTTAGCGTATTCGTAGGCTTGTTGAAATTGACCACGACTTAAACCACTACTTTTTTCTAAATCATATACCTCTGGTCCCAACTTTTTGGAGATAACCTTATCCTTAAAAGGACTCTGAGTTGGATTTTCCATAAACTCTTTATCAACATCAACTCCTCTTGAAGGCCTACCACCAGCGCCAAATTTTTGTATTAATCCACCTAAATTATATCCTCTGTTTTTACGCCATTCTTTTTCGTCTCTGGTACGGCCTTCATAATCTCTAACTATACGACCGTCTTTTCTTAACGCGCTTGCAATTCTATCCTCTCTGGCCATTTGTGCACCGGCGAACTTATCCTGAATAGCAGATGGGGGCGCTTTATATGGCTTTAATAATGGGGGCATAGGAATAGAACCTTCGCCCATTCCACCAATTTGCCACTGTTCGCCATAACCCCCAGGAACAGGGATTTGTTTCATAAACTGTTCTTCAGTAAAGCCAGCTTTAATAATGTCCTCTAAATTGTACTTAAAGCCACCTCTCTGAATCAGCTTGGGGGCTTGATCTGGAGATCCCCCTTCGGACAATCTGACCATACCACCCATAGCATATTTTTGTCTTTGAATTCCAGCACCAGCTAATAGTTCAGTTAAGGTAGAATCTAAAATCCCTTGTAAATTTTGATCCAGCTGTGGTGCTTTTTCTATTAGGGTTGTTAAGAATTCTTCTTTACCATTATCTTCCATTCTATTAATTTTTTCTTGAGTTATCCCAAACTTTTCACCTGATTGGAGTAAAGCTTCGTTTACTTTAGGATTTATTGGCCTATACTCTCTGGCTCTTTTAGCAGCTGTGCTTTGGGTATTTAAAACAGCAAGATTTTTTGTTAAATCTTCAGGAATAGGAGTAGCACCCCTAGAAGAATCAAGATTCTGACGATAATAACTTGAAAGTACTTGACTTAAATTGTTTGACTTATAACTTCTTCCATATACAACATCAGCACTAGTATATCCACCTCCCGCTGTCAAGGAGTCAAAAGCATCGGCTAAATCGTCATTATCTCCAGAAAATAAAGAAGATACTCGACTTCTATATTTATCAAAACTTTCTGCTGATCTTGTTCTTAATCCTTCAAATAACTGATGGGTCATTTCATGATATAGTGTGCTATTCTTGGTATCACTGGAGTATCCCATAGAAGGAGCAAAACTAACAGTTCCACGACCAGTAGCTGAAGAAACACTATTTTGTTCAGTAAGTGCTGACTTTTCTGCTTCACGTTTTAGGTCTTTTAATCTAAAGAATCTATTTTTAAGACTATCTAACTCAATATAAGCTTTCTGAAATGCATCGCTATCAAAAGAGAAACTACCATCATCAAAAGTTTCAGTAGGAGTTTTTCTAATCTTTTTTATTTCTTTTTCTTTGGCTGTTATCAGTTTGTCTAATCCATAAACTTCTTGCTTTTCTTTTTCTCCATAGCCAAATTTGGAAAGATCATAACCTTCGTATGGCCTAACTCCAGCTGCTCCTTTTGAGAATTCAGCGGCGGCAAACATCCCGAGACCTCCTCCTCTTTTACTTGCTCCAAAATCCAGTTGTAATGGTAGCGCCGTAGCTAAGTCTTCTTGTGGTAGTCCTACAAACTTAGCAAAATCTGACATTCTCGCAAATAAAGAGTCGCGACTAATTTTTTCTTTGAATGATGACGCAAATCTTTCTCTGTCGAACGGCTGTTGAAAAGACTCTTTTACTTTCTCATCATCAATCATTATCCTTTCATCTTTAGGATTTTTGTCCCATGCTAATTTAGCTCTTGATCTTTCACTAGCTGAATATTCTTCTTCAGCATATTTTTTTGATATTCTTGATGGAAATGTTGTTTCTCCAGTTCCAAAAACTTCTTTTGGTTTTTTGGTTTTGGCTGCTTTTGGTTTCCTGGCTTCGTCTGCTACTCCACCAGCCATAAAGTTTTGTACTTCGCCACCTTCAGCTAATGCTTTAACAACTTCTTTTTGAGTTTTTGCTTCTTTTAATTGTTTTGGCTCTGGTACTCCGTTGATAAGTCTAAAATATCTTTGAAATTCTTCGATAGCATCACTCCTACTATCGCTATTAATTGTTCTTTTAACTTCCGTGGGCATGGTTGGAGATATACCAGGAAATAGTTCAGCAGATTCTCCCAGACCATCTGGATAGTCTATTGGTCGGGTTCTAGTACTAACATTGTCTAAGTTAGCCCATAGTCTAGCTAGAGCCTGTTCAATATATGCTCCTTCAATATTACCCTGGCCTAATGTTTCGAGTTGGTCTTTGGTAAGAGACCTTAAAGATACCGGCCCTGTTTTGGTTTTAGATGCTAATCCAGAAGCCAAGAGTTCTGATCCTTGTTCGGCATGTCTCTGAGCTGCCTTAATCTCTTCTTCGTATTTTTTACCCAAGCCTCTTTCTAAAATAGAAGCAGTAACAGAAACATCTTCGCCAGCAGCATTTTTACCCAACATCCATGTAAATGGGCCAGATAGTCTTTCGTGTCCGATTGGCAACATACCAACTAATCCAACCATTTTGGATTCTTGAATAGCCTGAGACAGCTCTTCCGTTTTAGCTCCAGTACGAGCATTGTATTGTGTTTCTAGCCATTCTTTTACAGCAATATATCCTGCTGTTTTATCTTCTGATAGTCCAGGATACGTTTGTCTCCAAACCTTTTTTACTATACCTGGATCTATAGTTTTACCTGCGAAAATACCAAATGTTGGATCAGAGGGGATTGGTAGATTTAGGAAGGCTCTAGTGATTGTCTTGGAATCTGTTGGTAATGTGCCAGAACCCTTTGGCGCTGCTAATTGTTTAGTTACATTTTGTTTAATGCTCTCTAATAGAGAAGATTCTGGTGCTTCCGTACCTTCTGGTAATAATGACTTTACTCTATCTCCAATATGAGATCTAGCGTCTTCTGCTGATATGGTAGCAGCCGTTGTTGCTGATCTGCGAGAAGGATCAATACCATAAATTTCAGGATAGGTGCTCGCTAATTGACGAATAATACTGTGTGATTTAGCTCCAGAAGCAGACTTCTTAAAAGCGTCTCTATCGTCTCTAATTGCTTTAACTTGTGCTGCAATCTCTGGGTGTTCTGCTTTTAGTTTTTTCGTAATATTAGTATATGGACCACCAGGAGCATTAGCCAATATATCGTCTGCTTTTTGATTAGCTAAAATTTTATTAATTTCAGCTATTTTATTAATTTCTTCTAATAAAACAGGAACCATTACTGATCTATTTTTAAGTTGAGGCTGATTGCCTTTCAGTATAGCTCCAATTTCAGGATTAACTATTTTATCAAGTTCGGCATAATTTTGACTAAATAATAATTCTCTTACTGTAGTAGCACTAATATCTTCTATTCTTGGAATATCAGTAACCTCAATTCCTGCTCTATCGTATTTTCCTAAAGCTCCCTGTTCTTTCCCAGAAGTAATAGCCATAGCTCCTTTTAGTCTAGCAAATTTTCTACGATTATTTTTACTAGGAACTTCCATGACCTTAGGGAGTATTCCGCCGGTAGGCTGAGTATCACTAGATATCATTGCTCCTTTAAAATTAATATCTGCTAATAATGATCTAAAATCAGCATCAAAAATACCATATCTAGCAGCATGGGCTAGACCTTCTTTTCCTTCAACCATAGCAACATTAGGAGCTACTGAGACTAAAATGTCTTCTATCGTTGCATTTGGATTTTTAGCCATTACATTTTCTAGTAATGTATCAAAAGCTCCTCTATGACCCCTAGTAGGAGGAGAAAAACCTCCAGTATAAAAACCTTCTGCTTGTACTATTTCTGGTAATTCATCTCCTCTTTTTCTTCTAAATCTATTTGTAAGATTACCTTGAGCATCTTCTTTTCTTCCTAGTACAACATTTTTTGATCCTAGTTCATCCATTAAAGTTGCTTGCTCTATACCAAAGTCGGTAGAAACACCCTTTGTTCTTCCTGGTTCCCTGTCATATAATAATTTTCCAGTAATATCTCTAGAATCTTTATTATCCGCCACAAGATTTTGTTCAGCCTTAGTGTCTGATGAGATTGTGTAGGTTCTGTCTGCGTCTCTAAGATAAGCCTCTAATTTCGCATCACTAACATTGGCTGTTATTGTTAAAACCTCATCTACATTATCTAGATCTTGTGGGGTTATTATATGGGATCTGATGGTTTGTCGTAAAGTAGCGTTATCGTTAGCGGACACACCAGTAGCTAAACTACTCTTTCCGCTACCAGCAGCACCAGCAATAACTCTAAATTTTTTGAGGTCACCGGATTTTCTTTTTTGTACGCCTAGTTTAGCTAGTTGTATAGTATAGTCTTTGATGCTCTCTGAGCCTATTAATTTCATTCCTTCAGCAACTTTATCAGCATTAACTGTTTGTCTTAATACGTCACTATCAATAATTCCTATTCTTCTAATAGCTTTTGCTTCTCCTCCTATATCGAATTTTTGTATCATTCCACCAGAAGCTAGTTGCTGAACATCTAAATTAACTTTTTCTTTCATTAAAGAACTACCAGGACGAACAGCAGACTGACTTTGTTCTGTTTTTAAAACTTTAAATTTAGAATTTGGAGGTAATATAAATTCTTTTTCTAGATCATAGTCTGTATTTACTCGTTTATTAGTGTCTATGCCTTTTCTCTTGGAATTAGTCAAAATAGTCAAAAGTCCTTGACGAGCAAATTCTATTGCAATAGAACTATCTGAGCTGGTAGATAAAAATCCAGGTAATGAAAATGTTTTACCTTTTGATTCTTGCCACTTGTCCCCAACCTGGTTTTTAATAATATTGAGTCTATTTTCTCCAATACCAGAATATAATTGTTTTGGTAATTTGTCTGTTGTTTGTTTTTTTAAATCTTTAACATTTTTTTGTTCTTCTTTAGTTAATGGAGTTCCAAGCATTAAGCTTCTATTAAGTTTCATAGAGCTTGCTTTATATGTCGATATGGCGTCAGGACTTCCACCGATACCGAATTTTTGAATAATACCGCCATCAGATTTATTTTTTTTGGGCATCGATATTAAATTAATAATATTTTTATTACCACTAATATATTTACTATCTCCAATTGCTGATACCGCTTTTCTTGCAAAATACCCGGCTCCTTCGTCGGGTAAATTTTCGGCCTGAGATCTTCTTATTCTCATGCCTTCTTCTATAGATTTTAAATTTGTAGGAATATCTTTGAATTCCGGATATACATAAGTAATAGAACCAGGATCTTGAAAATCGTCTCTCTCTGGTCTTGTGGTTTTGCCAAGAAATTTTGATAATTTAATTGTTTTGTTAGACTGATTGTATTTAAAACCGCTATCTGTTTGCTCTAGTCTATGAGACAGCGCCTTAAGAGCAGCGTCTCTCTCTTTAAATCCAGATTCGGGTCTAAATTTAGCGTCATATAATTTTTTCCCTTTGATCAAATCAATTGGGTAATTGGGATCTTGTTCATTTAGTCTTGTAGCACCCAATACTTGTGCTGCTATATTTTCCCAAGTCTCGAAAGATTTAGGATTATTATAAATCAAATTATTTACATCTGAAACATCTATTAATTTTCTATCAGCTCTAAATTTTTTATCTTTTTTATTATAGACTATTTTAATAATTTTTTTGTCTGCATTAATATTATAAAAGTCGTTTTCAAATCCAACATTAGTATTATCTTTACCTTTAATAACTGTGGTAGTGGCTGGAACACCGCCTATCTGAGTTACTATATTGCCTCCAGCATATTTATTTATACGTTTTACTTGGCTCTGCTGCGCAGCTGCCAGACCTCCTTGATTCATGGTTCTTAAATTATCTGCTCCAATACTGCTAACGGCACTCTTTCTCATAACAAACTCGCCAGGAGTTAATCTGGCATTAACAGAATCGCTATTTCCACTCCCAGGAACCAGACCACCAGTAGCAAAATACCTAACAGGACCCCCTTGAGCAAATCCCCCGGATTTATTGTCTGGACCTTTCCTAATACCGGTATATAAACCAGATCCAAACTTTATAAGAGAATCTAATCCTTTTGATATTCCCAGAACAGCTAATACTGGCAATACTCCCTTAACAGCGTCTGCTACCTTTACTATGGCCCTCACAACCTGTAAAGCTCCAGTAGCCATGTTCTGGAATGTGTTTGAGGCACCTATCTCTCTAAATAAAGCTAAAAACTCTTCTCTGACTTTCGATATTTGGTTAGCTAAAGATAACTGTGCTTTAACAGCGTCTGTGGTCAAAGAATTCTGACCAGACTGAGCAACCGATAATGCCTGTTGGGCTGTTCCAAATTCTTGGATCAAAGGAATAACTTTACCGATCTGTCGGAATCCACCAAGCTCTTCTACGATTCTAGAAAATTTCAAATCTCTTGGATCTATACTATTAAGACCCTTAGATAATAACTCTACTGCTTTATATGCTCCAACGAACTTTCCATTTAAATCTGTAAGATTAACACCGTATTCTTTTAGAGCATCAATAGTTCCTTCTCTTTGGACTCTGGTAAAAATCGTTCTCAAACCCGTGGCGATAGTCTCTGCGCTTTCACGGGTTGTGGCACGAACGCTCGTAAACACAGCAACGAATTCATTTAATGCCTGAGTACCTTCACTTACACCCTTACTAGCAGAAGCAAACACACCACCGGTTCTCTGAATAGCAGAAATAATATCGCTAGCTTCAACAGCAAACTTAGCAGCAACAGCATTAACAGAACCAAGAGCTTTTGTAAGATCTCCTGCTCCAATACCGAATTGTCTCATTAATGCAATACTTCCTTCTACTGTTTCGTTCATACTATCAAATGACGGAGCTAGTGAGCTTAAAGCTAGTGCTTTTAGCGCTTTTTCTGTATCTCTAGCACTCAAGCCAGCTTGTGCTAATGTAGAAGAAACGTTCAATAATTCAGCAGAGCCTACGCCTAAATTAGTCGATAGAGATGTTATAGTATTTTGTAAAAAGCTTAAGCCAGATGCTGATTCTCCAGTAACCTGCTGTAATCTAACTAGTTCTTTATCAAAGTCAATAAAAGCAGAAATACCTTTGCTTACTGAATTTGTAACACCAAAGATCACACTAGTAACAGCACTAAAAGCTGCAAATCTTCTTACTGCCAATCCGGCCTGTTTACCAAACTCTTCCATCTCTGACGAGGAAGTACTTATAGCTTTTGCCGTTTGAGCCTGTGATTGTCCCAACTTTTGTGTTGCTGTTATTGAAGAATTAATATTATTTTGATAAGATGAAATTTTTGTATTTCCAACAGCAGCATTAAATTGAGCAATAGCTGTTGCTGCGCTGGTGGCACTAGCCTGTACATTTTTGAATGTTTGGTTTAAAGCTTGAAGTCCATTGTTTAATTGAGTAACATTTTTAGCAGCGTTGGCTGATATTGTCACATTGAGGTTAGCATTAATGCTTCCTATTTGTTTCTTGATATCAGCAACCACAACCCCAATATTGCTGGGGCCACGTAAATTAATTTGTGCTGTTAAGTTAAATCCATTTGCGGCCATTAATTATCCTTTGTAAAAAGAAATCCCCTAGCAGTTGTAGCTGATAGGGGACTCTTAGGAAAAAGAACAGATATAAAGTTTACCAAACTAAGCTGGAGTGGCTGGTTGTGGTGCAGGTTCTGTTGTTGGCTGAGGTGTTGCTGTGGCGACAGTTGCATCAGTTTTTGTATCCTCCTCCAAAACAATTGGATTACCGTTATCATCAAGGAATGGTTTTGATTCAACAACATACTCTCCCTGCTCATCTACCATATTGCCAAACTTATCCACAAAGCGACCCTGGTCATCTATGTATCTTCCATTCTCATCAACTAGCCTTCCTTCGCTGTCGATGAGGCGTCCTTTCTTGTCTACAAAACGTAGCTTATCGTCAACAAATTTATATTTCTTCAAAAACTTGTTTTCTGGTAAGGTACCTTCGTAGTCATTATCCAAACCGTATAGCATATTGGCCAAATTTTGTGCCGCAAGAGCGGATACTTCTTCACCAGCACGGTTGAGATAGTCTTCCATGTTGATGAAATAGGTCTGCTTTGTATCATTATACACCAAACATGCTGCTACAAGATAGTTAAATCTAGCATTATCGGCTTGACCTTCTGCACTATGATTATCTAGAGACGTTCTAACACTAATTAGTTCTCTGATATCCTCTCTTAGGCTGCGCATTTTAACGGCGAGATCCTTGGCTTCATTTAAACCAAATCCTCCCTTTGCTAATTTCTTTTCGCCTTCCAGTAACTCTCTTTGTAGGGCGGTGAATTTAGCCTGTTTTTCATCATTCCATAGTCCTTGATCTTGTAAAAGATCGTCTAATTTAGCTCGTACAACACTCTTAGACTTAACAGCATCTGTGAATGCCTGATTATAAATCTTTTGAGCCTCTCTTTGATCATTGAGAGATGGGCTACGAACAAGAAATTCCTTCTCTACTCCGTCTACTGTGGCTTTAAATAGCTTTGTCTTCATGTTTGATCTCCATTGTTAAAATAGAACTTATATCTGTACTTTTCCCTGAAATTCGACCTAGGCTCCTTAGCATTAGCAATAAAATGAGAGGATAATTCATCTAAAGCTAATCTAATCTGATTGTTTCCATTATTTAATATAGCGTTACGGGCTTGATCCCACAACCTTTCATACTCTAATCTTTTACTATTATCGTCTTCCCATAAATGACCAAAGTATTCTTCGAATTTAGCCAAAGATCCTATCATGGTTGTTTTTATTCTTGTCTCTATATCTTTTAGCATATCATAGTCGTCGTTATTCATATTAAGATTTCCTTTGTTTTAGCGCCATGCTTAGATGGCTTCTTGCTTCTCTCTGAACATCTGGTAAGTCTAGGTCGCTTATTTCCGCTTCATTTGCTCTATTAATAAATTCAAACTTCTCTCTCATTCTGTGCAAAGCTTCTCCACTATTTAACGATAAGATTTCTTCTGCATCTGCTTCGTCAGCAGACATCACAAAAACTTCTTGTGCTTTTTTCAGATTCGGATTATTGCTATCTATCGACGACTGTTTCTTGATCTGTTTGATCTTTTGTTTTTGAGCAATTAACCAACCATCTAGAGCATCATCATCATCTATAATAGCTTCCTCTGGACATTCCGTATGCTCATATATATTATCATACATTTTTGTAATGTTGATTAAACTTCTTTGTTCGTCTGTCCAGTCTATAACTTGCTCTTTAAGTATGTTGTTTTTGTTGCAATTCCAGAAAGATCTCCAGCTTCCGCTTCTTGCAATAGCTTTAAAGATTTTGATACTAATAGTATGCTGATTAATTTCATTCACTAGATTATTAAAATATTGATAAGACGCATTGTTTTTTGCATTATCAATATTGAATACTAGTTTATTGTTTTTGTAAAGAGTATTACAAACAATAAATTCATGCTTAATAGAAGAAGCATATCCTTCTAAAGTATTCGAAGAAAATTCATTCTTAATATTTAACATCCTATTTAGCTGGTCCTCTGTTGATCTTAAATTAGTCCTAATTTTTTCTCTTGTTGATGATATGGTGAAGTTTTTGTATATGTCTAATTTTAGATTATCTACTCTCTTTTCGAATTGTCCTATAACTTTTTCGGTATCCCTGTCCCATAGTCCTAACATTATCAATACCCTGTTTAAATTTTCCTGTCTAATCCAATCACCGTATTTTTCATCATTCATTATGTTATTATAAAGAAGATTTGCTTCATATTTTAGCTGATTTGATGGATATCTCAGCTCATATCTTTCTCCGCTATAGAAGAAAATAAGATATCCACATAAAATCCTAGTAATATAAAAGTCGATTTCCGCATCATTCATTCATATCTTTAGACTGTTTAAGTCTGGCGATTTCCTGGTCTTTTTCTTTATTTTGTTGCTGTATTACTTCTATAATTTTTTGACTATTGTATACATCAACGTATAATTTTCCTATTATTGCAAAAATATTTTCTAGATCATTCATTTCCTAATTCCTAATAGAGTCCTCGAACCACATCTTTTTATAATTAACTAATTTCAGGCAGAGGCTGGTACAGTACCAAAAGAACCAGTAACACTAACGGCCAGATAATTGAATGTCTGGAAGCTATATGTGATAGTAGCATTGGCACCCCCAGTATCTCCTCCGGTGTAGTTAACACTGGTGAGTTTATTCTTGGGACCAAGATCAACAGTCATCTCGTCACCAGTACCACTACCACAAATCTTCAAAGTGATAGTCTTATCTACAAGATTGCTATAGTTGTTACCGCAACCAGTTACACTAGCAAAGTCTTTGGCGTCAACATAGTCTCCATCACTAGCCATTACGTTAAATTCAGAGGTGATTTCTAAGGGGAACTTAACATAACGGAAGTATGGTGACATTCTTCCTAGTTCATTGATGGCTTCTCTACCAAGATTAGCCTTAACACTAATGCTCTGGAAGTATGGAGCGGAATTAAAGTCAGTTCTTCCGCTTGGTGCTCTGATGCCAGCAGTACCTGTTGGTAAAGTGGACCCACCGATATTAACATTTACTCTACGAACAGGACTCTTGGCAGTTAAAGCCGTGGCGCTATTAAAAGCTGTTGTCGAATGAGCACCTAGTGCTGTTGAAGAACCCCAGACCTTACTATTGCCAACAAGAGTCACGTCTTCTGTAGCAAATCCATCTAATGGGAAAGAGTAACCAACACTAGATAAATACATACCACTGCAAGAAACTGTGTGTGTAGCTGTGCCACTAGATTTAGTAGCAGTGTCGTTATAAACACCGAGCTGAAAGTGAACACGATTGGTTGATAACTCAGCAATTTGCTTGCCGCTACCAAAACCTGACTCGACGCCACCCATACATAATAGATATAAAGGTAAAGTGCCGTCTAAATTCTTTTGAATGGTTACTTCAACTTCAGGTGTTCCGTCAACGTTATCATATAGCTCTTGTTGACCGAGAGTAAACATCTGTGTTAGATTAAAGTTGGTGGTCATCCCAACGCTCTGAACACCTAGTGGAGTATACCATGATGAAGTACCGTCGCAGTCTGAGTTCTGGGGCTGAAGACGGATTGCCTGTGTGGCGTAGTAAATTCTCTTATTTGCTGCCATGTGAATATCTCCAGTATTTAAGATAACCTATTGTTTTATGAAGTAAAGGACTTATAGTAATTTACACCAAAAAAAATGAATCAAGGAAAAATTTCTAGCGTCCAACGAACAATACCATTATATAGTGTAGTGCTAAATTGATTGAGTTCAGACAATGTACTATTTTTAACGTAGCACTGCCTATAAAAATAGCTCGGATCTGTTACTAATTGACCATAATTTAGGCCATTTATGTTTTTTTCTCCACGATAATTTAGGCCGTATACGTCATCTGCTATAACCTTATTCAAGTCATATAGTATGAGTCCTTTGTCTTTTTGAGATAATAATATATCAATAAGATTAGATCGTTGAGATGGATTTCTGGTAAAAACATGAAATAAGATATCTTGGTCTAAAATATTGCTAGAATTTCCTATCTCATAAGGAATCTGGTTATTTCTAGCTATAGTTTCTATCATAATAAATGGTGGCTGTAATTTATGTTCAGCTAATAATTGATTAGTAAAAGTGCTATCATTAAAAGCGCCGTAGTTGTTTTTTTGAATTTCTTTCCACCATGAAGCATCTTCCGACTTATAAATCTGTACCTGTCTATAAGAATACTCTAGTTTTACAGAGCTTTTTGAGTTTACTGGTTTATCAAATACCACTCTACCCAATGGATAGTTAATATGATAGCCGTAATTTCCGCTGCCTGTTGGAGCTGGTAAAAAAGTATTATTTAAATAGACTCCCGAAATACCAATTGGACTTGGTATTCCTTTATTACATAGAGTATAGGACCCTTCCCAGTTACCAGATGGAGTGGGTCCGCATATATTTAATGATCCGCTGCCCTGAGGTAAACAACTGCTATATAAAACAGATCCTGAGGAATCTTTAAGCCGAATCCAGGTAATTCCCTCGTGGGGCTGTGGGTTCTGCGGATGAGGGATTATACTAATATTAAGACTATTATTTCCAGAAGCAAAAATTTGTTGAGAAAGACCAGAAGATATAACCACCGAAGAATATCTATCATGAGACGAAGAACCTATTCCGTCATCTGTCAGCAAAGGAGGACCATTGTCTGGTACTCCAATATTATTTAGATTAGCCTCTAAAACAAAAACATTATTCAATAGAATATTAAATCTAGCTCTATTGCAGACATGGCCACCAAAACAGGGAGGAACGGGATCTGTTGGATCGGGGGATAGTTCGTGCTTATATATAGCTTCTAATGTACTATTTGTTAGATTAATTGATTGGCTATAATTGTGCTCTGTATTAGTAAATAGAAACAACTTGCCATATTCAGTTAAGTGATCATCATGATAGTTGTCTCCAACATTAAACCTAAAACCTTTACCTATTCTTCCTTGTAGTGCTACCCCATTACTGTTATTTGTTTCGCAGGTTGTGCACTGCAGAGGAATAACGCAAACATTATCTATCATTGCTCCAAAGCATGTGGTTTTGGGAGAAATAGACTCGAAAGAAATTTTAGTATGGCTGGAGGTCGCAACGAAAGTCATGTTTTTTGGTACCCATCCCATGCTTGAATAGGTGCTAACATCCATAATACCTGTACAATCAAATGAAAAATCTTGTGAAACATTACCAGCTTTTACTTTGCATGTTTTATTGTAGTAAATATTATCTTTTCTTGTTCCTCCTTGACAAGGTAAATCTGGCCTACATCCGCAATTGCCAGACAGCATAAATGAAAGCACATATGTGGCACCCGGGACGGTTTTTATAGTTTGAGATATAGAACCGGCTGTACAAGAATTTAAGTCTACAAAAACATTTTTTGGAGAAGAGAACCCCGTTATATCAACATTTTTCACACTCCAATAAGGAGCAATGCCTCCATCTACTAATGGTTCTGTCATTTCGAAATTGCCATTATATATTAAATTCGTACAGCCACTAGAAGAGAAGATGTCGCCACTACTAGGATTTAGTCCATGTGTCCCACTAGCAAGTATAGAAAGAGAGTAAAATCCGCGTTTAGCTTCTGGTATATCTAATATGGGAATTTCTCCGCTAGGAACACAGTCTGGCTTGGGCTGTCTCCAGTCAGTAAGAAACGGCACACTAAAAGCACCAGTAGTACAAATTTCAGAAGGAAATTCGTCGCATATCCAGTCTTTGAAAGGGCCTTCCCAGGCTGTACTAGATTGTGATACTGTTCCAGATGCGGATACGCTATGGAGGGTATATATCTGTGGGTTAACTCCAGAAACAATATTAACATTATTATAAGCATATATGTTTAAGAATGACCAATCCATAAAATCTTTGAGATTTGTTTCTATCTGAGAATACAAACCCTTTTGATTAAAATTAACGATATTATTAAAATGAGTATGATCTGTCATATATTTTTCAGTATGTTGTTTTCAAAAATTTTTGGTAGTTGACTATCTATTCTTGATATGGCTCTTGTTGTCCAGTTGTTCTTTTCGCTTCCTGCGAATTCTGGCGGTACTCTCCAGTTCTTATTAGATTCAACCATAATACCCATACCTGTGCGAGAATTAGGGTTTGGACCTATTTTAACTTCATAATTTCTGATTATTGGCTGGTTGGATTGAAACAATAGCCATTCAAGCCACGGTAACCTATGTCCTTTTTGACTATCCGTAACTATAGCTGGGTCGGTATTAACAATACCATTAATGTCATCTGACTTTATCATTGTCATTTCGAATCCTCCGCTAAGACCGAAATTATTAACCTTAATAGGTTTTTTTGTTACGTGTAGGGTTTCGGTCATCATCTCTATGATTTGATCAACAGCATTAGTGTCTGGAATACCAAACTCAATTCTTAAAGTGCCACTAATCAACGATTGATACTCTGGCTCTGCTCTAAGCGATGATGCAACAAGCATTTTTATTTCTGAAGAAATGGAATCGATAGATAGGTTTAGGGCTCGTTCTACGTGTTCCTTAATGGAATCTAGTATCATTTGCCTTATATAGCTATCGCTTTCTAGAATTTTTAGAGTGAGTATCATTTGCGTTTCCACATAGTTATTATGTATCTATTGGAGCCAAATCCACATGGTTCTGGGTCGCCAGATCTTTCGTAAGAATAATCTCCATATGGCTGGAGTGATCTGTCCATAATTAAGTAGCTGGCATTTTTAAGTTTTATTAGATATTCTATACTGCAGATAGTCTGGATGGAACCGTCTGGAATATTAACTGAAGATCTAAGTTTGATAAAGTGCTTACTATCAGATATTACTGCTAAATCAATATTTTCTTCTGTGATATTGTCTTCATTAAGATTGTTTGTAAATCCACCACCCAAACATACTGGGCATGATGTATTTTCAAAAAACACCGGACCACTACCATTATAGATGTTAGACGACAATTTACTGATAGGATCAAAGATGCAGTTATTACATAATTGTGTGGTTTTTTGTGGTTCTGTTTTATATACTAATTTACATGGAGTAACTAAACCAGTCGGGGACAATATAGCGTCTATAGCTTGGTCGAAAACGTTTTTAAATTCTGGAGTAATAATATTATTGAAAGGATTAGTCATATAATTATTAGTATTTAATAGGTATGAATTCGTCTATTGTAATAGATTTGAACGGCATGGTTTCGTCCAAAGCGAAATTGATTCTATTAATATTTTTGTATTTTCTGATTGTTGCTGTTTCTTTGTGTGTATTTCCAATCTGACTAGAATCCACGTTTATAGAATAGAACAAATTTGACAACGTTACTAGTAGGCTCTTGCTGAATGAAAAACGCTCACCTGTAAAAATTTTCATATTATTCTTCAGCTTCCTTATAGGTAATAACTAGTTTCCATGAGTCTATTATTCCTGTTCCTCCGGTGTCGTTGTCTTGCACATATAGCGACCAATCGCCAGAGGACGGAATATATCCCTTAAGATGGTCAAAAGAACTTAATAGATTTTCATTATTTAAAACCGACACTGCTGGGCTAGGAGTTTCTACGCATTGGTTATTAGTGCAAGTAATAAGAGGGAGTCCGTTGTTAAACCTAACACTATTAGTTTTATTTACTATTCTACAAATTCCACCATCTATAACATTATTAAGGGTGGATGTTGATAAAGCTCTATCAGATAACATGTAACTAAAACCGGGTCGATAGTTCCTTATTTTATTATTAGAAGACAAAAGTATCTTATCTCCAGACGGGGGAGCAAGAAACATATTGAGATCGTATGGATTAGGATGATTTAATCCATTAATTGCTATTTCCACATAGTCTATAGCTCTATTGTCTTGTACATTTAAAGTATTAATAGTAGTTTTATTATCTTGTATTTGTAGAGACGATCCGTTGTAGATAGAGGAATAAAAGGAAGAACAATGAATACTGCAAGCGTCTACTATTGGGGAACTATTAATAACGGCATTAGACTCATTAATTGTGATGGGTATGTTTCTTTTAATAATACCAATTGTTCCTTGAGATAGTCTATATCTTTTAAGTCCACTACCAATATACCGTTCATTAGGTTCTTGAACATCTAGATCATAAACAGCAAAATCAAAACTATAAGTATTAGTAATGCGTGCTGGTATAAGTAATGTTATTTGTCCAAGACTATCGGTAATTAGACGATAATCAGCGGTTTGTGTAACATTATCAAATGTGTATGTTTGATTAGTATTAGTAATTGCTACTAATGAGACATAGTAATTAGTTAAATTAACAAATGTATTATTTTCGTCTATGTATTGAAACACAACTTCTAAGTCAGAACCCTGTTCAATATTAAAATTGTATGTTGCTGCTGGCATGTTTTCCTCTATTTTACTAAAAAATTATGAGTAAAAATCTCTTGATCTATCAGAGCTATAACGTATTGCATTTGGGTCAAATTGATTGCCAACAAAGGGACTAAGAACAGCGCGTATAGCACTAGCTTCTCTAACATCCCAATGAGAGGTTAGTTCCTCATATGCTGCGCATGGTCCTGCATCGATAATTAATTTAATTCCAGCTAAACTGCCAGCTACACTTAATTGAGCCGGTCCTAGAGAAGCCCTGATGCCTTCTGTTGCGGCTTTTGTCCTTAAGACGCTTTGGTCTATAAGACATGCTGTTTTCAAAGAAACTAAGCTAATGAAGATACTATCATTATCAACTGTTGGGTCTGGAGTAATGGTGGGATTGACAACATTAATCGTATACTGATGATCTAAGACAACGTCAAATTGGACGTATTTAGCAGCAACCGATATGACCTGTAAAATTCGTTCATCTGAATAGGTTGGGGTATCAGATAGATCATTAATAAGAGTTCTAACAATAATAGGAATTTCTTTTTTCCAGCTCATATTTTGACCCTTTATATAGATAGTATGTCTAGTCTTTAATACACCTTATAGTGAAGGGTCTAGAATTTAAAATTAAGTGGCTAATAAATAATTTGTTCTAAATCTTCTATAGAAATTGCATTGTTGACAAGCTCTCTTTTGAATGCGTCTTGTGAGCTTAGTTGTGATCTAAATTGACCATATTGTAACATTAGAATGGTCATGTCTTGTAATGATAGTTCGTGTGACTTTCCGTCCATATCAATAATTGTTCCTGTAGTAGACAAGCCCATATTGTTTGCTTCCTTGGCTAATATGAAAGCCCCCGTTAATAGTGTCACGTCTTGATTATCTGTTCCAAGCTTCCATCCATAAGGAGTTGTCCAGCCATTGCTCATGGTGGTCTTCCAAGATAGGTCTACTTGTTCTAATTTTTCTAGTTTAGCTTTATTTAAAGGCCATTCTGATATGATATTATTAATTTGCTCTAACTGTTCTGAGTTTGGTTCACTTAGATATTCTATTTGAAATGTATTATTTCCAAGGTCTTGAACCCCCTCAATACTAACTATAGAGTTAATTTGCTCATGCAATTTGGATAGATAAATCATAAACATATCCTTGATTTTAACATGTTATTGAGGCTGTTAAGTATACGTTATTGAATGTTGCGCCGGTAGCGCCATACTGTGTAATTGCAAGATAATGATATCCCTGGTCTGAAAAATAGCAATCTGAAGCTCCCGCTCGCAATGTAGAGGTATCCACATTGTTAACAACTGCTATACTATTAGCCGAATTGGCGTCTATGCCAATGCCCACTGGTATGGATGAGGCTGGATTAACTTGAGAACTAACAGTTATAGACATATTTACCATAGTATATTTATCTAAACCAGTTATGAATTCAACAATATTAGCACTTTGATTTCTATACAAACGGAAGGCTCCAGTTGCGTAGGTGTGGCTTGTAGTGTCCGTTACCTCCATTTTTTTACTCACTCTATTGTACATGTTCCACAAGAATCTTTGGTCTGGTCCGTCAGATATAACTCCTGCTGTAGCATTTGTTCTTACCGTTCCTAAGTATCGTTTATTTGGCGAGCCGCTTTTAACGTGTACGCCGTTTAGTACTGCTAAAGCCGTGGCCCTAATGCTAGATAGGGCGTTTGGAGTAGAAAACCCTCCCGGTGTTGCTCCCCATGATGTTAATTCTAACGTTTTAGTACCGGCATTGTCAAAAATAAATACGTCATACATAGTATTAGCAGCATAACCTGACGCTAAAGATATAGAAATTTCTGAAAATGTATGAATTTGCCATCTACTATTAGTAGTATCATATAATGATATTCTATTACCGTTAAAGGGCGTAAAATATAGTACGTTACTAAAAGTGTTACCTATTTCTACTGGCACGGGGCTTCCTTGAGAAATAGTTAATCTTCCATCTACAACACTATTTAAGGCAGCATTTCCAGCAATACTATTAGCAACAACAGTCCCACTAAAAGTTGCTCCACTCAAAGGAGCGTATACTCCATTAACTAATCCACTAACCGCAGTGTTAAAATCTGTTATATTAGAAGAAGCGTGTGTATGACTAGTTAACGAATAACTACTGCTCGCCTGAGTAGCCATAGTTCCTAATCCCAATGATGTTCTTTGAGCTGCTGCATCAGCTCCAGTAAGCAATGCTCGACCAGCTATGGTGCTGTCGCTAATATTGACACTAGAATGATTATGATTAGAGAGAGAATTCCAAGCTGTTGTTCCATCTCCAATTTTTAAAATCTTATTAGTCAGATCAAACCCGAGCTCGCCGCTAGCTAGGACCGGATTTTGGGTTGACCAATCTGTAGATATGCCCTTGCGAGCCTGTATATTTGTGATCCTTGGCATAATATTCTGTCCTCGTATTATAATATTCTATATTAGAATCAAGGAGTACCGCCGTCAACTGTTAAGATAGTAATATCAGCGGATCCGTTAAAACTAGTACCGTTAATGGTTCTGGCTGTTTGTAGTGTTGTTGCTGTGCTAGCATTACCAGTTAAAGCTGCTGTAATAGTTCCAGCAGTGAAATTGCCGCTAGCATCACGAGATACTATTGCCGAAACCGTATTGAGATTAGTTGCTGTAGTAGCACTATTAGAGACCTTGCCAGCAGTACTAATAGTAGCAAGTTTAGTATCAGCTATAGCTGCCGTAGCACTAATGTCTGCATTAACGATACTACTTCCAAGACTTAGTTTGCTGTATACAATAGCTGCTCCAGCAGCAATATCAGCATTAAGAATACTAGAAGCTAGATTGAGTTTACTATAGGCTATAGCTCCTGTTGCAGCAATGTGGGTGTTGTTAATAACTCCTGTGGCTATAGTGGTAGCATTACCAACGCTAGTAACTGGACCAGTTAGATTAGCATTAGTTGTAACTGTATCAGCATTACCAGCGGTTGCTGCCTTGCCAGTATAATTACTAGCACTTAATACTTGAGTACCTGCAATTCTTAAAACTTTACCACTAGCAAGATCTAAATTTTCACTACTTGTCCAACTGCTTGTGCTACTAATCCAGTTAAAAGTTTTATCTGTAGTTCCCTTAACTGTGATACCAGCACCATCTGCAGTAACATCTGTTGGGCTTGCGACAGATCCTAATTCAAGATTTTTATCATCAACAGAAACGGTTGTACTATTAATAGTTGTTGTAGTACCATTAACTGTTAAGTTTCCACCCACCACTAGATTAGAACTTATAGTACCACCACCACTAATTGATAAAACAGCACCAGTAAGAGTTCCCGATGCAGTAACATTATTAAATCCTGTAATATTATTTAAACTATCAACAACCACTACTCCAGAAGACTTAATAGTACCGGCTATGACTCCTGCTAGTCTATTTACTTCACCTGCTGTCGCAGTAACGTCTGTTATTCCAGACAGTGTACTTGTTACTCCGGTATTATTAATGGTATATCCACTAGCTCCAGTAGAGATACTAATACCTGTTCCGGCTATAAGCTCCGCAGGAAGCACTGTGGCCCATGGTAAACTTCCCCATAAACTGGTACCGTCACCTATCTTATATTTCTTTACTGTTGTATCATAACCTAACTCTCCTTGAGCCAAGGCATTGGTAGAAGCAGCCCAGAGGGTTGACGAACCTCTTCTTAATTGGATTGTTGTTAATGCTGGCATGTTCTGTCTCCGAATTTAATGGTGTAAGTTTGTCTTATGGGGTTCCGCAATCGAAGGAGTAATTGTCAAGATAATGGTCTAAATTTTCAATTCTAGAAACATCAATATTTCCAGTAATTTTAGTAAAAGGTAGGTCCGGAAGATCACTAATCCTAATAAGATTAGATCCAGTTAGTATCTCTATTGTCGGACTTGCAAATCTTTCAATCTCTACTAGTCCTACATTTTCTACAAAACTAGTTTCAATTGACAAAGTGTTCGGACCAAGACTTTCAATTATTACGGTAAAATCACTATTTTTGTTAGGGATCAGAGTAGAATCTACTGTAATATTGTTTGGTTCTAAATTTTCTATACTAACAATAGAATCGCTCATGTTTGACAATCCAAAAGGGTATTATTTTCACTAAATCTATGAGTAATTTTAATTGTTCCAAATACTAATCTCACAATCTCTTTGCCTCCGCCAGGATACATTTCTTGTGGACTTTCTAGTTCAAGATCATATTTGGCTTTGTCAAAAGTAAATTGATTTGTGGTATTGGCTGATATCTGAAGCAATAACTTTCCTTCGGCACCTATAATGTCGAATTTATATATTGAATAATCGGTATTATTCGTGGTAAAAATTTGAATGGCATCAGTGTCTGTTGTCCAAATTAATCTAGCACACCAATTTGTTATATCTATAGGAATTTTATTCGAATCTTTGTAAATTAATGACAGTTTAAAGGATGTTCCCTGCTCTATAGAAAAATCGTATTTACTTGCAGGCATGGTGTGGTATCCTATTTAAAATAAATATTATAGTATAGATATAATATAGTACACCTATAGCTAAAAAAGCAGGGCCGGGTTTTTAGGCCCAGCCCTGACTTTCATAGCTGATTAGGTTAAGTTAACTAACTTGATTAGAGAGCACCAAGTAGAACTCTACGGTTATCGAGAACAGCAAAGCCTTGCTCGGCCCAGCCATAGAAACCAGCTCTCTTCTGACGATGTAGTGTCTCGTCTTCAAAGATCTGAACTTCTTGGCGAACTGGCATAATGAAACTGTCTCTCTTGCGTAGATCAAGACCAACCACAACTTCACCCTTACCACTTGGTAGTGTGCCGCTGAGAGTATTGGTATAGAATAGTTGATATTCTTGTCCAACACCTAGTTCGTCTCTGTCGTGCAAGTTGATTCCGAAGATTCTATTAAGAGTACCGTCGGCAGCGGTATAGATCTCACGACGAGTAATTTCGTCAACAATATCAATACCCCAGTTACGGATGTCTTCCATAGCTTCTGGAGAAACATAAAGATCAGTTAGAATACCACGGTTGGTACTAGCAGAGTTACCACCACCGTTTCTACGCATAACTGTCTTCATGAGACTGACTAGTCTCTTTGTAAACTGATTAGCATTGGCGTCACTGTCGTATACTACGATGTTACGATCAACAGCAGCGGCCATTAGTGTGTGCCAGCCGTCGTCGTTCATCTTCTTAACGAATGAAGCCTCAAGGACTTCCATAGCACGACCAACAACGTCCCAGCGAGCATCACGGGCATACTTCAAGAGATAGTCGATTGAAGCACCGATGTCATAGGTTGGAACCATGACGTAATCGCTTTCAACGTGACGCTCTGGAATATATCCATGATTTGGTACAGTATAGGCTACGAAGTCCTTTTCTGTGCCTGGGGCGATAAAGTCTAATGGAAATTCTGGAGTAGCACTTTGAGCCAATTGAATTGGTTCGAAAATGTTATCAAGAATGTTACCACTAAGTAAACCTTGACGAAGGGGTAGTTCTAAAGCCTTAGCAAACTCCCTATTAGCTGCTAAAGCTACCTCTCTGTTTGACGAACCAGAACGAACCAAGAGGTCTGTTACTTCTGGTGTTGGTTGAAATTTCGACATGTTTATTGCTCTCCCTTAAAATCAGGTAATGTTGACATCTAGTTTAACGTAACCGTCTGCATCTTTACTGCTTAAGAATGTACCAATCTTGGCAGCATTTGTACTACTTGTTCCAACGAGACCATTTGCCCCAACATAAGCACTAGTGCCAGCTGTTGGAGTGATACCGCCGACAAGCATATTTGTGGTTACTTGTCCTTGACGAAGTAGTGTAACCTTGCCACCAACCTGCACCTCATCTTTATACCAGTTGATATGCTGTCTGGTTAAGTCAATGTTTACAACGTCGTTAAGTAAAATACCCATTGGTACAGCGCCTGAGACTGCTGAGGCATAGCCAACAACTGCGTTGGCATCGTCCATAGCAACTCCGGCACCGCCTGTAACTACAGAGACTACGCCGCCTCTTTCAGCAACGGTATTCATGAAAAACGAGATATCTGTACGAGCTTCGATACGATCTGGTTTAAGAGCCATTTCAGTTTCTCCCTATTAAGGTATGTTATTTCTTGCCTAATCTGCTACTAACAAATGCTACTAATTCTGCTCTGGTGGTATCTACTGATGACTCAGCGTCTCCACCAATGCCAAGATTCACTTCTTGTTCAACTTCGACTGTTTCTAAAACGTCTGTGTCAGCAGAAGTTTCAGATGCTTTCTTTTTTTCTTTGGTTTTTGTATCTTCTTGGTCTTCGTCTTTCTTGATTTTTTCCAACCATGGTGGCATCTTACCAGCAAACAAGCTAGTCATAGCCTCAAAAGCATCATCAGCCATAGTTTCAAATTTTTCTACAACGGTTTCTGCTGATTCAGCGTCAACGCCATTGTCTACTAAAGAAGCTTTTCTTTTCATCTTCTTTTCTTTTTTGGCCATTTCTTCTTCTTTCATCTTGTATCCAGCAATGGCTTCTAGAGCAGCCTCTAGTTCAGATTTGACCTTTTTCATTTCTTCGTCTTTTTTAGTCATTTCTTCTTTTGTTTTTTTAGCTGCTTCTTCTTTTTCTGTCTCTTCTTCGTCTTCTGTTTGTTTTTTCTTAGCAGCTTCTTCTTTTTCTGTCTCTAATAGTTTGATTGTCTCTAGTTGACTAGCAACTTGTGTTTCGAGCTCAACAACTCTTTGTGATAGTGACTCTAGATTAGCTTCTGTTTCTGAAGGGGTAGTAACAGATGTATCTACTGTTGTCTCTACTGTTGTATTTTCAACGGCCTCGGTGACTGTCTCTTCTGCCTTGGTTTCGTTTGAACTCATAGTATTATTCTCCACATTTAAGGTTGCCTGAATATCAAATACACCTATATTTGATAAATCTGAAAAATTTTCTATATTATCGGTAACAGGATCTTTAATAAAATCATTTTTAGTAAATATTATACTATCTGGATTAGCTGGTTTGTCAACAAATCCTTTGCCAGAAAATGTTATATTTCGTAATACTCTCCCGACTTTATAGTTATCGTGTTCGCCTAATCCTCCATATGCTCTAAGATGTTTAGTCAAAAAAGCTGTTTCGGAATTACGATTTAAAATTTTGAATTCGCCAGTTGATTTATTTAATAGTCCGTAATCAAAACCCTTAAAGAAACACTCCATACTCACATATTTAGTTCCAGTTTCTATTTCTGCAATGAGTGTCTGGGTACGCTCTACGAGACTAGGAGAAGAAAAACCTCTATAAACTACTGAGCCTGTTAAAATATGAAATTTATTTGGTAGATTTTCTACTGGGGTATTTGGGTCAATCAATACCGAATCGTCAGTAATCGGCCAATTAGAAGTTATATGACCTACTATAACGCCCTCATCATGATTTAGATTGGTGGGCTTATCTTCTGGAGTGTTCTTAGCTGCCCAAACCTCTTCTTTATCAAAAATATCGTCATTTTTATTCCAATTAGATGTAACTAAAATAGACTGTACATAATATAAGTCTGTATCTGTTAAAGAAGCTAGACTTTTAATATGCTTAATATTATGGTTAGTTTTATTTGAAGGCTCAACAATAGAGGCGTAAGTGATGGATGCGCAAGACTTTAATTGGTCTGCTAATCCGTCCTTAATCTCATGTTCAAAAATTTGCATATTAAATCCCCGTTTTATTGGTTTGTTAGTAAAGAATTATACACCATAGAATAGAAAGAAGACCTTAATTGTTTAATTTCGTCCACAGTTAAGTCCCTGTTTATCTGGCTCTTTATGGGTTTGAGCCAGTTGTTGTAACTATTAACTACCGTTGTATGGTCTTGTGATTGAATATTTGCGAACACTTGGCCAATGGAAGAATCGTCTATTGTGCAGAATGGTTGTAGACTTAGAAGTATTTTTGTTTTGATGATGTCCATCTCCTTAGCCTCTGCTTTAGATAAACTTCTGAGATTTTTCTTATTATAGAAATCTAATAGGATGGGGTTGATGGTGCTATTAATTTTGTCTTGTGCTTCATTAGCCCATAACATCAGGTGGGCTCCTGTTTGCGGGGAAAACTTTTTTGTTTTTCTTTGTTCGGAATCTTTGCTTAGTTTCGGTCTTCCTTGGCCTGAAATACCTGGCAATGATTCTGGCGAATCATTTGCCAACTTCGTTGAAGGACCTTGCTGAGCAGTCTTTTGTTCCATCGCTGTTTTTTCGCCACCCTTCTTTTTTTCAAGATCAAGACCCACTTGGCTTGGCGTTACTATACCTGTTTGTAAAGCTATCTTCTTAAGAGCATTTTCTACTTGTGGATCATTCCAAGGTCCTGCTTTTGGAACCATTCTATCAGAAGCCCTTTCTCTTGTTTCTCTATTGAGCCTGCTCTTTTCCATATCGGGATCAAGACCAAATTTTACTTGAAGTAATTCATCGCTAATTAGATTTCTATCTGCTAATTGAATTAATAGAGCTTTTTCAGAATCTTCGTTACTAAGATCCATCCTATCAAATTCTAGTTTAGCTGAATACTTGAATCCCATAGCCTTCTGTACTAATTCCATTTCTTGTTCCCAGAAAGAGATTAGAAGCTCTCTTCCGTACTGAAGTCTTTGGGTTAGTGTTTTAAGAGAGATAAAATTATTAGTTGTTCCAGCAGCACCGAATGTTCCCGTGAGTGTTGGAGGAATACCCAGTCCTGCATAAACTGAATTTAAGTGTGGAATATATTTACCTTCGCCAAGAAATTGATGAACAGAGGTTTTAGATTCTAATAGTTCAATATCTGGACCCCAAACTAAATCCATGGTACCGCCACCTACATTGTTACCTAAAATACTTGCTAGTTTGGCTGTGGCTGCTTTGGTAGGGGCAATTTTATGTTCTAGACTTCCTAGTTTAAAAATACGAATATTAGATATAGCCCCATCAAGAGCTGCCATATCAGCGAGTTTTAACTTTTCAATTACCGTAATATCATCCATGATTGAGTAGACCATCGGATAGGCCCAACTCTGCCAATCGTCTTTTTTATAGTGAAAAACTAGTGTCTTGTCTGGGTCTAATGGATATGGTTTTTTTGTTTTAGCTGCTTCAAGAATCTGTGATGGTAGTTCATTGATAATTGCTCTTTCGGCATCGTTCTGAGGCGAGTTAATAGTTTTTCTTAAAATAGCTGGTAATATTAATTCATATCTTTTATTCATTACGAATGAAGATAAAGCGCCTGCTGAAACTTCAACAAATGTGGGATCAATAAAAGTATATCTCCAAGGTATCTCTCTTTTTTCTGTTGGAATATTATTAAGTTCATTGATTTGGAGGTCAGCAGCAGCGTTGGCCTTGTATAGTTGTTCGGAAACCTTTAGACTAATCTTTCCTGTTTGTCTATGTATAACAACATTACCTGTTCTATATACATTATTGAGTAGTCTTTCGCTTCTTTCTTTTCCTCCTATTTTCTTAAACCATCTTCGATAAAATCTTTCTATTCTCTTGTTCCTGTGAGTAAGTCTGATTCCCTGAGATGCAAAATCACCCATTAAATCAATTACATTCTTAACCAAACCAACCTTCTGATAAATTTCATCAGCTCTGCGGATGATCTCTTTAATTCTTTTCGGTACTGCTTCGTCCGGTCGGAAAAAGTCATAATCTGATCTGGTTAGTCCAGGTCTACTTCCGGTCTGCCCATCTAGATTAGAGTAGTCTACCCTGTAAAATCTACCAGCCTGTGCTCTCTGTACTAAAGTAAATTCGTCCAAAGACTCAGATGAAGTATTTAAAGCTTGCTGTTTACTGGCTAAATCGTCTCCCCATGTGACATACGCTTGTTCTGAAATGTGGGGAGATGCGTCTTGAATGATTGGATTTTTAGGTTCTTTTTTAGCCATAATATTTTACATTCGTATTGTGATTGGATTACATTACTATTATAGAAATAAATACACTATTGTCTGTAAATTCCTGTATATATATCATCATTAGCTCCGGCAGTAAACCAAGATGGGCCTTTATAAAGTTGCCCATTTGATTTTTCTATATCTCGAAGATTATTGCCAATTACTTCATACTCTATTGGCTGTAACGATCTTTGTGCTTGTCTGGCTAACATATTTGCTATTACTAATGAGCTATATCTATCTTTTCTTAATCTTCCCTTTTTTCCTTGTTGTAGCTTAATCTCCGGGGTGTCCCAGCGATCTCTAGCATTTGGTCCTTGGCTAGTTTGTGTCATTACTATTGTTGTTAGCTCATTTTTTAGTTCTTCAATCTCTAGAATACATTCGCTTAGATTATCATAAATAGGATTAAGGTCAGCTTCTAAAATATCTCTACCTTCTTTATCTATAGCTAAACCTAAAGTTAAATTATCGAAGCGAGGAAATAGTAAAATTTTATCTTCAAAGTCTTTGCGTAATCCGTGATTTGCCTGACTGGTCCATTCTGCTTTTGCGAATTGAATAAGTTCTAGTATATGTAATCCTGATTGATCATCTGTGTCTCTGCTCTTATTGGGATCGATAACGGGCCAAATTAAAGCTTCTTCCTTTTCGAGTTTTGATGGATCATGTAGAGCTTCTTCAATTGCTACTCCTCCTCCTTGGGCATCCATACCTATTCTATTACATGGAAATACTTTCATTAAGTTGCGTATTTTACGAGCACAAAAACCATAGAAGTCATGTTCTTTAACGAGTCCTGTTTTTTGTCTATCTTTAAAGTTGGTACGATTAGTCGTCCAACAATAAACTATTCTGGTATGGTCTGGTTGGACTTCTAGTATAACGATACTAAAGTTGTCTTGTTCACTTGCTGGGTCTATCCCATAGATGTATTGACATTTAGGATCTCCAACAATACGAGCATCAAAGAAGACTGGTTTCTCTCGAATTATAATGGGTTTTGTCTCTGACACTACACATCCCTCTATGAGACTTCTCTTAAAAAATCCCTCACTGTCGCTAATAAAACATGCTGCATATTCCATATTATAAATACCGCTATGGATAGTCGCCTTCGCTCTACTGACCTGTTTATCGTCCATGAATCCCTTAGGAATTAATTCATAAGGAATACGTATTATACTATAGTCTCTCCAGTTAAAACTATCTGGTACTTCTCCCTGAAACATTTCTTGTAGCTTGCCTATATCTCCTTTGCTCTCGATTATGGTTTTGTATCTTCTCCAGTACTGAGCAAAATGTTTAAAGCTATAGTCTGCTGTTCCTGATATAATTGCTTGATTGCCCATTTTTTGTGAGAGTGTTTCTAGATCCTCGTTCCAAACTCCTGCCTCACTCATTGCTAGTTTTTTAGCTTGCTCTTTAACATTTTGGATAGGACTTGCTGATACTGCTGCGAACCCTGAGACTACGGTTTCGTATATTTCAGGACTAATGGATGCAAATTCGTCAGCGATAATAATGTGTGCACGTAAACCTCTAATTTTACTACCGTCACCCATTGGAATAGCTATAGTCCAGCTATCCCCTAACCTCATAGTACATCTATCAACGTCTTTTCTTGGTCCGTCATCATTACCACTAAAAATACTTCGTAAAATAGGACTATTGCGCCAAATAGTTTCCATGTATTCAAAAATAATTTTGCTTTGACGAAACGCAGCACCAACTACTACGATCTTAGTTCCTGGATAAAAAACACAACGCAAAACACAATAGAGAGCTAATAAGAAACTTTTACCCCAACCTCGACTAGCAATATACATAGGAAAGGGACGAATCCAAAATTCTTGCAAAATAGCCATTTGTATAGGATGTAGCTCAATATTAAATAAGAGCTTACAGGTGGCACCTATATATTTAGGATTTCTTAATAGTTTCATGAGATGAAGATCGGGATTTTCAATCTCTATCTTACTTCTATGAATCATAGGATTATCTAACGTTGTGACCTGAGATAGGTCACCTAACCCTAGCCAAGCATCTTCATAGATCTTTTGATCTCTGGACTTTTTCAATATAATGCACCTTTTTTAGAATGAACTCGGCTGTTTTTTCAGCATTGGATGGAGAACCACAGAACATAATTTTGATATTGTGATTAAGTTGTAACTCTAGGATATGTTTCATAATAAAGGCTGGAGTAATCTTGATTTTGCCCCAAAGCCTTCTTGGAAGATTAGAGCCAATAGGATAGTTGAGTACTTGTTCTAGATTAAATTCCAATAATATAAAAGCATATTTAAATTTGCTCATTCTATCTACAACATCTATAAATCTAGATTCTGTAATATTGTTAGCTATTTCATTTATACTTTTTTTACGCTCTATACAAATAACATCTTCCAGTCCTTCAATACTATAATCTCCAGTGTCCAATTTACGATTAGCCGTAGTGTAGTGTTCAAAACTCCACGGTTGTTGCTCTCTGGTGTCTATAATTATAGTAAAGTCATCGTGCTTAGTCATCTTCCCCCACAGGCAGATTAGCCTTCAGCTTACGAGATCTATTAATAGCCCTCTGAACCATAGCCTTACCGACCATATCAATAAATGGCAATCCTCTCTTCTTTGCTTCATCTCTAAGCCAAGATAGAATAGTTTCCATGTTTTGTTCGCACCAATCTGGTCCTTGATCATTCATTTCTAGGGCGTGACGACGACAAGAGCAAGTCGAAGAAGAGCTAATACCAAGGGTCTTGATCATTCCTGTTAAGATAGATCCCGGGCCATTTGGGTCTTGCTCAAGAGTTCTTGGATACATTGCCTGAAGACTAGCTTGAATATCGTCTCCTAGTCTGGCCTTTAATGCGGCTTCTGCTTGTGCCTGAGTCCAATCTCCCATAACATCATACTGATCTCCTGTGAACAAATAGATATGTGCTGGAGTATTGTCGATTCTTGCTACTACGCTTTTTTCATGAGGAGTATCTATATACGATATTTTTAGCTCGTTTAAAATAATCGGTTCTGGAGTAACAACCTTGTTTGTGCTGTTGTCTGTGTAAGGAGGAGGGTTTAGCGTAATTGGCGAGTTTAATGTAATCATGGTTTTTTCCTTTTGTTGTCTTTGATAAATTTTTTAGATGTTAGAATCTGCAAGAATGAATAACTATAATCTTCTTCCATCCCTTTAATAAGGTCATGATGTTGTTTACACAAGGTAATTCCATTATTGATTTCAAATCTTAGTCCAGGGAATTGTGCCCAAGTTTTGATATGGTGAGCATTAAGTCTTTTTTTACATCCGCAATTAGGCCATTGACACTTATATTCATCTCTTTCGTAAACTGCTTTACGCCATTTTTTATATTGAGGATCTCCAAAATTTCTAAACATGAGCTAGTCCTGGTGGTGGTCCTCCCAAAACAAAATTAAGATGTCTAGCCGTTTGATTGGCCGATTCAAAATCTGAATACACCATATCAGAAACCAAGTCTTTAAAAGATATTTGTGGTTCCCATCCTAAAGAATCTCTTGCTTTAGTAGAATCCCCTTTAAGATAATCTACTTCTGCTGGCCTGTATAAGTTAGGATCTATTTCTAGATAATCTTCGTAGTTAAGATTAAATAGTCCAAAACTAATCTCAAGAAATTCTTTTACTGTGTGTGTTAATCCTGTAGCCACAACAAAATCTTTGGGAGAATCTTGCTGAAGCATCATGTGCATTGCTCGAACAAAATCCTTGGCGTGTCCCCAGTCTCTATTAGAATAAATATTTCCTAATTTTAAAGGACGATAATGAGAGCTATGTAAAAATCCATTTAATAATTGTGCTATATATTTTGTTATCTTACGAGTAACAAAGTTTTCTCCTCTTCTTGGACTTTCATGATTAAATAGAATACCACAGCAAGCATAGAGTCCATAACTTTCTCTATATATTTGAACCATTCTGTGGCTAGCTAGTTTTGCTACGGCATATGGACTCTGAGGAGCAAATGGAGTATCTTCGTTTTGGTATTTTCCGTCATTTCCAATAGTATAGTTTTCTCCAAACATTTCGCTTGTGCTAGCTTGATAAAATTTAGTTTTTGGAGATCTAACTTTGAGTGCTTCTAATAGATTTATTACCCCTGTTGCATTAATCTCAAAAGTTGTGGAAGGCTGTTTGAAACTAGTGCCAACATGGCTCTGTGCTGCTAAGTTATAAAACTCGTCTGGAGTATGTTTTTCTAGAACTCTAGAGCAATCGCTCGGATCTGTAATATCAAATTCTTCTAGTTTAAAGTTTGGATGTTCTAGAAGATGTTGTATCCTTTCAAAACTATTTGTGCTGCTTCTTCGATGTAGTCCAACAACGGTATATTCTTTTTCTATTAGTAGATCGGATAGATACGATCCATCTTGTCCTGTTATGCCAGTAATTAGTGCTGTTTTGCTCATAAGTTATTCCACACTGTCCGGAGTTAAAAATGGTTTATCTACTACTTTATCTTCGTACGAATGATATTCTTCTAATTTTGATTTATACTTATCTGTTGCCATGGATAGAATTTCCATTTCTCTACCTTCTTTTTCTCTTAGTGCTTCGTCTTCTAGCATTCTGATTAGTCCTACCCAAGAGCTTTTTCCATCTTCTATTCTTTTAATTCTTTGTTCTCGTGTTGCTTTTAAGTCTTTGCTGATCTTTTGTTGCTCATTTAAAAGCTTAGTATATTCATTAGTATAGTTCGCAATACTATTGCGAGCAAAGCTCAGTTGTGTTTCTAAGTTAGCTAATTTTGGAATATCTCTGTCACTTTCAGGTTTCTCGTATTCTCTATCTACTTGTTTTTGTAGTTTTTCTGTTTCTGCTATGTGTCTCTTACGTTCTTTCATGCTTCTATTAATTAGTATGTCTATGGTAATAAATTGCTTTATTTGCAGTTCTTCTGCTGGTAGAACGTCTTCTCTAAACTGCTTAATAAGTCCTATCCATGTGTCTTCAAAATATCTTAGTTCCCCAGTGTCTTCATCAAATTGTCTGAGGATTTCTTGCCAGAAGGTTTTAGAGTGTAGCTTTCTGCGCAGTGTCTCGTCATCATTCTTGTCTTCGTCAGAAACTAAGAGTCTATTCTCTTCTATATATCTTTGAATAGGAGGAGGATTTCGATTAAGAGACGACGCAATCTCAGCCACAGAGAGAGTCTCAAAATGTTCTCTTATGAACTGTTCTTCGTCGAGACTTAATTGTCCTCGTTTTCTTGGTACTCGTTTAGATTCCACTGGTTATCCTTTAATAGTTCTTGAATGTGTTTTTGAAGCTTAACTAATTGTTGTTTAGGAATTTTGGTTCCATGTTTCAGTTTTAAGTAACTCTCACGAAATTCTGCTTGTATGTTCTGATCTAGGAATTTAATGATTTCTTGGTTCTGTATATTAATAAATAGTTTGTCTTTAATCAAAGACTGATGAATATTTTCTTGATCGTTAATATACGAGGGTTGCATAATATTCTTTTTAGAATCATTACGGGTTGCCCAAGCAGCATATAGTTCACAATCCTGTTTATTAGTAAATTTGGAGCATTGATTAGATGAGCACTTGTATGTTTTATCAAAAAGAGGACAGGTCAAGCATGGCTTATCTGGTCTTTGATAGTTATTCCTCTTGTAATTAAAAAGACGATTTCTTACGTGTGTCCATAAAAAATTCTCTAGTGGTCTTTTATGGTCGTATCTTTCAAGGCCTTCCAAAGCAAAAATCGCTGCTTGCTGTTTCATATCATCGAAATCATGGTATCCGAATTTAAACTTATTCGCTAATCTTCTACTTATATTATCTAGTACGATTAAAAATTCTTCTTCTGAAACACCATGTAAATTAGGGATATTCTTTTTGCTTTTCTTAGTCCTTATTTGTATCTTCTTCTTCTTGTTTGGCATCTATTAGTTCTGCTATTGTTTTGGTTTGAACACATTCAAAGTCCGCCGATACGTCCTGTATGCTGCCAACAGCTTTGACTTCCAATATGGAGTCTGTAATATTAATTTCAGGATTTATCATATTTTCTCCTTGCACAAAACTTGTCAATATGTAGTATAATAGAGTTATATAGTCTTTAGTCAATATTTACACCAAAAGGAACCATTTTATGGCTAATTATAAAAAGTGGACAGACGCTGAATTAAAGTTCATTAACGAAAACCAAAAACTTCTTAGCGATGACGAATTGGCCAATAAACTTAGCCAAATGACTGGTCAAAATGTTACTACAAGCATGATTCGTAGACAAAGACGAAAGCTAGGAATTAAGAAGGCTAAGGGTCGAAGGCCTAAGATTAGGGTTGTTGAAAGTCCTGAGGAAAATAACACACAGAATGTTTGACTTACTAATAATGGTGAATAAATAATAAATTAGGGATAGCCGTAGTGGGCTGTCCCTTTTTTATTGAACGTTCTTTAAGCCTCGTGTAAAAACAAACCTGCGACCAGAACCAGAAGAAGACGCAGAAGAAAATCCCATTCTTTCTTGTTTGGTATGTTGAGTTGAAGATGTGTCTATTACAACCCTATTTGGATTGTGTATGTTCGGTCTTGCTTTATTTATCAATCCTATAAAAGATGTATCTTCTATAGATGGATAGACAGAATCGATATGTTCTTTGTGTTGTTTTGGGGCCCATGTAATAGTATCTAATAATTGAATTTCAATGTATGGATAGATTAGCACTGGAATTTGATATAATCCATTATGAAATTGATAAAGAATACGGTGTCCGTAATTATAGTAAGCTGAATTATTCATAAATATTTCTATATTAATATGGGTAGTTTACTTGACCTGGAATAAATTTACCATCATCTATAACAATTATGTCTCTTGGGGTAGGTGTTTCTTTAGAAATCTTAAGTATTGGAAAATTGGTCATCGGAACGCCAAAATTAGCATTAAGAGTAAGATTGTTTTTGATTGAAGACGGAATACTCGTATTAATCATTTGAGCCATGTTTACTGTGGTAGATAAATTACCTTGTATAAAATTAGATCTTGATGGAGTACTGGAATCTGGAACACCAGCTTTAGGAATCCTTGATCCGTCGTGTTTCATGAACGAACCGTCTGGTAAAAATACTCCATCTGAGTAATTTAATTGTCCATCATTGTCGGATCCTGTCTCGGGACCGCCAGGACCGCCAGGACCGCCGCCTGGACCGCCGGGACCACCACCCCCATCGGGGCCTGGATCACATGTCCAGCTTATATCAGAATCACCAAGACCAGCATCATCTAAAGCATAAGCAAAAGCGTCCCAGCTTGCTGCTCCTATAAAGGCTGCTATAGCTGGAATCTTTCTTAAACACGGACTAACTGTTTTGGCGAGACGTCCTCCATTTTTACGGAGTTCGTCAAATAGTTTTCCAACTGGACTAAGCGGATTAAGTTTTAATTTACCGTCTATAATAGTTTTATCAAATGTTTGTTTTATAGTTTTCATATTATTTAAATATGTATCATAAGTTGTTTTTGACATTCTAGATAAAGATGGATCACTTGGGGGTTTAAAAGCTGGTGTCATTTTACCAGTAACTGGATCAAATGTTGTTTTGTCAAAATCTATAATGTCTATAGTTGAAGGATAAGCACCATTTTTAATTAGGGCTTCAAGAAAATTAGCCTTATCTGTAGGGTTAAGTTTTGTTACATCAATCATATTTTGGTTATTTTTAAAACCAGTTAAAAATGCCGTTAGGCTTATACCAGCAACTGCTGTAGCATCTACGTAAGTGGTATCTGTAACATCTGTACATTTAGACTCTTCTCCACCAGAACATTCCCATGAAATATCATAGCTAAAATTAGCAGCAGCTGCTGTTGAACAATCTGCAGAATTATCTATTCCGCTAAGATCAGGAGCAGGAGGAGCAGGAGCAGGACCTAAGCCTCCTCGACCTGAACACTCAGCAATGAAATACTCATAGGCTTCTTCTTCTGTTTGAAAAGAGTTTTGATTACAAGGACGACTATATTCACAATCAGGAATGCAAATGTAGTTATTTTCATGGCAATTCTGGCAATATCCGTCACCGCAGCAATCACTATTTCCACTACATCCATAGCATATTACTGCCCATGGTCCTTTATATCCATTATTTACACAAGAACAAGTAGGAAGAACTTCCGGCGTACATACTGTGCGAGTAGTAGTAATAGGACATTGAGGAGGACTAAATCCTCCACCAGAGTCCGAACAAGAACCGCTACCTCCTGCAGGTTGAATTGAGGTTGGTGGTTTAATATAAGGATTATCAAATGGTGATATTGGCATAATGTGTCCTATTCTAAAGGATCGCCTAATGAAAAGTTATTAATGAATATATAGTTTTTTTTGTTAGATATGTCATCATGAATTGTCATAAACTTATTTAGTATTGTTTGTCTTTTTCTTGGATCTGGTATAACTTCTTCATGTATATAAGGATCCATAGAAACTTGAAGAGATAGTCCTGTTGGTTGTGGATTAGATGATCCTTGATTAGAAATAACTATGTTGCGTATTATTCCAGATCCTGTAACCCTATTAAGTGTTTGATATCCAGCACCAATCGAAGTTAAATCTACATAAGTTATAGAAAATTTATCGTTAGATGATATAACTGCAGATGAGTTACCATTAAGAGAAACATAAGGAAGACTTGAAGTAGAATTAAGATCCAGAGGTGGTGATAAAACCTCGTAATCTGATATTGATCCATTAATACCAGTACTTGTGATAATAAAATCACCAATAGTATTTCCACTATGCATTATATCAAAAGCTTGATAAGCAGAATATCCTGATCCTGGATTATTAATACTAAATGAAGCCTTACTAGGAGTAAACCAAGGCTTAGCTGTTGCTACAATCCCGCTGGGATGTTCTGGTGATGGTAATGTTGTTGTTGTACTCTTACTATAATTTATTCCAGAGTTAACTACCTTAATTCCTAAGATAGAAACAAACTGAGGATCAATACTTAGTCTGATATAATCAAAATATTTATTAGAGTTTTCTGGTCTATGAGCATGTAAACCACTTAACTGTCTATTACGAATCAAGCCACTAATAGAAAATTTATTACTGTTATCAGCCATTATAGGTTTCCTCTAGTAATTCTAATGAGTTGTATTTCATTAAAATATACCCCAAAATAAGCATAATAAGCTTAAAACTTTATGCTATTCTAAAAAAGTAAGTATAATTTTATATATACACTATTTGTTTTTTTAAAAAGAAGATTTGACCTGAGACGCCGACGAGTTACAATAAAAATGTTATGTCACCAATCCTGGAGAAAATCATGAAAAACCTACTATGTTCTTTAATGCTATTATTTATGCTGGCTAACTTAGCTTCTGCTCAATATCCAGTAGTTACTCAAGCATGGGTTCCTATGATGGTTAATACAACCCAATATGTTCCTTACAATTATGCTGTAACTAATTACTATACTACTATGGTTCCGGTTAATGTTCCAACGGTTCAATACTATCAAGCTCCATTGTATCGACCAGTATCTGAGGTAACTCCTTATGCTCAAACTTACTTTCCTTCATGTCGTTGGAATAGACCAACTTATTACAACTATCAGTATTATCCTTATCGGTATTGAAAAACTATGTGTGGTATAGTTGCTTACAAAGGCAAGCAGAAATGCTTGTCTTTTTTGCTTGATGGACTTCAAGCTCTGGAATATAGAGGTTATGATAGTGCGGGCGTATGCTATTTGGTGAACCAAACTTTAATAAATGTCAAACAGACTGGTAGCGTTGAAGATTTAAAAAAGGCCGTTAAAAACCCCGATATCGAAGCCTACAGCGGTATTGGCCACACAAGATGGGCAACACACGGAAAGCCCTGCAAAAGAAATTCTCATCCTCATCTGACCAGTGACAATAAATTGGCCATAATCCACAATGGCATTATTGAAAATTACCAAGAGTTAAAGGATAGTCTGGAAAAAAAGTATAAATTCAAAAGCGACACTGATTCTGAGGTGCTGTTGTATCAAATATATGAATTTGTGCAGGAAGGAAAGGATATTTTAACGAGCGTCAAATGCGCTCTTAGGAAAATTGTCGGGGCCTTTGCTATAGTGGTAATGGGGGAAAGCGGTCAAATGATAGTGGCTCGAAAGGGAAGTCCTTTGGTGATAGGATTGGGGGTAAATGAAATAATGGTAGGGAGTGATAGTGGGGCTTTTGGCGATAGGGCAAGTTTGGGGCTTGTATATTTAAAAGATAATAGTGTAGGGGAAATTACGGATAAGCTAACGGTATATGATTTGCATAACAATATAGAAACTGATTATGAAATTGAGCAGGTATATAATAATAGTTTGAGGGTGGAAAAGGGATCTTATGACAGTTTCATGCTTAAAGAGATTTTTGAGCAACCAAGAGTGATTGATGATTGTTTGAGGGGGCGACTTGATGGATATCGCATTAAATTGGGGGGATTGATTGGCTATGAGAATATATTTAAAAAGGCAAAGCATATAACCATAGTGAGTTGTGGGTCAAGTTGGCATTCTTCTTTGATTGCAAAATATTATATTGAGGAATTTTGTAAGATTAAAGTTAGTGTAGAGTATGCTAGTGAGTTCCGATATCGAAAGCCATGTATTGAGAAGGGGGATATTGTTATTGGGGTTAGTCAAAGTGGGGAAACCGCAGATACTATTAGTGCTTTAGAAATAGCAAAAATATATGGGGCGATTATTGTGGGGATTTGTAATGTTCCTAATTCTACCATAGCAAGAATGAGTGATTGCGGAATTTATTTACGGGCGGGTGTGGAAGTGGGGGTGGCTAGTACTAAGGCTTTTACTAATCAGGTGGTGGTTTTGTTGATGTTAAGTTTGTGGATTGAGCAGAATGTTGGGATTATGGGTTTGGATCACAGAAAAAGAATAATAGATGATTTGAGGGAGTTGCCGGATTTGACTGAGCAATGTTTGAGGTGCTATGAGAACGTGGAGTTTTTAGCAGAGAGTATGGTTGGTATGACTAATTGCTTGTTTTTGGGGCGTGGATATAATTTTCCAATAGCTCTTGAGGGGGCTCTTAAGTTAAAAGAGATAAGTTATGTTCATGCTGAGGGATATCCTGCGGCAGAAATGAAACATGGGCCTATTGCTTTGATAGATAAAAATATGCCGGTGATTGTTCTTGCTAATAATCTGGGGCAGTATGGAAAGATGGTAAATAATGTTAGTGAAATAATAGCACGAGATGGTAAGGTGATAAGCATATTTTCTGAAAATGCTGGGTTGGGAGATTATAAAATAAGGGTTCCTGTGGTATCTGATGCTTTGAGTCCGTTGATGGGAATAGTTCCTTTGCAGTTATTTTCTTACTACTCGGCAGTTTTGAGGGGCAAAAATGTTGATAAGCCAAGGAATTTAGCTAAAAGCGTTACTGTCGAATAATTAAATTTTCTATTGATTTTTCAAATTCTTCTACTAAGATTCGTAAAGGTGTAGGAACGCACGATTTAATCCTTTCTCTATTTAGGTAGGACACCAAATGAAAAAAGCATGGAAGTTAACTGGTCCAGAGTCTCTAGAAAATAAAACATTATTATCAATAACTCCTAATGATCCTAAATTTAACGATCAATGGGGTTTGCAAAGTATATCGGTCCAACAAGCATGGCAATATGGCACAGGATCTAAGGATATTGTTGTTGCTGTAATTGATAGTGGTATTGATTTAACTAATCAAGATTTAAAGAATAATTTATGGGTTAATCCTGGAGAGATAGCAGGCGACGGAATAGATAATGAGAACAATGGATATATAGACGATGTTAATGGGTGGAATTTTGCCAATAATAATAATGATGTTCAGGACCGATACGGACATGGAACTCATGTGGCTGGCATAATTGGTGCAGAAGGGGATAATGGTTTGGGGGTCACGGGGATTAATTGGAATGTAAGTTTGATGGCTTTAAAGTTTATGGATGATAAGGGTGTGGGTGATACCGGTGGAGCTATACGAGCCATGGATTATATAGGTATGATGAAGAATACTTATGGAGTAAATGTGGTGGTGGCTAATGCTAGTTGGGGAGGTCTTACTGGTTTTAGTAATATGTTATATGGGGCTATTAATAGATTGAATGATGTTGGGGTGGTGCTGACTGTGGCTGCTGGTAATAGTGGTAGCGATAATGATATTACTCTTAGATATCCTAGCTGTTATGATAGCGATAATATAATTAGTGTGGGAGCTTTGAGTAAATATGATGGGGTGAGTTTGGTTGGCTTTTCTAATTATGGAGCGTCCACTGTGGATCTTGCTGCTCCTGGTAGCATGATACTATCTACGATTCCATATAATAATTATGGATACTTGAGCGGAACCAGTATGGCGGCTCCTATGGTTGCTGGAGCGGTTGCCTTATTGAAGTCTATTAAGTCTAGTCTAACTGTATCAGAAGTTAAAGCTGCTATTTTTGGATCAGTAGATAAAATTCCGGAACTATTTGGAAAGGTGGCAACAGGAGGAAAGTTGAACGTGGGGGCAGCCATGGCTAATGTATTGGGGGTTCCTTATGACGGAAACATATTACCAACAGGAGCCATAACGAGTCAGAATTTAAGAAATATTAGTGGATGGGCCAAAGATCTTAACTTTCCAAACTCTAGTATTCATGTGAGACTAATAATAGATGGTGCAGATAGCGGGTTGGTATGGACTGGGGTTGGTGGGTCATTTGTTTTTAATCTGGGTGGTCTGACAATAGGGGAGCATGTTATAAGCGTTGAGGCTAGAGACTCTCAAACAGGATCTTGGACCTCTGTAGCATCATCTAAAGTTACTATTCCTCCTCCGATTGTTAGAGTGGGATATCTAAGATTAGATAGAGTTGCTGGATGGGCTTTTAGTGAAAGATCAGGAGCTTCTCCGGTTCTTGTTAGAGTAGTTATTAATGGAAGAATAGTATCTGGTCGGTGGGCTAACTTGTATAGACCAGCGCTAATTCCGGTGGTTGGTAGCTCCAGACACGGATTTAATATTCCGTTGAATAGAAACTGGTTTCATAAAGGAGCTAATAACATGACGATTCAAGTTTATGATCCAATATCGAAGCAGGTTTCAATAGCTTGGGAGAGAACCATAAATAAATAATAAGTGGCTATTAAACTGGCCAATTATTTTATAGGGGCCGGTATTGTTTATGGACCACCCGGCCTTTTTCAGCAAAAAAGCCTGAGAGCTTAGTAAAACAGAAAAACCCCCTAAGTCTATATCCCATAAGGACTTATGACGAGTATCGGATGCCCGTATTTGACGTAAGTCCTTTGTTGTAAGGTACTTAGGCAAGTCTGCGAGTCTGGCATGACATTTGCTGCTCAAACCTTACGAAAATGTAAGGAAATTTTCTGCTTGCAAGCAAAGTTTGGGTTGGTATAATGTCGATATGAAGAATAAGAGAAAGAAAAGAGGAAAAAAGATGGAAAATCTGAATTACGATCTGGTTTCTGACTGCTGTGGTGCTGGTTGTGCTTTTGAGACCGGTGAGGGTAAGGATAAAATCGGGATTTGCATGGATTGCAAGGAATGGTGTGGTGTGGTAGAAGATATTCCGGAAGATGAGGATATGGTGAAAGCATTGAAAGATAATTCCATGACGATGGAAGAATATGATAGCCTGCCCGATTACATCCCCGGTCTTGACGACGGAGAGGGTTGGGACCCCATTATGGGGGATGCTGAAGATCATATCGAAACGGATGATCAGTGGCTCGACGATTTCTGTGGCGAAGAGGATTTTGCCTGAACCTTACGAAATTGTAAGGAAACTTTCCGCTTGCAACCTACAGAATACTCTGTATAATGTCGATATAAGAACAAGAGAACGATAAAGAAAAGGGAATGAAAATGATCACCATCAACAATCGCGACGAACTGAACAACCTCCTCTATGGTGCTGATTCGACCAGCCCCGAAACTTTGGTTGGAATCGCTCGTATCGGCGGCGAGTTGCTCGCTGAGGCTTTCCACTATTACGAACTGAGCGACGGGACCGCTTCCATCGGAGATTTCTTTCCCTGCGGCGATGAGGGTGAGGGGATCAATGTTGATCGCGACGGAAACATTCTTAGCGATTTTCTCTACTACTGAACAATGTACAGTAGTGTACAATGATTCGACGTAAAGCCTTATGCTATAAGGACTTACGACAAATCCGGCCCGCCCCTTTTGACGTAACTCCTTGATGCGTATATACTTACAGCAAATATAAAAAATATTATGTTTGGCATGAAATTATATTTCAAAAATCCAAAGATTTCCCTTGCAACGGTCGATACATACTGTATAATGAAAGCACAAGAGAACGATAGGACAAAGGAAAAGAAAATGACCAACGTATCTTTCGACATGGTGATGGCTGGCGTTCGACAGGTGTTCGGCAAGGAATCGTATCGTGTTCGGGTCGTCCACTCTGGTGCATATACGAAAGTCGAATCGAAGGATATGTTTCACTCTGTAACGATCAAGTCGAATGAGACGATCATGGAAAAGCTGAATGAGCTGTTCTATGATGTGGTGTGTGAGGATTGTGCGTCGGGCATCTAGGCTTGACAACACCATAGCGTATACGGTATAATAGAACCAACACAAGAAAGAAAAGGAAAAAGATGTTTCAGACCAACTATAAAACTGTGACGAATAACCTTGACAAGCTTTTCTCTGCTATGCGAGCTGGTAAGTATCACTGCGTGCTCGACCCAAGGGGTAACGCTCATGTGGGCCTTATCAATGGTATCATGCGTGAAGATGGTAGCGGAAAGAATTGGATCGTAATAGTGACCAACCGTACAGTAAGCGAAAAGGTCTTCATTCACGCCTCATGACCTAAAGCCTTACCCTATAAACACTTAGGGCGAGGCCGGGCGCCCGCATCTGATGTAAGTCCTTATCTCATATAGGCTTATGAACCTTACGATATTGTAAGGAAGAAAACTATTGCTAGAGCTTGACGTTGGTCGATAATAGGTGTAGAATAAGAACACAAGAAAGAAAAGGAATCCCAATGATTACGACTATCGAATACGTTCAGTTGTTTGCCTTGATTGCTTTTGCTGGTTTCATCTCGTACACTGCCCACGAGGTGGGTAACGCTATTCAATCCATTCTTCACGACTGAGGGAATATGTCTAGGTATCTGCCTGATGGTTATGTAGATTATGCTACATACAATATCAAAGAAGTTTTACAGTTTCTTCAACAATTACTAGGAATCATTAGCGAAAGCTGGTAAACAAAATGACACACTTTGAAGCAGTAAAGATGGTTCGTGGTAAGACTAATAAGGATACTCGCAAGGTTGGCAACAATACCTATGCGGAAATTCTTCCCGATGGTAGCGTAGGCATTATGCTGCATAGTACCTATGTGGTAAAGATTCATCCTGACAACTCTGCTACCCTCAATAGTGGGGGGTGGCATACTGCTACCACTAAGGATAGAATCAACCAGTATTCACCTGTACGGGTATATCAACGCAAGGGACAATGGTATCTGGAATGTGGTCTAGAGTATGAAGATGGTATGATTGTGGCCGATAATAACCTTATCTACTAAGAAAGAAAAAAGATGAAAAACGTTTTTACCTTTACGATTGCTTGGGGCGTTTCAATTTGTTTGCTTGTTGCAGTAATGCAGGCTACTGGTTTGGGGCATCCTAACTGTGAGCCTACTACTGTAGGATATGCTGAATTCTACGCTACACTGTTCGGATGTTCAGTGCTCAGTTGTATACTAGGTATGGCTTGCCTTGGGCTGGTCGTTCTGGTATATCCACAAAAAACATAGCACTAGCCGTAAACCCTTGCTGCTAAAGGACTTAGGGCAAGGCGGGCGGGCCGGGATCGACGTAAGTCCTTATGGCGTATGCACTTACGACAACTTAGCAAATACTATGCCAATATCAAAGAAAATGACGAAAAGTTTTGTCAAATTCTCTTGACATAAAAATATCCGGATTTCTCTTGAAAGCTCAAGATGAGCATGGTATAATGTCGATATAAGAGATAGAGAAGAAAGAAAGAGAGAGTTGAGATGGAAAAAGTTACGAGTGTGAATGGTTTCATTGCTTCGCTTCCCAAGATTCGGAAGCGTAAGATTTGGAGTGTGACGATTGACGGAAAGATTGTTCAAGGCGTGAGTGCTGACGACAATCGTAAGGAAACTGCTGAAGCGTATATCGCCAGCAAGTATCCTGGTCAAGCTTTCACTCTCAAGTTTGTTGAGTGGAGAATCTGACCCCCATTAGAGGGGATTGACAAGCACAAAAACTTTGATAGAATACCAGAAAGAGAAAGAGAGAAAAGAATGTACGAGATTGGCGACAGTGTGATGCTCAAGGGATTCGAGAAACAGATTGTTGGAAAGATTGTTTCCTACCACTATGATGAGGGAAATGTGTGGACGGTTAGGATGCCCGGTGGGCAGCAATGGGATTTTGGCGACCATGAGCTTTCGCCCGCGGTTGATGCCTACGGACAACCCTGGACTTATCGACCCACCCATAGTGGGGGTTGATAGGCAAAAGAATTGTTGATAGAATCCACACACAAGAGAACGATAGACCTTAGAGAGAAAAAGAAAATGAAAACCAAGTTCCCTATCATCGAAAATGCCAAGCGTCAAGCCCGTATGATCTTCAAGGGTATCGCCGTGCCGATGCTCGTGGAAATCCCCGATGATAAGGTTGTGGATGATGTCGATTACGTTTACGGTGTGACTGACCACAAGCGTTACGTCATGAGCGAAAAGGTTCTCAAGTTCAATCGTACCGCACTGAAGAACATTGGCAAGGTTCGCAAGGAAAAGGCTGACCCCCGCTATGTGGGGGGTGAGGATACCATGATCGTTCCGGTTGGCAAGCCGGGAAGTCGTGAGCGTGTCGAGGAACTGACCAGACAGTATGCTGCCATTGCTGCTTGTGGTGAAGAAATCAGCCCGTTCAGCTTCAAGAGTGATGAATAAACGCACACTACTGCACAAAGACATAGCAGTTGACCTAAAGCGTTACCCTATAAGGACTTAGGGCAAACGCGCCCGCCCTTATTTGACGTAAGTCTTTATGTCTCAACAACTTACAACCTTACAACATTGTAAGGAAACTTTTCCTGCTCTAACCTGTTGACATTGGACGATAATAGAGGTATAATCGTAAGACAAGAGGGAGAGAATAAAGATGAAAGATATGAACACTCGTACAATGCAAGACATTCTGAGGAATACCCAGATCAAGCTGGAAACTTGCACAATTCCCGAAGTAAGGGATGGCTATAAGCTGCTGATCAGGCACCTTGCTAGTGAACTTCTGTTTAGGTATCGTCTAGCCAAATAGCCTAAAGTTTTGCATGGTAGAATGTCGATAATAGGTATAGGGAAAACGAGAACTAACAACAAAGAGGAAAAGTATGGATAATCTCACGTTGCCGCAGAGACATGATTGGGTAGCTTTTGACTATAAGGGTAAGAGTTTCAAGGGTGAAGTTCGTAGGGTTTACGATAAGCCCAAGGGTCATTTGATGATTGTGAAATTGGGTGAGGGTAAGTATCGTTCGTGCTATCTTGAGCAGTGCGGGAATCTAACTGCTATCTCTACTCAACCGGAGGCTTGAATATGAGCGATTTTATTATGGTGTGGGTCTGGGTGGCGGTTATGTGTGGGGTTTTGTTCTTTGCTTATTTTCTCACTATTGTGGGAGAAGTTTGGCAGAGGATAAACGAGTATGAGAATATGCGGGCCAGGGGTTTTACTCTTATGAAGAATGATGAGGGTGATGATTTCTGGGTAGGATACGGGGATTGACCACTTAAACCAAAATGGAGATACAGGGATGTATCAGTTTGATTTTATTAGTGTGGCTTTTGGGTATATTGTTGGTATTATTCTGTATGCTAGTATGTCAAATATCATGTATATGGAGGAAAATGATGAAAATCAGTGATTATGTTCTATTAGGGGTGTGCTTCATTCTAGGATGTGGCTTAACGTATCTCCTTCACCAGTAAGGACTTACGGCGAGTCCGGCCCGCCCCGCAAAGCGTAAGTCTTTATCTATCAACACTTTACGTCAACTGCAAAATTTTTTCTATTTGGCACGGAATTATATTCTGGAATTTTCCAAGTTACTGCTTGACACTGGCCGATAATAAGAGTATAATCGCAGCATCACGAACGGAAACCACAGGAACCAGAATCATGCTGAATTTCGACGAGATCAATGCTATTCTGAACGACATGGCCGAAGCGGGAATTGTTGAGCCGATGGTTGAGCCTATCGACGACCCCAGTGTAGAAGTCAACTTTTGGGATTGGGCCGATGTTGTGGGTGCTATTGACGACTTTGTTCCAGAGGAGTATACTAATGCTTAGTGCGATTGCTTTTGTTGTCGGATACGTTGGCCTGTTTTACATCACCACCATCGTGAGGGATTGACCATGAGCTACGAGTATGATGATCTTGAAGACTTTTATGGTATCGACGCTGATGATCGTACTAACGATTATTGGGCTGGAGATGATGACTTGGAGAATGATTCTAATGATTCGTTTGATGATAGTATGGATGGCGATGCTGAGTCTGCGTTGGCTTCCGCTGGATGGGGAACCGACGAGGATTACGGTTACTATGGTGACGATGGAGTAGAAGATTTCCACGCCGATGAGGCTGTGGGATTTGTGGATTACAATGAAGACGGGCCATATAACGACTAATTAAAAGGAAAGAACAATGCAGTATCGAAAGATTGCGACGGGGATGATCGAAGCTACATATGAGAATTATTCACAGTGGCTAGAAGATGGTGTTCTGGCTGAAGAATTGAATAAGTATGAAATTCCAGTATGGAATGAAATGAACGATAGTACCAAGTGTTCTGCCATAGAATATGTTTATCTGAACCGAGATACTATTGAGCTACATTCTGGACTTGTAGAATCATGGGTACAAGCTACGGCTTACTTTATGATCTATGATTTTGCTACTATCCTAGCACATGACGGAAATCCAGAAATCGAAATTTTCTTTGATGATATGGATTTCATGATGGATGAAGATACCCTGAACGATGAAGATGTTCAGGAGCAACTTGGAATTAGTCCAGATTTTGGAGGAAAATTCTAAGCACTCTCCGTAAACCCTTTGTGCATAAGCACTTAGGGCTGGCGGGGCGGGCCGATTTTGATGTAAGTCCTTATACCACAATACTTTGCGACAACCTTACGGTATTGCAAGGAGACATCCACTTGACATCTAAAGTTTCTCTGCTATACTTGTCGATATAAGAGATAGAGAAAGAGAGAGTGAAGAATGAGTAGGTATTACGAAGGTCGTTTCAACCCGTACAATCGTCATGATACGGGAATGTATGTGGTCTATCGCAAGAGCGACAACAAGCACCTTGGAACGGTTGTGGATTGTCGTAGTGAGAGCGAAGCCAAGCGCAAGGCTGGCTATGAGTTTGGTTGTGAGTGCTATGTGAGTGAAATTGAGGAATAAAATGAAAACGAAAAAGAAAGAGTTGACAGCACACCAGAAAGCTGTTATACTCATGAATCGTGAAGCTAGTCGTGCAGTGAATCGTGTGAAGATGTTGGAACAGTTGTATCTTGAAACCATGAAAGCAAAGGAACTTGTTAAATGAAGTGCGTTGTTACCCATACGGATACTTTTGGTGGTGAAGCTAACTATGGTTGGGTGAATCGTTATGAGTTCATCCCCAAGAAGAATGCTTCTCAGCGTAGTGTTATTCGTAAGGCCAAGGCTCTGGCTGGTATGACAGCGGTCAAAGCTGAGACTTATGACTATGGTGATGGTTATACCGTTAAGCCTCGCGGCTATGCTCAAATCATCTTTGTTGATTTTGAGTGAAAAAAATAATCTCTCGTCGTAAACCCTTTGTGCTCAAACACTTAGGGCCGACGCGGGGAGCCGGATTTGACGTAAGTCCTTATCTTGCATAGGGTTGTGACGAAAGAGAATTTCTTACCGAATCTATTGACAATAGCCGATACTCCTGTAGAATGACTCAACCAAAGGAGGACAAGCTATGTTCACGATGAAAGATTTGAGTCGTGTGCTTCCGGAACTCAAAGGATTGAAGCGGCCTGCTATTTTCTCTCCATCCAAGAGCGAATCAGCATATAAACTCTCTAAGATGGGGTCGCAGTTTCGTGGTCATGCAATTGAAAAGATGGTTAGGGATGGACTGCTGAAGAAGCACAAGACAAGCTATCATGGTGGATCTCATTCCCACGACATTACCTTGAATAAGGATGTTAGGATTGAAGTGAAATCAGCTTTAGCTACTCCTCTGGTTAGTAGCAGGACTAAGAAAATTACTAGATATAAATTTTCATTCAAGCATGTGCAATTGTCTAAGTTTGATATTCTTTTTCTGGTATATGTTACTCCTAATGGGCCTAAAGTCCGATGGATGACCAAAGCGACAGCGAGGGAGTTTGTTAGTAATCATCGTTCTAAGGCAAGCCATATCGATGTTACTACTTCTTCTTTTCGTAATCTTGAAGGAACAGCTTGGAAAAAGCTCAAGATGCCAGTAACGAAAAAGAAAAAGCAGAAAGCGAAAGCTTGACGCAAGTCCTTGACTCCAAAGAACTTGGGGCAAGGGCGGGCGCCCGGATTGTTATAACTCCTTATCGAATAAAGACTTACGAAAACCTTGCAATACTGAAAGATTCAAGTTCGCCCCTTGCATTTGCCGATAATATATGGTAGAATGAAGAGACGAGAAGAGAGTCGGAGCTATATCCTCCGGTACACGAGGAACCCACGGCAGTGTCTGCAACAGAGCATGGTCTGTTGTGCTACTGACTCTCATATCGTAAAATTTTTCTAAAGTTTCCGCTTGACAAATGTCGATAATTAGTGTAGACTTGTGGTATGGATGTTGTGATCGGTTTTCAATTTGAAAGGGTTTCTATGAACGATGTGATTCTGTTTGGTTCGATTCTTGCGGCTGCTGCCGTTGCTGTTGTGGGTTTCGTCTTCTATTCGGTCTATGGTGGATCGAAGGCTAGCTTGGCGAATGCCCAAGAGGGTCAGGTTTTCAACTTTGTTTACGAGCAGCCTTTGCATGGAACGCATGAGCGTTTTCTTGCTAAGGTGATTGGCAAGCAGACGTTGACTGCTGACCAGATTGCGAGACTGAATCGCAAGAGTCGGTATCGTATCAATGATCCTGAGTTTGTGCGTACTGCCAATCTGGTAACGTGTCGAACTGCGGATGGTAAGGTGCGTAATTTCTACGCAGAGCGAGTTACGAAGTGCCGAAAGCCGTTGCTGGCCGGTGCTTTGTTCAAGAGCGGATTTGCTAACCTGTTCTAAAAACTAGCAGTCTCTGCCTACTAACTGACCAACCCCTAACCCTTTGACACCAAAGGACTTAGGGTAAGGTCGGCCGCCCCGCTTCGTCGTAAGTCTTTATGCCCCAACACTTTACGACAATTCTTTTTTGTTGAAGTTTTCCCTATTGACAAGCCGATAATAGTAGTGTAGAATACAGGGAATCAAAAGGAGAAAAAGATGCTGTTTACGCCATATGCTTTGACGGATAAGGTTACTCGCAAGGTTAGTGATGAGGGTATGATCGAATTCAGTGGGTTGTCTACTGGCGGTCGTCCTTTTTCCATAGTCACTCGACTTGACGATGCCCAGCGTTGGGTCAACGGAGAGTTGATTCAAATTGCTTTCCCGTATCTCAATGCGGATGATCGTGAGATTCTCAAAACGGGAATTGATGCTCAGGGTTGGGAGGCAATGTTTGCCGGATCGGAGGATGACGAATGAGTACCGATACCTATATGGTCATGAAGGGCAATAAGGTGGTAGGGTATGTTCATGCGTACAGTACCTATCATGCGTTGTCTCAGGCTGAGAAACTTTATGGGAAAAATTTGCTGATTGAGCGAATTACCCATAGTTGTCCCGCCTAACCCTGGCGGGTCGGGCTGAGTGGGTATAGTCAGCCAGTAGTCGGGGCTTGACAAAGAGTCTTTAATAGAGTATATTGGGCAGAAAGGGAGAGAATTATGTTGAATAATGATGAGCGTATGGCTGTTTGTGACTGTGTGGCTGATTTTTCTATTCGTCTGTTTCGTGCTGCTACTGTTGATGATCAAGCTGTTCATAATGAATTGGATATTTTTTATGAGTTCTTTTGTAGGGCTCTTGAGATTGCCAAGAGTGAGGGTGCGGTTAGGGTTCGTGAGTCTATTGGGGCTAGTAACAACTAATCGTAAGTCCTTATCCTTAAAGAACTTAGGGATAGGGCGGGCGGACGAATTTGATGTAAGTGCTTGTGTATCATAGGGTTATGTAAATGCTAAAAAATTTTTGGAATTCCTACAGAAGCCTCTTGACAAGTGACGATAATAGATGTATACTTAGCACATAAGCAGATGAGGGCCGCTGGCAGAATGATATCAAAGAAGCCACGGTTAAATGCAAGGCCGAGTATGGCATAACCCAATCTGCTTTACAATACAAAACTCGTGGGTCCATGCCTTGGACTAGGTTGGGTAACTCATTACGATAAGCCCCGCATGTCGCGGCAGCGATGGGGCTGACAGTGCCGGTTACGCACTGGATAGTAGTGCCAATCTATGGGGGATCGCGTCCTCACCACGTTATAATACAATCAGTAATCGTTCCCAAGAGCCAGACAGATTGCTTCATGAACAATCTCAGGGAGGTTTCCGTGGACGGTTTCCACTAGTGTTTACCTGGCCCAAGGGTTAAAAATATCGGGTATTAGTGGAGTATAGAACCGGAGTCGTAAATGGTTCGCTGATTACAAACAGGGGTCGGATAGAAACCAAGTTTACTGGCTGGGTTGGATAATGCGTGATACCGGACATTATTCGTAAAACTATCGCTGGATATAACTCAAATGGCAGAGTTCCACTCAGAGATGAGAGGAGTTACAGGTTCAAATCCTGTTATCTGGTAAGTCGATCCATTAACAGCCGGTATACAATACAAAGGAGAAGAGATGACTAAAGAAGAATCAGACAGAAATGCGGCCATAGTTTATGTTCTTAGGGTTCTTAAAAACCCAATGATGATCAGGAGCCCTGCTAAAAAAGACGCATTGACTTTAGCAGAGCAGTATGGTATAACGGTGACTGATTTGATTAATGAGTACGAAAAGATAGTAATGAGGGTATAAAGTATGAGATGGAATCCTAATGAGCCAATTACTCCGGGATATTATCTGTGTGCTGCTGTTGGATATAATAGACCAATAATGCTCTGTTGGGATATTGACAATAAAGAATGGGGTGAATGGACTCATGGTGAGTATGATGATGGTATACTTCAATGGGAACCGTTTGATAAGTCTATCGTTAAATATCATATGGGACTGAATGAAATTTCTATGCCGGAGGGTTGGGTATGATCTACTTAAATATTAATGAGATCGAACGGTTGGCCGAAATTGTTGCTGAACTGGTTAAGTTGGATATGTGTGTGATTGCTGAGTTGAAGGGGACTAAGTGGAGTATTGAGGTAACTAAGGGATGAAAACTACAACGCTTGAGCTGACCAAAACCGAAATTAACTATTTGTATAATCTGGTATGTGAGAATATGGAGCGTGGAGAATATTGGGGAAATCAGAATCAGTTTATGAAGATGCAAGAACGTGTTTTTAATAAACTGATGGACTGCGAAACAGAGGTGGCATCCTAATGGAATGGATTAGTTTCCACGGGCCTCGTCGCCCTATTAATGGACAAAAGATCATCTATTATGGTGAGGCTATTGGTGTGTGGCGTGGAAAGTATAGGATAAACTATACTGACCCTTTTTGTATTCACAATATTGATTGTAGTGAAGCTCCCGGCAATGTAGACTATATGGATGCTCCATACTGGCAACCCGATGAGGGGCAACCAAAACCACCACCACCAGAACAGCCCTACCCACCAGATTATCCTAGTTGACATAAGTCCTTGCTGCTAAAGAACTTAGCTCAAGGGCGGGCGGCCGGTTTCGACGTAAGTCCTTATCTCTAAAGACTTTACGATTAGCAATATTTTTTCAAGATTTCCTCTTGACTTGTCGATAATAGTAGTGTAAGATAGTGGTAACACGAAAGGGAATATGATGACTGTTGCTGAATTGATCGAAGAACTGAACAAGCTGCCCCAAGATATGCTTGTGCTTGTACCGGGTTATGAGGGTGGATACGACAATATCGAAGTTCAGAGGAATGGGGCTGTTGTTCTGGACGATAATTGGGATGGACAAGAAAAGTTTTATTGGTATAATGGGCGACACGCAACGTACTACAAGGATATGGAAGGCGACGAGCCTACGTCCTGCGTCGTTATCGGGAGGGGAAAATGAAAACGGCAGAAAAACACGCCGAAGTACGATTTCATCTGCTCAATGGGCAAAACTATCGGAAATGGCAAGTAAATATTATGCAAGGGAAGAAGAGGGTTGACCAATTTTATGTCGATCCGGCCGAATACCAGTTAGAGATGCGTGGTTGCAAGCTGGTAAATAAGGTGGCTAGGGCAAAATGGGTCAATAAGAAACAGAAAAAGAATGTGAGTGGTTGGGTGCAGTGCGAGGAGGTTATGCTTCGCAAGGATTTTTATCCCTCTTTGCCTATTGACAATCTTGAGAAGTTGTATTATAATCCCATTCGTGATGTTCACTGGCGACGAGAGAGTGACGGTGGTGAATTTGTTTGGGATAACAGTGAATATGACACCTTAGTTACTGATGGACGACAGGTTCATATTCTGGAAGAACGTAACGGAAATTTTGACGGTATTTACGAGATCGACCCTAAATATACAGAAAGTTTTGGAATTTATGATCAAAATCGAACTGAGCGTGCGTGAGTCGTTGAACATGATTGCAAATGGTTGCAGTCTCGATATGTTCGACAAGATTGTGACTTCGTTGGAAGTGGCATTGGGTGTGAACCAGCGTCGTAAGGTAACCATCACGGGTGGGATGACCACGGATAACCGTATCCGCTGCATCAAAGTCATCCGCGAACACACCGGATGGGGTTTGAAGGAGTCGAAGGATTGGACCGATGTTCTTGTTGGTCGCTACAACGAGAGCGGCTTTTGGAGTGGTGGTGGACACCCGAACACCATGACTCTGAAAACGCCGGAAGTGGCGGAGCAACTGCTGCGTGACCTGACCAGTCATGGTTGTGTGGGTTATCTCGTATGACCTAAAGCCTTGTCCCTAAAGAACTTAGGGCGAGGCTGGGCGGCCGAATTTGATCTAAGTCCTTATCCCCAAACAACTTAGGACAAAATCAAAAATCTTTGAGGCCCACTCAAGTTCCTGCTTGACAATGACGATACTATACTGTAGAATGAGAGTATCACAAGTCAAGACTCCGCGATGATGCCAACAAGAAAAACCATCACGACGGACTTGACAAGTGGGTAACAGTAACGTATACTGATACTAGAACGATTGGAAACTGTAACATTTTTGGAGAAATGAAATGAAGAAGTTTAGCTTTGCTGTTGATATTGTTGGCGACGAGATTGACTCTGCGGATGTGGTTGCTACGCTTACAAAGGCTCTGAACGATGAGCTTCCTGGTGATGTTCATGCGAATGTTAAGCCCGCTGGTATCAAGGCTTTTAGTGAACAGGGTTATAAGGTGTGGCGAGCTAGGGTTACTGGTGTGACTGCCGAGGCTGCGGGAGATGCCCACGATGGCAAGGTAGAGAAGGAGACAGAAACCGAAACGGTTGCGTGAGTTAACAAAACTGGACTATGCCAGTATAAAGGGCTAACGCCCCACCGATAAATAGGTGAGATTTTAGGCATAGTGCGGCGGGGTCAAACCCGCGTAATGATAGTTCGTTGCAAGACTAAAAGGTGCAACTTAGAGGGTTTAACCAACCAGATAAGTCGGGTGGTTCCGTCGAAGTTATCGACCTCTAGAGTATATACTAATGACGATGGTAAGACGATAACGCCATCAAACCGTAATGCCTACATGGGACGCCATGTGGGCTTGCGGCGTTGAGTGGGTACGATATAATAGAGAGACGGCCCCATAGTTAAATGGATATAATAAGTGACTTCTAATCTCTAGTTGCAGGTTCGATTCCTGCTGGGGCTATTGTTGGGGGCGTAGATCAATTGGTTAGATCGCTAGCTTGTCACGCTAGAGGTTGCGGGTTCGAGTCCCGTCGCTCTCGTTTGTTGTAAACCCTTGCTACTAAAGCACTTAGAGCAAGTTCGCCGGGCCGGGGTCGTCGTAAGTCCTTATCTCACAAGGGTTTGCATCAAGAATAATTTTGTGAAGTTTTTCGCTTGACGTTGCCGATACTATAGTGTAGAATCGGTAGACACAGGAGAAGAACATGAAAACTGCTGACGGTAATGATAAGTTGGGTAAGGGTTGTATTGTTGTGAGTCGTCCGGTTGGCGATACTTGCCCACCCGATTGCGATTATCTCGGAAACGGCTGCTATGCCGAAGCTACTGAAAACCAGTATAAAAATGCTCGCACTGCCGGGTTTGCTAATATCATAACGGAAAAGAATAAAATCCGCTCTATGATTCTGGAAGCAAAGCGTCGTGAGAAGTCTATCCGTTGGCATGAACGTGGCGACTGGTTTCTCAATGGCGAACTTGACCTAGACTATGTTGCGAATGTAACGTGGGCTTGTGAGAGTATTCTTGCCGATGGTGATACGTTGCCCGATATGTGGTTTTATACTCATATCTACGATTCTCGGCTTGTGAGTCTGGAAAAGTATATGAATGTATACGCTAGTGTGCATGATGATAACGATATGGGCGAAGCACTATCACAGGGTTTCAAGCTGTTCGCATGGTGTGACAGCGATATGAAGATTGCACCCAAGCGACCCAAGAGCAAGGCAAAGGCCGAAGCATGGCGACAAGCACTGCCGAAGCTGGTGGTTCTCAATGCGACAAAGTTTGTTGTGTGTCCAGAAATCCGTCGTGGTCGTTCGGAAATCACTTGCACTGGCACAAAAGATAGTATATCATGCGACTTGTGTGTGCGTGGTTTGGCTAATGTATTGTTTCCCGCACACTAAACCTAAGTCCTTGACCGTAAAGAACTTACGGCAAGGGCGAGCGGACGGATCGGTCGTAAGTCCTTGACTCATAAGACTTTAGAGATTATTCAAGTTTCACTATTGCATTTGTCGATAAGATACTGTAGAATGGTGGAGTATCACCAACTTGGAAAGGGAAAGCTATGAGCTATGTTGGATTGTATGATGACGCAGGAAGTAAGAACGCTTTCTACATTGTCAAAGATAAAAAGATTGGCCGGAAGCGTGTGGGCTTCAAAGAGTTTGAAAATAAGCAAGAGGCAGAGTTTGCCCATCGGGTTCAAAAGCATCTGGCTCAGTTTGATTTGGCCCCTATGGTATATGGGGATGTTGGTTTTATTCGTAGGCATGATGGTGAGTTGACTTGTTATGGTTATTTGACCGAAGTGGCTCGGCCTATGTCTGAATGTCATGATGAAGATTGTGATGGTGAATGTTTTCGGAGCGAGTGTAAGAATGGTACTACTATCTCTGAACTAGTTTATGATTTGGGTGAACATGGCTTAGAGTATAACGATGCCCATAAGGGTAATTTTGGTTATGTTCGACGTAAGGGTTCATGGGTTCCGGTTGCTATCGACCTTGGAATCGAGAGCTTTACTGATTGGGATGAAGATATTTATGGAAAGTTTGATTATGCTGCTGACGAGTTTGATGACTATGGACGATGCAATTGTGTTCAATGCAAAAAGTTCCGAGAGGAAGAATAATGAGCAAATACTATATCAAGTGTGGAACACTAGAATTAATTTATTCCTGCAACAAATGTCCACGGGATGCTGCGATGGATGCTATTTGGGAAACAAATGAAAATGATACACTAGATGAGCATTTCTATATAGATGAGCGTGGATATAAAGACTATACAAATGCTGATGGATTAACTTGTGTGTTACATACTAGCCACATTCTAAAAGATGCCGGATGGAGTATTGAATAATGTGGACAAAAATAGACGATAAAAAAGTAAGACACTTATGGGAATGTGCTGATTGTGATAATCTAGTTTATGTTGAACCTTGGTTCTATTCCGAAAATGGCGAACCCTTTTGCACAAAGTGTGAGAGGGATATGGAGTATATTCGAACAGAAGTGGATATGTAACACTTTCCGCAAACCCTTGCTGCGTAAGCACTTAGGGTGAGCGGGGGCGGCCGGATTTGACGTAAGTTGTTGCAGGATGCGGACTTAGAGAAATTCCAGAAAACTCCTAAAGTTTAGGGTGGTGATTGGTCGATAATAAGGATATGAGAACGAGACGAGAATCAACAAGGGGTGAGAGAATGATCCAGTGGGTTGGGATTGTGATTACGATTTTGGGTCTGGCGTATACGGGTGTGAAGGACTACCAGAAAGGGGACATAAAATTTCCCAAGATGCCTCAAAAACAGGTCTTGACAAAGGTAGTTTATCCGATACAATACTGTCTGATGGCTTACGATCCTAACATTGATAGAATTTTTTACCTACACGAAAATGGAATATGGTATGATTACGCTCCACAACAACGACGATATTCGACCACGCCGCAACCATATCAAGCTCAAGGTGCGACCGCAGTGGCAGGTTCCTACGGGTCACAAGGAACACCGGCATACCGTTATGGACAATCGCCCCAAGCGTCAGCGAACCCGATCCGCTGAAAATCGTAGGGCTTGCGAGAATGGGGACTATTGAGTATAATTAGTAGTATGCCAGTGTAGCTCAGTCAGCAGAGCGTCAAATTTGTAATTTGAATGTCGCGGGTGCAACTCCTGCCACTGGCTTTATGAGTCGAAAGAAAAAACGTATGTAAACGCTCTATCTGGTGTATATATTCGTATCCAGAGGAGATGTCTATGATTGTAAAATGTAGTTGCTGTAATAAAGAGTTTAATAAGCAGAAGTGCGAGGTAATTAAGTCAAAAAATAATTACTGCTCACGTTCCTGTGCAGCAAAAATAAACAATAGGTTATTTAAAAAGAGAAACAAAAAAGTTAGACATTGTAGGAACTGTAAGATTGAAATTATTGGCAAGGGAAAACTTTATTGTAGTATTAAATGTCAAAATGTTTTTCAGTCAGAAATAAAGATAAAGTCATGGCAGCTAGGAATGGACGATGGATACGAAACTAATGGAACAGTAAGGAGATATATAAAAAAATTCTTACTGGAAAAAAGAGGTCAGAAATGTGAGGAGTGTGGTTGGAATAAAATTAATCCAAATACCAATAAGTGTCCATTGGAAATACATCATAGGGATGGAAATTATAAAAATAATATAGAAGAAAACTTACAAATACTATGTCCGAATTGCCATTCATTGACAGATACATATAAGAATATGAACAAAGGTAATGGTAGAGAATGCAGAAGATGATCCGGGATGGTGAAATGGTATCACAGCAGACTTTGGATCTGCGTTTCTACGTTCAAGTCGTAGTCCCGGAATTATTGGCGAGTAGCACAACGGTTGTGCAAGCGGCTGTTAACCGCTAGGTTACAGGTTCGAATCCTGTCTCGCCAGCTTGAGGAAGAATGGCAGAGTGGTCTAATGCATCTGATTACTAATCAGAAGAAGCGTAAAAACTTCCGTGGGTTCGAATCCTACTTCTTCCGCTCGGTAGATTACTCAAGTGGACAACGAGGGCAGACTGTAAATCTGCTGGCATTGCCTTCGCTGGTTCGAATCCAGCATCTACCACTAAGTTGTTGGTATGAAAGGACTTAGGACAAATTCGGCGGGCCGCGTTCGACGTAAGTGATTACAGAGTAACGACTTAGGATTTGTTTAAAGTTTGTTCTTGACAGCTGCCGATAACTAGTGTATGATTGCTAATCGGAGGCTGATGTTTGAGTTGCGAGTGCGGCCCCATAGTATAGTAGTTAGTACGCTGGCCTTTCACGCCGGAGACCTGGGAGCGTAACCCAGTGGGGTCATTTGTTTCTGCTAATCCTACGGATTTGGAAGTTGTGGAAGTAGTCAGCGAGAATTTCTAAACATTTGCCTCTTGACAAGCCGATAATGGTATGGTAGACTATTGGAATAAGAAAGGAACCTAAGATGAAGAACCTTCGCATCTATGATATTGTGACCGAGGACGGTCAAACCCTGGCTGACATTCAACTCTCTATGCAAGAGGATTTTGATTGGGCTGATGTTTTTGATAAGCTCTATGATTTTACCACAGAAAACGTCCAAAGTTATTCCTACCAAGAAATTACCGTACAAACTGAATAACTAGATGGGCCTTTAGCTCAATTGGCAGAGCAAGGAGCTTTTAACTCTTAGGTTCGGGGTTCGAGTCCCCGAGGGCCCACTTGACAATGGTTGGTTGTTGGTGTAGAATATGGGTAAGAAAGGGAGTAGAAATATGAGATATGAAGATTATTATGATGGCTACAACTATGACTATGATGAATTGGTAGAAAATACCGAGGATCTTGGTCTGGATGAAGAACCTTGGATGAATGATATTGAGGAAGAAGATGACGAGGTTCCATCTTACGGTAAGAATTATTATCCAAGTATTGAAGATGAAGATGAATAATTTTTGTGTGTGCTTCTAGGTGGGACTAGAACCTTTTCTTTATTCCTTTCTTATAATGGGCTGTTGGTTCAAATCCAACCACACACTTTATGAACGCTTGGCAACAAGAGCTTGATGACTTCCGGCGTACCCCAGATGGTAAGATTATCCAAGGTGCTGCTCACACTAGCCGAGTATTAAATCACAAATATCGGAATGGTGTGATTATCAAGGCTGTTTGTTCTCTGCGTAAAATTGAGAATAATTTCGATAGCATTGCTTGTTGTGGCGTAAGTGGTTTGATGGTAGTGCCACAGATTGCAGAGATTCTCAATAAGAATATTATAGTTGTTCGTAAGGATGAAAAGCGATATAGCGAATTCTTTCTTGAGGGTGTCTCTCCGTCTCGATATATTATTGTAGATGATTTGATCTGTTCTGGAAATACTCTTAAGCATATTATTGCTAGTATTTCTGATGATACTCCAAGAGCAAAGTGTATCGGGGCGTACTTCTATCTCGGTGAGGAATGTTCTTTCAATGCTTCCACCGATTCTAAATTTTTTGAGAAGCAGTTTGGGACGATTATCCTAAACCCTTACCAGCCAAAGACTTAGGACGAATCCGGACGCCCCGGCCAGCCGTAAGTCCTTATCCTGAAACAACTTACGACCTGCGGAATTTTTCCAAGGTTTTCGCTTGACAGTGACGATAACATAGTGTAGAATCAGCGTATAAGAACGATTGAACAGCAACACGAAAGGGATGATTATGGCTCATGCAGTTGAACAGATGATGTTTGTTGGTGCGACCCCGTGGCACGGTCTGGGCAACCAGCTCGACGAGGCTCCCACGGTTTCGGAGGCGATGACTGCCGCCGGTTTGGATTGGGAAGTTGGTCTGAAGGATTTGGTCACGGTGGACGGTCAACCAGTTCCGGCCCGTGCGACCTATCGCAAGACCGACGACAGTATTCTGGGCGTTGTCGGCCCGCGATACACTCCGCTGCAAAACAGCGAAGCGTTCGATTGGTTCCAGCCGTTTCTGGACGCTGGTGAGTGTGCGTTGCATACTGCCGGTTCGCTCCACAGCGGTCAGAAAGTTTGGGTTCTGGCCCAACTGAACCGCGACAATAGCGAGATCGTGAAGGGCGACGAGGTTGGGAAGTTTATTCTTCTCAGCAACTCGCACGATGGCACGACTGCTATCCGGGTTGGCTATACGCCGATCCGCGTTGTGTGTGCTAATACTATGGCAATGGCCCATAGCAAGAGCAGTGGTTCCAAGTTGATCCGTATTCGTCACACACGTTCCAGCAAGACGAATCTGGAAAACGTGCGAGACATTATGGACAACATCAACATGGAGTTTGAGGCGACTGCGGAGCAATTCAAGTTCCTCGCGTCGAAGAACTTCAATCAGGCCGACGTTCGTCGCTATGTCAAGGTGATGCTCGACATCGACGGTACGCCGGACGATCAGATCAAGACTCGTACCAGAAACATCATGGACGAGATTCTGAATCTGGTCGAAGGCCCGAAGCAGAGTGCTACGGGCGTTCGCGGAACGTGGTGGGCCGCTTATAACGGCTTCAACGAGTATCTGAATTACAACAAGGGTCGCACCGAAGATAATCGGCTCGACAGTCTGTGGTTCGGATCGAACGCGAATGACAACACCAAGGCTCTGGAAAAGGCCATGCAGTTCGCTCAGGCACTCTAATACCTCGTAGTGGGGGTAATGTGGGAGCCGCCACTCAGCAATGGGTGGCGGTTCTTTTTACTCCTAGACCACTTGACGTAAACCCTTATCTGACAAGGACTTACGACAAGGCGGGGCGCCCGAAATTTCTCTAAGTTATTTGATACCAACGACTTACGTCAATTTAGTAAAAGAATCTCGTAAGCCCAGTGTTGCCAACGGGTTGGGATGTCGATATACTGTATGTGGACGTAAGTGATTGAGTGGCAAGGGGTTAGGTTAAAATAGTAATAGAATTGTAATAATGGATTGTATATTTTACCAGCCCTTTTTTGTCTCGCCTAATCCAGCGGATTTGCTGCCGTTGCTGTTAGTCAGCGAGAATATTCACTATAATAACACGAGCCTCTGTTCCTAAGTTCTTATGTTTCAACCACTTGCGACAAGTCTTGGGGTGTGGTATACTAAACAGTGTAACAACGATAGTAACAAAACGACTAATAGTTGAGATTTATTCTCAATAGATAAAGTTAGTTAGATTTTGTTGTATAATCTTATAGTCAGGCAAAAACTGGGAGCCCTTTGTGATGCAGAAAGAAAAAATTATTGTAACTGATGAAAATCGACAGGATATTACTAACATCTATTGTCACAGACTTTTGGATGACATGGACTTTAATACTCTGTGGACTTTTGCTTATGATATGTTGAGAGATAATAAAGCGGGTTTGACTAATAAAATGTTGGAAGATCAAATCTCTGACTACTACCCTGATATTCTGGAGAACCAATGGAAATAGATATTACAAAACAAGAAGCCTGGAAACTAATAGATGCTATCAAGGCATATATGAAGGACTATACTGTTACGGGAGCAGTTCATAAAACGTTCGACAATATTACTAAAAAACTAAAGGAGGTTGTCAAAGAATAGTAACTGGTGGTGAGAGACCGGTTAGTATTGTAAGTTGTTTGTTCTCAAGGCTTTGCGTCAACAGAGCCGATATGGTATACTAGGACGGTGGCGTGAGTGGTCAACTTTTCTCTTTCTAAGGAATTCTTATGCTAGGCCTAATCTTTGGTAGTTGTGTTGTTTTTGGACTTATCCAAGGTTTTAGCAGCAAGTAAGATTTTATGAATAATAATCAGACTATTCGGGTCGTTACCATACAAATGGAATTGGCTATACCAAATGATGATTGTACTTGTCTAGATAGAGATGACATCTGCAATTATCTAAATAATAAACTGTATGAGGACCCTGAATTTTTTGGTGAGTTTGGCCCTGAGAATATTGTAAAGGTAGCCTCACTAGAATCATAGATACTATCTATTGTAGTATACCCTTCTCTAACTTCTTAACTCTTATTTATCATACGCACCTGCATAATACATATTCTTTTCTCTGGGGTGTGTCAAGAAATAAAAATCTTATTGTCCAATCTAATCCTTCGGATTTGGCGGTCATGGCGATAGTCAGCGAGTAATGAGGGGTCAGTTAACAAACCAATAAGAAGTTATGTTTGGTCCTTCAACCTCCTTCTGGTATAATACAAGAGTCAACGGAGCCAGTAGTCAAGCATGTGGTGAGACAGATGCGGGACTAAGGGAATCATGGGCAAAAGTGTTTTTAACTTTTAAACCATGAGGTGATTTATGAAAAGTAGATTTATAGGTTCGGATAATCGAGTCGAGATTCAAAGAAAGTATATTGATCAGATCTTGGGTGAATTAGATTTCATGCAGATCAAAGATCGATTAAGAGATTATCTGACCAAGGAAAAGGATAAAGAATCTAACTATGCTTTGGAAGCTGAGATACGAAAAGAAGCTCCAGATGTTTTAGTAGATAATTGGGATAGTTCAGATGGGCCAACTACCTTGATAGAGGAAGAAGGGTATCATCATGCTTAAAACTTTCCACAGAATAATTTCTTTTGAAGTAGAGGGTGAAATTTATGATAGCTCTACTACTCCAGAGAGTATTCTAAAAAGCTATGACTGGCACTTTAAAGGATTTCATGACAATCATGAGGACAAATGTTTCTTAGAATCATCTCATGATAACAGTCATGGACGCATTACTAAAATTGTGCGAAAGAATAAGATCAGTAAAACTGACAAAGCAGATACAGAAACTTTCACAATTAATAATAGGTGACTTATGAATTATACATTAGTTTATTGGAGCGTTGGAACACTAGTAACATTGTTAGCATTAGTGTCATTATACTATTTCTCTTGTCGCTGTTCTCCTCCAGCTATTAAATAGTAAATAATAGTAATTTGGTATTAATTTAATCCGGTGAGGTTAGTCTCGGCTAATCTCCCGGATTTGGCTTTAGTGGTAATAGTCAGCGAGTTAGTGGGGTCAGTTAAAAAAGAGTATATCGGTGGAACTTGCCTCCTAGTCCGCATAGCCTATTATAGGTCAAATGACAGTCGCAGGGACGCGACATTACTTCAACAGGAGAAAGTTTATGATTAAGTTTGTTCTTGTGTTTGCTCTAATGGTTCTTGGTTCGTCAACCTATGCTGGTGAGTGTGCTAGTGGACATTGTACTCTACGAAGTCGAGTTGTCAATGTTACACAAGAAATTGTTGCTGTTCCAGTAGCAGTTACACGCCGAACAGTTGAGGCTACTCGTAATGTTGGTCGAAGAACTGTAGCTCGCGTTCGCAGCGTTGTTCGTTAATATTCATGGTCGATAATCAAAAGGATCATAGGACAGATTTGTTTGATTATAGGTCATAAAGAAAAGATAACCCCCGATGCCTCTTAGCAATGCACACTTTCGGGGGTCTTTTCTTAAAATAGGACTAACTTTATTCAAGGAGGAATTTATGAAAGTTTTCATGATGGTATTTGCAATTTGTTTTTGTACTATGTTTGCCGCATCGGCTGCTGGGCCAAAGTATTATTACTCTCAGCCAACAAGGGTTGAAAGTTATGCTAATAATTACTCTGGTGGAGATGACCAAAGTCGATGTCAAGCCGAAGCTAATCATATGGCAGCTAATAACATTACTGGTCATGTGTGGGGAGTTATTGGTAGTTTTGAAGGAGTAGGTTATGGTTCTAGTCCCAATTGTAACACTTGTACTCCAGGTAACAATATGAGACTAACAGGAGATGCGTCAGCACAAGGTCGCAATGGTAAATGGTATAGAGTAAGGTCTTGGAGATAATATCTTCAGGCAAGAGTAGCTCAATTGGCAGAGCGTCAGGTTTCCAACCTGAATGTTGAGGGTTCGATTCCCTTCTCTTGCTTTTAATAGTAACAGATTGTATCAGCTAATAGTATCGGGTTGGTTTTTATGGTAACAGTCAGCGAGATTTAGTATGATAACAACTATAAAAATTCAACCCCAAATGGACTGTAATTACATTTGTCAAAGAATTCACCAAGCTATCCTCCAATATCAAAAGGATAACCAGAACGTAAACGATACTATGCTAGTGATAGATATTCGTAAACCTTATGACGATGATAATCTTATCTCCAAGTTAGAATTTAAGGAAGAATAAACTTGCTAAAGTAGTCAGGCGCTTTTATAATACCATTGAGATACTCTGTATATGTCTCACCTAAAATTCCGGGTTTGGAATTTATGGAAACAGTCAGCGAGTTTATCATGTTAAAACATACTATAATCAATATTGATAATAAGTGTCTTGATCTATTGTTAACAGAAGAAGAAATTCAAGGTGCTTTTGCCCGAGCTTTAGATCATAATAATGCTCAATATATTAACCAAAATATTTGCTGCAAATGCTGGCCCATAGATAGTAATAAGGAATGTTGTCCGTTCTGGAAAAAGATTTTTGGACTATGTGAAAGTTGTCAAGAAAATCCCCCAGAGTCAAAGGAGAACTGTGATGGCTAAGAAAAAAGCCTGTAAGAAAACTTGTGGGAAAAAATGTAGCAAGAAAAAGTGCGACCAAGTTCCACAAGAAAATCAAGATACTGGATTTGAAGTTAAGCCGTTAACAAAGGCAGATTATTTTTTTGGAATGATTAAGAAAGCCTTTGGTTATGAATGAGATATTCAGCAACTTAGGATTTTTATTGATGAGTTTGATTCTGGTAGAGTCTATAGTATATATTACAGGACTATGGTTCGTCTCCTATCTGTCAAGGAAAGATGACGATGACTCAAATAATTTCCATAGTTAGTCGGCCAATTTGCCCCACCTTCATTCATGATGACATAACCAGAATATTCATTTCCCTCATAGGATTACTAGTCCTCTCTGCCATCTTTTACCAAATAGTTAGATATTATGGTCGTTGAAAATAATAATCTCATTATATATGGCCCACATATCATTCTTTCCTGCATCATAGTTAGATCACTGCTGATCTGGTATTTAGAGCATTTTTTATATGAGGACTATAATGAGTAAAATTTCAAGAAATGATGATTTTCATGTTCCTTTCATTAAGAATCTAGCTTTTGTGGGGCTAGTTACTATAGTTTCTATGATTACTACTCACTTTTTAGTAGTAAATTATCTTCCAAAACTTATTCAAACCCAAGAATATACCATTCAGCAATCCCAGATTCAGCCCAAGTAGGTCTTTCTTTAGCTAATACGACCTATTTAACGGCTAAAAGAATTAATATTCACTTATTATCTTATCTCGTGGTGAAATTTGAGTAAAGTCTATTCTCTGATAGGGTGAATTATACCATATCGGCCTAAAGTTGTCAAGCCCTCATTGTCGATACTTGACAGAGAGGAAACTATGATGTATACTGGTACTACTGATAGGGGTAGAAAACTTAATTTGGGGCTGAAAAAGATGTATAAACAGATTCAATTGACTGATAAGGAACTAGAACTTTTAGCCTCTATGATCCGGTATTATATTGGTGAAAAGAAGGACAAACCGGGCTTTGAAATCAATAATGCTCACATTATGTTACGTCACATTAGTGGGGTAAATGCCCGTAAAGGTAGTAATCAAATAGTCTTTAGTGGGAAATGAACCCATTCCATTTATCAAATGAAAAAGAAATCAAAACAAATGAAAATCAATGATTATATGTCGCTCGTTGCTGACTATATTGAGAATGAGTATGGGCCAGATGACGATTTTAAGGAATTAACTATGGACGAAAAATATGCAGTTAAAATGATGCTGGCATTTCATTACCAAGAAAATAATAGTATCAATAATGCGGCTAGTGATGTTATTAGTTATATTCGTGACAATAGAGAATGGATGAGGGAGAATATCAAATGAGTAGTATTGTAATCAAAGATAGTTATAAGGCTGATGTTTTCAATTTCGATATGGAATGTTGGAAACAAGAAATTCCTAATGAGATACTGTTTAATGAAGATGGAACAGTCAAGGACGGGCCTTGTACTAAATGGGCTGAACTATATAATCTGACTATTAATAATGTGATCAGTTGGGAATGGACTAAGATGAAGTTGACAAGAAATGAACTCAAAGGTTTGGCCGATTTTCTTAACCAATTTTTGGAGGACAACCCATGAACGATAAACTGAAAAGTAATATCAGGAACTTTATTGTGGATTATGATAATACTGTGAGTGATTTTAATATGGCTGATTATGATTTGTGGCTTGAGACTGCCGTTAATCTTTTGAAAGAAGTTTTGGAGAATAAATAATGACTAAACCCACAATCCTTACAGACAAAGAAATTGAGGCGATTAAGGAATCCATGAGACAAATATGGGAGAGCGACTGCATTTCCATAGAGGATGCACAAGAAGTAAATACCATTCTCAATAATCTACTTGAAAGGACAAAGGAAAACTAATGGTAATTCAAAAAACTTGGACAGACCTTTTGGGCAAGCCTCAAGGTAATGAGAGTGTTGATGGTAATGATATTGTGAGGGAAGTTAGTCTTCATCAATTTAGAATATTGTGGTCATTTAATAGTAATCAAGAAGCTAATCGGATTTATACTTATTGGACAACTATGGAGAATAACTAATGACTAGATTAAATTTGGATTTGACAACTAAACAGATCAATCTTCTATTTGTGGCTTTGGAAAATCTTGAGAAAAGTGATAGGATGGGCGATCCTGAGCGTGCAGATATTATGAAGTTGACGAGATATTTGGATAGTGTAGTATTTGTTGAGAAATGGTATGTGGAAAACAAATAATGGAAAACGGGACAGTTGTCGTATTTGAACCCAAAAATTTTAATCCAGAGTTTTGGAACAATCTTCCAGAAAAAGATAGGGCTGAATATTACGGGCCTTTGGGTTATGGATCGGACAAGAAGAAGTTTTTTGTATTTTTGACCGAAATTAAAAATGCTCCCGGCCATTGTGTTCTTGTTGATCTTGACGATGGACATATAGAGGTTATGCGTCATGTTTCTGATTTTAGAGAAGTTAATGAAGAAGAATTTTAGGAGAATAAATAATGAGAGTAAGAATTACTACCAAAGGTGGTAGGCCAGCTAGGGATCATACCCTTAAAAGGAATATTGAGCAGGAAAATGCAAGAAAAAATCGTCCGATAACAGATGAGGTTAAAAAAATAACATTTGGCAAGTATAAGGGCATTTCTATTACAGATATAGATTCCAAGTACCTGTTGTGGTGTTGTAATAATCTTGATAAGTGCCCATCATATATTACTGATGAGCTAAAATATCGGGGCCACAACCCACCAGATATTCCTCCGTGGGAAGATCGTATACATTAATATCTTTCAAAGGAGTATAAATAATGGCTGGACTTGTATTGTTTGCTATATTAGGATATATGGCTTGTGTACGAATTTATGATTGGTGGAATGGATATGGGGAGTTATTTTAATGACTAATGAAGATAAAGCAGATTGTCTTACTTTACTAAAAGAAATGAAAGAACTATGTAGGGTATTCGCCAAACATAAAGTCGATGACCCTGCTATGGCATCCTTCATTTATGCTGTGAATCAATCTACTGATGTTCTTATTGAGATTATTGAAAACAAACCACTAGAAATCAAAAGGATGTTTTAATGATAGTTAATCTTAAAACAGAATTACAAAATCTTGACCGTAATGATTTTATGGCAGTTGCCAATCTCGTTGATAAAATAGTTTTTGATCTTAGTGATCTTCTGATTGATGTGGGCGATGAAATCATGTTAGCTGCTGCAAAAGACTATATGATTGACCTTATTAATCCTGACCTATTGGATTTTGACAATGACCAAAGCTGAATACAAAAAACATCATTGTAAGGTAGTAGAGTATATTTATGCAGAATATAGTGATTTTCATTTTACTAGAATGAAGAATGGATCGTTACTTATTCAATTAAGTCCAATAGATAAACACCTATTTCATTTACTTATTAAAACTTTATCTAATCATCCTGATCCTAAAAATAGTATTAATAATATTGCTGGCAATGTAGTGGAAGAAATGTGGCAATGTTTGTGGGGAAAGTCTAAGATAAGGTCTTGAAAAATAAGTATACCATATAAAGGAAACTGTGAACATCTTAAAGAAGGATATTGTATAGCTTGCGTATCCAAGATTAGAGATAATTGGGGTGCTACTGCTATGACTTTTTCTAAAGATTCAAAATGCTATATTAATGTGTGGGATGGTGATTATCCAAAGTGGATTGAGATAACTAATGACACTAGTAAGAACCCTAATTCTTGAATATGATATTGTTGAGATTCATTACAATGAACTTTTGAAGAATAAACCTTACTTGATCAGGGTTTTTAGCTATAATAGTAGTGACCCTACTGAACTCAGAGTGGATGAAAATCAAGTCAACAATCTATATCAAACTCTTAAAGAATACTATCTATTATGAAAATTCAAAACAAGAAAGAAATTGTTCTCAGCGTCCAAGATATTCAAAATATTCTGTTTGATCATTTAACAAGACAATACAGGCTTGACGGGGATTTTAATTTTGACTTTATTGTTATCAATAAACCATATTCATGTGGAATGTATGATTCTTGTGATCGTCATGAATTTGATGGTGTGAAGATTGTGGTGACTCATGATTAACTCAGAAATTTTGGAAAAAATGAAAGAACAGTATGAAAAAGCTAAAATTTTAGCTAAACAAGCTTGGCAAGACGGAGATCATGAGGGAAGTCTTTATGATCAGTATTATTTTGAGGCCGGATTTTTTGCTGGTTTAGCGTGTGGACTGAAAAAGAATTTAGAAGAGAAATAATATGAGAAAAAAAGAATTAGCCGTTGACAATATCATGCTGTTTGGTGGATTAGTTATACTTACAGCAGCATTATGCACCCTTGTTCTTAATCCTATCCACAAAAAGAATATACAAAAACTATCAGAACCACCACTGATAACTTGCAATCAATGTAAAGGCTCTGGAGAAGAGCTAACAGATATTAATAAACTTATGATGGATGCTAGTTTGGCATTATTCATAAATCATCATCTTATGGTTGACAAGTGCGATAAGTGTGTTAAACTACCCTACGGTGATGGTTACGATTATTGCGATATTGTTCAGAACAAATACAAGATTTTGCTTCAAGAATATGGTGCTGCTGGGCCGAAAATAGATATGGCGGCTTGTGAAAAATGTATGGGGATGGGCCAATTTACCACAGTAAAAAAAGATGGGTCATATATGACTCAAGAAGAATATAATGAAACCCATTGAAGTTGGATTTGATGGAACTATACAGATTTATAATGGAACTAGTAGTCCATATAAAATCATATTTGCACGATCAACACATGATGATAAGGGGCCAGATGTTTGGTCAGCTAGTTGGAATCCGAACATAAATAACAAAATTAAGAATACATTTATTTGGTGGACAAAGACAGATGGGCCAGAATTATTTTATCGAAATAAAGATGGTGAACTGTTTACTGTAAATTTTGAGCCTTTTGGGGAATAATTCGTGATCGGTTTAAATGTACGGTCGCCTTGGTCTACCCTTTTAATTAATGGTCAGAAAAGTGTCGAAACCCGCTCCTATCGACTCCCCACAAGATTAGAGGGGGTTGAGTTAGCACTTATTGAAACCCCGGGGAAATCGGCTAAGTTTAAGAGTAGAATTATCGGAACAATTACTTTTAGTTCTTGTGTTCAATACTCTTCTAAAGAGCAGTGGGAATCTGATGAGAGTAAGCATAAGGTGAGTATTGATGATAAGACTTATGGCTGGAAAGATAAGCCTAAGTTTGGGTGGATTGTAAAATCCGTTAAAAGGTTTGAAAATCCTATTGACCCTCCAGCTAAACGTGGTATAATTTACGCAAGAGACTGTGTTTGTTATTAGGAGATTAAGAGTGAGCGAAATATATAAAACAGAATATGCTAATCTAGAACTAGACAATACTAGAGTAGGAAAATTTGAATATGAGCTAGGTATTTCTCTGTATAAAAAGAAATTGGTACTAATTTTTTCTGAGGAAGAACTTAAGGGCTTTGCTGATTTTATCAATAACTTTTTGGAGAGTAAATCATGAGATGGGTTTTTATTGTGGCTAGAGGATCAACCATCGAAAAAATTAAAGTTTTTGATGACTATTTTGTAGGAGAAGCCTATACCAATGAATATCTAAGGATAGGATTTGGAGTAAACGAAGTAGATTTTCCAGAATATCGCAAAGGGGAATATTATGAAGGAGGAATAAGTGTTGGTCTTTACAAAGACAATGGGTAATTTTGTAAAGTGTCTGTTGACAAACGCCGATAACACAGTATACTTGGGTATCCCTTGGAGAAAGTTTATGAGTCCAACAGTTCAACAAAAAGTTCAAAATTTGATTGATAAGTATTTCATTGGTCAGAACAACCATGAACTATCTATCAAACAAGATAACCTAGACAAATTCTTGTCGGAATACAACAAGATTATTATTACTCGTACCGTGGAAGTTTGTGGCATACATTAATTGGAGAAAAACATGACAGTTCAACAGCTTCGTAATAGTGGATATAAGGTTAGGGTTCTTCACAATCGTCTTTACAACGGCTATTATAAATGGCAAGTAGGTAGCAAACCTAATCAGAGCGTTCATGGTTATGCTCCTATTGATCCAGATACTAAAGGTGGATCAACCCAAATTATAATTGATGGCCCATCTGGCGATCATTATGATGGACTCGCTATTTGTAGTAAGAAAGAGAACTATAATAAAAAACTGGGAGTTAGAATTGCTCTTGGACGTTGTAACATTAAACAGCCAGCATATATTCCAGTCGAGGTAGAAAATGACTAAAGAAGAAAAATTGGAAGAGATTAGGCGAATGTGCTTGGGTATTATGCAAGTTTGGAGTCAAAAGTCTAGTTATAATGATCCTTATGAGGATGGAAGAATTGTAGGTCGTTCAACACTAGCAGAAACTATTCTGGAGATTATTAATCATGGCTAAGAGTTTTGAAGATTTGTTGAAGAAAACTTGTTCTAAAGACGTTATTATTGATGGATATAAGAAAACTATGGACTACTTTGCAGAGTATATTGGAATGTCTCCAAAACAAGCCAACGTATTGCCAGATGGTTTTTCAACGGTTAGAATTAAAGGGAAACAATTCAAGAGGCGTGATCCAGCACGAAGATGGTAATGAGAACATATAAAGAAGAATTAAGAAAAGTTCTTGATGACGTTTCATGTGATGTCTGTGGTAAAAGTACCACTAACTATCCAGATGTTGGGCCAGATTATGCCACTCTTGAATCTTGTTGGGGATATGGCTCAAAGAATGATGGATCAAGATTTGAGGTTGATCTGTGCGAGTCGTGTTTTAATGATGTAATTAATTTACTGAAAGAAAAAAGAAAAAGTGTTTTGGGGCCATTCGTCTATCCATATTCTCCAGACCCACTCAATGGGCAGGAATATCTTTAGTCCAATCTAACTGATTATTTTTAGTTAAATTATCTTTAGCCCATAAAGGCTGTAGGTTAGTATAGTGAGATAGTTTTATTTTTTCTTCTAAGGTTTTTGCAGACGATAATGGGATTATATGATCTATATGCCACTCCCCATGATTTTTTCTTGTCATCCCTTCCGTAAATTGTTTTTCTAAATGTTGCCAAAATTCTTCAGATGAACAACCTATAATTTCTATTGTTCTTTTACTTTTGGTTTCACCCTTTAATGCTCGACCAACTAATTTTCTGAGAGTATAATCCATTTTAAAATTTGGATCTTTTTGTCTGCGTTCCTTTTGATATCTTCTACCATTTTCACGATATTTATCTCTATTATCTTTGTAATACTGTTTACCGTAATCAGGATTAATTTCTCTATATTTTTCACACTGCTTACTACCACACTTTTTGCAATATGATCGTATATTACATGGGCGATCCTTACGAACATAAAATTCGTTAAAACTTTTTTTAATTCCACATTTACTACAAACTTTCTTTTTCATATTAATACCTAAACACAGAAAGCCCAAATGTTGTCAAATTGCGGTTGACAAACACTCAGGCTTCTGGTATGATAATTGTATGGTTTTCAGAAATGTCCGCAATACATTTCTATTATAGATAATACACCAAAAATGACAAACAAAATATCACTTCTGGGGGATGTGCATGGTAAATATAAACGGATGCACGAAATTATTCGTGAGAAAGATAAGCACGAATATATAGTTGCTCTAGGAGATGTAGGATTTGATTATGGCACACTATTCAATGTTAATTCAGATAAATTTAAAATTGTAGGAGGAAATCATGACCATTATGATAGGATTATTCATATTCCTCATTACCTTGGGGATTTTGGTTACTCATGCTTGAATGGGGTGAATTTTTTCTATTACAGAGGGGCTTATAGTATTGATCGTGGATATAGAACAGTCGGAATAGACTGGTGGGAGCAAGAGCAACTTACTATAGATCAATTTATGAAAGCCAGAGAGCTTTATAGAGAAATTAAACCAGATATCGTTTTAACTCATGATTGTCCAGACGAGGTTAGTTTAAAGATATTAGATGCTAACCAAAGAAAATATGAGAACCTAACAGGGTGGGCTTTGCAAGAGCTATTTAATATTCATCAACCTAAGAAGTGGCGATTCGGTCATTATCATAAGAGTTGGAATATGAATATAAGTGGCACTGACTTTAGATGTTTAAATGAATTGGAAACGGAACTATTGACAGTCTAGTATCGGGTAGTATAATTAAAATGTTGATGCCGAAAGGTTGGGGTCGCGGGTATCCTCACAATCAACAATCCGTAGGTTTTGTTTGCAGAAAAGTTTTCGTAAATGACCAAAACCAATTCTGCTTTAACATAAGGATTAGATCATGTGGAATCATAGAATAATTAGGCATATTGACCCAAGAGCTAACATGGATGATAGTATTTATTATGCTATCCATGAAGTTTATTATGATGAAGATGGGAAAGTAAAAGGCTGGACAGAAGAACCTATTAGAATTATGGAAGAAAGCTTAGAAGATCTTAAAGTTACACTACAAAGACTAATAGAATCTTTTGATAATCCTGTTCTTGATGAGGAAACCAAGGAGGCTATTCTGTGACAGAAAATGAAAAGTTTGTCATATTCTGGCTATATAATACAGTTGCTAAAAGGATGCCAGATAATCCTTATGGTTCAAACGATATTTTAGTCAATGGTATCAACGTAACAGAAACCGTTAGGAAACTATTACAAGATAGACTATTTGTATGAATGAAATAGAAAAAGCGAACATACTTGAAATTATCAAACTATGTAATCGAAAAATTAAAGATCAAAAAGATCATGAGTCTACATCTGGATACGGTGAAGATTATAATGATGGTAGGATTGTTGGTGGTGCTGCATTAGCACGAAGAATACTAACCATACTAAAACATATCGAGTTTTAATTATGAATGAATTACCAGATAGTAAAATTCCTTGGTGGGATAATCACTATGAAGATACTTATAGTGAAGAAGTAGAAGATGGTTATCCTTATGATATGGGAACTAAAATACAGGAATAAATTATGTGGTTCAGACCAAAAACAAGAACTTATTACTGGAGTTGTTCTAAGTTCGCTGACTTTGTTCGTGGAGAGAAGAAACCCTTTGCTTTAGAGTGGGGCAAATGGGACGAATGGTATAAAGAACAAAAAAAGAAAAGACCAATAAGATATTGGTTGGCAGAAGAAGGACTATCAAAACTCCAAGACATTCTATTCTTCCCTTGTGATGTTTATACGGAGATTAGATACTATGTTAATAACCGTTGGATAACTAAAACACATTATCTAAAAACTGGACTAAAACCGGGACATTACTATGAGCTTGACTACAGAATTCTTCATGGTTTGTTTAATGAGCTTGTGGATTTTGTAGAGATTGAATATGCACACCTAGCAAAATGGTCTCTTAAAAAAGGTACTAAAAAATACAAGTTCAAACATGGTCGATCAATTGAAGCAGGATTAGCTTATCTAAAGTGGGCTTGTTCTTTAAAGTATACCAAAGATTGGGGAGTAGATAAAAAAGACCCAAAGTACGGAAAACCAACCCACCAAGCCATCTCTGCACAAAAGATTAAAGAACTTTATCTCTGGTGGAAAGATCGTCCTAATCGACCAGAACCAATGACTGTTGCTGGATTAAACTGGGATCAGAATAAAGAAGACAACTTGATGGGTGGAAAGATATCTAAAAAAGAACTACTGGAATTTAAAAAGCTTGAAAAGATCGAAGCGGACTACGAAAAAGAAGATACAAAAATGCTTATTGAACTTATTAAAATCCGTAAGGAGTTGTGGTCATGAGAAAAGTTAATCTAGAACATGATCTTATCAAATCAGATTATATCACAGATAAATGTATAAACAGTGATTCATATAGCCAAAATCTTTATGCGGCTATGTGCAACAATTTATTCTATAAGAATGATGAAGAATGGAGTTGTTCTTGGAGATATGCTGGGGGTGTTTTAGCAGACATACGAAATATGGGAGAGAGTTATATTGATTGGTATTGTTCTGGAATAGGTAGTCATCATGATGGATATGTTGGAGAGAGTTTTGTTACGGATGAAATTCGATCAGACCTACTTCAACTAGGATGGACTATCAAAGAATATCCTCAGAGTGAACAGGTTGATGCTATCTAGGGAGTTCCTATTAAAAAGAGGGTACTGCTGCCCCTTGGATGCTTCAACTGCCCTTATAACGAGCAACCAGAGGGCTTGACAAAGGAACCAGAGGACGTTAAACTAGAAGTGAACGACGAATCATCCACTCAAAAGGAAAAGCAATGAACGAGTCAGTAAATCAAGCTATTTGTGATTTCTATAATAGTGTTTGGAATTATATGAAAGCTGAATATAAGCCAAAGTGGGCCAGACTTTATAATGCTGAAGATACTTTGGATGAAATGATTCAGATTACTGGACAGTATTATCTTGGCGGGAACAATGTTGTAGATACTGCCGGAGATATTGTGACTCTTCTTAAAAAGAGAAGCAAGTGACCTACTCTGATTTTAGAAATAAAATTGATCATGATCTTAAAAAGTATGGTTTAAGGTATGGTCAAACAGTGATGAATACTTTGTCAGAAGTTTGGCCGGAAAAAAATAGAGAATTAACATCAACAGATTGGGACTGTTTCTATAATGATAACAAAGCAGACACTCTACTAAATTACTTAGAAAAAATATGGAACCATGAAACAACTTGAAAAGAAAGATCCTCTCTTTGATATAGACAATTATATTAATAGCTTAGAAAAGACCATAGAGCAACAGAAATACACAATAGAGTCTCTTAAAAACGAGATTAGAACTCAAAGAAAAGAAATAGGTTCTTTGCGAGAAGAACGCGGATCGCTATTAGATCAAGACAAGCCGCCGATGTTTGACCACAACCTATGGATAGAAAATGGAGATAATAATGAAAGATAAGACAGAAGTTTTTGCTATTGGTACTGACGTTAAACTGGCTGAAGATGTATTCGGCAAGGTAACAGGGATTAATATTCGTGGAAATAATTCGATCAGCTATGAAATTGGCTGGTGGAATGGACGAAGTTATGACTGCAAGAGTTTTGCTGACTATGAAATTGAAAGCACTCTATCTACAACAAAGCAAAGAATTGGTTTTGCTTGAAGTCTTGACAAGAGAAAACCGATAAGATAGAATGAGGAACTGGATGGATTGGGATTTTACTTGGTTAATCGAACTAACTTTAGTGATTATTGTGTTTTTTGTTTTTGGTTATTTTTTAGGGGTTAATTGGTGAACTCTACAGCTACTAATTTTCATGACCATATTAACATATGGTTAGATGCTCTTGAAATAAAAGCTAAACAGCAAACTTATGGAGATGAACAAACCGTTTATTATTTCTTCAAAGAAAACAAGAAATACTACAAAATTACTCAAGTTTGGGAAGGTGTTGAGACTATTCATGCTTTCGTAGATAAAAATACCGGAGATATTTATAAGCCAGCAAGCTATAAGGCTCCATATAAAGATGCTAGATACAACTTATTCCATGACCACAAAAAACTGATTGATGAATGTGATTGGGCAGGAAGTTATTTATACAAGAGGACTGGATGACTAATAAAGACCAAATTAAAAAAGCGCTAGAAACAATAGGCACAGAAAAAGCATTGCAGTGTTTGATTGAAAGTATTGACGAGAGTACAGAATGGAACAAGGCTCCTATCTGGAAGTTTAAACTCATCGAAAATTTAGAAGATGCCTATAATTCATACATGGATCAATTTAGCAAGGAGACAACTAATGCGTCTTGATTTGGCTATGGGATTAAAGGTTGGAGACAAGATTGTTAATGTGTTTATGGATGAGCTTGTTATATCAGCAATAGACCATAGTTATGATCCAAAACCACCAGTATTTATCGCATTAGATACTATGCTACAAAAACACTACTTGTGGTTTGATGATATTTATTATCCAGATTTGTCTGATATTTGCGACGAAGAAAAGAGTTTTGTTCTTTGGGCTAAAGACAACAGACAATTTGTTGGAGAAAATTCGCGTCTACTCAAGACTGTTTATATGCAAGGATTCTCTATGGGCTTTGAACACAGAAGAAGGATCACGCACGAAGAGGCTATGCAAAAATGAGCGAGACATATGATCCCAACTGGAATCCAGACGATTACGATATGGCACTCAAGTATGAGCCTATGAATTTATCTAAAGTCAGCATTATCCTGTCACAATATAAAGGACAGCAGGTTTTAGATTACATCATTGAGCTATATAAGTTAATTGAATATCAAAAGAAAAGAATATTTGAGCAAGAAAAAGAGATCATTGCTTTGAGACATGAGAAAGCATGGAAGCATTATGATAAACCTATAGAAAATTATGATCCAACCACAAGAAAGTATGTTGACAAACCACCCAAGTCTGGTAACATGAGTTGTTAATATGATGATCTCCGAAATCAAAAAATGGGCTAAAACACAGGGTTATGAAGTAATTAAAGACAAGGAAGATGGTCTTTATTATTGGGCTAAGTTAGATGCTGGGCCGGATGCCAGCGGAGTAGCCAAAAGTGTGAGTAAAGTAGCTACCGCTATTTTTAATCATATCACAGAAGATAAGTGGGTTGAGCATCAAACCAAGTTTAAGGAAGAACAAGTCGATATTCAATTCACTGTGAGCGATTATGGAAAATAAAGAAGAAGTTAAAACACAAATGATACCAGTAGTTCCAGCACTAACTTTTGGAGGTATAATTAATGCCTCTGTAAGTGGTATTGTTAGTTTTATAGCTGTATACTTCTTTACTCCAGTATGGAATAAGATTACTAATTATTGGAACAATAATGAAATACATTAAGTTTGTTTCTAAGACAGATGAATGGTTTGATGCTGGTACGGAAGTTTTTGATGCTACAATATGCGATTGGGGAAGAACTTTAAAGAGAATGGCTGTTGATGACTATGCCGTTTGGCTAAAAGCTGGACATATTCTTGGTAGAGGACTAAAGAATGGATTTTGGGATGAGGAACTTTGTCCATTAGAAGAGTTTGAAATATCATATACAGAGGATCAAGTATGAGTGTAAAACTAATTTCAGTGACTCCAGACGCAGAAAAGTTAATGGCATATTGTGCCAGAGTAAGTAATCCAAGTAATCAAGACAACGACAATTATTCAAAGCTATTGGCTTATTGCATTAAGCATCAGCACTGGAGTATTTTTGAACAAGCTTTTATGACCGTTGAAATCAACACCACAAGAGGATTAGCTGCTCAAATTCTCAGACATAGAAGTTTTACTTTTCAGGAATTTAGTCAAAGATATGCTGATACTACATTACTAGCTGAAGATATTCCAACTTTTGAATTGCGAAGACAAGACAATAAAAATAGACAGAATAGTATTGATGATATATCTGATGAGACTAAAGTAAAATGGAATACTAAAATTCGTGAACATTTTGCAAAAGCTAAGTCTATCTATGATGGTATGATAGCTGACGGCATAGCTAAAGAATGTGCTAGATTTGTTTTGCCATTAGCAACTCCCACTAGACTTTATATGAGTGGTTCTATTCGTAGTTGGATTCACTATATTGAATTACGATCCTCAAATGGAACTCAAAAAGAACATAGACTTATTGTAGAAGAAATCAAGAAAGTTTTTTCAGAACAATTCCCCACAGTTTCAGAAGCACTAGGATGGAATAATGGAAATGTATAATATCACAGCACAGGTGTATGAATTACATGACGCTTCTAAGCAACATCTTTTAATTAATCAAGTTATAGATGCTGATTCAGAAGAGGATGCTATTTTTCAATTTAAGAATCAATATCGTATTAAATTTCAGGTAGTTAAAATCCATTCAGTAGAACAGTTTGAATATGGAAACCAAACCTAACTTAACTCTTAAAATTGTTAGAGAATTACTTGATCATGGATTCTCTGTACTATTATATAACGTAGAACAACTACCAGATGCTTGTGGTGGATGGTGTTCTATTGATGAAAATGAGAGAGAATTTGTGGTGGCTATGAAGCATCACATGGGCTTTGAGATTCTGATTCATGAATATTGTCATTTCTTACAATGGAAAACTGATCGTAAATTATGGGATAAAAGTATGTCTACTTATGATATTCTTTTTGACTGGATTAGTTTCCCCTCACTGGTTCATAATGCTTTTATTAAGGATAATAAGTTTACTCAACAAGAACTAGATCAAAGTTTGCATGATATTCTAGAGATAGAACATGATTGTGAAAAAAGAGTTCTGAAATTAGTTAAGAATTGTCCTATTGAGGATTTTGATACAGATAAATATATTCGTGCTGCCAACGCTTATTTGTGGTCTTATCATTTAAATAGAGAATTAAGAATGAGACCTAAGAATCCTATTTATTCAGAAAGAGTGCTGGAGCATATGCCGAATACTTTTAATTCCGATCTATCTTTTTATCTAGATCGTTATAATCTTACCGATTCTATTCGACAAGCATTGCTGGTTGAATACGAATAATTCTCAAGTCTGGCTTGACAACTTGACGATACTAGGATATAATCTCAGCACAGGAGACACTATGAATAAACTTGGATTATGTTGTATATCCCTCAATCTGAAAGAACAGGGATTTAGTCATCAGACTATGACTTTTAAACGATTCAATTCTTTGCCGCGAGAAGAAGCACTAGACATTCTTGGTGATAGAATCCAAAACAATCTGGAAGTAACCAATAAAACAATTCAATTTTGTGCAGAAAACAACTATGTTTATCGTGTTAGTAGCGACATTTTTCCTCTTATTACTTACGATGAGGCTAATGTAAGTCTTGAAGATTTGCCTAATTATGACGAAATACAAGATGCGTTTGACAATCTTTCAGAAACTATTTCCTCTACTAGCGTTCGTGTTTCTGCTCATCCAAGTGAATTTAACAGTCTGGCTAGTCTCAACGAAAAAGTTATCGAAAAAACCATTACAGAACTCAATTTCTACAGCAGTTTCTTTGACAGAATTGGACTTCCAGCAGATCGTAGATCGCCAATGAATTTCCATATTCATAATAATAATGGAACCAGAGAAGAAATCGCCCACAGGTTCTACAACAACTTTAAGAAACTGGACAATAACTGTCAGGCTCGCATCACAATCGAAAACGATGACAAACTTAACTGCTGGAGTGTGAAAGAATTAGTAGATATCTTCCATCCGATTACTCGTATTCCAATATGTTTCGACTATTTACATCACAAGTGCCACCCAAATGGTCTGACAGAACGCGAAGCGATTAATATGTGTTGGGATACTTGGCAAACCAGACCACTTTTTCATTATAGTGAAAGTAGAGAGGGAAATAATCCACGGGCGCACGCAGATTATCCAGAAAATACTTTTGATAATTATGGTCTTGAGTTTGATATTGATCTAGAACTAAAAGCAAAAGACTTGGCTCTTGCAAAATATGATTCGTTACTAAACTGTGTTTCTTAAATATAAGGAGATAATTATGGCTCAAATCGGTGCAATTTCAATTAGTCCCAATGTTAATACTCAAGCAATCATTAACTTGCTAAAGGAAGATAAGAAGATTACTATTGGTCAGGAACAGACTGCTCCCGATGGCTCTCGCTATATCCCCATAGAGAAGAACTAAAATGTCGGCTAACCTTATTCTTATTACTGGTATAATATATCTTTATATAGCCATTGAACAAGGTTATCTACATAATAATTATGGTATGTTTATTGCATATCTTGGTTATGCGGCGGCGAATGTTGGATTATATATCTTAGCTTCTAAGTAGGAGGTCTTATGAAAGAACCTAAAAGAATTAAACTTGATCCAGAAACTCCAACACCAAAAGAACCAACCAAACGCCCATTACCTCCGCTGATTAAACCGGAGTGGAATGTAACTGGTCAAGATAATGATGATGTTTATACTCCACTAGACCTAGATAAGATTAATAGATTATTGGATGAAACGAATGAAGATAATTCATAAAACAATCAAGAAATCTTATGATAATTGGAGTCCTAGTTCTTTGATTCGCTGCTATCATTATGCTGCTGCTTTTGATGGCACAAAAATGATTGAGTTTGCACAAAATAATCCTATCAAGATGAGTACAAAGGCTTTCAGAATAGGAAAAAGATTTAATATCCCCAAATATTTGGAGTATCCTTATGTTCATAGTGAGTCTCATCTTATTTCTAAATTACTTGATCGCTATAACTCCATTGATCCTAATTGGAGCATATGTGTCTTACGAATTAACAGACAGGGATTAATACTTGGAAGTAAACCTTGTGTTAATTGTTCTAAGCTATTAAATGCTGTGGGATTAAATAACGTCTATCATAGTGATGATGATGGAAACTTTGTTTGTCCTACTAAAACCATCAAGATTGAACGCATGGTAGATATTCCCCATGTTTGAACCAGAGTGGATGGAATATTTTGAGAGAGAAGCTCCGTTTTCCTATTACTGTATTATTTGTTTGGGATACTTAGGTAAAATACTATTTTATTTCTCGTATGTTATACTCTTGATATTTTTATTTGTTCCTCTTTTCATGATATACTCTGGCACAAAAGCTATTAAAATCAAATTAGTAGAGGATAAAAAGCATAAAAAACTACGCAAAGAAAAAGAGAAACAAGAACAGCTTCATCAGAACCTATATTTAGATCATCTAGACAGAAATATAAAAAAGAAAAAGAAACACAAATAGTTTCTAAAGTCTGCCTGTTGACAACTCCGATACTTGTGGTATAAAACATGAGTTGTCACCGTGTCATTTTGGAGAAACTATGAATTGCATTTATTGCAAAAATTGTGTTGGTGTTGAAAGATATGAGTTTCTTATAGAAACCAATAGAAATATTGTATGTAAAGAATGTTCAGCAGAACAAAAAGCTGTTGGATATATGGATTGGGGACATAAGACCGCACCAAGCTTGGTTATGGTTCCAAGCAATGCTAAAGAGACTATTAGGATTTTGAACAGAGCAAACAGGAGAGCTAGATGACTAATGAATTTGAGCTTGAGGGACTATTGTTTAAGCAGGTTGAGAAGCCTAAAAATCATTTGATGACTAAAGTTATTAATGTATTCCATGACTATTATCGAATTAATGTTTATACTCAGATTGAAGAAGAGGGATTGTTGAAGCGAAAAATTTCTCAAAGCTACATGACAACTTTTAGAAACAATGTTTTGACTATTATTCCAGATCCAGATAAAAAGCCAGACGATCTTAAAAAGAAAAGGTGAGTTATGCCGATAGCAACTTTAAAATTTAAACTACCAGAAGAACAATACGAGTTTGATACTGCTATTCAAGCTGGTGATGCTAAAAGAATGTTGTGGGATTTTTCTCAACAACTACGATCTTGGCAGAAATACAGCAATGATTTTACCGACGCGGGCGATGCTCTTGACAAGATTAGATCAGAATTTCACAGATTAGTTACAGAATATAATATCAACATAGACTAAGGAGATTATTATGCCACTATTTGAAGTTAATACCGTTTCTTTGTTTCGTCATAAGTATGTTATTGAGGCTAAGAGTCTTGAACACGCATATGATACTGTATTGATTGATAAGCCAGAAGAATTGACCCAAAAACATCTTGAAGAAACTATTCTTGATGGTCGAAAGATTGGTCGAAAAGAATTTGAAAGACTTTGCGATGAATCTCTTAACGATAGTACAGAATTGAGTAATGCTCATCTTGGAACACGAATTATACACAAGGTAGACTATAATGAGTCCTGAACTAACAGCTAAATTAATTTCAGCCTATCCTGAACAGTTTAAAAATCTTACATGGATAGAATGTGGGGATGGTTGGTTTAATATCCTATCCAAGCTATGTTATATTGTAGATAATCGTCTTCATTACAAGCAAAAGATTAATGAGCCTCTAGATTTTTTCTATTGGAGTCAGATTAAAGAAAAGTTTGGCGGACTAAGAGCCTATGCTTATGGTGCTGATGACTTTATTAGAGGAGCAATAGAAATGGCAGAAAGTATGAGTTATATCACTTGTGAAGTAACTGGTGAAAGAGGAAAACTTCGCAAACAAAGAATAGACGATGAAGGAGAGCCAGTTATGGCATGGATTAAAACTCTTTGTGACACTGAGGCTAAGAAAGAAGGATATGTAGTATGACTTTTGATGCTATAGTTATTAGCGATATTCATTTAGGAAGTAATGTTTGTCAAGCTAAAACTCTGGCATCTTTTTTGTCTAGGATTGAACTTGGAGAGACTGATACTGACACTTTGATTATTAACGGTGATTTGTTTGATAGTTGGGATTTTCGCAAACTTAAAAAAGATCATTGGAAAATACTATCTCAAATCCGTAAAATATCTGACATTATTAAGGTTATCTGGATTAGAGGCAATCATGATGGGCCTGCTGATATGGTGAGTCATTTGATTGGGGTTGATTTTATGAATGAGTATAGTTTTATCAGCGGAGATGAAAAAATACTAATCTTGCATGGTGACATTTTTGATAATGTGATTTCAAAACATCCTAGATTGACGAAAATAGCTGACTATGTTTACCGATGGCTACAGATTTATGCTGGGCTATATTTCTCCAACCTTGCTAAACGCAGCAGTAAAACCTTTTTAAGATGTTCTCAGGAAGTTTGTGATAGGGCTAAGTCTTATTGTTCTATTAAGAAATGTGACTCAATAATTTGTGGTCATACTCATTTAGCTACAACTGATGTTTCTGGATCAACCCATTACTATAATAGCGGATGCTGGACAGATCATCCATGTTCATATATTTCAATTAAAGATGGTCACATTAAAATAAATTATGTGGATATCCTGTAGATTTTGAAAAAATCTCAGAACCACTAAAGAATCCCTCTTGACAGTGCCGATAATTGAGTTATACTTAGGATGTAACGTCAACAAACACAGGAGAAAAGAAAATGGGTAAGGGTCAAAAAACTTGTGAAAAATGTGGAGCTACCACAGGCCCGCGAGCTTATCTGTGTCCTAAATGCAATGCTCCGTTCGTCTTTAAGGCAAAGAGCAAAGAGGCAAAGAACACAAAGATTATTCGTGACTTTAATTGGAAGGAACTGATCAAGGGAGACAGAATCAGGGTTGGTGGAGGCCCATACTTTGCTAAGGGTGCTGAATTCATCCCGATGGGTTATAGGGGTCGTTTTGTTGTCGAGGGGATCGACCAGCATGGAATTAAAGCATGGGGTCTGGACAAGCATCAAGGCTTCTGCCATATTTATATGGGGCCGGATATTCAGAACAAAGAGACTGGCGTTTGGAAGATTAAGCACAAGCTTATGAAACTCAAACAAAAGGTGGAGGCATAATGTCTCTCACCCAAGAACAAAAAGATCAGATCAATAGTCTGCTTGATAATAGAGACAAGATAGTCAATAGTCTCTATCATATCGAACGTATTCTGAAAACCTATTTTCCAGAAGAATTTGAACGAGCAATCCAATTCTATCTACCTCAAATTACCACTGCTCTTTATGAGGATAAAAAGTGGCTAAGTAGGGGCGAATACAGTTTGCAGAACACTATTGACAATCTGCTTGAGCGGTGTAAAATTGATAGTGACGGTAAGGGTACTACAAAATATCTTTAATTGGAACAAATAATGGAAAGCTATAGCGTTATTGATTTGGAAGGTTATGCAAAAGCTATGAGGGATGGGGCAGCATCTTCTTTTGAGAAGGATTATACTGAGAATTTGGATGAGTTTATCACTATTGGTCAGGTGATCAACATGATTAAAAAGAACAACCTGGGTCTGGATGAGGAAGGACACTATCTAATCAATGAGGATATTTTTGAAGATGTATTCAACAATATCAGAACTTGGCTTTATGAAGTAGGTTTATGTAAACTAGCAGCAAAAGGCTTCGTAGACTGCTCATGGGATGATGAATCTAACGAAATGGTATTCTGGTTGGCTAACAAAGATAAGACAGAAATTCCTGCTAAACCCTCAAAGGATAATGATGACTAATTATATTAAGATTAGAAACCTGAAGCTTTTTATTAATAGCATTAGAAAAAATGCCGCTATGGTTTTCCCAGAATCATATTATGAACAAATAGATCATTTAATTTCTTTGTCTCAAACAGAAAATCTAGCTAGACAATATATTGAGCCTGGATATAATAATGAATTTATTCTTAGCGATGAGAATTATGATCTTCTTTGTGAAGAAATTAAAAAGTGGATTTATAACTCAAGTTTGAGCTTGGTGGCTTCATCTGGAAATATAGAGTGTGCTTGGGATGATGACTCTAATGAGATGATTTTTTGGCATCCAGAATCACACGAAACATTCAACACTATTAAATAATATGTCTCAACAAGAAATACAAGAACTTAAAGAGCAAATACATGACTTAAAGGAATATCTATATTCTGACTTGTGTAAGGCTTGTGGAGACGCAGCATTAGCTCTAGATAAAATTAGTGAAAGACTAAATCAGCTAGAGTCTCAACAAAATTCCTAAAGGTCTTGACAGTGGTTGGTCGATATGATACAATAGAAAAATAACACGGGGCGTTCGTCTAATGGTCTAAGACGCTAGTCTTATTAACTAGCTAAGGGAGTTCGATTCTCTCACGCCCTATTTTTGCTTTATAGTAAACTTTCTAGTGCTATTCCCAATATTCCTTCCTTTAAAAGTAGGAAGCTGACTATCACAATTAGGACACACTAAACGAATATTAGATACAGACCAGTTATCTGCCTTACCATCTATATGATCTACAATTAATGTCAACTGCTTTCCGTTCCAATTCTCTCCAGACTGATTACAAACGAAGCAATTATTTCCATGTTTTTTTATTAGATATTCTCTAATACTTTTGTTATTGTTCCAACTACTAGCAAAGCTACCACTTGTTTCAATTTTTTCTATCTTATATTCGTAATGACATTGTTTAGAACAAAATTTTCTATTGCGTAGCCTATATGGATATTCTTTATTGCAAAACAAACAGAATTTTACTCTTTTCGTTCTTTTAGGTTTGGCCTTATTGTTATAAGAAACTCCACAAGAACGAGAGCAAAATTTAGGGTTATCAGTTAATTTATCACAATTTACACATTTCATAAATACCTCTCAAAAATGAATCGAACTTGACATAATATACACCGAAACTATAATATAGTATTCGATTCTTGATTGAAAGCAAGCAATGAAACTTCAACCACTAACGGCTATTTTTGCAGGATTATTTCTAACATCATTAGGATTTAACATTCTTTTGAATGTAGAGATACAAAAACTAAAAAAGCTGGCAAACAAACCAGCAAGAATTATTATAGAAAGAGAACCGGAAATTCACATCAAACCAAAAGTTTGGGGGTATACTAAATAGGGCTAGTAAAGGTATCGACAGGTAAAATAGATATAGATGGCATCGACTGGTTAATCGACCGGCCAGTTTAAAAGTCGATTAAAATTGTTAATTGGCGAAGTTTCAACTCTCGCTCTCGCTGCCTAATTAGTTAGGTACGAGTGGGGCGGCATGAGCCTTATTACCAAATCATGCTGACTCCGATATTCGGATATGGTAGTCCTACCAGACATAAATAGGAATGATGATTGTACTCAATCTGACTCAGATAATTCTGATAGCTTTGTTGGTAGTGCGATAACAACTAAATAACGATGTAGAAGTTTATATTGATGTTTATTCTGGACGCGGGTTCGACTCCCGCCTAGTCCACTTATATTATGATAAGCTCTAATGATGTACTAACACATACAGTAGATCCAAAATTTGTAGACTTAATAATTACCAATGCTAAAAAAGCAGAAATTGGTGGCAGGTCTCAAATTAGGAACTCTAAAAGCAGAGTATCCAATCTATCAGAAGATCAATTGGTTGGTCAAATATCCACCTACTGTGCTTCAATGATCCTTACTGGTTCTCCAGAAGGATATATACAAGCAAGAGATAAAGCAAACGCTAATCCTCTGGCTGGAGATAATGGTGTAGATATATCTGGTCTACCCAATATGGATATCAAAGGTAGCCTAATGAGATATTCAAATAACCCATTAAACTATAGATTATTGGTTAGGCCAAAAGAAAGACACGATAATTGGATTTATGTGTTGGCATTAGTACCAAAAGAAAGACCTTATAAGACTTATCTTGTTGGCTGGGCTAATGATAATGATTTACCTTTAAAGCCCTATGATGGAGAAATAAAGTCTTTACATGGAGCATACGTTATAGAAGCTAAGAACCTAAGAAAGATTGCGGAACTAAGATGAACCGAAGACATTTTTTAAATCACTGTGCCGCAACATCTTCTCTGGTAGCATCTTCGTCTTTTTTTACTCAGTCTATTTTAGCTAATGCTAATGATTTAAAGAAAAGACATAAGAGTGCTATTCTTTTATGGATGGGTGGTGGCCCAAGCACTATTGATCTATGGGATTTAAAGCCGGGTGCTGCTACTGGTGGAATTTTTAAGCCAGTATCTACTAGTGCTGATGGTATTCAGATTTGCGAACATCTGCCACTAATGGCACAGCAAATGCACCACATGAATATTGTACGATCTATGAGTACAAGAGAAGCAGACCACATGAGAGGTCGCTATTATATGCACACAGGATATGTTCCTAATCCTAATGTTGAGCATCCTAGTTATGGATCAGTCATTTCTCATGAATTAATGTCTAGCATACCACAACTTGATATTCCTCCATTCGTTAGTATTGGAGGAACCAGTATTGGTGCTGGATTTTTGGGAACATCTTATTCTCCATTCGTAGTTAATTCTAATGGAACAGTTCGTGATCTTGATATGGGCATAGATCAGTCTAGATTAGACCAAAGACTCAATATGCTTAAAACTATCGAAGATAAGTTTGTAAATGAAAAACGTGGAGACTATGCTTCTGACCACTCTAAACTTTTGACTAAAACAGTCAAGCTAATGACTAGTCCTCAGATGGAAGTATTCAAAGTATCTAAAGAACCAAAAGAAGTTCAAGAAAGATATGGTAATACAGGATTTGGCCGAGGTTGTTTGATGGCACGAAGATTGGTGGAAATGGGTGTTCCATTTATTGAGGTTGATCTTGGCGGATGGGATAATCATACTGATATTTTTAAGACTCTACAGGATCAAAAACTTCCAGAACTAGATAAGGCTATGAGTGCCTTGATAAGCGACCTTAGCGATAAAGGACTGTTGCAGGATACTGCTATTATTTGGATGGGTGAATTTGGACGAACGCCAAATATTAATGGTAATGGTGGGCGAGATCATTGGGCTAGAAGTTGGAGTGTCGTTGTTGGTGGAGCAGGATTTAAGGGTGGTATTGTTGTTGGAGAAACTAGCAGTGATGGTAAGGAAGTAATTACGGAACCATACTCATCTCAAGACTTAATGGCTAGTGTTCTTAAATCATTAGGAATATCTTTAGAAACCAATTTTACTGCTAAAAATGGACGACCAATGAGAATTGCTAATAGTGGCAAACTTATTAAAGAACTATTTTAATGTCTAGAAAAATTTGTACTTATTGTGAGAAACGTAAAAACTTAGCAAGTTTTCCCAAACATAGTATGTACAAAGACAATCTTGACAGTAGATGTAGAAAATGTGTCAAGAAACATTCTAAGATACGAGTTAAGCTACATAAAAAAGCGCCACCAAAACCAGAAGTATGTGAGTGCTGTAAAAAGGTTCCCTACAAATGGGCCTTAGATCATGATCATGATGATAATAGTTTTAGGGGTTGGCTCTGCGAACCTTGCAATACTGGTATAGGTAAATTGGGTGATGATTTTCAAAGCATCGTTAACGCTATGAATTATTTTCTTTCAAGACAAAAACGATATGAAAAATAAGATTAAAGAACACCTAGCAGAAAACAATATGACATACTATCAACATTTTAAATTTGCTGTATTTTTTGGATGCTTATCTTTATTGGCTGGATTTTGTTTGATAATTCATGCGTTTTTTCCATGTTGGTTTCAAACTTCTGGCAGCGATTTGGTTCAGTCTATGGCGATAGTATTTAAGAAACGAAACCGATTAGACGATACTTGACAAAGGGACTACCGTATGGTAGAGTTGGGACAACACAGGAGAAAATAAAAATGTCGTTTGAGCATCTTAATGGTTTTGTTCGTGATTTGAAGTCAACTAGCAGCACACTTGATAAAGTTGGCATTATTGAGGATTATACTTCCTCTAATGAGAGTGGAGCAAATTTTCTTAAAAAGATTCTGCTCTATACTTATCATCCTCTTTGGCAGTACAATGTAACTAGTGATAATCTTAAAAAGAAAAGTCATCTGCGTGGTAAAGTATACAAGTCTATATTTGATCTGTTGGATGCTTTGAAGAATAGAGAAATCACAGGTCATGATGCTATTGGAGCAGTTAATAGCTTTATTGACAACCAAAGAGAATACGAAGAACTCGTTCATTGCATCATTGACAAGGATTTGAAAACCCGTGCTGGAGATAAGCTGATTAATAAGGCTATTCCAGATCATATCCCAACATTTAGTGTTGCTCTAGCGGACAAGTATGTTCCTAAAATCGTAGACTGGAAGGATGGATGGTATGTTAGCAGGAAGATCGACGGTGCTAGATGTATTGCTATTGTTGATAGTAATGGCAATACTACCTTTTATTCCCGCACGGGAAAAATCTTTGATACTCTTGATATTGTTAGCGGTGGGATTAAAGCTTTGGGACTTACTAATGTAGTTCTTGATGGAGAGCTTTGTCTTGTTGATAAAGATGGTAATGAAGATTTTCAGGGAGTAATGAAAGAACTTCGCAAAAAAGATCATACTATTCCTAATCCTTCCTACAAGATTTTTGATATGATTACCCATGACGAATTCTATAGTCAGAAAGGCGAAAAGAATAGGCCGTTCAGTATCAGACTCAAGAATCTTACAGAAATTATGAAGAAAAATGAGTGTCCTTGTTTGACACTTCTGGAACAGTCTTTGGTCAAGGATGAAAACCATTTTCAAGAGTTCGTGACTGAATCCAATCAAAATGGATATGAGGGGCTTATGCTTCGATCTGACGCTCCATATAAAGGTAAGCGATCCAAAGACCTATTGAAGTATAAAGCGTTTTCTGACGATGAATACGAGGTTGTGGATGTTGAAATGGGGCCATTTCGCTATGTTAAAGATGGTGCAGAGTGTGAGGAGACTATGCTCAGTTGCGTAACCATTAAACATAAGGGTTACGATGTTAGGGTTGGGTCTGGTTTTAGTATCGAACAAAGACAAGAGTTTTATAAGAATCCTAAGAAAATTCTTGGAAAGCAAATAACTGTACAATATTTTCAAGAGACAGAAAACGAGAAGGGTGGGCTTAGTCTTCGCTTCCCCACTTTTAAGATTCTTCATGGAGAAGAAAGAGATATATAATAATTATGCCACCAGCATGGAAAGAGCTAGGTTTTAGGAGTTATGATGCCTATATAAAATCTAGGCTCTGGTGGAACATAAGGCAACTAGTCTTAGAACGAGATGGTAAATGTTGTCAAGTTTGTGGCTCTCCATCTAAAATGGTTCATCATATTGATTACACAAAAATTATCATGCTGGGTCAAGGAGATCAGCATGAATTAATTACGTTATGTGAGCCATGTCATAATTTTGTTGAACAAGATAAAAGAGTTTCTGAAAAGAAAAGCTTGTTGAATAAACTATTTGGTCAGCATAGCAAAAATACTTTAGATGAATGGCAAATTTGGGCTGAAAAATTTAATAGCGATATTGGTTATAATAGATCTCAAATACTAGAGCCAAAAAATAACCGCAAGAAAAAATATAAGAAAAAGCCTATTGTTTTATCAGATAAAGGAACAATAGAAAAACAAAAAGAACAACCAAAACCTGAAATTAAATCTCTTAGAGATGATATTGATTCTTATATCAAGACACATAAACGTAAAAGAAATAAGCAATACAAAACTCTTGCTCCTGCTACTGATGAAAACAGGAAAGAATTTATTACCAATACGGTTCGCAAATACAGTAGAAAAAGCAAAAAAAATATTAGGAGATATTTAGATAATCATAGACCGCTAATAGAATTACTGTTTAATCATCCTGAGGCAAGTGATAAGCTAAAAAAAACTATTGCTGAACATCCATATTTCATTAAAGAATCAAGAAAAAATAATGACACAGAGGAACAAAAAAGACAACGCAGAGACGAAGAATATCGAAAGAAAAAACAAATAGAACAGGAAGAAATTGTTCAGATTCTTCACCAACAAGAATATAAAAAACAGAAACCTAGAAAAAGGGTAAATCCGTTTGGCAAATTGCCAGTATGGACAAAAAATCATAAGACCACAATACCAAAACAAGAAAATCCATTAATGAAATATGTAAGGGAAGTAAAAGATAAGACCAATTGACCAGTTTCCAGTATGGTGTATAAAATTATCCCGCCTTACTGGAGAAATTAAATGATCAAAGTTATTCTTCGCTCTCTTATATATCCGTGGTTTATCTTATTTGTAGGATTTTCTATAGGTTTTATTTGCAATTCAGAATGGTTTGGCTACAAATATGTACTTGTGGAAAGATCAGTACGAAATATATTTTTTCCAATCAAATATGACGAAAAAGTAGAAGAATGGGTTAAATCTAATGGACGATTAAGATTATGGGCAAGCCTAGACTGTCCAAAAGATTTTGAGATTGTTCATGAGTTTGTAAAAGGAGAAGAGCATTATTGGGCTGTTTATAAGATCAAAGACAAAAACGGAAAAGAAATTAAAGATATTGGCAGTGTTAGAGTGAAATGGAAAACATGGGAATACTACTATAAATTAGATGAGATTTTAGATAAGTCTGGCGTTACGAAATTGGATTGATTCAAGAACCGGGGCTTGACAAGACGATAGGACTAGTGTAGAATGTGAGCATACACTTTGGAACCAACCTTTGAGGACATTATGACAGAGATTGTTGTTGAGAAAAAGCCGATTGTTATGAGTACCAGCAAGGCCGATGAGTTTTTCAAGAATTTTCCGAAGGATAAGGTAGTTGCCTATAAAGACTATTGGGAGAGTGTTCGCCCCAAGACTGACGAAGATATTTTCCGTCGCTATCTCTTTGCCTATTGTTCAGTGCATACCACTTGGCAGGGTAATGTCAAGGGATACAATGCTATCAAGAATTTTAGCGAATGGGTAGATAGTAAAGAAATTCTTTTGACAAAACTCCACAAGAGCGGCGTCGGTCTGCACAATAATCGTACCAATTATATCTGGGATTTTAGTACCAAGTTTTGGGCTAATCCTAAAGATTTTTATCTGACTACTAAGAAGTATCATGTTAAGAAGCGAGACAGTATTCTGAATAAGATTAGCGGAATTGGTCTGGCTAAAATTAGCTTTGCTCTTGAGATGATTCATCCCAATGAGGCAAGAGTATTGTGTGGAGATATTCATCAGCTTCGACTTTACGATGTTGAGGCTCTTAAATATAATAAAAGCAAGACTGGTTCGGCAATCTATAAGAAGATGGAGCGTCACTGGATGGTCAATTGTGGCAAATTGAAAGTTCCATCTTATGTAGCAAGGTCGATCTATTGGGATGATCTTCAAAAGAAAGAAGATAGTCGTTACTGGAGCTATGTTCTGGAGAGTTAATTATGCGGAATGGTAAAGGTTCTAAAAGACGAGAGAGTTTGGTTTCTCAAGAGACTTGGGATAAAAACTACGAAAGAATTTTTAGAAAGAAAAAAGATGGGAAGCGTAACAAATCTAAAGGAAAATAAAACACTGTTCATCCCTTGTTCTTGCAAGAGCGAAATTTTAGTGATCGAATATGATCATGAAATTCAATTGGCTGATTTGGCAATATTTGAACATTACACAAACTATAGTCATAAGATGTCATTATGGCAGAGATTAAGGTATTGTTTTAAGGTATTGTTTGAAAAAAAACCATACGCCGATCAGATGGTACTTGACAATAAACAGCTTAAAGATTTGCAAAAATTCCTAAATGAACTTAATCTCTAAGGTGTATATTATAGGGTTATCAAACTCATCTTAAGGAGGCTAATCATGGTTGTCAGAACAGCAACAGAATACATGAACGATCAGTTAGCTAACAGAGTTAAATCTCTTCAGAAAGCTTTAAATCAAGCTGAAAAAATAATGAATACCCTTGAGATAGAAAATCAAAGACTAAAAGACGTTCTTGCTAACCTAACGTCAGAAAATAATCAAGGTTATATTCTCAATAGTGAGACCTTTAATGAGCCAGTGCTTACAGTCTAAGAACAAGAACAAAAGAATAATAACACAAATTGGCGAATACGAATATTTGATTGAGGGCGAGAGCGATTGGGCGAAATTTGGTTGTCAATCAGATATTTCAATAATAACTTCTGCTAACTTAGACGGCGGGCCATTCTTATTGGTTGGTGATTCTTTCTTGGGTAAAGGAAGAATATCCTCAATACTAAATATTGACAGTGGGCGGGATGGGTATATAATAATTAAGGTTACTCTATACTCACCAAAGGAAACATCATGATTTCAGAACTCATTCCCGTTATCGGTTATCATCAAGCAATGTTAATGTCTGGCTATTCAGAATATCAGATTCAACAAATTATTAAAGGATCTACTTATGAACCAATTTCACAAGAGTAATAAGAATAGAGTTTTCTTTGGTGTTTGTGGAGGACTAGCAGAAAGTCTAGGATTAGATGTTTCTGTAGTTAGGCTGGGATTTGTTGCTGGTGCGATTTTCACCGGAAGTATTCTTTTCTGGGCATATTTACTAATGGCTCTGGTTCTTCCAACAGAGGATTGATCTAATGGATAAGATAGTGGGTGGTCAGAAAGTATTTTTTACTGCTGATCTTCACCTTGGACATAAGAATATCATAGGATATTGTAATCGTCCATTTTCTACTGGTGGAGAGATGGACGCTAAAATTATTTCTTCTATAAACGAAACAGTTGGACAAAACGATATTCTTTACGTTATAGGAGATTTCTGCCATAAAGGCGGAACGGCTCTATCTTATAGAGAAAGAATAGCTTGCCAAAATGTGCATATTATTCTTGGCAATCATGACGAACCAACTAAATTCACTAGCGGATTCTCTAGTGTCTCTGATCAAAAAATGATTCTGTATATCAATCAAAAAATATTCATGTGTCATTATCCTATGAGAAGTTGGTCTGGTAGCTATAGAAAAAGTTGGATGCTCTATGGTCATGTTCATGGCAGGCTGCATCGTGAGGACGTTGCTTCTGGAACCCTCACGCTTGATGTAGGCGTTGATAATAAAAGAGATGGGGTAGGGTTTGGTACTCCTTGGAGTTTTAAAGACGTTCAACAGGAATTTCTGGCGAGAACGAAAAAAAAATCAAGGTCGCCCATTGACATTGACGATACCATACTGTATAATCGAAGGAACAACGCGAGGTAAGATCAGTCGCTCGACTGAGCCTAGCTTGTAAGATTGGTTAAGAATTTGGAGGTTGATTATGGCTGAAGTTACTACTACTGAGAAGCAGAGTCGTGTTCGTTGCAGTGATGACCAGTTCCTTGAGGCAGTTTTTTCCAGCAAGACTTATGCTGAGATTGCCGCTAAGACTGGTCAGAAGATTGCTAGTACGATGGCTCGTTACGCTCGTACCAAGGCTTCTCTGGCTAAGAAGGGTGAGGAATTGCCCGCGATGGAGCGAGCAAAGCCCACAAAGACAGTGGATAATGTCGAGGCTATGGCTGAGACAGTTCGCCGTCTAAAGGCCGCTCATTCTAACGGCTGAGTCTTAGTTTAAACCAAATGCTTCCAACTACATCCCTCATAAATATTAGTAGAGACAACATAGTCAACCATCTAACTAATCGTTATGATATGTAGTTCGGAAGTGTTATGGGAGCGTAGTCCAATTGGCAGCAGACAAAGGACTTAAAATCCTTCCAGTGTGGGTTCGAGTCCCACCGCTCCTACTTAATCCTTTTTAAAATGAGTTTACTCTTATGACTTTTGACCACTGGATAAACGAAATCGAAGGATATAGCGTCAGACACGAAAGAGCTATAAGCGACATAAGAAACTGTGTTGCAAAAGGAAAAACCGACGATATAATCAAATGGTTGATGGCAGCTTATGCTATGGGCCATGAACAAGGTTATGATGTTGGATATTATGACGCTAATGAAGAATGTCAAGAAAAGTTTGATGAATATCGAATGGGAGATGACTTTTAATTATGCCATACAATCTATATAGCCTAACTACTGAAGAAATTAAAACAGCAATCATTCAATATATTGTTGAGAACAAAAAGATTTCTACTACTTCAGAACTTTACATAATGGAAAATAAGTATGACATTAGATTCATTCTTGAAGATACTTATCAGAAGGACAGTTTGACAGGATATTATAAGCCTGAATTGAAGGGCGTAGAAATTTCTATCTTAGAATGATCGAAGAATATGAAAACTGGGAAGATGGTATAAGAAGAACCTTTATAGAACTAGCTAATTATATGGAAAAACACGCTAACCCTCTTGAATCTATTATTGATTTTGCTTGGGCTTCTGGAGCTGATCTTTTCTTTGTGCAAAATGCCAAAGATGAACTAAAGAAACTAAAAGACAAGAATAAAGAGTGGGCTGAAGAAGTCTATAGGGCTAATGAGTTCGCCACTGAACAGATGAATCTATATCTGGAGAAAGTAGAAGAGCTAGAAAAATTTAAAAAACAAAGGATGGAAACATGACAGAATATGAGAGACAATTAATAAAAAATCAAATAGTGGTTTTAGAAAAGAAGATTAAGCTTTTAGAAGAATCTTTTGACAAGCCTGTTGCTTGGGCTAGGATTAATGGTCGTGGTGATTTGTTTGATCTGAGAACTCAAAATAATCCGTATATTGATCAAAATACTGTAGTTCCTCTTTATAGGAAAAATCATGAGTAATAGTTTGTGTAATGGGAGGGTTAAGAACAATAATCCAAAATCTCCAATAGAATATTTCTTGTTGGTTACTGTAAGAGAGTTCAGCGACTATGAGGGTGGGTCTTATATAGACGAAATTAAGAGTGCTGAACATTTTCTAGATTCAGGAGAAGAAGCTCTTGATGATCCTTATTACCAAATCTATGGAGAAAGATACTCTCACGATACCGAATACAAATCTATTTTTCTTGGGGAATTTTATACCTTAGATAAGGCAAAAGAGTTTTTGTATAATTTAACTGGCGAAGTTCCAGACATTATCTCTTATTGATATGGTTAATACTAAACATAAGATTGATTTGTCTAACTACTATAGTGACAATGGTGGTTACTGCACTCTGTTTAAAATATCTAATCAGCCATTTTTAGGCTTTAAAGAATTTATTTCCAAGTCTAGGGCAGAATATGCTAGAAAAATTCAGATCAAATTAAGTAAGTACGATCTCTCTCCCAAGGTATGTTCTGAATTATGTAAGATGGAGTATGAGCCATTCTTTCCTAATCAAATAAGTGGATGGGGATATATTACAGAATTAGCCAAGCCTACTAATACAAATATACAATCATGGAAAATACAAAGACTAGTCGATACTATTTACGATACAACAAAGTTAAAATTTTGGGACTGTCATTCGGCTAATCTTGGATATATCATAAGAGAAGGAAAGAAAAAGTTGGTTTGTATTGATACTGGTAAAGAAACTTGGGATGGATATGCTAATTATTTTGGAAATTCTGATCCTGGCCCAAAGTGTTCGTATTGTTTAAGATATCAATGTAAGTGTGAAGGAATTTAAAATGCCATATATAAAAGAAGAAAATAGATTATCTTTAGATGAATGTATAGACCATATGGTAATTTGTCTAAAAAACAGCGCTTTTAGATCATCATTTGATCCAAATAAAAATAATTATCTGAATGAAGAACTGTGTAATGAAGATGTTCTAGCTATTCTTGGTGATATTAATTATGCTTTTAGTCGTATTTTAGGGGGTGTTATGGGAGATGTTTCATACTCTAAGATTGCTATGATTACTGGTGTATTAGAGAATATTAAGCAAGAACATTATCGTCGCGTGGCAGCACCATACGAAGATAAGAAAATCATTGAAAATGGTGATATTAAAGAGTATAAACGCCTAAAATAAAGAGGCCAAAATGTCTAAAAATATTGATGATGTAATTAAAGAAGTAATGAAAAGCAATAAAGAAATCCACAATATGGATAATCATTTAACTAAAGATATTACTGAGGTTAAGAAAAGCATCAAAAATATTGAGAATAAGATCAAGACCTTAGAAAACAAGATTGATCAAGCAATAGATATTTTAAATACATTCACCATTCTAATTTCTGACATGGACGATATGAATGATTCCGATATAGATGATGAAGAAGAGAATGAGGATTGGACTCCATATGATCAGGCAGAAGATTATCAGTCTGATTATGATGAAGATACTGACGAAGATCAATACTAATGGCTAGTTTAGCTCTACTAGTAACAATAATTTTTTTATCTGTGCTAATTATAGGGCCATTAAGTTATCTTCTTTCATTATTTTCTTGGATGCCCAAACTTATTGTCTGGATAATGGGACTTCTCTGCATACTTGTTGGAGGAATGACATTCGCGTTACCAGTGGTCTTTTTAAAAGTTTTGGGTCTGATAGACATAGCCATAGGCTTTAAAATAATAGCCGACAGACGAAAAAAGAAAACTGGAGCTTGACAAGACGGTTTGCCGATGATATACTTGAGCCATCACAGGAACGATAACACTTTTGGAGAAATAAGATGAAGTTGGCAGATAGGACGATTGAGACTCACAGTATTGGCGTTGCAAGCAGGAATCAGTTTAACATTGCTCAGACGAGCAAAATGTTTAAAATCCTTTCAGACTCTCTTTATTCTGATAAGGTTATGGCTGCGATTCGTGAGCTTTCTACTAATGCTTATGATAGTCATATCTCTGCCGGTAATAAGAATCCCTTTAAGGTTACTCTCCCCACTGCTGCCAATCCCACCTTTGTGGTGAGAGATTATGGCACTGGTCTTAGTCAGACCGATATGGAGGACTTGTATACAACCTACGGAGCATCCAACAAGAATGATAGCAATGATTTTGTTGGTTGTCTTGGTCTAGGATCTAAGAGTCCCTTCGCATATACCAAGAGCTTTACAACCGCATCATATTACAACGGTAAGAAGTATACCTATATTGCTGCGATTGACGAGAGCGGAGTTCCTACTCTGAATCTTTTTAATACTTCTAATACGTCTGAGCCTAATGGTCTTGAAATTAGTTTCGCTGTTAAGCAGCATGACTTCCAAGAGTTTACCGACAAGGCTAAGAGAATCTTCCACTATTTCCGAATGAAACCCATCCTTGAAGGTGGTATCGGGAATAATCTGCAAGATCATAAGTACAGCAATACCAACATTATCATTAGTGGTGATGGCTGGAGAGTTTGCCGTCTTAATAATGACAATAGCTATTTCCCCAGCAACTACCACCGAATTGATAGTGGTATCGTAGCTATCATGGGCAATATTGCCTATCCTGTTCAGACCGCACAGATTGTGGGTCAAGAAAAGGAAGAAATGCCCGATCATATTCAGAAGTGGAATAGGGCTTTCCAGAAAGCAGATATTGATTCTTGGAAGAGCTTTGTGGGAGAGATTCTTAACTCCGGCCTTTATCTGGAACTTGATTTTGGTATCGGTGAACTGGAAATGGACGTTTCCCGCGAAGGTTTGCAGTACACCAAGGATGTTATCAAGACTCTGCGTAAAAAGACTCAAGAAATCTATATGGAGATGAAGGAAGAATTCTCCAAGAAGATTAAATCTGCTCAGAATAAGGTAGAGGCAATTACTTCATACTATACTATGAATGAATTGGCTGGCGGCTGGGGTGTTGGTGCTACTTGGACTGATCCCAAGGGCAAAGATCATCCTATCAACTCTGGCAATGACTTGGAATATAAAATTCCTGCCGGTAAGAGTCTGTACGTTTTTAATTACAAGACTGCTGGCTATCGTTCTCGTCGCCAAGTTGCTCTGACAGACAGAATCCATCACGAAACCCTTACTGGTAAAGGTTCTTATTATTGGAATAACCAGAAGAAGAAGGGTAAGATGAGTTTCTTTGTGTGCGATGTTGCCAGCGAAGAAAGTGCTAAGAAGATTCTTACAAGGTTTTGTAATGCAAATGATTGCTTTGCATATCTCTTGATTGATACTAAAGATCACACAAAAAGTCGAGAAGGTTTTGATCAACTTATCGAAGATGTTGGGGCTGAAAATCTGCTCAAGGTTTCAGACTACAAGCATCTGACACAAAGTTCTGGCCCAAGAAAATCTTACAATAGAAATTCTAATGGTAGCGTTAGTGATCAAGACGCATTCTTTATCCACGGTTATGATAAGGACAGTAAACAGATTACTAATCCTTATAATGACGCTACTTGTCTCAGAATTCTTTCAGAAGAACAACTAGATGATTTTCTGGAACAGGATGAGATTGTGTATGTTCCTATGCTTCGTTATAAGACCGAACCTGAGTCTGGCTATCCTGAGATTAACGACATTGCTATTACTCTTAGTGATGATAAGCTCAAGAGCATAGTCAAGGATTTGGTTGGTGATAATAAGATTTATGCTATCAAAACAGCTTTTGCTAAAAAGCTTGAGAAAGAAGGATATAATCTTGTTAACTTCAATGATTTCTTGAAGCGTCAACTTAAAGTTGTTGCTAACAAACACTTTAAGAATCTTGCTTCTATCAACAAGCTTGTTGAATATTGTAAGAAAGATTTCGCAACCGACGAAAAGACCAGTGGTGGATATAGGTATTATCAGTACGGAACAACAGATAAGCAGTTTATGTTTCATATTCTGAATATCTTTGGATTGGATTATGATAAGTTTATCGGCAATAAGACTCTTGTTGATTGCTTGAATAAAACAATGCTAACAGAGTTCTTTGCTAATACTGTTCATATTCATCCTTTTAATATCACTAAGTTCAATCAAACAGAATACCTCTCTCATATCTCTAAGCTTATGAAAGAGGCTGGGATTGAAGATGTTGACAGTAAAGAGATTCGTAATGCTAATTTGGCCTATAACACCTTGACAAACATGATCGTCACTCGTTTGTATTCTGTGACTAATCAAGACAAGGCAGAGGGTTATCTCAAGATTATTCGTGGAACTTCTACTGAAGATCTTAAGAGATGGAAAATCTCTGAAATTAGGGAGAAGATTAAGTCTGAAGTAGACAAGAATCCTATGCTGAAGTATATTATGGGAACTCATCAAGTTAGTGGTAATCTGACAGACCTAAAGCCTAGTCAGAATCCTATTCTTGAAGATCGTAGCTCGTATTATGGAAAGTCTAGCAAGGATTGGATTGAGCAGATGAGTCAAGAGAATATTGACCTATTTAAGATTCAGTTGAGTAGTTTGATCAAGTAGTCAGGAATTTCTCAAGACCCCTTGACAAGCTTGCCGATTAGTGTAAAATGACAGTATCACAGGTATCGTAACTATAAAGTATTAGGAGTTTGGATTATGGCTGTTCCGTTTATGTTTGTGGATGGTAATTTGACGCTGGTTCTTAACAACCAGAGTTATCAGGTGTTGCCGGATCATATCAACTATAAGTTGATTCTGGAAAGACTTCCTACTGCTACGGCAGAGGAACTCTTGGAAGTTGTTGATGTTCAAAAGGCTGTTGCTACTTTTAGCGATGGTCTTGTGGAGATCAAGAACGGTCAGGTTCTCTACGAGGGTGAGGAAGTTCATGGTAGTATTAGTAAGCGTATTCTGGAGTTTATGAGCAAGGGATTGCCGTTTCAGCCCCTTGTTAATTTCCTGAATAATCTCATGGAAAATCCAAGTATGCAGAGTCAGAAGGAACTGTATGATTTCTTGGAGCATGAGCATCTGCCTATTACTGAGGATGGTTTCTTCCTCGCCTATAAGGCTGTTCGTTCAGACTTTAAGGATAAGTATAGGGGAGTTTTTGACAACAGAGTTGGTAAGGTCTGTGAAATGCAACGAGCAAAGGTAGACGATGATCGTGGTCGTGGTTGTTCTAATGGACTTCATGCTGGAGCATTGAATTATGTTGCTGGCTATGGTAGTCTTGAGGCTGGCGACCGCATTGTGATCGTCAAGATTAATCCCAAGGATGTTGTGAGTGTTCCTAGTGATTGTAACTATGAAAAGCTCCGCACTTGTCGCTACGAAGTAGTTGGTGAGTATGAGGGCGAATTGCTCAAGCCTCTTTATAAGGCTGATTTTAGTCAGGATGATTACGAGGATGATGACGACGATTATCTAAATGACTATGATGAAAGCTATTGGGATCAGTTTGACGAAGAAGATGAGGACGAAGATGAGGATGAGGATTATGACGATGAGGATGACCAGTATTGATTCTTGATAGTCAAGGTGGTGTTTGGTAACTTGTAAGATAGCACCTATATAGTTTCTGCTATCGTACAATAACGGTTCGATTCCGTTACCATCTTTTCCGATATTGCTTTTGATGGTAGTGTTTACTGTCCCAATATCAAAATTGTAGGTAGGAAGTGGAAAAAGGAAAACAAATGTTTAGCGATACTTTGGCTTTTAATCCGTTCGATAAGACTCATAGTGCTATTGGAACAAGAGATCAGATTGCTTTGCGAAATAAGTTTTTTGATTCTTTTGGTGGTCAGCAGATTTTTTGCTATAACGGTGATCCTCGTAAGAAGATCAGCAGTATGAATCATACGGATCATCTTACCACCGTTGCTATTGCAAATGATAGTCAGGGTGCTGATGCTTACTTCTATGTTAATGGTGGACGTAAGCAATATGCTATTAGTAGAATTCGTGCTTGTTTTGTTGATATGGATGCTGGGCGAGATGATCAAGGTCGTTATTTTAAACCCAGCATCGTCATGCAGAAGAAAAAGGAATTCTTGAACCAGATTAATAACTTTCCAGTAAAGCCAAGTTGGGTTGTTGATACTCGTAATGGTTATCAGTGCTATTGGATTCTAAACCAAAACAATATAAATCCTCACAAGACCTATTGGAATGGTATTCAAAAGAAACTTGTAAATCATTTTGGTGGTGATGCCCGAGCTATTAAAATCAATCAGATTTATAGGATCCCTTATACTTGGTGGAGGAAGGGTTGGGAAGGAAAGCAGCCTTATTTTACCAGTATTTTATCGGGATCAACTGGTGATTGGGTTAATATTGAACAGCTTAAAGAAGCTCTTGATGGTGTTTCTGCTGTGGTTAATATTGTTGCTAATAAGACTAGTGACGAATGGTTTAAGGAATATGCTAAGGCTTATAAAAGGTCTGACGTTACTGGGGTTCCGGTATCAGTTAATGTTGCTGCAACCATTGCCAATCAGATGAACTCTTTAAACCTTAACACCTATACAAATAGTACAGACGATATCAAGAAGTATAACCATTCTAAGTATGTTTATACTAGTAGCGGCGCTCTGTTCAATAAGGCTTATGGTGATCCTACTCCAGTGTCTCCTGTGACTGAGGACGATACAGACGCTCTTGAGCCGCTTCCTGTTGACGCTGGGGGCGAGGATTTAGATCTTGACGGTTCACAGACCAAGCTTTTAAAGACGGTCGTGGAGTTCCTTAATCAAGTCTCAACGCCCCTCTACTTTAGTAACAACAGATTCTTGTCTAATGCTGCTAAAGAACTAGCCTCTAAAATTAGTGACAAGTTTTGTATTGGATGAGGGTTTAGTGTCAGGGGTATTGGAAATTCCATACCCTTTGACACAACCGCATAAGGAGAAAACAAATGGGCAGACATACTAATAAATTAACACAGATGTTACTTAATGACGAATCAGCGAAACAAGCATTTGTTGAACTGATGAAGAAGTACAATTGTTCTTTCGATGTATATGAACACATAAAAAACAATGGTTTTAGAGGCATTAAATTCTATAACGGATATCAAACTATGTGTCATGTTATACGTCGATTAGGGTTCAAGGGGCAAAAAGAGGAAGAAAACCAACAAGAGCAAATGTAATTGCCAATACTGGATCAAGATGGTCTAATATAGAAAATTGAGAATTTTATGGGACAGCAAGACGAAGATTTCAACTATGATGATGACTATGAAGATGATAGTCAGGACACTCCAGAGAGTCATTATAAAAAATACTTCAAGTTTGATCCCGATGCTTGGGATGCTTGGGGAAAAATGCTATATGATACTCTAAATGAAATAGTTGAATATCCTTCAAACGTATGGTATATTGGCCCTAGCTTTCCGAAAGGTTCGTTACCTGTGAATGATTACTTCTCCAAATCAGGGAACTTTAAAAACTCTCTGTATTTGGGGAACAATCATTACAAAGAACCGATCTATAAAACACAATACTTTGTTCATGATAAATTGCAAAGCGGCTATAAGAATCACTTAAGATCAAACGCAGTTCATTTTTTACAACAGCCCAATTACTATAAAGGACTGTTCGATATCTTGAACTAAGGAGCAAGGATGTTACCAGCAGCACTTTTATATTTAGCAATAGCTCTTGGCTCATTAACGGAAACTCCCTTTGTAGCCTATGATCTTGCCACTCATATGAGTAGGTCGCAAAGAGTAGAGTGGACAAAAATGACTGACGATAATGGGAATGTAAGATTTACTATTACATTTCATAAGATGCCGATTTTAGATGAGTTAGGTTTTGAAAGAACTTTTGTAGACAAACACAACAACTGTCAGTCAGAAATCAAGAAATAAATATGAATACGTATTTTGAAATAAGGTTTAATAGAACAGAGTATAATAAAGCTTGTAATACAATGTCAGAGGTTATTCTAGCAATAGAAAAAGCTCTCAATGAAGACAGAGTAATAGCTGAAACCATAACGGAAAAAGACAAAAAGACAGATAGAGTCACAACCATTTACAAACCCGACTTCTCTGCTAAACTGGAGTGGACAGAGATTCCCAAATACAGAGGCGAAACCCTAGTATCATGAAAGATGAACAATGGTTTTTTATTAATGATTTTGATGATTTTGTTGACCATTCAAGATCTTTAGTCTTTAAGTTTTTTGGAGCCGTAAATGAGATGGCTGATGATTCTATGACGGCATCTCTCACACAGATGAGCCAAGAAGAGTTAGAGGAGATGGATGAAACACTAACTCATGATGAGTCTGCTATTATCATAAAAAATTACGCCAGAAAACAGGTCAATAGAAAAACAAAAGAAACCAGATATTGTCTAACAGACAAACTTCTTCAGTCTATTATAGAAGACATGAATAATAGAATGATTAGTAATATATTAAACTCTTTGGTCAATAAAGGAGTTCTTGATAGTGCATACGATAGTGATCAAAACGACTTTATTTTTTGGGTGAAAGATGACGACAATAAACAAAATCAAAAACCTGAGACCGACTGAGATTGACGGAAGTTTTAAGTATAGTTGCCCAAACTGCTCTAGCGATTATTGGGCTACCTTAAAACAAGTCAGATGTAGAGAATTTGTAATAGTTTGTGATTGTGAAACTATTTTAAAACCAAAACCAGTAGAACTTATTAGAATAGTATACAAAAAGAAAAAACAAAAAAAAGTATCAGAAGATGTTTTAGATCCTGAAATTTTGGATCGTTGTTGTAAGTCTTTAATGTCTTATGGTTTTGACAAAGAAGAAGCAACAAAGCTAATACAAAAAGCCTATAAAGATACAAAAAATACTGATTGTGCTACTTTGGTAAAAATGTCCCTATCTAATTTTGGAGAAAATAATGGCAAATGCAATTAGACCCACTCGTTTTAGTGAGATTATTGGTCAGGCAGAGGTTGTGAATCGACTAGGTATCGTTGTGGCGGGCTGTAAAAACTCAAATGGTGTGATGCCTCATGTTTTAATAGACGGCCCGCCTGGGCTTGGTAAGACCACCATAGCGAGTGCCATAGCTACAGAGATGGGTGAGAATCTTTATACTGTGAATGGTGCTAATGTACGGAGCGTAAAAAATCTGTTACCATATCTTATGGGTATTGCTCCAAGATCAGTTCTTTTTATTGATGAAATCCACAGACTTCCAAAAATAGTGGAAGAATTCCTTTATCCTGTTATGGAAGATTTCGTTCTTAGTATTGTAGTGGAAGATAAGCCAGAGAATATTGAATTGCCAATGTTTACCTTGGTGGGGGCTACTACTAGTGGGGGTAGTTTAAGTCAACCATTTTATGATAGGTTTCAAATTAAAGAACATTTGTCTTTCTATAGCGACGATGATTTAGCTAAACTCGCCAGGTCGAACGCAGACAAGCTCGGACTAATGATTGACGATAATGATTTGCTAGAAATCGCAAAGAGGAGCAAAGGAACTCCGCGTATTTTAAATGGTAGATTGCAGTGGTACAAGAATTGCGTCTCTTACTATGCGGATAAGAAGATGACAGTTGATGATATATTTAATAATCAGGGTATTGATAAAAACGGGTTGGATGTGTATGATAAGATGTATTTAACGGTACTTACTAAATCTCGGGGTACGGCATTGGGTTTGAAAAGCATTTCTTCTTTGACTGGCATAGCTATTGAAACTATTGAAAATAGCATAGAGCCATATCTTGTTCGTCGAGGTTTTGTGGTCAGAACCCAAAAGGGAAGGGTAATAGGCTCATATAAAAATGAATGAAATATCAATATCCATAAATTTACCAACTATAATTTTTTTCTCAATCACACTCCTAGTAATAGGGGTGTGTTTGTTTTTAATTGGCTATTTTATCGGAAAACAACACAGTGCTGGTGTATCTATTAGTGCTACTAATATAAGGCCAACAAGCTTTTTTGAAGAAGCAAAAAAAGAAAAACAAGCTTTGAGTATTGATGACACCAAGTATGTTGTTGATATTAAAACGTCAGGAATGGAAAAGAAATACGAGTCTTTAGGTGATATTAAAAAATCCGAAGAAAACATAAGCAATTCTATAAATAAACTTAAGAATATGAAGAGGTGAAAAAATGGCAGCTGGATTAGACGTCGGTACAAGCTATATTGTTTTATCAAAAGAAGATAAAAAAAGCCACATCATGTATAAAGATTTTAGAGATGCATTTTATGTCATCAAACCCACAACACCAGTTGCTACAAAAATGATTGAAAAAGGTCTTGCTGGTAAGGTTTTCATTAAAGATAGTGACGGTTCTTTTGTTCTCTTAGGTAAAGATGCGATTGAAAAAGCCATAGAGAGAAACGACACAGCAAAAAGACCTATGTATAAGGGTGTTGTTTCCGCTAAAGAAAAAGATGCCAAAAAGATCCTGGCTTTCATCTTGAAAGAAGTTGTTGGTCAAGCCTCAGAGGAAAACGAACAGCTTGTATTTTGCGTACCTGCTCAACCAGTAGATCAAGAAGATGAAGATTTTGATGTTGGATATCATGAAGATGTGGTAAAGACAATTTTAAGAGAGTGTGGATATAATGCAAAAGCAATAAATGAAGCCGAAGCTCTTTGTTACGCTGAATTAGATGTTGAGGACTATACGGGTATTGCTGTTAGTTGTGGTGCTGGGATGACTAATGTTTGTGTTATGTTGAACGGTGAGCCTACTGTTGTTTTTAGTACAACTAAAAGTGGCGATTGGGTAGATCGTATGAGTGCCGTAGCAACGGGAGAACCAGACAGTGTTGTTCAAGCAGAGAAGGAGGGCGGGGGTTTTGTAATAGGAGAACCCAGCGATAGTCCTGTTTTGGGTGCTGTGTCAGCATACTATGAAAGACTGATCGACTATACAACTAAACAGTTAGCTCACGCACTATCTAATCATAAATCTTTGCCAAAGTTTAAAAATCCATTAACTATTGTTGTTGCTGGTGGAACTTCGCAAGCCGCTGGATATATTGAGCAATTTGCTAAAAAACTAGAAGAGAATGGATTTCCTCTTAAAATTAAAGAAGTAAAACATGCAGCAGATCCACTGCACGCTGTTGCTAAGGGGTGTTTGATAGCAGCAAAGGTTTTGTAAATGTTTAATTTTCTGAAAAAACTCAGATATGCGGTCCGGTCTCCAAAATGGCAAAACGTAAGAAAAGAACACATTAAAAATAATCCGTCTTGTATTGCCTGTGGCAGAGATAGGAAATTAGAAGTACACCACATAAAGCCTGTACATTTATTTCCTGAGCTAGAACTAGATCCTTCAAATCTTGTTACATTGTGTGCTGATCCATGTCACTTATTGTTTGGTCATTTAATGCATTTCAAGAGTTGGAATAGCTCTGTTATAGAGGATAGTTCTGATTATTTAGATAAGATAAAACGCAGACCATATTTTTGAATATAGTGTATGTATAATATGACCAAAATACCCAAGAGGTTATATTATGGCTAAAAAAAGATCCAATAAAAATAATTGTGGACTGTTTCCGTATATCAAAGAAGAACTATACGGGGATTTCTCAGATGGTCAAAAAATACCTTGGTCTATTGAGAAGTTTCATATAGATCAACTGTGGAATGCTTCAACTGGCGAAGGTATTAAGGTTGCTGTTATAGATAGTGGATGTGATTTAAATCACGAAGATCTTAAAGACAATTTTATCCAGGGTAAAAACTTTGTTGAACCAAACAAAGACCCTATGGACGAGAACAGTCACGGTACTCATGTTGCTGGTACTATCTGTGCAAAAAATAATAATCTGGGGGTTGTTGGAATAGCCCCAAACGTACAGATCATGCCCATTAAAGTCTTTGGGGCTGATGGTCGTGGCGACAACAGAACGGTCTCTAATGCGATTGTGTGGGCTGCTGATCATGGCGCTGATATCCTGTGTATGTCTTTGGGTTCTCCGTATCAGTCAGCAGATCTGGAATCAGCTATTAATTATGCTCTTAAAAAAGGAGCTGTTTCATTTTGTGCTGCTGGCAATGGTGGTGAATCATCAGAAATATATTATCCAGCTAGGTATGAGCAAACAGTTAGCACCGGAGCAATTGACGAAAAATTAAATCGAGCTTACTTCACATGCAAGGGTAGCGAATTAGATTTTCTGGCTCCAGGATTTAATATCTTAAGTACTATTCCTGGAAATAAATATGCTTTGATGAGCGGCACCAGTATGGCTAATCCATTTGTTGTGGGATGCGCATCATTATTGCTGTCTTATGTAAGAAAAGCCAAACTAAATACTAAATTAAAAACAGCAAATGACTATATAGAAATTTTACAAAAATACACATTTAATTTATCTAATCCTAATTATTCTAATCATAAAGAATACGAAGGAAACGGTGTGCTAGACCCAAGGAAATTCAACGGATGGCAAGACCTGTGAAATGAGGTGATAAGATGTTTAGATCTTTATTATTGATATTTTTTATTCTGTCTGGTATTCAATTAGGATTTGCTGGCACAATAGACCCTAACACTCCAGACTCAAAGCATATAGAATATGGGTCTAAATTTCATAGTGTAGTCAAGCTATGTTGTTTTGATGGAAAAGGAATGTCTTGTGGTTCTGCCGTAGTAATAGATCCACACTGGATAATTACTGCTGCTCATGTAGTAGAGAATTGCCATAGTTGGTCAGTCACAGTAGGAGAAGAACATTACAAAATTGATAAAATAATTATGCATGAAGATTATAAGACTGATATATTTGGATATAACGACATCGCTTTAGGTTATTTAGAGAAAGAGATAAAACTAGATCACTACCCTGATCTATATAAAGATTCTGACGAGGTTGGGAGGGTGTGTTCGATGGCAGGATGGGGTTTTACCGGAACATTTAATACTGGAATAGAGAAAGCCGACGGAAAAAGAAGAGCCGGATCTAATTTTATAGATAGAACAGAACGAAAAATTCTGGTTTGCTCTCCCTCAAGACGTAATGAAAAAACCACAGAACTTGAATACCTCATAGGTAGCGGAGATAGTGGTGGGGGTCTATTTATAAACAATAAGCTTGCGGGAATTCACTCTTCTGTTATTGGATATGATGGTAAGCCAAATTCTACTTACACAGATGAGAGTTGTCATACGAGGATTAGTTTATATTCTGATTGGATTGATTTGACAATCAAGGGGAATACAAATCCTCAATAGCTTCCCGTCCCCAGAGTCCCTCTTTTTTCAGTCTGGCTTTCTCTTCTCTTCTCCATACCTCCAGCTCTTTATAGTATGAATTCATTCTTCTTGTTTCAAAAACAGTATAAGTATGGACTATTCTGGGATTATATAGATGGTGTGGATTGTTAGTATTTAATCCAGCACTATTTCTAGGAGTATAATTACTACTCTGAATACGATCCGCATATAAGTATGATTCTCCATATATTCTTCCAGACTGACCATAGCCAGAAGTTTCTGCTACTTTAGCCGTATTGATAAAGCTACCCAAATTTTGATTAATGGGTAGTAAATCCATAGACTGTTGAGCAATAGCCGTCGAGTTAGTTGAAGCTATCAGTAAAATAAAAAAAACTGAACGAAACATAAAAGTACCTCATAGTGTCAATTATAGCCTATGATAGTAGTCAGGTCCAGTTGGTGGTCAATTATTTTTCATAAAACCACATCAACGAGATTATTGCCTAATCCTATGATTCTCTCTTTTGTTCCTAATGTATGTACTAAATATGGCGATTCAACATTTAAATTATATTCAACATTAGGTAGGCCATAGTTGTCTGCTAGTTCACAGTATGTAGATGCGTATTGTGGATTTTGTTGCATAAAAAGGTTGAGCTTGTCAATGCTTCCGTCAAAATTCCTGATATGTGCAACTGTATTTCTGTTAAATTCTGAATTTTCATATATTTTGTTTAAGCTATTATGAAAACCTATGGGTATTTCGGTATCTAAGGTGCTCCATATTGTTCTCTGGTAGTTTCCCCATATCCATTGACTATAATTGACTGGCCCAAGTGAGGGCTGTAGAGTTGAAATAAATCCTACTCCATGATGAAATATTTGGACATTTGTTGCTAAAGAATTAAATCCACAATAAGTAAGATAGGGTAAGATATCATCTATAGCTAATCTGTCTCTATGATAATTAAAGTTTTTTAGAACATATTGGTATGCTCTTTTTTTGATTATATATGCCCACCCTCCAGTTGATTTGAAATTTTTTGATAAATGAGGAGATATTGGTATGCAGTGTTTTCTTCCATTAAATCCGAGCAATACAACATCCCAATCAGAATCAAGTAGATGACTACACAGTTCTGGCAAATATTCTCTCAGTGGCAAGACGTTGCTGTCAAATAAAACGCTAACATTATTATATAACTGAAAGTCATCTTCAAAAACACAAACACTTTCATACCCTCTTTCATCAGATATTTCAAGTGCTCTAAAGTGGCTTTTGGTTGCAGAAGCCTGATGTAGGGAGTCTTTGAGTGCTTCTAATCTTGTTAGTCCTTGTATTTCAAACTCATCTATTTGTTTTTCTACATTGGATAATCTGTCTATAGAACTAGGTAAGTTTATATAAAAAGCATGATCAGATAATACATTGTTGTGTAATGAAAACATTTAGTTATTCAAATAAAAGTTGTGTGATTTTCTAGTATTATAATTCCGTTCGTCTTCGTTGTTGAAATTCCAATTTTTATTTGCTGTTGGATCAGATATGACATAATTGTGAGTAAATATCTGATTTTGAATATATTTGTGTTTACCTAAAATTTTAGCCACTTCCATGTACTCATTATCACAGTAGATGCTTTTATATGTAGGATTGTATATAAAATTAAATCTATCATAATATTTTTTAGTCATTATGCATCCTATGTCTAATCTTTCTTCCCAGCTAGGATTCATATAGTGTAAAGTTCCATCCATATCTGGATGATACTCAATCATATTTTTCACTATGATGTCATCGTAATCTTGAACTATAGGGAACAGATCGTCTGCGGCTAATATCAGTATATCGTAATCATTGGCATTATCCATATCGGCATTTATTGCTTCAATTTTATTGCTTGATGTTCCATAATAGTATTCTATATTGGATTTGTTATTCAGGTAGTTTTTTATTTCTTCTGAGTTCATGCTCTCGTCATCAGTATCAAATGAACATATAAATTTAAGAGTGTGTTTATGTGATTGCTTATCTATATACTCTGATAATACTTGTTTAAATTTTTCTGGACGACCCCTAGAAGGGAATTTTATTAAGATTTTCATAGTCTTTTACTTTCTGTTTTTTGTGCCAATGATGTCCAGCCATTGGTTCCTGTATTTTTGATTATTTTATAGTGGTTGTTTTCTAGATAATTATACACATTAGATTTTAAATGTAGATTTTCAAAATATATATTCAGGATATTAAATCGGCTAAAATCAATTGTTTGTATTATTCCATCATCTAGGCCCTCTGTATCAATAAATAATATATCTATAGTATTAATATTATATCTATCAAATAGACCGTTTATTGTTTGACATGCTATCTTTTTTTCTATAATGCCGTCTTCATCATATCCGTGTTTCAGTATGTGGCTTTTGTCTAAAGATGCAACCTCATACAAAGGTCCATCATTTTTGTGATAATAAAAGCTTGTTTCTGTTGCATCATTCTTTATTGATACTGCTATGTTTTCTATATGTTTATTTTTGATATGACTATAGCATTTCTCTATGTCTGAATTATGAAAGTCTAATGGTTCGACTAAAACAAGTAAGTCAATATCTTTGTTTTTAATGATTTCCGTTAGGTCATCATTTCCTTTACAAACGCCTAGCTGAAATATTTTCATACAAATTCCTTGACTAATTTTATAAATTCAGACGCTCTATTTTGGTAGCTGTGATTTTTTATTACTTTATTGTATCCAGATTCAGCGATTTGTTTTGTCAGTCTTAGGTCGTTAATCAACATATTTGCTTTGTATGTTAAGTCTTGCATATTATGATATATGACAATATCTTCCATATCAATAAACAGTTTATCAATATTTTCTGTGTGGTTTGTTAATAGTGCCGTTTTACACGCTAGTGTCTCGAATACTCTGTAGTTTATATCTTTGCTTATTGTTTTGTTTAGATGTATATCATAGGTATTAATAGCAGACACCATGTCGTAACCTATATGCCAAACATCTTTTTGTATATTTATATCTAGATTTTTTTCTAATTCCTTTATGAGAGATTCTCTTTCTGGAAAAAGAGTACCACAAAATCCTATGTTGTATAATTTATTTGCTTTAAAAATTGGTTGAATTAAATCAGTATCTACAGCGTTAGGAAAATAATATGTTTTAGCTCCCAGAGCAGAAAAATGTTCTTGATCAGATTCTATTGAGCATAGAACGCCGTCTATTTTATGCTTTTGAACAGTTACCTTGTGAGCATTTAAATTACAGTGAGAATCTATGCTCCAAAAAAATTTAGGTATTTTTATAGAAGATAGATCTGGTACCCAAGACGTTGTGTCGTAATTTTCTAGTAACAATACAGCATCATGAGATGTGACTAAATCTTGAATATTGCTGGGGTGGTTGGGGTAGTTAAGACCCCAAACTGTACAGGAGTCACCATTTTTTTCAAAAGCTCTTTGAAGACTCAGTGATTCTCTAAATAATTGATTTTTTTCGTGCCGACCCTTTTCTTGAATAATTAGTATTTTCATTATTTAATTATTTATTGTGGTATAAAAAATGTATTACCAGAAGTTTTTGCATATTCTTTATAGTTTATGCTTTTAATAAAATCAATCAGAACGTATGTTTCCATGCTGTGTTCTACGCAAACAAGAGATGGTCTATTTTTAGTCCAGTCATTTGATGATAATACCTCCATATCCACACCTTCTGCATCTACACTTAAAAAGTCTACTAAATTATTATTTATGATACTATTTAGTGTTTTTGTTTGCGTTTTCACTGGATGATATTCAAACTTATCTCCGTGTTTTGATATCACTCTATTTTTAAAAGATTCAGAAATAGTAGAAACACAGGCATCCTGTCCAGTAGAATACATAAAAAAATCGACTTCAGTTTCTTTATTTAAACAGGCGTTATTTAGTATAGTTATTTGATCATTATTACCATATAGTGATTTTAGTGTTTCAAAAAAAACAGGGTGTGGTTCTACCAGAATTCCTCTCCAATTATATTGTTCTACTAAATATCTTGTATTAGAATAAGTAATCCCATCCATTGCTCCTATATCCACAAAAAATCCATTTGTTTTCCCATTAAAAAATGGAATTATTATTGATTCCTCACCATATTGTGCATAAAATGACATAAATATTCCTAATATTATAACATTGTGTAGTGATCTGGGTGTCTATTATTATATTCGTCATATATTTCTCCAACAAATCCACTATTTGTTCTTTCTGTTGGAAATGACTTGCTTTGATTCTCATCCAAAAGACGATATGAATCATGAATAAAAGAATACTCTTTAACTTTAGGATAGACGTATTCTCTTAGAAAGTTTTGATCAACTTGCCAGAAATTACCGTCCTCTGGAACAACCATAGCAATCTCCAGCCTGTTTAGTAAATTATTCCTACATCCCCACATTCCTCCTAATATAGCGGTATTGTGATAAGGATGATCTCTCATAATATGAAAATCTTTATCGGAAGCCAACCATTCAGCAACAGCGTCCCCTTCCCTACTGCTTAATCTACTGTCAGCATCACGAGAAAGCATAACGTCTATCTTTTCATCGAAAGCCGGAAGAAATCTCCAAAACATTCCGGTCCAATTCCCCGGCTGATCCATAAAAATCAACTCAGTATTATCTATTCTTCTAAGAACGGCTACAGTAGATGATGGAACAGACTGACCTAGATAAACAATGGTTTTCCAGTCAGGGTATATTTGTAATCTCAGTTTAGCATTTTCTATTACCCCAATATTATATTTGGGATGATTTCCCCATAGACTGAAACATACTGCTTTGGTCATAGGTTTCCCGTGATTCTCTCGCACCATCCTTTTGATTTGCTATAAGGCCACACAACCCAGTATTTGGGTTTAATATCAGTAGAGAATTCTCTCCAAATTTTACAGTATTTATCAGGGTCATTTTTCATCATATTGATTTCATTGTCGTCTGCATCTTTTCGGAATAGGGTATTATCGTGCTCATCGTGGAATGCAACTACCCAGAAATCATAATCGGTTTCTGGAACCCTTTCGTATCCAACATCTATACAATGTTTGAAAATCTTTAACAGAGCAATATCAAATTCTTCGTCAGAAGCATTTTGTAAAAGATCAGGAGGAGCTTTATGGTCTAATACGTGTCTCTGGATAGCTCTTTTACCGAATGATAGTCCAGAATATTTTTCATAATCTCTTAGTGATCTAACTTTTCCAAATCCATAGGGTCCGAAATCAATATCTCTTTTTTCTCCATCCATTTCAAAGAGTTTTCTATTTCTCAGATGAGATTCGTTATTTCTATTGACCCAGATAGGATCGTCGTCCCATTGTTTTGTTCGTCCTTTTCTGGTATATTCATGCCAACAAACAACTTTATGAGGATGATATAAGTCATATCCCTGAGTATAGGCTCTGGCTGCTATGCTTATTTCTTCTCCATGAAAATAATAATTAGGATCATGCTTTACTTCTTTGCAAAATTCTCCGACAGTAAAAGCAAAATGAGCACTATAAAATCTAGCTGGTAAAGGCTTAGTTTTATCGTCCCATGAATCAAATGATGCAGGAAGAAAAAAGACAGCTCCTTCTGGTATAAATCTATCAAAATTCATTTTCCATGGTTCTTGAACCCTCGCGGCTGGATCGTTATCTGGATCAAAACTGGGGATATAAGCCGTTAATAGGGGTTTGGGACTTCCGTTTTTTTGTAGTTCGGTTATCATTTCTATTAATGTTTCATCCCAATCTTGAACAAATCTATGATGACTATCGAGTTGTAGAGTATATTTTTCTCCTTGATATAATGCCTGAACAGCATTTCTGGCCCAGCATACACCCTTGGACTCTTTGTAGTTTACGTCTAGGATTCTAAATCTTGAATCGTTTTTATATTCAGATATATCATCCCAATCATCTCCGTCTTTATGTTGCCATGCTATCCCGATCCTTAAATTTTCTGGATATTTAGCTTTCTCTATCATGTCCTTGAGAGTGGGGGATAGTTGAGGATCTCTATAAGCGGCTATTTGTACAAAAATTGTATTAGTTTTCTCTTCGCTCATGGGCTTCATAAAAATGTACTCTGTTGTGTGTTATGGGGCTTGCAAGTAGTATTGCTGATCTAATTTTATCTTCTCTGGTTAAACTATAAATATGACTCATCCATGTTTGTTCGTAAGGATGAGCCCATGTAGTATCTAAAAATAGTTTTTGATTGCCTTCTTGATCTATAATATGAGGCCAATTGGAGTAGTAAATCTCTCCTTCAGCATAAGGATTCTGATTTAGCGTTTTAATAGCCTTGAATTTTGTAAATGGTTTTTTATTAATAGGACCAAAGTATTCTATTTTCTTTGCCATTGGTACATTATGCCAACTCCACTGTTCTCCATTATGGCCATAAAATTCGCTAAAGCTAAACTTTAGAAAATCGTACTCTTCAGTATCCATTATTCTAATAACACTATTAAAAAGATCATTGACATATTTAGATAATCCGAAATCGCATCTAGTATTTTTTTCTAGATCTATTAACATGTCGTCTTCAAAAAACATCATATACTTAGAGCCTAAATCCCTAAAATGTTCAGCTGCTAATTGTCTGCCTCCGCAAACTCCTATATTTCCTTTTCTTATCTCGGTAAAACCATATTCCGATGAAATTCTATCGTATGCAGGGAAGAGTTCTTCTTTTGTGGTATTATTAATTAGATACTTATCTGTTTTCTTCAGAAAATTGGCATCATATTTTTCGAATGAGTCTAGAACCATCTGCAACTGCGCTGGCGAATTAAATGCATTAATATACAAAACATTATTATTGTTCGAGGGCTGTTTGCGTTTTGTTACTTTAGACTCAAGTGTTGTGGTGTTGTTTTTGACATTCTCAAAAAAAGTACTAATTAATCCATCTTCATTGATTTTTTCGTATTCATAAATATCTGGTTGAAGGTATGTCATTAGGGTAAATATGCTTTCTTCAGTACCCATAAAACCTTCGGATAGAGAATCTCTTAGGAGTCCATAGTAAAGTTCATTGGCTTGGGATATGTATTCTTTATGTCCACCAAAAAATCCACCTCTAGCTACCCTATTCACTGTAGGAGAGTTAGCGAATTTTTTCATGCCATTAATGTCAAAACCATGAATTTCAGTAGACGTTTCATAAGGAAAACATATAAACATAAATTTTTTAACTAATTTGTCTATTTTTTCCATCACTTTGTCATGTGTAAAATAGCCGGGGTGAACAGTATTGGTAATACCACCATCAAGCCAGAATAGATAATCAGTATTAAAGAAATTAAATACTTTAGCATTATGTAATAAAAACATCTTGCTCATAACCATAGGATTATACCACTCCATAGATCCTTGGGTACTATCTTTAAGCCAGCCTACTTGGTTTTGCCACTCGGGATTATTTCTTATTTCCTGAACTCTGTCAAAAAACGGGAAAAATGGTGACGTAAACTGGTCCTTTGAGTGATAAACTACTCTTGTGTTTTCTTTATTCCTTATTTCCCAAACGATATCTTCTATAGAAGGGTCTATAAAAATACACATGGGTATCTCTTTAGCAGATAGTAGTCTCTTGAAATTGGTTAGATAGTGATCAAATCCTCTACTCCAACCCCCCTTTGCTTCACCTCTTCCGAGATCCCATACGCCAGTTACTATTGTGGAATTTATCATTGATATGGATTAGTTATAAAGAGGTTATCTGCCCGGCCTGCATAATATTATTCCTTCTCCATCTGGTTGTCAATGCTTAATTTTTTTAGCAACATCTTGACTTTTTGAAAGATACGATTATACTAATATTGGTTGTCGGTTTGAAAATTAATACGATTTTTTTAGCGAAAAGGCAATGAAAAAGCAGAATAATGAAGGTGAATGGGACAAGAAGGAAGCAAGAAGAAAAAAGCTTCAGGAAAAGAGCCTATTTAAGGACGATCCCAAAAACGAAAAAACAGTGTCTCATTCTCTAAAGAAAGAGCTTAAAAAGAAAAAGCAGGAAATAGACGAAGAAGAGTGGGAAGATTGGGACAGGCATTATAATAGATAATCATGGAAAAATTTATCGAGGAACTCGGTGCTGGGGACATCTTTGAGGTAGAAAATCAAAGATTTGTAATAACATCTGATTTTAAGAAAAATGGAGATAGGCTTTGCATAAATCTTAATACTGGAAACGTTAGATGGTTTAAATCAGATTCTCACGTTATTCATATTAGTCTATATGCAATGGATAATAATAACAATTTTCATCCTATAAAAGAGATTAAATCAGATGTATCTACTAAAATTCAAAGTATTTTTTAAGTCCTTGCTATTTCATGTTTATTCAGGATTCCCAAAATCCACACAACAGCAAATCAACGATAGATACTCTATATGTATATCTTGTGAAAAATTCAATAAACAGAAATCAGAGTGTTCAGTTTGTGGATGTCTTATAGGAAAGAAAAAAAGATTTCTCAATAAATTAGCATGGGCAGATCAAGAATGCCCGATAGGCAAATGGAATAAACTCATTTAATGGAGACCAATAATGCAAACCAAAACAAGACAAAACCAAAACTATTATTTGATCAACAATAACGATATCTTTGAGTGCATCAAAAAAAGAACCCAAGCAGAAAGTAACGGATCAACAGTTATTGTTCCGCATGTATGTAATAATATTGATTTGTTTGACGCTGGCTTCGCTGGGCAAGTTGCACAATATTATCCAGAAGTAAAAGCCAATTATCACATGCTTGGAAAAACCTTTTTGAAAAACAATTTAGGACATGCACAAATAATTAAAGTTTATGAGCAACCAAAATACAAACACAAACTATATTTTGTTAATATGATTTCTCAGAATGGGGTACGTAGTCCCAAAAATCCAAGACCCTTAAACTATGCGGCTTTAATAAGAAGCATGATCCATGTTAGTCAATTTATTCATAGTAACACTTCTTTTTTCCAAAAAAACGAAAACGTAGAAATCCATGCTCCTAAATTTGGGAGCGGCCTTGCTGGGGGTAATTGGAATTTTATTAATGATTTGATTGATGATATTTGGTCAAAATATTCAGTATACATATATAATCAATAAGATATACTATTATTATGAAAATACTAATTCTAGGCGGAACACAAATGCTAGGCAGGGATCTCGTTGAAAGATTACGAGATAATACAAATTATGACATAACTTTGGCTAATAGAGGAATAACTAATTCTAATATTTTTCCAGAACTTAAACGTATAAAGCTAGATAGAAACAATAAAGAATCCTGTCTAGTATTGTCTAATAACGCTTATGATTATATACTAGATTTTTCTTGTTATAATTTAGCACAATTTCAAAATACCTGTCACTCAATACGCGGGAATAACTACATATATATATCCACACTTGGTGTTTTTGATGTTTCTGACGATAACTACCTAAGTAATGATACTCCATATAGAAGATATATAAACTATTGTATAGACAAAAAAAGTATAGAACAATATATTTCTCAAACAGAATTTGCTTACAACATCTTTATTATCAGACCATGTATCATATACGGAGAAAATGACTATACTCAAAGATTTGAACAAAGAAATAACATATACTATTGGAAGGGGACCGACACCAAAGCAGACGAAGCAACTAATTGTGTAAATGTCTCAGTTGTTACACAAAAACTAGTAGGAATCTTAGAGAATGAGACCGAAAACAATAACAAAAAACAAATTATTAATATAGGAAAAATACCCAATGCTCCAATATCAGCTCAATAGAGATCCCAATTTACTTGAATCTCTGAAAGCACACAGCTATATCAATTCAAATATAAATATTGAGTACTACGATACTCCATTCCACCACATCCTTCTGAATAATGTCTTCACCCCTGAAGCATATCAATTATTGTGTGATAATTTTAGCGAATATATTAGCAGAACAGGACCATACAAAGACCAGCCAGGAGCGGTTCATGATTATGCCGGATATATATATGGCTTAAAAACAGCAGATTGTACTAATGGATATGATTTCTTTATAAGTCCTATTTGGAAAAATTTTTGTTCTAGTATATTTAACATAGAGACAAATCAATATACTGCACTTAGCGCTCATTGGCATAAATCTCCAGCTAAACCTGGATTTGTACATAAAGACTTAAATATATGCTCAACATTACCGTCTAACGATGAAAATATTCAACTTACCGGCAATTGTTATTATTCTGATGATTCTATAGACACACAACCCAACACCATTAAAATAATACGAAGCATAGCCCTCTTGTTTTATTTTAACAATAAAGACATTTTGGAAGAAAACGACAAGGGAGGAACAAGCATATATACAAATTGGAATTTTGATAGTTTTGTAAAAGAGATTAAACCAGTTAACAATAGTCTTTTTATATTTGAGGTTTGTCCTGATTCTTTTCATGGATTTTCTGGAGCAAATTTCGATAGATCCAGTGTTGTACAATGGTTCCATTCTTCTCCAGCAGCACACCTTCATAGGCATTTAGATCGGGTCAAATATTATCATAAACACCATAATATGGCATACGAAAGATGGAACAGAAACAATAATCCGTGGCCAATAGAGCATGATGTTGAGTACCATAAATATTTCCAAAAAGACTTTCACAGTACGCTAAACGATTAGACAGAAGACAAAAGAAAAGCATTGCCTAGTCCCAGCGTCCCATGTATAATGTAATACTGGGAAAAGTCTACACTTTGGAGTAACATATTGTGCTTGGTTTTATTCTCGTCCTAACAGCGATATACGCTATCTTGAAAGCCCTTTGTGAAATACATGTCAATAGCACAGATCCCTCAAAGAGCGTAAAATCCTCAAAAAACCTAATTTCTTTTTTATTCAATCTGGACTGAATCCCAAATGTCAAAATCGGCTATCTTTACTACCTATTTTTCTCAAAAAAAACACCCTAACGATCCAAATGATCAGGCTGTAATAGGTAGAGGTAACGATGGTAGGGTATTGCAAAACTCAATCAAATACATAGAACCTTGGTATGATTCGGTCGATAAGCTCAAAATTAATGGCGTTGTTTTTTACGATAATCTAGATAAAGACTTTATAAAAAAACATGAAACCGACTTGATTAAGTTCGTAAAAGTAGAGACATCAGAATATTCCAATAACGACTGGAGATTTTTTTGTTATCGTAAATATCTGGAAGACAACCCAGTAGACTCTGTATTTTTATCAGATGGCTCAGATGTGATCGTTGTTCAAGAACCGTCCGACATTCTTAAAAAATATCCAGAAACAGACATATTCGTTTGTAAAGACTCAATCAAATTATTCCAGTTTCCATACATATCAATACACAGAGAAGCTAAATGGGATGGGTATATATTTTTCTTATTGAACCAATATAAGCTAGATTTAATAAATATGGGTGTGATTGGCGGCGATTATAGCAATATTATGGATTTCTTGGATAAGTTTTGCCTTACAAGACTACAATTAGGCTCCCCAGATTTTAATTCGGACATGTGGATCGGACAGTATGTTTTTAGATATTTAATGCAAAACAAGAATATACTAATTGGAGATCCATTTACCAGTAATTTTAAACAATACGAATACTCTAGAAAGGATGTATATTTTATTCACAAATGAAATTTCATCTTATTAGCGATGGCTCGATACCAGTACCTCCCGTAATGGGATGGGGAGCATTAGAACGTGTAGTCTGGGCCTATAAAATAGAATTAGAAAAAGCTGGACACGAAGTCCTTATATCTAATCACATAGAAGACTTTATGGTTCTAGAAGACTATCGAAAATTCAAACCAGACGTTGTACATAATCATCTAGGTAAGCACTATATGCCATTTAGTATGATGAAAGCACAACACAAGATTTTTACTAATCACGGAGGTGCTTTTAGATATTCAATATCTTTTTGGAAAAGCATTTTGCCATTTTTACAAAAATCAAAAGCATTTATATTATCTAATATAGAAGAGTCCTTTTTTTTGGCTAATAATATAGATACTCAAATTATGCCTAATGGAGTATTTTGTGATGAGATATCTTTCAACAACCAAGCAAAATATGATGCTTCTATATATCTAGGTAAAATAATGTCTATAAAAAGACAGGCAATTTTCCAGAGATTGGGTTTAGATGTAGTATATGTAGGAAATCAAGAAGACAGCAATTTTAATTACTCATCAGATAGGTACCTAGGCTCTTGGAATTACGAACAAGTTAAGGCTAACTTAACCCAATTCAGTAATCTTGTGTTACTCAGCCAGGACGAACTTCAGCCCTTGGTGTGTTTAGAAGCAATGTCTGCTGGTCTTGGACTAGTATTATCAGAGCCAGCAAGTCAATCACTAGATAAAACCAAACCCTGGATAACAGTAATACCAGAAACAAGAATTCAAGACATAGACTATATTAATAATACTATATCTAACAATAGACAAATTAGCAATCTAATGAGAACAGAGATTAGAACATATGCAAAAACTTTTGACTGGTCTAATATTATTACAAATTACCTATCACAAATCATAATATGAACATACAAACAATATTATTTATGTGTAATGATTTCGAACGAGCTTTCTTTACACTACACTCTTTTCGTAGACATCATTCCAATATCCCAATAAGAGTAATTAATGCTGGTGGTAAAGATCCATCAAAGTATTTATCTTCTATTGGCGTGGAAGTAATAAATACAGACAATCTATGGCATAAAAAAACCCACTGCGGTGTTGGATCTTTCAGCCCAGACTTTGCTAATCATCTATTTGAATACGGACTAAATCCTAAATATGACTACACTCTATTCCTAGAAACAGATGTCCTAACAAATAGAACCATAAAGATTAAACCAAAGTATCACATCTCTGGGGTAACAAATCCATGTGGACCAAAAGAATCTATTCTATATACTCACTTGGGTATTACTAATAATTTCTTACACACAGGATGTGGCGGAACTATCTTTTCTAAAGAATATTTTAGTCATATACATAATACAAATTTTCACTTTTTTACTGAAATGTTTATTAAGTATCCGGAAAATTATTTTATGGATCTTATCCTCACCCTGGCTGCTAGAACAGCAGGACTGTCTTTTGGATATTGGGAAGAGGTATCTAATATCCCCATACATTTTATTGGAGATAAACAATATAATGCAAACTATAACCAAACACTAGTACATAATTTTAAAATATGAGCAATCGTTTACTATATATATATCAGAAAGAGAGAGTATTAAAAGTCTATCATGGGGCAGAAGTCTATGAATCCAGAGGTATAATACTTGAAAAGATGATAAAAGAAGCAGCAGAGTCTCAGGAGATAAATCAAAACTATAGATTTTTGATTAACACAGATGACTCCCCAATACAACATAATATTAATGGCATATCCTGTTATTCTTTTAGCACAATAACAAAAGACTACGATCATTGCTGTCCGTGTTATATTTTTCATAGCTGGCCCGAAGTAGGTATCGACAACTATTCTCGTCTGACGGATTCCTTTATCGACTCTGAACCAGAATCATCAAAAGTTGGATGGATAGGACATCCAATGAGTATACCAAGAAAAATATTTAACGCTTATTATTCTAACACATATTTTAGTCAAAGCCTAATTAATGATTGGAATAGATCAGACCCAAAACAACTACATATTCACACTAAAACATATTTGACTTTTCAGCAACAAATAGACAAATGGAAATACCTGATAGACTTCGAAGGAGCAGGATATTCTGGCAGAACTAAAATTTTATTAAATTCTCCTAGAATTGTTTTCTTTGTGGATCGAGAATATCAAGAATTTTGGCAGAAAAAATTAATACCCTGGAAACATTATGTTCCAGTTAAAAAAGACCTATCTGATCTGGAAGAAAACTACTCTAAAATAGAAAAAGATAAAGATTTACAACGATATATTAAAAATGAACAAAAACAATTTTGTCAAGAAAATCTTTTATACAAACACGCTATCCTTGAACTACAAAGAATAATTAAAGAAAATATATATGTTGAAAGCTAAAATTATAGGTTGTGGACTAAGTGGTGTAACATCAGCAATTATCCTCAAAGAACGAGGATATGATGTGGAAATATTTGATAGTAGAAGTCATATAGCCGGAAATTGTTATGACACAAAAGAAAATGATGTAACTGTACACAAGTACGGAGCACATATATTCCACACAAACGATGAAGAGGTTTGGAGATTTTTAAATAGATACACATCTTTTAATTCTTATTCACACAAAGTAAGAGCTAATACTGACTATGGTTTAATTTCTATTCCCTATAACTACCTTACACGCGATCAGATAGGAAAAGATTTAAGTCCGGAAGAAATACAGAAAACTATTTTTGTTGACTATTCTGAAAGACACTGGGGTATACCGTGGAAAGATCTGCCAAAATCTATTTCCTCAAGATTACCAAATAAGAGAGAGAACTATGACGATAGATACTTTACAGATAAATATCAAGGTATTCCATCTCTTGGATATACTTCTATGTTTTCAAATATGCTGGATGGTATAAAAGTAAATCTAGATGTACCAAAAAACCTTTACAAAAAAATTCTTAGAGATAACAATTATGACATATTAGTATATACAGGCAAGCCAGATGATTATTTTGAATATTGTTATGGAGAACTAGAATATAGATCTCTCAAATTTGAGCATACTATCGCACCAAAGAATGGTCTATTTTCTTGGGAAAACGGGGCAGTAATTAATGAATGCAATAAATTATTATATAACAGAACTGTTGATAACTCTGTATTTTTAAATGAAGAAGTTAATCATACAGTATACACACGAGACTATCCAGAAGAACACAATAGCACCAACGACCCTATCTATCCCAAAAATTTTGGAAGTCACAACGATAAATATAGCTTATATAACAGGCTGATGCATCAACAGAATAAAACAATATTTGTTGGAAGATTAGCTACTTATAAATATCTTGATATGTGGATGGCTATTAAACAAGTTTTTCAAAAACTAGAATTTAATATATGAGTTATGAAATAATTTAAAAATTATTCCTTTCATAAAAACACATATATTCTTGATGTCCAATATTTCTGTACTTGTTATTTATCTCATCAAAATGAGAATAAAACTTATACAAAAACTTATACATATCAGATACAGAAGCAATAAAAATATTATCTATACCCATTACAGGATTATTAGAAATAAACTTTATCCTTTCTCCGTCTGTAGATAAATGCAGAGGAGTATTTTGATTTATAAAATCTATAATTTGGTGTTTTTTCAAAGGAAAAGGATTAGATAATATGTCAAATCGGAATTGTATAACTTTCTCGTTAGGATCGGTATTGTTATATAGATATTCTGCTATTTTTGCTTTACCGTATAACATATTTTTAAAACCTTTAACTGGGCACCTAGTACTACCAACAAATCCATCAAGATCACCTAATAGTTCTATATTGTTATCATCGTCTATTATAACATGTTTTATCTTAGCAGAAATATGCTCTCCAAAATAATTTCTAATGACGTTCTCATCAATCATAGAGTAGTCGTTGCTCATAGCTCGGTAACTAAGACTATTCTGTACAATATTCCAAGAATGCACGTATATATTAACATCAAAGCTGCAAGAAATATCATCAATCAAATCCTTTAAATCTTTATTCAAAAAAGAATTTCTAATATGTCCTCTTAAAATAATATTTAATTTAGGTTTTGCAAAAGGAACTATAGGTAAGAAAGTAGCATCTGATAAAAATAGAGCACCCTCATCTTTTTCGTCTACTCTTAGAAAACCGCTTTGATGTCTTAAATATTTATTAGAATTAACAAGCTTTAAAGATATATGCCAAAAATTATACAAACCATTAACAACACTAAAATTTGCTACTTCAGATAAATTAGATGTTAATGTAATTTTATTTTGACTATCAACAGAAAAAAATAAACCAGGATATTCTACAGACTCCAACTGAACATATTGGTCACCACTAACGTCAGTTACTGGAATAAACCTAAACTGAAAAGCTTGATGAACATAATGAGTTAACTTAAAATCAGTTTTTTTAAATTTAAAATGCAAATTACTAGCACATATATATGAATTATATGTTGTATGACATTGTAGAATTAGCGGATCATACAACTTTAATTTACCTGGAACTACTAAAGACCCAACAGGAAAATAAATGTCATTTGAATTAGTTTCTTTTGTCATATCCTTTTTTTCTATTTCTGGCTTTTTTTTTACATCGAGATTGGTTGTCTTAATTGTTTTTTTATTCCACCATAAAAACATATAATAGATCTTTTTTATAAAAACGTTATGAATCAATATCATATATTCTCATTTTACACCATTAATTCACAATATCTCACGATTGACAGAAAACAGACTTTCAGTATTATAAGACATACCAAGGAGAAAACAAGACATGAATAGGTTGGAGAATCAAAGAGTTTATTTAGCAGGGGCAATGGACAGAGTGGCTGATCGTGGTGCTACTTGGAGAGACAATATTACTCCATTTTTGACCGAAATGGGCATAGTAGTTTTTAATCCAATAAGCAAACCAACAGATGTAGGCTTGGAAGATCAAGATACACATACCATCAAAACCAAGCTTAAAGAAAAAGGCAGATACGACGAACTTTCTGCTATGATGAAAATGATTCGATCCGTAGATCTAAGATTAGTCGATATTAGTGATTTTATGATAGTTAATTTAGACCTTAATGTACATCCTTGTGGTACACTGGAAGAAATTTTTTGGGCTAACCGACAAAAAAAACCTATCATAGTACATATGGTTCAAGGTAAAAACCAAACGCCAGACTGGCTATTTGGAACAATCCCTCACCAACTAATTTTCTCAACATGGGAAGAAATACAGTCTTATTTGATACATATTCATTCTGCCGAAAACATAGACACTCACAAAAGATGGTATTTTTTTTCAGTATAATTTAAGTAGACCATATGCCCAAATACTATGTTCAGTCTGGACAGATTAAGACAGTAATAGATAGACTAAATCATAAAACAGCAATACTAGATGTTTTACGAGAGCATAGAGGCAAAGGTATGCTAACTGTTGAAAAAATATGCTTAAGCGAAACCGGATGGACTGCGGACTTAAAATGTTATGATGTTGACCCTTATTTAAAACTAATACAATGATTCAAACAATATTTCAAATACAAGACAATATTATTGTTGGGGACTCTAAAATTCACGGTCGTGGAGTTTTTGCTACCAAAGACATACCAGAAGGCACCGTAATAGAAAAGTGTCCAATGTTAAAACTAGATTTCCCATCAAAATATCATGCTGATCTTAAAGTTCTAGACTACGCCTTTGCTAGACCATCTGAAGCAAATTGGCAGGACCACGGATGGGATCTTTATTTGATGATGGGATACGGGATGATGTATAATCATCAAGATATTCCTAACTCATCCATTTCTTTCGATTATGAAAAGAATATAGCCCAGATAACCGCAACACAATATATTAAAGAAAATTCAGAAATCTACATATCATACGGACCAATGTATTTCCTCAACAAAAAGAAGATATAATACTATGAATACAAATAAAATATACGATAAAGTTTTTAATGAAGTCATAATAGCAATTAAAGACGAATACATAACAAAGATAGGAGGAGAAGAGTATGTGGCTAACAACCATCATCAGGCTTCGACTCAAGCACACGATGGTTCTATCAAACAAATAGATATCCAACACCTACCACAACTAATCAATAAAAAAATTAGAAACTACCTAGAAATAGGATCCTATATAGGGGTGAGTTTTAGAATACTTAATGAAATTTTCAGTCCGGATGTTTGTTATTCTGTAGACCCTAACATACCACACAGGGTCTTTGCAAAACCCAGGAATGTTTTTAGAAAGCTTAATAGTAGCTATTTAAATAAAACAACTTTGCTTGATGCTTATTGGGTACAAGGAGGAAGTCCCACAATAGATTCATCATATTTTACTCAATTAGGAATTCAGTTTGATCTTATTTTTATAGATGCTATGCACACATACGAATCTGTAAAATCTGATTTTTTTGAAGCAATAAAAATCTTGTCCCCTGATGGTTTAGTATTATTGCATGACGTATACACTTGGCCAGAGGTTGGGCAATTTGTTGAGGAATTAGCATCAGACGATACGTATATTATCAAGTACTCTCCTAAAGATGTTGCTATAGACGGATTTTGTACCATAGGCATAAATTATGCAAAAAATAATTAATGAAATCAAGTTAGATTTTGACGATGTCTTAATAAGACCAAAGAGATCAACACTCTCAAGTAGATCAGAAGTTAATCTAATTAGAGACTTCCACTTCAAGAATTCTCCAAGAAAAATTTCCGCTATACCAGTAGTAGTGGCTAATATGGATACTACCGGAACATTCCGTATGGCGAACGTGGTTTGTGAGAATCAAGCCATGGTGGCATTACACAAACACTATAAACCAGAACAACTAATAGAATATTATTGTAGCAGTACTAATGATCATAAAGAACTAACGTTTTATTCCACAGGAACATCGTCTTCAGATATTGAAAAACTTACATATGTTTTCAATGCCATAAAAAATAAAGGATGTCTACTACCCAATATCTGTGTTGATGTTGCTAATGGATATAGTGAAAAATTTGTAAAAACAGTAGCTCACATCAGAAAACTATATGAAGAAATAGTAATAATGGCCGGTAATGTCGTCACACCAGAAATGGTGGAAGAGCTTATTTTACATGGTAGGGTCGATATAGTAAAAGTTGGCATAGGACCAGGGTCGGTTTGTACTACCAGATTAAAAACGGGCGTAGGATACGCACAAATATCAGCTTGTTTGGAATGTTCGGACGCTGCTCATGGTCTTGGTGGACACATTTGTGGAGATGGTGGATGTAAACACGTTGGAGATATTTGTAAAGTTTTTGGTAGTAATGCTGATTTTGTAATGTGTGGAAACTTTTTCGCTGGATGTGAAGAATGCGAAGGAGAATGGGAATACGAATATCAGGCTGGAGTCGGCGTGGCATTAGCAGAGCCATTCTGGCAACCATTTGATCCTGGGACTGGCGGCCCCAAAAGAAAGAAGAACCTAAAATTTTATGGAATGAGTAGCAAAGAAGCTATGGAAAAACATAATAATGGAGTTGCTAACTATAGAACAAGCGAAGGAAGATGCGTTACGGTTCCATATAAAGGACATGTTGAAGATGTTTTACTAGATATCTTTGGCGGACTAAGAAGCGCATGTACATACATTGGAGCATCTAAAATGAAAGATTTTGGTAAAAAAACCACATTCGTAATGGTCAACAATACTCATACAAAGACGTACGACAAATGACAAAAATCAACCTATCTTGTCCAATTAACCAAACTGGTTATGGTATTTCATCTTTAAATATTCTCAAAGAGTTAATTCAAATATCTGAATTAAGTTATTTGCCTATCGGGCAACCTTCTGTTGGAACTCAAGAAGACTACAACATAATACAGTCACTCCTAAACAATCAAGATTTAGCAAATATTAATTCGCCATTTATCAAGATTTGGCACCAGTTCGATCTTGGTACTCGTTTTGGTCGTGGTAAATATTTTGCATTTCCCTTTTTTGAACTAGATACATTCAACACCAGAGAAAAGCAGCATCTATCTGTTCCAGATGTTTTATTTGCCACCTCTGAGTGGGCAAAAAACGTAATGACCAATAACGATATAACCACACCCATAGAAGTAATACCTCTGGGAGTTGATATGTCTATTTTTAATTATCTTGAAAACCCAAAACAGACTGACAAATACATATTTTTAAATATTGGTAAATGGGAAGTTAGAAAAGGTCACGATATTTTACATGAATTATTTAAAAAAGCTTTTCCAAATGAAACAGATGTAGAGTTATGGGTGCTGGCGTCAGAAACTACTAATTCTTATTCTAGTGAAGAACAATTAGTTGAATGGAAAAACTTATATAGTAATGATAACAGAATTAAAATATCTTCTGGAGTTACATCACAAAAAGAAATAGCTCAAATTATGTCGCAAGCTAGTTGTGGTATTTTTCCTTCCAGAGCAGAGGGATGGAATTTAGAACTATTGGAAATGATGGCCATGAATAAACCAGTTATAGCAACTAACTACTCCGCACATACCGAGTTTTGTGATAAAAATAATTCCTATTTAGTAGATATTGAAACAACAGAACCGGCTAATGATAAGAAGGCATTTTATGGTCAAGGCAATTGGGCTAAATTAGGCCAAAATCAACAAGATCAGATTATTGAACATATGAGATATGTTTATCAAAACAAGATTCTCACCAACACGTCGGGACTAACAACGGCTAAAATCTTTTCTTGGAAAAATTCGGCCAGTAAAATTTTGAGGTGTATACAAGAGTATACAGGAGAATAATTATGCCTATTCCTCAACCAAATCCAAATGAAGATAAAGAAAAATTTGTATCTCGATGCATGTCTAACGAGACAATGAAAAAAGAGTACAGTGACTCAAAACAAAGAGTAGCTGTTTGCTTAGGTCAAACCAAAGCAGAAGAAAATTGCTTATTGAGCGAAATTCAAGACGTTATACTGTCTAGTCAAGAATATGATGAGGAGTGGGATGAGTTTGTATATGATATTGAAGCGTTCCATATTTATGATGAAGACGAAAAGCTAGTAGCTGCCGAAAAAAATGGACGTAAAGTTACGCTTAACAAACCCTTTAGAACACCTGATGGTCCTAAAAAATTTAGCGTTTATGTCAAAAATGGTAGTGGCAATGTTGTCAAAGTAAATTTTGGCGACCCAAACATGGAAATCAAAAAAGACATTCCAGCAAGAAGAAAAAGCTTTAGAGCTAGAATGAGATGTGATACTCCTGGTCCCAAATGGAAAGCCAGATACTGGGCATGTAAGAGCTGGTGAATAATATGACAAACAAAACAATAGAAGAATTACTAAACGAAACTCCCGAGATAAAGGAAAATCAAGTGGACGAGACACAAGCGAATGAAACGATAGAGAGCGCAGTATCTGAGACCAATACTGTAATCGAATTACTAAAAAAATCTCTAAACATACACTGGCAACAAACCACATCTCTAACTGCACAAGCTGCCCACCTAGACAGATGGGGTTACAAAAAACTAGCAGCAATCATCAAAATAGATGCAGAACAAGAGCACGAACATTCGCTAGAGAATATCAAAAGACTAGAGTTTTTTGATGCTGACTATCAACCCCTTGTAGTATCCCCACCATCTTGGACAAGACACGATATGCTGTCCATGATCCGATACAATCTTGATTCTGTTAGAGAAGCTGCCGCTGCTGAAAAAGCAACAATTGTTGCTGCTAGAGCTGTTGGAGACGAACTAACTGCTAATATCATGATTCCTCTTCTTCAAGGCAGTGAAGATGGTATCGCTTTATATGAAGGTTTCTTGAAGATGATTGAACAAATGGGTCTAGATAACTTCCTTAGTATACAGGTGTAATTATGGATCGTATAAATAATATTCTCTCTGATGTTAATAGTGCTCTAACTCAACAGGCTAGGTCTTGTGACGATATGATCAATGACCCAAGACTAACACTAGAAGACATGCAAGAACTACTAGAAATACAAGCCATTCAAAAAAAACTTAATCAACTAAAAAACACCAAAGCTGAAGATGGCGATTTTTTAGAGGTCGAAAATACGGAAATTGAATCTATTGAACAGGAAATGATGGAGTATAAGAAAGATTTCTATGACATGAGTGTAGGATCTCTCATGGCAATTATGTCGAACGCTCAGAAAATAGTAGAAAATCTGTCCAATCCCCAAGTAGCAGAAAACTTGACAGAGAGCTGGCTACAGGGTAAAATCGCCATAACTGAGGACTACATGCGAACTATTCACGATTTTGTCATGTACGTCAACCAGTCTGACGATAACACAGAAGCGGCCAATCGGCCAGGACTATGGGAAAATATCCGCAGAAAAAAAGAGAGGATGGGCAAAAACTATAAACCAGCAAAGACTGGAGACAAGGACAGACCGGATTCAAAAACATGGAAAAAGCTAACAGACGAAAACAAAAAAGTCTAAAAGCTCGTAGGACTTTAAAAACAAAAAAACAAGGAAAACAAATGGACAAACAATTTGAGTCGCTATCTTTCTATATCAACCTAGCTAAAAAAACTATTTCTAAATTCGCCCCAAAGTTTTACAATGGACTCTCTGTTGAAATGCTCAAAAATGAGGACGCTGTATCAGATATAGCTACTGCATTGATGTATGCCGATTGGAGATATGATGAAAATCGCAAGGGCAAAACAGGTTTACAGAAAACATTATACTCATACCGCAACCAGTGTGCTATATGGGCTATTAAAACTTATGTAACCAATAAGTATAAGCAAACTAAACTATCTAGCTTAGACTTTGAACTGGATAATGAAAAATTCTTAGATTCTATTATTCAAGATAAGAAGCACTTGTCTCCTTTAGAGATCATTATAGATCAAGAGTATACTGATAATCTATCTCTGTCTATAGACACTCTGTTATCTAATAATCTTCTTAGCGAAAAGCAAAAAACGCAAATTAAGATGTATTACTTTGAAGAAAAAACTTTGTCTGAAATAGGAGACACATTCGGGGTTTCCAGAGAGGCAGTAAGACAGAATATCAAAAGGGGTCTTGAGATAATCAAGAGCTACGATCCAGCAAATGCTTAAACCTATCAAAAGATTTTTATCGTATCTATTTGGTTTTATTGATGAGACTAAGAACAATAAAACAGAAACAGAAACAGATAAGCAAGAAGCTGTCGGAGGCATCACATTTAAACTAAATGATGATCAGACTATAAACATATCTTGTTATATTCCAGAGACCCAAAATCTCTCGGTAGATAATATAACGTCTATGGCAGAAAATTATGCAGAATTATTGATGTATATTAACGATGGATTATTGTCTGGTAAAATTATTAACTTTATTAAGGAAACCATTAAAAAGTCCGAACATGAGCAAGATAAGTTATTTTTTGAGAACGTTCTAGTTTTTTGGGTTATGCATCATGTTGAGCACCTAAAAGAAGAGAAGAGCAAAAGTAACCAACCCTTAATTATGCCATCCAGAGTTTTTAACGCTTAATTTGCAGGACTTCTCTTCTTGCTTACTATATTTAGGAGGTTTTACATATGGATCCAAAAATAGTCTGGCAAAAATGGATGGACCCGTTCGGTTCTGATGATGAGAATTTATTGACCGATGAAGATGGTGAGCCAAAATTTTTAGACGATGAAAATAGTGGTGATATATACAGTAATAAAAATAAGAACGATGGTCCACCAGAACCGTATGAAAAATTTAAAGACTTAAAATCACATACGGTTAGAGTAATGGCTACTCCTATGGGTATTATTCCTATAACAGAAAATACAGCTAGTAGTAAAATTTTTAATTTTTGGACAGGACATACAAATTTTAACATCACACGAAAAGTAGCAGAAATAATAGAAAATACAGAAGGGGTTGAAGCTTTAGATATTTTTACCAGATATAGATTTAGAATAGCAATAGGTAAAGTATTTACAGATTCTGATGTCATGAGAAATATTAATGACAATGTTTATACATACTTAGGATAATATAGTGGTACAAAATAAAGACACCAACGATATAGCATATTTACATGATCATAATATAGATATTTCTAATAGAGAAATATATCTTCACTCTTACATAGGGGAGGGTGATGAAGAGGGAGGAGTAGACTATAGAAGTTCTGTTAAGTTTGAAAAAAATCTTAGACATTTAAATTTAATATCTTTAGAGCCAATATTAGTACATATGCATTTGCCCGGTGGGGATTGGCAAGATTGTTTAGGTATGTACGATGCTATTAAAGCGTCCAAAGCAAAAGTGATTATTCTAGCGTATGCTAAAGCAGAATCTTCTAGTAGTGTTTTATTACAGGCGGCTGATTTGAGAATATTAATGCCGAACACAAATGTATTAATCCACTATGGTTCATTTAGCGTAGACGCAGAGCACAGCAAGGCGGCTGCTGCTGGCATACAATGGAACGAAAGAGAGTGTGACAAGATGGTGGATGTATTCACTGATCGGTGTATGAGTAGTATTATATGTAAAGAAAAAAATTGGAAAAGAATGATGGCAAAAAAACACATTGTTTCTCAGTTAGCCAATAAATGCGATTGGATCCTAACCGCTCAACAAGCTGTTGACTATGGTTTTGCTGATGGTATTTTGGGTACTAAAAAATTTCCAAATATGGACTATTTAAAAACATACGCCAAGAGATAACTATGCAACTAGAGTATGCTTGCTATGATGTAGCAATAAATGAAGACGAAGTAAAAAAAAATATTCAAAATGCAATACAATATAATCCCTATTGTATTTCTATTCATCCATATTCATTGTCGTCAGTAAAAACATTAATTCCAGAAAATATAAAACTCTCATGTGCTATTGATTACCCAATGGGACTAACTGACGTAACCACAAGAAATCAAATTGTTCAACAGGTAGCTAAAAATAATCAAGTCTCTATTATAGACCTAAATATTCCATCTAAATCAATTGTTAATCGAAAATATGACAAGTTTAGAGAAGATATCAAGCTCAATTCTGAAACATGCAAAGAGCACAATGTTGAGTTAAGGTATGTTTTAGAATATAGGGTATTTAGTCACGAAATACTGGCTAAACTTTGTCAAATCCTAAAAACCTTTGATATTGGCCATGTTTTCCCAGCCTCTGGCTTTCTTTTAGATGACATTAACGACAATATTATTGCGGCCAAATATTTAATGGCTAAATCTAATATGAAAGTTATCTGTAATGGCAATGTATGGACTAAGCAGCAAGTGGAAAATGTTCGTAAATCAGGAGTGACTGGTCTTAGGGTTTCAAACATACCATCACTCGAATTAGCTGCTAAAAATAACGCTTTTTGATTTTTTGGGGTATAAAGAGTATGACTAGTCATCACTTTTATCCTAGGAGATTAAAATGGCAACACAACAAGTTAATGGTTCGGCCGTAACTGGCAACTATCGTTTTGGCGGTTCCACCAAAAACAATAATGGTGTTGCTGTCAATGCTGGTAGTCCAACAGGCAGAGTATCCAAGGTAGGTCTTGGTAGAAGTCATGTAACAACTGGCTCAGTAGTAGTAGACAGAGAAACAACAGACAAAGCTGTTAGTGCTGGCGCTTTTGCTTATAGTACACAAAAGCCTATTTCAGCCAGACTATCAGTGGTAGTCGGAGCTACTTCAAGCAATGTTCTTCTTGGACTTGCTAATGTTCCAAGTCAGATTAAAAGTATCCACAAAATTGAGTCTCGCAGAGTTGTTCGCAAAGCAACAGCTATGAGAGCTGGTAACTTTAATCTAATTACAGGTAAGTTCACAGTTAACCCAACATCAGCAACAGATAGTTTCGGTTCGGACGTTGCAGCAAGCCCAACAAGAGCCGTTCCTGGCAAACTTGTTTACAAGCTTGGTTCTCGTACTCCGGTCAGAACTGATTATAAGGCCAAAACTGGCGGTTGATTTTATTAGATTTTAAAATTTTCATTAAGGTCACTGATACAGTGTATAATACATAAGTATCAGTGGCCTTTCTGATTTTATGGAGCTTTATTATGAGTGATACTAATCTAGCACATGTCTGGCAAATTGTTGCAACCACCAGCATAGGGATTATAGTTACATTGATCACATTCTGGGCAGCATTAGTTCGTCATGTTGTAACTAAATCTGAAATTGAGAATTTGATACAAACTCATTCTCCATATTTGCAAGATCGTCAGTTTATTATGGAAAGGCTAGCCAGCAACAAAGAAAGCCAAAATGCATTTTCCATGGCACTACAAAGGAATACAGAAGTCATGAATGAATTAAAAGTGCAAATTGCAATGTTGGCTAAAACTCTTGAAGCTATAGAATATAGAATAGAAAAAACTTAATTAAGGAATTTTTATAATGAGCACACCAGACATAACAAAGGCCATCTCTGCTAACGATATTAAAAACGGAGCGTCATTATTATTAATTAATAAAACTGGCATAGAAACACTTTTTGATAACAGTAGAGATGCCGAACAAGGACTAAGTCCATTAGGCCCCGAAACAACAGATAGATTTGATGACGTAGGATACTATCTACTGCCAACATCATCCCCTGGACCAGTTAACACAGACACACTTGATAATGTTACTGATCGTGGAGCAATAACTACCAATGGAATAACTGTAAGCTCTTTGACACTATCTCAAGGTAGCAAAATAAGCGAAACAAATAATACAATATTACTAGCACCCCCAACAGCAGCATCCGGACAAAGTTTAGTAATTCGCCCAACTGCTGCTCCCGACCATAGCCATGTGCATCTTGTTGCGGAGGATCCCTCAACCGTGGACCTGTGCTTGGGCGACGATGATCAATATGTTAAGATTCAAAAAAATGGTGGAGACGTTATTGTTGGCACACAAAGAACACTTACTACCAATAACAACTATATAAATGGTACTGATTTTTCAACAGATGTTGATCTAGGTATCGGAATAGGTATAATAGCAGGTTGGTATCAACGAAACGCAAGCCAAATTGAATTTGCATTATTTGGAAATTCTGTATTTCAATCATACCTTACTGGACTGGCATTAGGTAGAACTGTAATTGTTACATATACCAATGGCGCCACTCCGAGTGGCACCGCTACACTTACAGCAACATTAACACAAGTATTTAGTAGCACAGGACAAGCTGATCCTAATAATCCTACTTGGAGTCGGGTTAGTGGTAGAATAGATGCAACATTACCAACTGTAGTAGGCGAATTGAGCATTGTTAGTATTAACTTCCCAGTATACTCTACGGATACAAATAACTGGACATTTGGCACAGATGGCAAATTAATATTGCCAGGAGGATATGCTCAAGTTGTTGTAGAGGGAGATAGTGGTGTTCGTATTGGAACAGCAGGAACTAATGTCGCTCCTAATAGCCAAATTAAAATTGGCGGTGCTGAACATGCGTTTGAAATCTTCGGAGGGCCTCCTGGGTATAGCTGGACGTTTGACGGAAATGGTGAACTAACATTACCAACTAGCGGTAGCATCACATTCCCAAATAACACAACCCAAACTTCTGCTGGAATACCAAGTAATACTGGATTGGTTCCAAATTCAGATAGTATTACTAATATTGTTAGTATATGTCAAGCAGCTTATGATGGTCTTATTACTAAAAATTCTAGTACTCTATATATTATCTTAGAGTCTTGTGGAGGCGGCGGTCCTGGCGGTGGTAATCCTTTTCCTCCTGGTAGTGGCCCCGGTCCCGGTCCTGGCCCCGGTCCCGGAGGCTAAACAATATGTCTATATTCTTAAATAATTCTGAAATATCTGCTATTAAATTAGGTAATAATAATGTTTCTAAAATATTTTTAGGAAACAATTTAGTATTCCCTCCTACTACCCCTACTCCTACATGTCCTGACTCAACCTCTAGCGTTAAAATGACTGGATGGTTTGTTGGTGATCGAATTCTTGCTCCTTGGGGATATGCTCCATATGGACGCGAAACTTATATTTATGGGGATGAAGCTGTTCGATATGAAACTGGAGTATGGATTTACACAAATACGACGTACGGAGAACTGGCGCGGGCGTATAGTTATGCAGATTGGCCTTGGTTAGTAGATTGGCCGTCTCCTTATGCTGCTGAGAAAGTTCGTCAAGACGGCACAAGTTGTGGTTCTCCAGTTTCCACTCCTACTCCCACACCCACGCCTAGCCCCACACCTCCAGCTTTTGGTAGCTCAGGATTTCAGTGGATGACGATGAATTCTATTACGGAATCTACAGCATCAGGCATTGGTCAAAATAATATAACAATAAGTGTTACCCAAACCGGCGGGGGTATGTTTCTACATAATGGAGCGGTTGGCGCTACACTGTTTCCTCCAGAATATGGAGTACCAACTGATGGTAATCAAATTGCAAATACCCAGCCCGGAGTATTTACTGCAACATTTAGTTCACCCGTCACAGATGCTTTAGTTGCATTTGCCAGTGTCGGACAGTACGGATTGCAAGTTCCTGTTATGGTACTTGATGAGAATTCTAATCCAAAACCTTTTACCCCCATTTGGTCGTCAAACGGTATTGTCCCAGGAACACAAACAACATACTTAAATCAAGTAAGTCCAACTCAATACACACAATTTATTGGAGAAGAAGGATTCAATATTATTCGAATCGATGGAACAATGAGCAGTGTGACATTCAACTACGGTTCTGCCGAATTTTATTGTACGGTTTGTTTCGGATTTGTTGATCAAAATGTTCCATAAATAATTAATTAAAGAGACTTCATTATGAGCACGCTTAATATTACAACAGTTATATCATCTAATGCAATTAAAAATGGAGCATCCCTATTATCAGTTACAAAAACTGGTTTAGAGACAACTTTTGACAACAGCAAAGACACTGAACAAGGACTATCTTCTCTAGACAGCTTTACAAATAATCGTTTTGATGATACGAGTTATTATATTCCCAGAGGAACACCCTCATAATTTGGAGATTAATATATGGTTAAACCTGGATATAGAACTAGTGAATTTTGGTTTACTATGGTTAGCTTTATTTTTAGTGGACTTTATCTTGTTGGTCTTATAAGTGAAAATTCTCAAAAAGAAGATTTAATTCAAGAAACTACCAGAGGAGTAGAAGCTACTATTCTTATTATAGGGCAATTAACGGTATTATTTAAATATATTAACGGAAGAACAGATCTTAAGAAAACTTGGTGGAGTACCGCAACACCCGAAGAAAGAAAAGTGGCAAATAAAGCAAATGATAGAAGCAAAAAGAAAACAACCAAAAAGAAACCAGTAACCAAAACCAAAGCTAAGCCATTGACCTAATTTCTCTATTTGGTGTATTCTATTATAACAATAGGAGTTTTTATGGATATTAATATTCTCGGTTTAGAACTATCTTCTAAGTTAGAAGATCTTGTGAATAAAGTTAAAAGCACCCTAGCTAATAGCAAATCTGTTGCTGTAACTCAAGCGTGGGGAATCCTACAACTTGCAGTAGCAGATACAGTACAAGTTATTGAAGACAATAATCCTTCTTTGAAGGGATCTAGTAAAAAAGAAATTGCTTTGAGCATGATAAGTAATTTTTATGATAAGGTTTTTCTAGTGGTGAACATCCCCTTTGTTCCGGTCATGTTCCAGCCTATTATACAAAAGCACATCAAAGCTCTTTTGATGTTGTTGGTAAGTTCGACTATAGATTCTATGGTTGAAATTTTCAGGCAAACCGGTGTGTTTGAAGATCATAATACCGTTGATCCAAGTGTAGATAATACCCCAAAAGTTTCAGATAAATAAAACGAGGAATATAAAATGAATTTTACAGAAAGCTTTCAAGAGTTTAGTAGCAAGTTGAGCACAACGGATTTGGCTCTTTACGCTGGTGTAGGTTTAGTGTTATGGGTACTATTTAAGGATAAACTTAGTCCCGTACAACAACTACTAACTTCTGTTATGGACAGAGTTAAGGGCTTAACGTCTGGTGGTGGAATGAAGCTACCAACAGTTGATGTTCCAAAGTTTGACCCAGTTGTACTACCTAAAGCAGTCGGTGATAAAGATGATATATTTTTTAAGCTTGTGGTATCATGGAAGCAAACTCGTGATTTAGCAGAAAAGAGTGGCTGTGCCGAAGCTATTAAGGTTGCCGATCAGATGTTTCCATTTCTAAGTCCTAATGTATGTGCTAAAAAAGAGGATAAAGTTGTATGAAAAACAATAATTTATTACTAGTAGTTGCTGGCTTACTTATTCTGGTTGGATTAACTAAGTTTGATTTCTCAGGATTCAATATTCTGCCAAATAGACCCAATGTTGTTGATGTATTAGAACTACCAGAACCAACAGACGAAACTGTTAAAAAAGAAGCTGATGATGTTGTTGCAGTATTAAAAGAGTCTGGAGCAAAGGGTGATGCTAAGAGATTAAGAGACCTATATCTTGATCTAGCAAAGCTTGTTGAGCTTGACGGAGAAAACGAAGTAGTTAAGAGTACAGAAGAAATTCGCCAAGCAAATAGTTTAGCTGGTGTTATGCTTAGACTAGACATTAAAGGCAAATATCCCAATCTAGCAAAAGAGGCAAAAGAAGTAGTTGTTGCTTCAATTGGCGATGATCAAATTCTATTATCTAAAGAGCTAAGAGTTAAAGCCGTAGAAGGCCTTAATGCTTTAGCTTGGGCTTGTAATATGGGGTCAAAATAATGCCAAGACTATCTCCAAAAGAACTATACGATAATTATCGCAAAGGATTCAGCGGGTGCTTATGGGAACAGCACATATACGATGCTTTAATGGAACACTCTAAGTATCCATTATTTGGTGATGCTAGTAAAAAAATTAGCGGTAGTGGTAAAGGTAAACTTTCAACACCATACAAGAGCGTATTAAAATTTGATAAGCATCCTTATAACGAAAGACAAACCACTGGGGATTGTGTTAGTCATGGAACACGAAATGCTTGTGACGTTTCGCGGGCAGTAGAAATAGATATACATAATGAGAGAGAAGACTGGATAGCAAGGGGTGCAACAGAGGCTATCTATGGATATAGAGGATTCAGTGGACAAGGCATGAGTTGTGCAAGAGCAGCTGAATTTGTTAGTAAGGTTGGTGGCCTTGTTGTTAGAAAGAATTACGGCTTTGTAGACTTCAGTAAATACAATGGTAATTTAGGAGCGGGCTGGGGCGGTAGGGGTCTCCCTGATAAAGTATTAGATCTTTCTAATGACCACCAAATTAAGACGGCTTCACTGATTAGAACAGTAGAAGAAGCTCGTGATGCTCTTGCTAATGGTTATGGATTAGCAGTATGTTCTAATTATGGATTTAGTAATACCAGAGATAAAAAGGGATTTGCTAGAACATCTGGTAACTGGGCTCATTGTATGGCTTGGATAGCATGTGACGATACTGGTAGTGAGCCAGCATTCTTAGTACAAAATAGCTGGGGTAAATGGAATGACGGAGGACATCCAGAATGGGGACCTATTCCAGAAGGGTCATTTTTAATTCATGCTGATGCTGCTGCTGGAATGTTATCAGCTAATGGTTCTTATGCTTTTAGTGGTTTTGATGGTTTTCCTCTTCAAAAACTACCAAGTTATGGATTTGACGACTATTTGTAGTCTAGCCGTTTGAAATAATCAGGGACGTAAAACTAATCAAAGAAATTTGGTGTATATATTTATGTCCTTTTTTAAATAAGAGATTATTTCTATGAGACTAATAGACAAAATAGTTTTGAATAGATCAGTAAAAATACTTTTGGATTTTATCTTGTCTGTGCTCAAGATATTTGAAAAACACATTCCAGAAGATAAGCCTGATGGTCCGGTGAAACCAAAGCCAAAACCCAAAAGACCCTTAAAAGATCTGGTAGATAATATCTTACCATGGAGAAAGTAAAATGAATAAATTATTTATAGGTCTATTTTGCGTTAGCCTATTGTTTACTGGATCTAACTACTATGGGTCAACAACAGCCCCAGTAACTCTTGCTGGAGGAATTATTAAAGCCAAGCATACACAGGAGAGTGTCTCAAAATATAAAAGAAAAGATTGTCCAGTTTGCAAGGGTAAAGGATATTATATTAGTGGAGATGGTATTCTTAAAATAGATTGCACATATTGCGAACCAGACAAAGGAGCTATTACTGTTGGACCAATAAAATCTATAACCCCAACACAAAAAACACCATCTAAAAATAGTTGCATTACTGGCCAGTGTCCTTTAAAATAATTGGAATGTATGGTGTAGTCTATTGTAGACGCATTCTGTATATGTTTAGGAAACACTATGGCCAAACAATTAGATCCATTTGTAAAATTTGTGGGACAAATATGTCGCAAGTGTTGCGATTGTAGGATATTAGACCCAAATGGAACCAACCCAAATTTAAAGTGCTGTAATAGTTTGGAAGGAGTTACGCCACAATGTTACGATCCCAAAGACAGTTGTATGGAATGCATAGATGTATTCCCGGCGCCTGCTGCAAATTCAAATGAACCAAAACAAAAATTAGTACCTAAATGCCAAGAACAATCATTAAAATTTGTACATGAAAATAAAAACAAATGTTGTGATGGTGAATGTTATGATAATTGTAGTGAGTGTATAGAGAAAAAAGTTCAATTAAAATTTAATAATAGTACACCCCCCGCAAAAAAAGAATCAAAAACCGATCCAGACAAGATATATATCTGTTGTGGTGGAACAACAGTCTCAGCCCCCAAAAGAGAAGCTGATTGTTATGAGTGTGTAGATACACTAGAAAAATACATCTTAAATGATGGCAGAGAAGTTACATATACTAAGAGTGTTCCAAGACTAAAAGAACCACCACAGGGCAAAACAACATGCTGTTACGGAGAATGGTATGATCCTAAGGAACCCTGCGATACATGCGACGATGATGGAAAAAAATTAATCAAATTAGCATGCAATCCGCCTAAATTTGCAACAAACATATGGGATTATGTGCTTAATAAGGCATGCTGTAATGGTGAATGTTATAATCCAACATGTTATGACTGTATTAAAACAGAAGCTGGTACTTCGACTATAACACCAAAACTTGATTGCAAATGCTGTATTAATTATAGCTATCCGATTTCAAGTCAATGTTGTAAGGGTAAACAATTGTGCTGTGTTGGTAGCTCATCTGAGCCTTCAGAATGCTATGATCCTAATTGCGATGTGTGTACCTAATTTTTAAAGAAATATTTTATGCCCGTTAAAAAAACAGTCTGCGAAAAACCACTCGAATGTTGCAAAGACCAAGCTACTCAAACAACGGAATGCTATGATCCAACAAAATGTGAAGTTTGTGTTGGAGGAAAAGTTATCAAAGAGGCATCTAATAATGATGAATTAAAAAAGAAATGTAAAGAATGCCAGAAAACTGAAGTTAAAGATGTGGCTGATCCGACAATAGTCATTCATACACTGTATAATACAATTGATTTGTGTGATAATCCGGAATTTGGAACACAGAATAAGCCAAATTGTTGTTTTGGTACTTGTTGGAATGAAGATACTGATAAGTGTAAAAGATGTGACGCTACTCTTGGAGTAGTAGATAAATATGATAGCTTTAACATATGCGAAATATGTGATCCAGCAACAGGAAACAAAATAACGAAACCATGCCCACAAGGCAAAGAATGTTGTCCTTCTCAATCTGAAGAATGTGTTGACATTTGTCATTGCGATGGAGACAATACTATGACTCCTTGCGGCGCCTGTGGGTGTTGCGAACCATGCGAAAAATGTGAAAATGGAAATAAAATTACGGGCGCTTCAATTTCGTCATCTGACGAATTTGAATGTAAAGTTTGTGACAAAGGAGAAAAAGTAAGCGCATGTGGAACTTGGGGTACGTGTTGTGGCGGAAAATGTATTAGCAATAATGCTTCGGCTTGTGAATATTGTGGTTATTCCGGTTCTCCAACAAGTACTTGTACTAATTTCAGTCCAAATTGTTGTGGTACTGAATGTTGGAATCAAGATACTGATAGGTGTTACAAGTGCGTGTCGGGTCCAAATAGGCCTCCAGTATTGGTTGCAAAATGTGGTATTTCGGATCCTAACCATATAGCAGATAAGCCGTTATGTTGTAATGGTCAGTGTTACGATCCGAAAGGATGCGAGATATGCATTAATAATACCACTCTGAGATACATTATAGAAACTGATTCAGAAGGCTGCTGTACTAATTATGATGGCGATAGAATAGTTTCAAGAAAATATACAAAAGCTACACATACTTGCTGTAATGGAGATATAGTTCCAAAAAATGAGTGTTGTGGTAATTCTAGAATAAATACTAATGGCATTAAATGTTGTAATGATCTACCATATAATACAGATACAGATATGTGCTGTGATAACAAAATAATCAAAAAAACAGATGATATTGATTGTTGTGTATATAAAGATCCTGTGGGAGATATTTTTTTAGAAAGAACATATGAAACAAGATGTGAAAAATGCACAACAGACGGAGTCATCAAAACATATGATGAGGGATGCTATAGCTGTTCATGGGAAGAAGGTCCAGTATTGATATGTGACAGTAAAAAACCTGACTGTTGTAGCTCCTGGAATATAGACACAGCAAACGACAAAAAGGGGAAATGTTGGAATAAAGAACTACAAAAATGCGAGATGTGCGATGATGGTTCAATAGTCCCAGTAAAAGGATTAGTAGAATTTCCTAGCTACGACCCACCTCATAAGACTGCTTTAGATGCCGATGACCTTCGTGGGGTAGCGACATGTTGCGGAGGAAAGTGGTACAGAAATACTGACGATAGTTTACTCTTACAAGACTGGGCCCCTGAATTTCTTGAATTTCTTGGTCCGTTAAATATAGGACCAAAAACATGCTATGAGTGTATTAATGACTCAGTTGATAAATATTGTCTTTTTGAATATGACATTACCGAAAAACTATGGAAACCAAAAGATGTCAAAAAAGATCCAAAGATCGAATGCTGTATAGTTAATGGAGTAAGACAATGTTATAGTAAATGCGAATACAGATGCGTTCCAGACGGAAACACCTTCAAGCTTGAAGAAAACACCTCTGGATCATTGTCTCTAATACAAGATGTCACAAATGCTAAATTCAAATGTTGTCTTTTTACTCAAACACAATTCAATGAAAATTGTGAAATTTGCACCCCGATGGGCGTCTTGCCAAGATTAGACTGTAAGTCTTGTTGTGATTATTTATGTTGCAAAAATGATTGTTGCGATGGTACTCCAGAATTTTGTTGTCCAGATAATTCTCCCAAATGTGTGGGTGGCGGTTTATGTTGCAAAAATGATGAAATAAAATGCGGATCGGTTTGCTGTCCATCAAATAGATGTAGTGGTAATGGTATCTGCTGTCCAGAGGGACAAGAAGTTTGCGGATCCTCTGGCGCATGCTGCCCAATAGGGTCTTGCTGCGCCAATGGAGAATGCGCATCTAGCAATCAAATTTGTTGTGGTGGATCTCCTAAAAATCTCAATGAGTGCTCTGAATGCTGCAATAATACTTGTGTAAATACTTCACAAAAATGCTGTAACGATACTGATAATAATCAGTTTATCTGTAGCGATAATCAAATATGTTGCGGTGATTCTTGTTGCAATAGCGGTGACGCATGTTGCGATGGAACTTGTTATAATTCGCTAAACTGCGAAAAATGTACAAATTTTGGTATAGTAGGCCTAGAACTAAATGAAGCTTGTTGTGCTGGTATGACATATAGACCGATTGATTGTGAGAAATGTGAAAACGGAGTTAAAAAACCTTATATAAGTACTAGTAATGTCTGTTTTTGTTATAAAGGACAAGAATATTGTACATGTCCAATAGCTGGTTTGCGCATAGAAATAGATACGGAAAATACAGGACATTGCTGTGATGCTGCTACTTTTAAGGTTAGGCTGGTTAGTGCTTTGAGTGGTCAAGGCTCAATAATTGGTTCAGTTAATTTAAATAATTCAGATTCCTGCATCCCACCATTCAGACAAATAACTGTATCAGACGATGCAGCCAGGGATCTATTAAATAATTTAGTTGGACAAGATTGTTGTAATTTTAGGTTAGAATTAGTATGCGACCCAACTGGATTCGGTGCCTTTCAGCCCTTCGGTCCTGATCAATGTCATACCTCCATAGCGAACGGAAGAGTCTTTAAGACACTATCTAACGGATCAGAATCACTGATATGGAGTGGGTATTTAGATAATACTGGAACATTTAATATTTGTGATGAAACACTATTACCATAATTGTAGGTAAAATTATAATGGCAGAAATAGACATTAATAAAAGTAAACCAGATAAAGAAGTAGATAATAGCGACTTGTTCGTTAATTATCCATTTCAAGGACAAGGAAGAACTGATGGGGATACTCCAGCAGAAATAGATAGATTAAATAATTTTGCTAATTTATTAGCTGGTAGGTTTTTTAGATCAAACAGAAATCCTGTCAATACTCCTACTCCTACTCCTAGTTACGGGGCTCCACCTACTCCAACCCCAACAAATAGTAGAACACCCACACAAACCAGAACTCCAACCCCAACCTTAACACCAACACAATCGGTCACCCCCACCTTAACAGTAACTCCCACAAGCACAATAACTCCTACGCTAACCGCATCTGTAAGTCCCACAAATACTCCGACGAATACTCCAACAGCAACAACCACTCCTACTCCAACAGCTACTAGTACGGCTACGCCAACGGCTACGGCTTCAGCTACGCCAACAGTTACACCAACCAACACGCCAACTAACACACCAAGCGTTACTGCAACGCCAACAGCAACAAATACAGCTACCCCAACCGTTACGCCAACAGTTACGCCAACGGCTACAGCGTCAGCTACTCCAACAGCCACAGTATCGGCTACTCCAACTAACACTTCAAGCGCCACACCTACTGTAACTCCAACGGCCACGGCTTCGGCTACTCCGACATCTACAGTAACCGCAACTCCAACTGAAACTCCAACAGCTACCCCAACCAACACGCCAACTAACACACCAAGCATAACACCCACAGAAACTCCTACTAATACTCCGTCGGTAACGCCTACTAACACATCAACAGTCACAGCTACTCCAACAGCCACCCCAACCCCATCAGCATACTCTGGTTTTGATGTATATCTTGGCATAACATCAGGGAACTATGTTTCTGGCGGCGGAGTAACTCTATATGGAGCAACTGGTAGTCGTTTATATTTTGACGAGCTATCTTCGATTAATAATCCTTTGAACTTTACAGAAATTAGATTATACATAAACAATACATATACTTATCGAATGACGGTATTCACTGAAATCATAACGGCAAACCTACCATTTGTATTAATATCTAGTACTGGTGTCGTATATCAGTCTAGTTTTGGGGCAGGATATAGTGTTGGAGCAGATAGGAGAATAGATTTAGTCTAAACGGATATAATATGAAACAAGATAAACAAATAATAGACGACCTATCTGCTTTATATGTACCACCAGCTCCGGGCGGCGGTCCACCTCCAGGCGGACCTCCACCCCCACCAGGACCGGGTGGGTATGTCGGCCAACCATGGAATATTAATGCTGGTAAAATTTTAACAGAATATCTAGGCACTGATATTATTTCTATTGACTCTTTAAATAGTTTACAGTATATAGATAAAATTTGTAAATATGTTAATGGTTCTCTTATTTGCTGGGATGGGGACGAGCCATCTTTTTTAAGAGGTTTTAGTACATTAGATCCTAATACTGGTTATTTAATATTATCTAAAAGTTCTGCTGTCTTTCCTTATGTTATCTGGTACTACGATCCTGTAGTTCCATCAACGAGATCCATAACATCAGCTTATCAGATAGTCACATACCTAGGTTCTGAATTAGTATTAGATGACAACCCAGACTTTATCAATAACATTGTCAAAATTTTTAATCTCAACAATAACAGTCCGTTAACATGGATTAAAGCAGAACCATCTTTTGCTCAAGGGTTTGGTTCTTTGGAGTACGGCAAGACCTACTTATTTGTAAGCTCCAACACACCGTACTTGCTATATAATAGTGTCACGCCTACCCCAACAGCCACACAAACACAAACTCCTACAATCACGCCAACCAGCACGGCTACGCCAACAGCCACAGCGTCAGCTACTCCAACAGCAACAGCCACGGTAACTCCAACTGAAACCCCAACAGTTACCCCAACCGAAACACCTACTAACACGCCCAGTGTAACTCCCACTGAAACACCAACAGCAACCAGCACGGCTACGCCAACAGCCACAGCGTCAGCTACTCCAACAGCAACAGCCACGGTAACTCCAACTGAAACCCCAACAGTTACCCCAACCGAAACACCTACTAACACGCCCAGTGTAACTCC